ACATAGAAATTATATTATTGAATAAAACAAAAAGGCCAAAAGAGCCAAAAAGGAATAACATGAAAAATGTCGAAATAAAAAATATTGCGCCAAGAGCGCTAGTTGCCAGAACGCGTTATGCGTTCGAGCGTGCAACAATAGGTACGATTGAGTACAAAAAAGCATTAATTGCTTATGATAGGGCATTGAGAAATGCCGAAAGAAGAAGAAGTGCGTAAGCACTTCTATATTTGTACAGTTATTTATTTTTATTAGAGGATAAAAGGTCGTTATTTCTATACTACATTAAATAATTATTAATAGTTAACATAGAAATAATATTATTGAATAACTAGATGGAATGATATATTAGAGGGCATTAGTTAGAGTAAATTAAATTGATAAGATTAAGTATTAACCTACTTAGTCGAGTAATACCAATTTGAGGAGTAGACGTAAAAGTTTATGAATTAGAACGATATTAAAATCAGTATAACACTTTAACAAAATGTGTTCGAAATGTTGAAGCCCATTTTAGTTTTTGTTTAAATCTATTCTTTATTTCTATGTTACCGTAAATAAATATTATAGTTTAACATAGAAATTATAATATTGAATAGGAGATAACAGACCCTATTTGCTACCCTGATTGGGCCGACGGGCCCAATCAATTTTGTTAATTTTTTTAAAAGGTTATATTATGGAAAATATTAAAAGTGCTGTAGAAAGCTATTACCAAGCGGAAATTGCGCGGAATGATACCGCTCATAATTTGGATCATATTAGATCGGTTGCGGAAAAAGTTATTGTGATCAGAAAAGATCTTTATCCAGATAAGCCAGAATTTGATTATCTTTTAATTTTGTGCGCATATTTACATGATTTAAAATGTCAGGTAAGTAGAAAAATGCATAATGAATTAGCATCCGAATATATTCTGACTCATTATAAAACTGACAAATTCTTAAAAGAATTATGTCTAGGAGATGTAAAACGAATAGCGAATGCTGTTTATTTGCATAGATCATCTATCGAATTAGATGAAATGAATCCAAAGCATAAGGATCCCTTAGTTTTAATTCTACGGTTGGCCGATAAAAACCGACCAGAACTAAGGGAAATGTTAAAGAGATCATTAAAGTTTAATAAGTATAATGCAGAAGGAGTTCTTAATCATTTAAAGGAGAAATTCTCTAGAAATGGTTATGCCTCAAAAGATAAGCATTATGCCGAATATTATAAAAAGGATCTCGAGCAATTGTGGAATAAAATAGATAAATTAACGTTGCGTAATATGGAGCGTTACAGTAAATATTTTAAATCAATTGATTCTAATCTTTAAGAAGTAAGTGGTAGTAGAAGGGAGGATATTAGTATATTATTTCTATACTACCTTAAATAATTATTAATAGTTAGTATAGAAATAATATTATTGAATAAGGACAAAGAACCTTATTGAAATTAAAAGTACGGGAGTACAAAATGAATGCGAAAAAAATAGAAAAAGAAATATTGCAAATAAAGTTGACAATATCAAAGATTGAATTGGATAGATTTGAATATATCCAAAAAGTTAAAGAGCTAAGAAACACGAGAGAAAGTCTCAAAAATGATTTGGCTATGTTGGAGCTTATGCTCCTAGTAGCGGATGATCTATAACCAAACGGTTATAGATCATCTTTTGTGACCGGAATGTCGTAAAACTATAACATATAGTGTAACTCATTTATCGCAATGAATGAGTTTCTCACCAATTATAGTAAATAAAAAATAACTCAAAAAGAAGGAAATATTATGACACAATCAAATGAAATTAAAAACGAGAACAACACAATTACTCCAAAGTATAAACTTGGAGCAGCAAAAGAGTTTAACGGAAAAACTCTTTTTAGAATTATCGCTCTTAGATCTTTCAGCAATGTAATTGCTGGAGATATTGGCGGCTGGATTGAAAGCGAAGCCAATTTATCCCATGACGGAAACGCATGGGTATTTGACGAAGCCATGGTATATGGTAATGCCAAAGTATTTGGCAATGCCGAATTATGGGGTAATGCCGAAGTATTCGGCAATGCTCGCGTATACAACTACGCGCGCATTGCCGATAATGCCATGGTATGGGACAATACCATGGTATATGATTATGCCTTGGTATTGGATGATGCCAAGGTATATGAAAATTCCCATGTATTTGGGAATGGTGTAGTGAGAGGTGACACCTCAATATTTGGTGACGCTATAGTCACCAAAGCGGCAGTGTCGCTTCCAACCGACGAACATATGATTGTCATCACTGACAATCATATATCGATTGGGGGGAAAAATTTCCCAATCGAGAATTGGAACGAAACTGATAAAGAAATAGCCAAAATAAATTTTGGCGCTGACAATTGGTGGAAAAAATGGAAACCAATTGCCTTTGGGATAATTGAGGCTTATCCCAACGGGGCCTTCGTAAAAAGAGGTTAACACTATAACGTTTGATGCACTTAATCATACAATCGATTAAGTGTATTAAACGTGAGGTGTTACCATCGAACTTTTTTTATTAATGAAAGGATATATATAATGTTAAAATTAAAAAAAGGACTGAGTTTTGAGGAATTAGGTTTAGTCATTTCCTCGATAGAAAGTAGAGGGTCGACACTCGACTTGTTTTATATAGACCCAAAAATAATCAAAAAAATTAAAGTTGACGAAATATGTAGATATCTCGTTATTATTAATGACGAAATCGAGATTCGTTTTAGTAGATCCGATTATGAGAAAGTCAATCTCAAACAACTCGAAGATTGGATTGATATTTATTTGATTTAATTGGAGGATAAATATGAACATATTAAGGTTTGCCATTTTAGTGGCTATTTCTGCAGCAATTCTTAATGCAACCCCAGACTGGTTCCAAGATCGGTCTTTAATTGCCGATAAAACTTTTATTGGTTACGGTGAAGATGCTAATCTTCAAAATGCGGTTACCTTAGCTAGAGCTGATATTAGTAATCAGTTACAGACGAAGGTTAATAGTAATATTAGCATTACACAAGCTGATCATAATGGTGTAATCAGTAGTGATTCTGTGCAGCAAAATGACTCAACTAGTGCTTCGGTGTTAGAGGAGTCCCAAATCATTAAGCAATCATACCAAGATGGTAGATGGTTTGTTGCGGTACAGTATCAAGAACTTACCCAAATAAATCGCTTTGTAAAAAAAGTTGAAGCTAGTAAGGGCTCAGAAAATATAACTGAGCACCAAAATCAATATTTTGTACATACTTATTTAGGTATGGAACTTAATAAGAAACTTGGTAAGATGGATATCGGTCTCCAGCGTCAAGCTGGCGAATGGTATCTTAATTATAAAGATATCTATCAAAAAATAGATATCAATATTCCAGATCTTTTTATTACGTTTTCTACTACTGAAGCAAATAGATTAGATATTGAAAAAAGCAGTAGGTTCGAAAGAATCATCAATGATGGCGAACCAGTTCACTTTCACCCAGTATCTAAAAAAAGGTATTGGAGCCTATTTGCTATGTCACCAGAGGGTGAAGTATATGTTATAGAAGACAACATGCCTATAAACATGAAACCAGGAAATTTTAATTTCAGGAAGAAAACTGGGGACACAGAACGTCCAACAATGTTTGTAGCAGTCTTTAGTAATAGTCGTATAGATAACTCATACTTCCGTTTAATGAATGGTTATGAGTCATTAGATACTTACAAAAACGATAAAGTTCGTTTTAATAAATTTATCGAATTTTTAGATGACAAAGAATATGTCACTAAAAAAATGATAATTAAATAAAAAAGGAGAAATAATGAAAAAATTGTTAGTTGCGAGTATGAGTGGTGGATTAGATTCAGCCACTTTGGTCCGTAAAGCATTAGGGGAAGGATATATAGTTCTTCCCGTAAATTTTCAATATGGTCAAAAAAACTATATTGAATCCGTCGCTCAAAGCAATCTTATCGAATTTTTCGATAAGAAATTTCCAAACCAAATTTTAAAAACGGTTAGTATAGACACCACCCGTATTATTTCGGACTTTATTGTCCAATACCAAAGTGCTAGAGATAGTGGTTTGGTATTGGAGAAAACCGGGGAGGAGTTCTATACCCCAAGCCGAAATCTTTTATTTATGACCCTATGTGCGGTCATAGGTGAAATTACGGCAATAGGTAGTGGATACGATGAGATCAGTATTGGTCTCGGTATTCATAAACATAGTAGTGAAAACTACAAAAAGGACTACTGGGATATAACCCCAGAGTTCGTAAACCGGTTACAAAACCTGCTGGAGTTAAATGATAGTGTGAAAATCAATATCTATTCTCCATATGTGGAAGAATTCAAATCTGGTATCATTCAAGATGCCGAAGATATGAATCTTCCATTTTCTTTAACTTGGTCATGCTATGATCCGGTTTTAGAAATCCACGAAGATGGATTTTCTTCGAAAAAAAATATTTTTAAACCATGTAAAGCATGCGAAGCATGTCTCGAAAGAGATTCACAAGCCCGTAAAATTGGAATATATGGAATTAATGATTATTTCATAGAAACTAAAATAGCAAACTAAAACGATAGATGGTGTGGTAGTTGTAGGGATATCGTAATGATATTTCTATACTACTTTTCCTGTCGCAAAAAAGGATATTAATGATAAAATTATCGTACATAAATGCCCCAGAAACTAGTGTGGGTGATATTATGATAAAAGGGTTTGGTTCTAAAAAATATAAATTTAGTGTTTGTTTACATAATGGTATCAATCATGACCAAAGGATTAAGATAATACATGATTCTAACCCTATATCTTATAATCCAGGGAATGAGTATATACTATTGATTAAGACGCACCTTTTTTCGGTATGGCGTTATCCAAATGGATATGATTATTTATTTATAATAGATCATCATCAAGTTATAGTTGATCCATTTATACCTAAGTGGTGTTATTTGGATTAAACCTAATGCCCAAAGTGGTTCTAATAAGGAAAAAAATGAAAGAGGAAACATTAAATCTAACAAGCGTTAAAAACGACTTGCAAAAAATTAAAGATAGTAATAGTAAAATAATCTATCTTTATAACGCGATAAGCTTTATGTTTAATTTACTAAAAGAGAAAAATCTTTTAATTAAATATTGGCGAGAGCGAGCAGAAGCCCTTGGGGATAATATCCTAGTCGAAAAAGATGCGGAAATTATTAAACTGAAGGAGCAGTTACAGAAATCCAAATGTAATCTGGAGCAGGCCAAGGCCACAGAAAAATTGTTGCTTGAGAAGCTAGCATCTTCACTCAAACAAGTCGAAGAAACATTCAAAGTTCTTAAACAAGAGCGACAGTTGAATAAATTAGGTGATATGACGGAAGCTTGGAAAAATCAAGTAAAAGTTTTAGTTGATAATGAATTAACTATAACTACCACTAACACTACTACAATATCTTCTAGTATTCCAATCCGAGAAATTAAAGATGAAGACCGTCCAAGTTCTCGGATATTATATAAACAGCATACTAGTTATAATAAATATGGTAATGGTTTTAGATATTAACTGGCGCATAGTAGTCGAATTTCAAATTAAAGGACTAACAATGAAAATCATTACAAAATTTTTACTAACCTTTATGTTGTTGGTAAGTACCGCAATTACATTAAATGGAGCAGTGGCTCCGGCTGCCGGAGCCACTGAGGTAATTATTAATATTAGAGATGGTGACGTTTCAATAAACGGTGGTAACGTTATTTATAAAAAATCAACAACTACTAATTTACTGGACGTATTATTATCGCATACAAATGCTGGTGATTCAAAACCAAACGATAATAATAATAATCAATCTATGATTGACAATATTATTATAGGGAAAAGTACTTATAAATTTATAGGTACTCCAGTTATCACTTTAACTGGTACGGGAACTGGTGCAAAGTTTTATGGAAAATTAAATAATGATAGAACATTAAATTCCATTTTAACAGTTTCTCCTGGTTCTGGTTATACTCCGGGTAATGTTGTATCTATTACTGATAGCGCAACTGGAAAAGTAGTACCTATAACCACAGGTGTAGTTTTAGATAGACAAGTTAAGTTTGGAGATGGGGGTGGTAAGTTTTGGGATGGGGGTGGTTCATACTTCTCAAGTTTAGTTGTGGCGATTATGATAGTAATGTTAGCATTTGTATTCCTCTCATTGTAAAAGTTGGTAACCAGTCATTAAGTGTTGAGGTGAGATTTGTAACAGCTACCGGCAATGGTTTTAGATATTAGTCGAACTCAAATAATTTTTAAAGGATAATAAATGTTAATAGAAAAACAATCAGACCTACTTGCTGAGAGTGTAGCGAATTGTATGGTTGATCCACAAAAGGCGCTGGAAGATGCTTTCGGTGATGAGTACTGTGAATTGGCTCAAGCCATAGTGGAACCAAAAGGTATAGACGATGAGTACTATACCTTTATGGAAGTTGATCCCTATAACTGGATGGGGTTTGTATTAACCGTAATAGGGAGTAAGTACAAAGATTTTGTACAACATATTATCGATAATGGTTATTAAATAATAATTAAATACCAATCCAAATTAAATCTATTTGGAAAAGGTTAGATTAGTAACTTATAATAACTTAATTCGAATAAGGAGGTGATGAAAGAAAAACTAAATACCAAACCAAAACTACAAAGGAGAAATATGACACAAAGTTCCCGGAGCCATTTTGTGAGCACTAGGAAAGCTTGCGAAACGGAAAACTTATTTAAAACATTTAGTTCTGGCATAAGAAAATATTTCTATATTTTCTTAATTTTCGTGGTAATGATTATTGGGGTATTCGAATATACGGAATCCGAATTTGAACATAGTACGAGATTTAACGTTTATGAGAAAAAGATACAACAATTGCAACAGCAAGTCATAGAAGCTGAAAAAGCTAAAGTGGCTGAACAGCAACAAGTTGCCAAGTTAAAGAAAATTGTTGCCCTTCAAGATCAAAAACGCACGCAGATTAATAGTATTATTAAGGACTTAGATCGGTGTAAACATCCGAAGATAGCATTGGGTATTGGGTTTAGCGAATCGCACTTAAGATACGATGTTAAACATCCAACAACCGATACACATGGAATAGGTGGTATTAAAGATGGGTACTGGAGTAAACAGCTTCGTGCCCATAATATACCACTGAATAGTCTGCAGGCAATAGACTATGTTTTTAATGCTTCATTAAAACTGAAAGGTAATAATTATGAAGCATTAAAGTTCTATAAAGGTTCAAAAGATAATGATTATAGTTATCGTTTGACTAAAACCTATATAGAAAAGGTTGAGCATTCGCCAAACTTTAAAAAGTTAATTGCTATCAATCAATTGCAAACCAACCTTAAGCGCGAGGTTGGTATTTAATTTTTAGCGCTGGGGGGTTCGCCCTCCTAAAAAAAGGTTAAAGATGGAAGAAGAAAATACCAATAACTTGGGTGATCCAAAAGTGGTTGCCCAAAACCAAGTAAAAAAAATTGTGAACCATTTTATTTGGTCAAAAAATAGGACTCATTATTTAAAATGGGAATTATTTCACCATTTAGATAAACATTGGTCAATACGATTTTATTTTACTTTCGATCATAAAAAAGAGTATGTTGGCAAATGGGTGCTTAAGCATCATGTAGACAAAGTTTATATTATATTAACCAGCGGGGAAGCTCGCAGGTATATACAATATTATGCAAAACAACTAGAACCAAAAGAGTTCTGGTCAGTGAGAGAGGGTAAACGTTATCGTAGGTCTATAATTGACCATAGTACGTTGCAATCACAATTTATATTAGAATAATTAAGTAATGAGGTATCAGGATGAAAAAATTAGTTACCTTCCTATTCGCTATAGGTTTAGCTACTAATTTAGTAGCTAAAAAAATAAGCGTGTCACCAGTTGAGGTCTGGAATATTGCCAGTAAACATACTGACCAACCAGATGTGTTGGTTGGTATTGCTTACACTGAAAGCTCTTTTGGTAAAAGCAAGATTGGGGATATCCCAAAAGATGGAAACCTCTCTAAAGCCTCTTTTGGGGTATGCCAAATAAAACTGGAAACGGTAAGATTTCTTGCAAAGCGGGATAAATCATTAGCTTGGGCTAAAACAGTTAATGATCGCACTTTAATTTCGGAACTTGTGAATAATGATAAATTTAATATCATTGTTGCCAGCAAATATATAAATTGGCTTAAACAACATAACTCCAACGAAATTAAAACAATAGGTGCCATCAGTAGATATAATGGTGGCAATAATAATATCGTTTATATAAACCGTATTATGATCGCTAGAGACATGTATATGCCAATGGTAGATACTGGTCTAGCTATACAAAATGCATTAGCATTAAACTAGGAGTAAATTATGTTAGAATCTCTCTTAATGGTGGTAATATGCCATCGGCAAGTAACTGCTACCGAAAAACTTAGTGAGGATGGTTGCAAAAAAGCAACCGAATACATTATGGATAAAAGTAGCTGTACAGCAGAATGTGTACCAATTGGTGGCCTTAAAGGCTTAAAAGATAGGGCTAAGAATGGTCTTAAAAAAGTGGAGGAAAAATTATAATGAAAAAAAATAAAGTTTCCAAAGCTAAGATTCTTAGTCTTTTAAAACGAATTGCAGAAGCTTCATTTACTATAACTAAATGGAATAATAAAATAGAAGTTAGGTTCCAGACTCCATTTTATAAAGATCATTACACTTGGAGGAATAATGAAGTAAAATGGATTGCTCCAGATAATAACCTTATCTGGGAAAGTAGTAGATCAAATGTATTAACCCTCAACAATGTTACAAATAACATTCTTACAAACGAGGAAAAAATGTTATTTGAACGATGTGGGTTCCAAGTTATGGGTAATGATGTTATTTTGTTTATGAGTAATTTGGAGTTATCTATTAATATTGGAACTGAGGAAAGCCTTAAAGAAATTTTTATTGCTGCAAAAAACCGGGCAGAAAAAGAAGCCAGTAAGATCACAGATCCAACAAAGTTTCATTTTAAAAAAAAGGCAATTGGTACCAATTACAAGGTGGAAGCTTTTATTCAAAAGGATGGCCGACCAACATTATCTACTCTAATCTTAAATGAGAACGAACTTAGTTTCGTGCAGGAAGCCATAAAACTCTTCAAAAATAAGAAAGCCACTACTACCAAAATTGTAGATTTTTTTATTAAGTACAAATTTGAAGTTTGTAAAAATGTAAGATCCAGTCGGGATAATGGGTATGGTAGTTACACCTATTTCAATGCTCAATATAAATTAATACTACCAGGTCCTGCAGTGGATCACACCAACCAGCAGGTTCTAGATTTTAAAAAGATTATGCCAATTCTAACGGATGCCTATCGTATTTATATGCAACCGAGGTCTGGTTTATATCTTGATAATGAAACGAGCACTGGATGGGCAATATATAGTACTCAAGGGGGATACACATATGTTGGATAAATTGGAACATTATAAACCAGGGAATGAAGAGTTGATTCAAGATATCAAACTTATTCATCTTAATGTAAAAAAATATGGTGTCACATTAAAAGATGCCGATATTTCCCGAGAGGATATTTTAATTATAAAAAAACCTCTAGTTGCAATACTTGAAAGTTTCGATATCCAGCTTTTAAAAACTGGTATTTTTGTCGATTTGTATAAAAAGAAACATAGTTATTTGAAAGTAAAGATAACTATTAATCCAGTTAAATGGAAAAAGGTTGATCAGGAGTTAGTTGATAGCATATTTGATGCAGTAGATAAAGCTACTAATGGTCTGGTGAAAGTTGAATACTTTGACTCAAAGTTTCAATTTTTTAATTTATGGTTTACGGACCCAAAAAACTTAAAAGGATAAATAATGATTAACAGTATTGATTTTAAGGATAATGGTAATAGAAATTTTACTTTAAAGGGTGCCTGGTATTTCTTGGGCAATAAAAATTTTACTTTAAAAGGTGCCCGTTATTTCTTGGGTCATATGGAATTTACCTATAATGCAAAAGATCATAATTGGGAGCATTTTGTAGAACAACTTGATATCAATAAACAGGTGTTATGGTATGATAAAAATATTATAACTTACCAAGAGGACTATGATAAAGCGGATGAGGTGATTAAGAAATATTCTTATATTTCTAGTTTTAAAAAAGAACTGAATAAGCAGACCGAAATTTGTAAACAAAAACAACTGCATATCAATGAACTTAAGCAGGCTAGAGAGACAATCCTATCTAATCAAAATGATAAGGATGCATTTATTTATGGGCTTGTGGCTGCTAAAATACTAAGATCTCAGTAATTCAAAAATAAATATAAAAACTTAAAAGGATAAATAATGAAAAACTGGAAAAATGAAATAACGGCAACAGATATAAAAGATAATGATATCCATCAGGCTATTCTAAATATCATGTATAATGAATGGAGAACTATCAAGGCCATTTCGTATGAAGATATGGTTCGTAAGTTTTGGGGTGAATATGGTGATCTCGCAGCTTTTGCTGTACTTATAGGTAAATATAATCAGCAGGTTTGTAATGGTGGTCACTATCAATACTTTGATAATGGCTATGCTGGAAAGAATATGGACCAGGATATTAGTCTTCATAAAGTTTTAATTGATCTTTTTCCAATCGAATTATTGAATGAAAAAGATCTGTTTCAAAATACAATTATTCAAAAAGTTTATACAATTTTGAATAAGTTCAACGTTGTATTATATAATGAGGAGGATATTGATGATGATGATGATTATAGTGATGATATAGTGGCTAATTTTAATGAACTAGAGGACTTAGACAACGAGTACTATGAAGTATCCGATCAGTTTATGATACTCTTAGAAAACTTTTTTGAAGCTAAATATCATGAACCGAGTGAAATTAAATAAAGGATAAAAGATGAAAGATATAACTAAAGTATTAAAAGGCAAAATAATAGACCTTTTAAGTGGTAAGAATCAAAACGAAGGTACCTTAGAATACTCAACATCTATTAAGCAATTGATTGATACATACTATAAGTATAATACCCTTTTAGAAGCGGCTAAGCAAGTAAAATTTATAGAACCAACTATTTTCCAAAATAGTTGGAAAACGGAGGTTGTGAAATCTAGGGGTCGACCTCGTGGTCCGGTTGGCAACATTAATCCCCAACTTGTTGATAATAAAATAACGTTTCGGAAAAAACAGAAATCCGGCACAAAGCATACCCACCATAAATCCCCGGTATATCTAAGTCACACAATTTGGACAAATACCGAAGTTCAATTGCTTACAGAAGCAATTGAACAATATCCGCCAAAAACTACGGTGGTTGAACTATTTAAACTATTTGACTACCGTTCAAATAGTTCAGTTTTAAGTAAGTTATATAAACTAGGTGGCTATATAAAAAATGGTCTAGTAATTAAAGATCGAAGTGATATAAATGAAAAGGTTAAAAAATGAATGCAAAAAATATAATCAAAAATCTAAAACTATATGAGGACTTAGAATATTGTTCATTTGATGTTCCGATGATACCATTAGAAATAATCAGTTGGAGAGGCTCATATTCGGAACCGGCAATTGTATGTACTACTAGTTCGAATTATCCAAAAACTAGTGTAAAAGAATGGATTGAGTTTTTTGAAAAAATTGAAGGGACTACAGTAACTGGTTATAAGGGTGGAACGTTTACCCTTTCTGAAAATGATGACATATGGTTAGTATCTGGCCCAAGTAATGTTCACCATTGTGGAATTTCGCATATAACATGCGTTGATAACTTCGAAGTTATTATTCATACATGTTATCAGAAAGTATAAAAATGAATACGAATGATAAACTAAATAGTTATGTATTTACTTTTGGATCCGGACAATTAAAAAAATTTAATGTTTCGAATCCAAATGATATAGCTTTACTAATTAAAGCTAAAACCGAGTCTGAAGCCAGACGAATAGTTTTTGATGATCCAGATATTGGATCAGAGTTTTGTACAAGTTATACACTTGATACATTCAATGAACAATTCCAAATTTATAGAATAGAATTGCTAGATCTAGTTGCTTTAAAAAAAAGGAAAACTGATGCCTAAAGAAATAATCGAAATAATCACTAACGTTAGTAACTGCTCGAAAAGTAGTGAGAAAAAGAAAATATTAGAGGAAATAGATCTTAATACCGATTTAGGGAAAAAGTTTATAACATATATGAATTATGTTTATAACGAAGCGGATTATGTTTACAATATTAAAAATTTATTGAGTCTTTTTGATCAGGACGATATAATTAATGAAAAACATGGTACCTTTGATATAGGAGATCTTTTTTTATTACTTGAGCAACTTAATGCTGGATCTGGGGGAAAAGATGAAAAACAATTAATTCGTGACTTTATAGACAATTCCAGTTTCGACTTATATCAGTTACTTGAGTACGCAATTGATCGCACTATTCGAGCTGGGATTGATGTTAAAGGATTAGTAAATGCTATCCCAGAACTGAGCTATTTAATTACTCCATATATGAGATGCGAGAAAGAAGAGAAGCTGGATACTAGAATTACGTATCCAGCGATTGCTCAGGTTAAGGCTGATGGTCTATTTATAAATATGATCTGTGATGAAGATATAAAATTTGTAACTCGTTATGGTAATAAGGTTGATTTTGATGGCCCCTTAAAAGTTGCTTTAAAAAACCTTTTAAGTGAAATAGTTGGTGAAAAAAGTACGGATATTAGTACCCAAGTTATAATGGGTGAGCTACTAGTACTTGATCAAAATGGTGAACCACTACCTCGCGAGGTAGGTAATGGTTTACTAAATTCATTATTTAAACGTGTAGCAACTGAGAGAGGTCTGGAAGCAAAACTTATTAAAGCTAAAACACCAAAAGCTAAAAAGAAGTTAATGGAAGAACAGGCCTTAAATATTAGCGAATGGGAAAATACGAGAAAGAATATTGTAGCAAAAGTTTGGGACATAGTTCCTTATGAAGATTATAAGAAACTTTCATGTAGTATTCCATATAGTGATAGACTAGAAACTCTCAAAACTTTACTAGCTAATGTCCCATCGCCTAGTATAAACATCATCGATACTAAAATAGTGAACTCAAAAAATGATATTTACAATTACTACGGTGAAGTGCTAGACAAAGGAGAAGAGGGATTAGTTGTTAAAAATTTTAATATTACTTGGAAGCATGGTACTAGCACCGAGGGTATGATTAAAATGAAAGAATTCTTTGACTGTGATCTTAAGATCACTGGTTGGGTACCAGGTGAAGATAGTTATACTGGTGGTATTGGAGCACTAATATGTGAAAGTTCCGATGGAATAATAAAGGTTGACCCTAGTTCTGGATTAAGTATGGCTCAACGTGGACTACAAAGAGTCGACGAAGAGGACTCAAGTAAAGGTTGGGAACCGATCCCATGCTTCGATTTAAATCAATACACAGGTTTAATAGCAGCAATAAAGTTTAATACTCTTATGGTTGAAAAGGAAGATGGTACTAGATCTCTATTTTTACCAAAAATTGTAGAGATTCGGGATCCATCGGATAAACGCGAGGCGGATAGTATAGAAGATATATTATCAGAAATTAAATCAAAAAAATAGAAATAATAGTTATTTTTATTTCTATTTAAATTAAATAAAGGATAAAGGATAAAGATGATGCAAGAACCTCTTACCGAAGAAAAAGGGATTGAAATACTTAAAGAGTATTTTGAACACGATGCCGATGCTCAGAAATATTTAAAAGCTTTTGAAGATGGTGAAACCTTAGTTAACTGTTTAAGACGTATTTCAATGCGTCGAAGTAATGGTGTAAAACCAAAGGTAATTGCTTGGAACTTTTACCAAGCTAAATTGATCAACTTGGCTCAACTTGGTTTTATAATCAACATCGGGCCAAACGAACGATTAATCACACAAAAATTAAAAAGCTTTAATTCTACATATTTTTTAGAATCTGATGGTTGTAACTTTGCTTTCTCTACTATTAGTGATTCAGTTATGGCTAAATATTTTTTAGGGGAAAGGTTCACCAAGAATACTACTTTCTCGAACCAGATACAGATAGCTAAAACTAAAAAAAATTCGTCTGATATTGATCCGGATTGGTATAAAAATGCTATCGAAGATTGGATGAAAAAAAATAATTTTACCGAGATTCCTTATTATGAGGGAAATAAACCTATAAACAGAGAAGCAAAACTTCAAGTTAAGCGGCAACGCATGAATACAAAAGATAAGGACTAATATGTGTGAAAAATATAATGATAATCAAGTTAAAGTTAATTTTGGGAAAATTATACAAACTACAAAAATCGTTCCAGGATTTAAATACATCAAACCATCTAAAATAGTTGGGGAGGTTAATGGTAAGAATATTGAATGGGAATCAATTAAACAAAAGGATTCGGTTCATATTATTATTAATGACAAAGTTCGGGAGGAGATTATTTTAGTTCTCCAAGTAAGGTTACCGGTTTATGTAAATGATCGAAACCATAATGGGTTTGTATTTGAGGCATGTGCTGGTCTGGTTGATAAAGAATTCTCTGGTACTAAAATTGAAAATCTTAAAAAGATTGCTCAAGAAGAACTAGCAGAAGAGATAGGTTTAATCGCCTCAACTAACAGTTTAAAGTATATTCGGACTATTAAAACAAACGTTGGTATTAGTGGTAGTAATGCTTATTTATTCTACCTCGACTTCCAAAATTGTATGATGGCTAAACCAAAAGAGGAAGACCTCCCGATCAGTCTTGCAAAATTATCATATAATGATGTTAATGAATTTATTATGGATGATGAAATAAATACTGATGCAGTAACTTTATTTCTTATTTCCTATGTAATGAATCGTGAGTTTGAAAAATAGGGGGTAAAATGGGTAATAATATATATATCAAACATGGTTTCAAATCAAGAAACGATTATTTACTTGATTTGGCTGATAGCTATGGAGTAGAACCCGAAAAGGTTTTTCAATTGGCTAATATGCTTGGGGAAACCGAAGATTTTGATGGTTTAGTAACTGCTATTCAGGATATGGATTGGGATATGAAAGGTTACGATGATAATTGGGATGACGAATGAAAGAAAATAAAGTCAAAAAACTCAATTTTATTGAAAAGGTTTTGAAGCGACCCGCTCGCTTCATTGGTAGTACGCAAATACAAACTCATACCCGGCACATATTAAACGATGAGACTAAAAAAATTGAATATAAAAGTATTCAATATTCGCCAGGGTTAATCAAAATATTCAAAGAGCCTTTGGATAATGCATTGGATGAAGCAGTACGTACAAACTTTAAAATTTGTAATAAAATTGAGATAACTATTAAAGATGGTTGGATTGAAATTATAGATAATGGTCGAGGAATTCCTTCGGAAATTGGGGAAGATGAACACAAGGTGCCGACATTAGTTGCTGACTTATGTTGGTGTCATCTAGATGCTGGATCAAATTTTGATGATGAAGAAACCAACCAAACTGCTGGTCAGAATGGGGAAGGGGTTTGTCTTACCAATATTTTCAGCAAAGAATTTATTGGGGAAACACAAGATGGTAAATTATTTACTACTTTAAAATGTAGTAATAATCTTGGTACAAAAGATTTGAACCAAAGTAAAATTAAAAATAAAAAAACTTTTACCAAAGTTAAATTTTTACCCGATTATAGTAAGTTTAATGTTACTAGTATAGAAGATTTTGATCATATGGCATTAATTAAATTCGATATAATTAATGCTAGTGTAAATTTTCCACTTGTAGATATCTATCTTAATGGGGAACTGGTTAAATATAGTTTTAGTGATTACTGTGGCCTATTCCAAGTAGAAACTTATGAATCTTTCAGATACCGGGGTTTGGATATTATGGTGTTCCCTAGTGAGGAGGAGTTTCAGTTTATACATTTTATTAATGGTATAAACGTTAATCGTGGTGGTACTGCTTTAGATTGGGTAACTGATAATATAGTAGATGAACTTCGTGATAAATTGTCTCGAGGTTGTAAAGGTATTAAACCAGGGGATATTAAAAACAAGCTTGGGCTAATTGCTATATTTTATGGGATGTATAATCCTAGGTTTGAAGATCAGGCTAAAACGATTTGTGAAACTACTTATGTACAATTTAAATCACAAATCGAAGATATTAATTTCGAAAAGCTTGGTAATACAATTTATAAAAATAAAGTAATTATCGATCCAATAATTGCACTATTCCAAGCTAAAGCCTCGGCTGAGGATATGAAAGCTATTAAAGCCAAAGATAAAATTCTTAAGAAAAAAGAGGTTGAGAAATATAAACCGGCTTTTAAAAAGAAATATGGTTTAATACTATCCGAAGGAGATAGTGCGATCGATTCTGTTGTAGCAAATGTTGGTAGAGAGAACTATGGGTTCTTACCCACTAGTGGGGTTCCACAAAACTCACTAGAAAAAGAGACTAGTAAAATCATTAATAGTGATAAATTTGCAGATCTCGCAGTGGTACTTGGTATCGAGTTTAGTAAAGCACCAAAGGAGGTATTAAATTATGAAATCATTATTCTGGGTATGGATGCCGATTACGATGGCATTCATATTATTGGGCTTTATCTTGCCTTTTTTTATAGGTATTGTCCTGCCTATTTATTTGGTGGAAAAATTTTTATATTTAAAACGCCAGTAGCGATGTTAAAAGATAGGAATGATAAAACCATAGATGTATTCCTTACCCAAGCTGAATTCGAAAAGTATTCCAAAAATCCAAAAGCTAAATACCACACGGAAATTAAAAAAGGTCTTGGTTCACTAAGTGAAACTGAATGGGATGAATTTTTTAATATAATCCCATTTGAAAAAACTCTGGAGCCACTTATAGTTAAAAATAAAGAAGCCGTCGAGGATATACTTTATAACTGGTTAGGTGACTCTAATCATAATATTACTTACAGGAAGCAACAGATAATCGATTATAGAAAAAATAAAAAGGAGACGTAATGAACAGATATGAAAAGCGGTTTTTACGAATTGATAGGGAAAAAGCCAGAAAAAATAAAATGGTGAAACCTAAACCAGTAATCAATACTGAGCGAGTAAAGGCTATCTCATTAGCGATAGCTGAATACTTTAAAAATTCGGAAAAATATAAACAGGAACCAAAACCGCGACCAAAACAGTATTATACTGTGCCCAGAATATTGAAACGATTTCAAAAAGAAGTATCCATAACATTAATAAACGAAATTAAAAACTTACCAAGAGATCGGATTAATATTAATTATCTCAGTAAGAAATTTAACGTTAGTATCAAGACCATATATAGTTGGAAAAAATTTGGGTTTGATATTATTAACAGCGAAGTAGATAAAATACAATTTATTGAGGCTGTACAAAATAGCCCGAAAAAATTTATAATTCGGTGGGGTGAATAATGAGGACTAACTATGTTTATTGAAGATTTCTTTAATGAGGAATACGTAGTTTTTGCGAACTACCGGACGACGCAACGGTTACCAAATTACGATGGATTAATTGAAACCCAACGTAAGGTGGTTTATACATTCCTGGAATTAAATAAAACCGGAAAAGAGAAAACCGTAACCTTAATATCAGACGTAATGAAACATACCCATTATAATCACGGGGATAAATCGGTTGGTACCGTTATTAATACTTTAGCTGCGAGTTGGGGAAATAATATTCCTTTACTTACTGAAGATGGTTCATTTGGTTACAGGTCTAATAACCGAGCTGCCGATTCCAGATATACCTATACTAGGATGAAAGAGTATTTAAAAGTACTTTTTAATCCAATTGATAATGAACATTTCGTAGATAAAAAGACAGATGGTGATGGCAATAAAATAGAACCAAATTCTTTAATACCAATTTTACCACTCTTAATAATAAATGGGCAAAATCAAATTGGTGTAGGATTTGCTACTAAGGTCTTACCGAGAGATCCAAAGGTTATAATAGGTCTTATTAAGGATATATTAGAAAAGAAAACCACTAAAATACCAAGTAATATTGCTCCTTGGTATTGGTGCTTTAATGGTACCATAGAACCAGTATTAAATAGTTCGAGTTGGAATATCAATGGTTTATGGAGCAGAGGTAAAAATAATACAATTATAATTACAGAAGTTCCATTTAAGTATGATCGAGACGGGTATTTAAAGCTATTAAACGATCTAAAAGAACCACAAGTAGTCAAAGCTATTAAAACCAAGAAAGGTGACCCTAAGCTTGAGATTACACCAGTTATAAGTTATAAAGAGAATATAAATAAAAATTCTTTTTATCTAGAAGTTAAAGTAGATAAACTGATTTACGATCTACCGGATAATAAATTAGAAGAATTTTTATCGTTGACTTCTACCGAATCGGAATTCTTCACAATTATAAATGAAAAGAATGAAATAGTTAGTATAGAAAACATTGGGGTATATCTTTATAACTTTATTAAATGGCGGCTTGGTATTTATACTAAACGAAAAGCATATTTGCTAAAAAAGATGAAAGATGATATCCAGACTATTAAAGAAATAGTTCGATTCATTAACTTAGTGAATAATAATGTTATCATTATCCATAAGCAGAGTAAAGCCAATTTAATTAAGCAGATTGAAAATAACCAGTTTCTACCAATTAATGATTCTTTTAATTATATACTTAATGTAAAAATTTATGAACTTACAACGGAAAGGATTATTGATTATTTAGATGAAGTAGATAAGTTACAGAAAGAACATGATAGGCTTGAAAAGGTTACAATTTCTGAACTTTGGTTGGAGGATATTAAAAAATTTGAAGCTTTATTTTTTAAAAATGAAAAGGTTCCAAAAGTATTAAAACCAAAACCAGAGAAGTTAGGAAAACCAGAGAAAAAGACAAGAACCAAAAAAGGAGCAATATGAATTATGATATAAGTGTCGTAGTAGATCTTATTCGTATTAAGGTTGAAAATGCTGGCTATAAACTCCGGCAGATAAATTTGAAAAAAATAGATAGTGAAATTTTTTGTTTCACTATACAAGGCGCTGATGGCAGAAGAGCCCCTTTAACTATTAGTAATAATCGGGATTGGTCAAAATTCGTAATGGAAAATATCACTAGGTTTATTTATCCAGGTTGGGGGATACTTTGTGGTGGAGCTGGAAATTTTTCAGAGCCATATTATTTTAAACTTTATAAAGTTAATAGCTAGGGATCTAAAATTAAATAAAGGATAAAGGTGACACATGAAATTAAGGAAATAACTTTTTTACATACTAATACTATGTGTAAGTTATTAAAGATAAAAAAATATATTGAGGAGGATGATCCGGTTTGTTTATTTGATAAAATGAGATTATACTTTAATATATCCGATATTTTTGTATTCAAATTGAATACCAGAAAAGATCATTCATTACTAATACCTAAACCTCTTATCCAGAGAGATATGATTATTAAGGTACCAATTTATCTTCGAGAAGATATCGGTTCATTCGTAGGCAAAAAAGCTAATAACCTTAAACGGTTATTAACAGAAATAAACGAATACAGTTCCCGATATAATCTATCAGAAGTTAAAACAATAAACTATGTGGGATTCGACTTATGAAAACCTTAATAATATTAATAATTTTAATAAGTTCAATTTTTGCCACAACGAATACACAAAATAAATGTGATTTACCATTTGAAACATTTATTAAAAATAGAGAGCAAGAAAATTGCAAAAGTATAAAAATTGCAGCTCTAGCTTTTACTCAACTCCAATCATTAAGGTGTAAACTAGATGACCTAGATATAGATCTTGGACATTATGTATTGGAACAAGCGAAATATTGTACCGATTAAAAGGAGAGAAAAATGGAAATATGTGCAAAAGACCTAAAGCAGTTTGGTTATAATTCCGAGCAGTCTAGATCCATAATTACAACTCTGATCCGAGAAAATGTACCATATGTATCCCAGCTACCGGAAGGAACTACAAACTTACGTCTCAGTACTCGGTATTTAGATATTGATGTTTGCATTAATACTTTAACTAGGATTATTCAAGAAAATCGGGTCCCTTGGATAAAAAATCATATTGAGCATAAGAAAAAAATACTAGAAGCTCTAATAGAGATTAAAAAGATTAAAAATTAAAAGGATTAAAATGTTTAGTGATGATAAAGATTGGGAATTAACTTTAGATGTTAAAAAACAAGAAGAATTAAATGTTATAGAACCTGCGATAAAAGCATTGGAAGATATAGCATCAGATTGTAAAATTTTAACGAATGAAGTGACCCGGTTGACGGAAGAAAAAATTGCTTTAATGCAAGAAGTTGATTTATTAAAAATGCAATTAATGGAATCTAAAGCCCAGATCCTAAACCGCGAGGTTACCCCATGGGAACCAAAGGGTGGTAGTTGGTATATTTTAATAGAAGGTGTAAGATTCTCAACGAGCTCTAAGAAACATAGACAATTTGGTCTCGTATACGAAACTGAAGAGCAAGCAAAGTTAGCTAGAGATAATATGCGAACCCGTAATCGTTTACTCGCATATGTGGCGGAGCATGATATAGATGAAAATGGTAACCAATGGGTTCCAGTTTGGAAAGATAATAAGCAACCTAAAGGATTAGTATTATACGATGGTTATAGGGAAACTTATGAAGCTACTACAGTATGGGGTAACCAACTTGTAGGCGCAGTATATATGTCACAAAAATGTGCTGAAAAGCTAGCAAAAGATTTAAATTCAGGGAGAGTAAAATTATGAGCAAAGATAAAAAAGGGTTATCTCTAGAAATGGAAAAAATAAAATTACCAACCATAGTTTTTATAGGTTTTGGTGTAGTTGGTCAATCAGTATATAATGCATTAGTCCCGAAAGCAAAAGAAAATGTTTATATAGTCGACCCAAATAAAATCATAGATACTAAGCATCAATGGGACCTAGCAGTTAGTATAAGTGATTCGGCCGATGGGTATCAGGATGCTATTATTTTTTTAAGTGTACCAACTAGTACTGGTTTAGATATTAATGCTGAATATAATCCAGAACTAGTGGTTTATTATTTAAATGAATTATACGTTGCTGGATATAAAGGATTGGTGGTTATAAAAAGTACTATCCTTTATGCTGATATTATGAGTTTTACTAATAAGTTAAAAATTATTTATTGGCCAGAGTTCTTAAATGATCTTACACCAAATAGTGATTTCATAAATGAAATTGATATAATTCTTGGTTCTGATATGATGGAGCAGGATACTATTAAAAATTGTATACTGATAGAAAGTGTATTTGATCATATTGAAAATATAGATTATTTATCAATATCAGATGCCATAAATTTTAAATATATACGCAATAGCTATATTGCTTGGAAAATTACATTCTGGAATATGATGGCAGATAGTAGTTTAATGGATCAACGGACACTTAAAAAGCTGATGAGAAAATATCCATTAAAATCAGAAATGATTGAAATAGCTTTGGATGGGAAACTTGGTTATGGTGGTAAATGTATTCCAAAGGATTTTGATGCATTCCATAGCACATTATCTAATAAATCAAAAATTATGTTTGAAGCAGTGAGCTCTTTTAATAGAATAATTAGAAAATTTGAAAAGGAATAAAATGAATAAATTGAATGAATTGAATAAATATCAAAAATTATTTGATATTTTTGATTTAGTTATCCAGGATTTTCAGCATCCGGATGGCAGTGTTGGTTTTACAACAGCTGAAAAGTTTAGAATGCTAAATGAATACCAAAACTTATTAGCTGACCGTATCGAACATTCAAATAATAAACAGATGCAAAGCGCTATGAGTCGAACAGCAATGTATGAACTCAATGAAGTATTCCAAGATATTAAAAGGGCTGAAAAACTTAAAAAATGGAGTCATAAATACCACCGGTTGGTAAATATGTTTTGTCTTAATATCACTAGTGTTGATATGTTGGAGCATCTAACCCCACTAGATATTAAGGTATATGATTACTTAATGTCTAAGAAAGAAGACATACTTGAACATTCTGGTTGGTATTATAGAGTAATACCTGAATCAATTTGGTTGTTAAAACATATGTTTGCAATAAAGGATTCCGAAAATAATATAACCAAGGATAAAAAATGAGAGAATATGCAAAATTATGGGTAGGTATTGCGATAGGTTTTGCAGTTTGTTGTATGACAACTTTTCTGGAACCATTTCATTTAAGAGGTGTAATCGAAGCTTTAAAGGATAATAATATGGCTTATTACAATAAAGCCGGTAATTTTGTTTTAAATAGACCTACACCATTAGTATGTAATAATCTTAGTGTAGTTAATAATGAGATTATATCTAATGAAGTCGAAGTTACTAATTGGTCTTTAACGGACCAAAAGGTTATACGAGATAATGAAACGAAGAGCCTTTACTCATTCGAAGGTTGCAAAATTTCAAAAACCAAATAAAAGGACAAAGAATAGAATATATTCAATATTTGATTATTAGATTAATCAGAAAACTTAAAAATAAAATGGCATATTTTTACTGGCGGATGCGACTTAATAACTTAACCGATTATAGATTAAGCTTATCTTTTTATGAAACGGTTTTTAATAAAAATTACCGTTTAACATTATGGTATATTGCTGGTAAGCGGCATGGTTACCGGGGCGCTATTCATTATGCATTCTTTAAAGTATATCACTTTTGGGGAATGGATATCTTAGATGAAAAAGAAGCAGAAGGCTTCTAATTAAAAGGAATTAAAATGGGATTAATATTTTTAATAATTAGTGTTGTGTGCTTGTTCACTGGAAATTTTCTATTTGCATTAATATTTTTTACATTAATGTTTCTAGTATAAGGATTAAAGATGGGAGAAAATCAATGTGGTCCAATTATTGAATTCACATTCGATCATTTGGATGATTTTGGGCGCAAAGTTTATAAAGGTAAATGCGAAGGATTTTCATTTACTGATATTTATAAGATGGTGAATGGTATAATTCATTACTGTACAAAAGATGGTGAACCAAGTGCCCCAACGGCGTATAATTATGTAATCATAAAAGATTACGAAGGGGTAGATCACACATCAAATTAAATAAAGGATACGAAATGAGATTATTTACCAAAACTGGGTTATGGTGTGGATTAGGTTTTATAGTTTTTTGTATAGCAACTTTTTTTCAGCTAATTAGTGTAAGACATGAACTGGTTAAAAACGATATGGCTTATTACAATAAAGCCGATAATTTTGTTTTAAATAGACCAACACCATTAGTATGTAAGAGAGATACATTCATTAATAATGAGTATACTGTTAAAGAATTCGACGTTACTAATTGGTCTCTAACTGATGAAAAGTTTATACTAGATAACGAGACGAATCGGCTTTTCACATTTGAAAGTTGCAAAATTTCAAAAGATGTTATTAAAAAGGGGATAAATGAAAATAGTTAGAGATATGAATGTATTTGATTATATTAATACTATAAAAGAGAAACCAGAGAAGGTACATTATGGGTTTGAAACTCTGCAGCGGAAGTATCAGACAAGTTCTGGACCAAGTACTATACTAAATTTAATTATGCTTGGTAACGAGTACGATGATGAATTAATCATACCTGACTACCAAAGAGATCTAGTTTGGACCTTAAAACAGAAGCAAGATCTTATATTAAGTATTTTATTTGGTAATCCAATCGGAGACTTTATTTTTAAGAAAGTTAAATATAAAGGTAGTACTACGCATATAATCTGGTCGGTTATAGATGGTCAACAACGCATGAATGCAATAAAAGGTTTTGTGACCAATGAATTTAATCTACCAGATGGAAGAAAATTTGAAGATCTTGAGTATTGGGATATACGCGAGTTTATAGATGGATATCAATTGCAATCATATGTGGTTGGTGATATATCCAAAGAGGCCGAACTGGAACTATATTTCAAAAGAAATTTTGGTGGTACAGCTCACTCATTAGAAGATTTGAAACGTTTTTATGAAATAGATTTAAAAATAAAGGATACATACGGACAATAGAACACCGAGTAGAAACACTGGCGCTAAGTATCTAGGTTGGGTAAGATACCTGAAGATGAAGCTGATTTAACTAAACCGTTAGATCATAAATTATATAATAACTTTGGTTATTAAGGAGATAAAATGGAAATCAAAATTTTAATGGATACTGAGTTTACTAGAGTGATTAAAATACAGGATAAGGTATTTAAACTTATTTATATTAATGAGTGCCATACTAATGGTACTATCAAATATATTTTCACAATTGATACCTTACTGCCTAATAATACTTGGGAACGGGTCGCTACTCATTTAGATACTGACTATAAACCAGGAAAAGGAACTTGGGCGGTGGGTGAAAAAGCTAAAGATCAAGAACAATATTACGAAAGCATGATATCTTACATTAAAAAAGTTTTTTTAGTCGATACCGAAACAGAAGATAAAAAATATACAAATATACCAATTAGTGGTATATTATTAGAAATTGATCGAGAAATTGGTAAAATCACTTTAGATAATAATTGGACATATGATTTTGGGAGCCTCAGCCTAACTATGATCAAAAATATCCACAGTGATGAAAGTTATAATGATATTTTTATTCATAATGGTATGCAACTATCGGATAGCGGATATCTAGCTCATACAACGAACAATGGAATACGACTTGGCCATACTGAACTTATATTGAATGAAGCTTCAAGCCTTCAAAAAAATAAGTTACTAACAATGATCGCTTCAATTGCTGATGGAGCAAAACTAGTTAATTGGGAGAATCAATGAAAAAGGGGCAAAAATCAAAAGATGGTAGAGAGATAATTACAAAAACAGTATTAAAAACAATGTTTGATGAGGTACTTAATGATAAGGGCCCTATCGATATTTATGGTACTGAATATTTACCATCTAATATTCATAAGCGTTTAAATTCTAAAAAGTACGAAAGAGGACTTAAAGAATTTTATGATAGTGTAGGTCGGTTCTACTGTAAAACCTACGAGGGTTAAAATTAAAATAAAGGCTATAAAATGGATACAATGTCCCTTATAGGGCTTATTCGGAATAATGGGATTGATTTAAATCAATCAGAAAATGAGTTATGGTGGGATATTATCGAGGTGGCTAATTTTAGCTTAGAAACACATGGTGATGATATGGCTTCGGAATTAATCGATGAGCTAATGAGAAGCAAAAAATATTATATTGATATATGGGAGGAAATGATTTTACCGGCTCTTAAAAAACGTAGAGCCCAAGGAAAAACTATTGATCCTTTTCGGGTTATTTATGTTTTAGTGAACTATCATCCAGGGAAACATAAGCATACCGATATAGATATGATAAAAGAACATTTATTATCAGCTCTAGGTTTATATCACCAACGGATGTTACCGGAAGAGGTCGTAGATTATTTGAAAGCAGAAGAACTATATCCAGAAGAGTGGATAGAAGAACTATAACAGTAAGAAAGGTTATAAATGTTTAAGGGTGCAAAAATTGGAGATAAAGTTTGGTACATAGGTAGAGGATGGGGAACAATAGTTGACATTGTTCCTAATTCATCATACCCAATCGTGGTTGAGTTTAAACTGGATCAGGTGATTTCCTTTTTAGTTGATGGCCGTTTATTTATAGAGGATGAGTATCCAGTATTATTTTGGAACGAGGTTGTTATATCAGATAGTGCTTATAAAAAACCTTTACCTAAAGATACAAAAGTTCTGGTATGGGATATAGATGAATTTGAAGCATTAAAAAGACACTTTAGTCATTTCGATAAAGATGGTAGAATTTGGGTATTTAATTGTGGTACCACATCGTGGTCATCGAATACAGTAAGTTCGTGGCCTAATTATAAAATAGTTGAGGAGAATGAATGATTATACGTTTCGATCCTTTTAAAATAGAACACTTAGGAGATGATTAATGGAATTACGAGAAACCCACACAACTGTTTCAGTTGAAATGACTCTTCATGAAATCGAGTACATTCGCCGTATGACTCAGAATTATATGGCTGGACCCGAGGAATCATCAACTGATTTCCAAACTCGTTTATCCTTATTCGTAGGATCATCAAGAATATTAGGTTATGATATGGAGGACGACGGTTCCATAAAAAAGGCAAAAGAAATTATAGCTATACTGGATCAGTAAGCTATATAAAATTATATACAACGGACAAAAAAATGAATTATGATTTAAAAGCAGACGATAAAAAATTTACGGTAAAGATCGATTCAGCCAAACAATATGGATATTTTGAACATCACACGTATGGTGATGAAATGGGTGGTGGATTGTGGTTTGAGAATAAAATCTTAACCGATTTCGATGGAATGATGGTACTTCCTAAAGAAGTGGCCAATCTTATAAATGAATTAGGCTATTATGCCAACTTGGAGGAATTTTGTGAGTAATAAAAAATTTATACAACTGGTACCAAAATTTAAAATGGGGCAACTGGTTTGGTTAGCGAATGGATCATCGGGTAGAGTATCAGAAATTACTATTCGTGAGGATACTATACTGTATCGGCTGAATAATATTCATAGCGAAATGAAGCTTGAATACCAGGTATTTAGTGATAAAGATGAATATCTAAATTTTCATGCTTCACAATTTAAGGAGAGTAACGATGAATGAAATCGAACGCAATACGATAGTTAAAGCAACTAGAACTAAAGATGGTTTTAGTTATCAAGCAAAATATTATGCTAAGTGTGGAGATAAGCATGCTGTTGATTTCAATGGTACGAATGCTATGTTAGTCGATGAAGTAGAAGTACTTTCAACTTTATCCAAAAAAGAAGCGAAGCAAATCATTTCGCAAATGTTTAGTAAAGGTCGAACCCCGACATCTAGCATGATTCGGGAAGTTATTGATCTTATACAATGAGTCAAAAATTAGATAAAATAAACAACGCATAAAGGAAATAAAATGCAAAACTGTTATAAATCAAACCCATATAGTGGGTCAGTGTTAGATATTAATATTGCTAAACAACTAGTTCGTAATATAGTAAATTTATGCGAATCGAAATCTATATTGCTATCCGATGGTAAAAGCAAAATCGAAACAATTTTCATTGGACTTGATTTGGTAAGAACTATTTATAATGTACTTGGGATTGATTACCAAGAATCAGTAACTGGGGACAAAGAAATAGACAACAAAAATTTTTTGGAATCGATTACATCAAATATTGAAAAATTTATAAAATATTATGATGGAGGAATATTTATGGGATTCGTGAAAAAAAATAAGGACTATTATTTGATATTAGATACAACTGATGAATCAGTTCGTCAAGCATTAAGAGATGGTAGTTTATTCGCACCAACTGGAGATGAACCAGTTGATGATAAAGTTAGTTTAGATGATCAGAAAGAAACCACAGGAGATTATTCTCCTCAAATTTCAACATTGTTAGAGTGTTTTGGTATTCAACTTGAAGACGTTATAGATGAAACAATTGAAAACATTAAACTAAAAGATCTAGAAAAAACTAGAAAAGAGTTTGAGAACCTAGTAATCAAACATAATGAAAAAGTTGAGCAGCTATTTACTAGTAACTCAAAATGGGGCCATATCATGGAAGCTGCTAAACAGCTTAACCCAAATATTACACCGGAGTATTTAAACCAGTACAGTGCACTATCGATTCTCAATAATCAATATGTTGATGATAATTTTGATTTAATTTCAATTTTTAAAGCTTACATACCAACAATTGAAAATGCTGCAACGGATATTAATCCAGATTTAAAATTACCAGTCATTTTCGTGGATGGTACTGGCTTGTTTGTAGAAATTACTGGTAAAGTTAAAATAGATGTTAACTCTAAATTATATTCTATGGAGGAAATTAATGACGAATTAACCGAATTAGTTTATAAAATTCGTGTGATACCAAATGTTTGGTTCTATCATACCGATAATTTATCTGATCATTATAAGGATATAATTGAATATCTAAATACAGATTTTTACAAAATTGATTCAATTTCCACGTTTGAGACAATACTCGGTTACCAATATATTAAATTAAAAGAAAATATTGATAAAATATTGGGACTCTATGTTAAGATTTTTCAATATATGTTAGTTGCTTCGAATATGCAAAAACTTGATAACTATGATTTAATCTCATGAAATTAGTAGTTATTGGAAGTCGAGGCTTTAATAACTACTAATTGTTATTTCAAACACTAGAAAAAATCAATGAATCTGGAAATATAGAGTTAATTGTTTCTGGTGGAGCAGCTGGTGCAGATAGTTTAGCTGAACGTTATGCTAAAGAACGTAATATTCCTATTCTTATCATTAAGCCAGAATGGGAACTTTATGGTAAATCGGCTGGTTTCATACGTAATGAAAAATTATGGAATGCCGCAACACAAGGTATAGCATTCTGGGATGGGCAAAGTAAAGGTACTGCCCATTCATTCCAGATTGCCAAAAAGCAGAATAAACCACTTACTATCATAAGGTATTAATATGAATAAAAAAAATAAAAGGATGCCAGTCCATAAATTAAAACGTGGTAGCCAATTTTCATTACTAGATGATGATGGGAATATACTTAAGTGTACTTTTATAAAATGCGATGGGGCTTATGCCCAAATTATAATACAGTCTACAAATGAGTTACAATTTATAGGTTGTATGACCGAGATTGAGGTTGTTCCGGACAGAAAGGATACCAAATGAAAAAAGGTGATTGGATATATGACCCAAATGATGGTGATATCTGGCAGCTAGAGATTGATGCTGAACCGGGTAGTTACGCAATGGAGGACTGTATTTTATGGGAACCGATCCATGGTTCAGATTATATTGCAATTAAGAACGATGAGGATGAAAACAGTTTCACCGTAGCTATATTTAATAAGCAATTACATGATAACTTAAAGTATGAACCATATCTTGGTCCATTACCAACCTGGTTATTAAAAAATTAAAAAAGGATAAATTATGGCAACACCATGTGTAATTAAAATTGAAGGTATAAATTTTGCAAAAATCTATAAACATTGGGATGGGGATAGTGACGATCTTTTCATCTGGTTACAAGATTTCAATAAAAAGTTTGAAGCTATTAGAAAGAGTGACCCAGAATATAAGTTTGCACAATTATTGCGAAATGCTTATGCAGATGCTTTAAATTCCCCAAATTCCCCACTAGATGGTTCATTGGATACTGGTTGGGGGGTCGTTAGCTTTAATGACCAAACTGGGGCATATGTTGAATACCTTCTAACTGGAACTGAGGTTATTAAAAAAATTTTATAAAGGCACCAATGATGAAAATGATTAATACTAAAGCCGAGCTAATAGAATATTTATTTGAATTATCAAAAGATACAATCCAAATAAATCCAGATTTAAATGGTATAGTAGTTGATATTCACAGGAAGTTATTAGATCAACCAAAGATCAAAAAACAGATTAAAGGTGTTGATATTATTTGGATTGATGATAGCAATGAGTTGATAAATAGACATAAAGGATTAATTGAAAAATTCGATATAAAGCGTAGTGCTTTATTTCCATTTAAAATCAATGATCTATTACAATGGTTATTTGATGGAGCTTCTGTGGAAATCCCGGAGTTATTTCTATATTACAAGAAAGAGATAGATGGAATACTTTGGTATCTTCATAATAGCTTTTTAAAGAATATAAGATTTGTAGTTCTTTTAAATGAACATGGTAATAGTCTTTATAACAATGATACTTTCCAGGTATTAAAGTTTTATAAGTTTTTGATTCAGCAACAGAAGTTAAATCAATCACAACTGATGCAATATTTTCCAAATAAAAACTATCGTAAAGAATTTGTAGCTAGGATGAATGAAATCCAACTTGCCGATACGGGGAATGCTAAATCACTTTATGAATTACTATTATCTGGAGCATTTGGAAAAAATTATAGTGCCGCAGATATTCAAAAACTTATCGAATCAACTTATGGTGAAGTAGTTGATACTAAAACAGATACCACTACACTTGAGGAAATCAATAATATTTTATCCAGTCATGAAGATAGTAAACGTATGCAAGATTCTAAAGTTATTACTACTCTTAACCAGCAAGTAATAGATGATCTCCAACTGACTATATTTGATGTAAGGACCATCAAAGCAAAGAATCTTATATTATATATCTTTATCGATAAAGATAATAATAAACGGTATTATTACGAACCATTTAGTTATACTTTTTTCATATCTATGAATCCAAGTATTATTCAAAATGATTATTTGGTTGATTACGATCCCCAAATTCATATACCATACACTATGACTAATTATGATCAGGTTACAAAATTTAAATTTGCAATAACCGATCTATATAAAAAGCATATGGTTAAATTTTTAAAATAGAATTGGGGGTTAATGATGAGTAAACATGTCGTATATATTAATCGTGGTGATGAAAAAGAAAAAATTGTAATCGTAATAAGTGATACAACGGTGGCCACAAAACCTCACAATATGCTAATCGAAGATGCTGTAGTAGAAATGATAGAGGATATTGGAGAATTTGATTATGCCTATCTTAAAGAATTGGTACAACAGGATTGTCACTTGCATCCAGGGAGTATGTGAGAGCGTAGTGGTACTAAGTACTAGATAAATCGTTCGAGAGTTGATGAATATATAATGGAGATTATAAATGGCACAAATGACTTTTTGTAGAGACAAAGATGGAGTAATAGTTAGAGCTACTACAGCGTTGGGCGTGAAAAAGCTCTATGCTATAGGTTGCAAAATTTTATTCGCTATTAGTGGTAGGAACTTATCCTTTGTTGATATTCATGATAATTGTATTTTAGCAAATGAATATTTAAGGGGTAAAGATATAAATAAAGTTTCGATAAAGGAGTAGTGATTCAATGGCTAAGAAAAAGAACGAACAAGAAGAACTCCTATGGTATGATTATAATGTTGCGGACGAGAAGCAGTTTAAAATGGTAGTTAAAGCCATACAAAAGGTTTGTCGGGGGTCTTTGGAATATGATCAGTGGCAAACTAGAACTAAAGCTGGTTCTAAAACCTGCCCAATATGCGACGAGTTTTATACGTATATGAAATCAGAAACTCATCATTATCCCAAAACAATGTATTCAGTCTGCGAGGAAGTAATAGAAAAACATATATACGAAAACACATTAGATGAACAATCAGGATTTGGTATTTGCCAAGAGATTATGAATAAACATATACTTGGTAATGTTGAATACATAGTGCTTTGTAAAAGCTGTCATGAGAAATTTCATGCCGACCATCCGGAAGTTTGTACTAAAGTTAGTGAAGTATATAAACAACAGTTGCTGGATAAGCAGAATAAGCTAGATAATAAATAAAGGGTAAAGATAAAGAATGACAACAGTTAAAATTAAAAATAAAGATAAAACAGTTGGGCCAAAATATAAACTAGGTGAGCCAAAAGATTTTAACGGAAGAACTCTGTTTAGAGTTATAGCATTAAGAGCTTTTAGCAATGTAAATATTGGCGATATCGGTGGCTGGATTGAAACCGAAGATAACTTGTCCCATAGTGGTGACGCTTGGGTAGGCGATGAGGCAAGAGTCTATGACGAGGCAAGAGTATATGATAATGCTCATGTATTTAATAATGCCTGCGTGTATGGTAAGGCTCAAGTTAGGGGCGATGCCAGAATATATGACCAAGCTACTATATTTGGTAAAGCTAATGTATTTGGTAAAGCCCAAATATTTGAGGATGCAAATATATACGATGAGGCTAAGGTTTATAATAATGCAAGAGTGCGTGGTAATACCAAAGTATATAATAATGCTAAAATACATGATCGAGCTAGAGTAAGTGATAATGCTAGAGTAAGTGATAACGCAATAATAGATGGATCGGCTCAGGTATATGGTAATGTTAGGATATATGGGAATTCTAGAATTTTTGGTAATGCCAAAGTATATGATGATGCCTGCGTGTATGGTAAGGCTCAAGTTAGAGGTGAGGCCAGAATATATGACGAAGCTACTATATTTGGTAAAGCTAAGGTATTTGGTAAAGCTCAAATATATGAGGAAGCAAATATATATGATGATGCTCAAGTGTACGGTAATACTAAAATATCTGGTTATGGTGAAGTATATGATAATGCTCAGGTATTTGGTAATGGATTGATTAAGGGTAATACCCAAGTATATGGTGACGCCATAGTTACCAAAGCCGTTAATACAATATCCACTTCTAGATATGATATTACGATTACCGACAATTATCTAAAAATCGGGAGTGAAAATCACCCAATCGATGATTGGGAAGCTTTTACAGACGAGCAGATAGCTGACATGGATACCGGAGCACTAGAGTGGTGGAACATTTGGAAGCCAAGCATATTCAGCATGATAAAAAAGTATTAAATTATAATAATTTTAATTTATAATGTGACTGAGGGTTGAGGTTTAGAATTCCATATTATATAACGATTCGCGAAGCTGAATCGGTAAAGAGAAAGGTAACTTATGAAATACGTAATACTTGATTTTAATAACGGTAAAGTCTTCCCAGATAATCATTTATATCAAGAAGCTTTAAACTTTTGTAATTCTGATATGCAAACTATAACGATTGGGTCCGAATTATTTTTTCATCAGTTTAGACTGTTGGTTAAAACCAAAGTTATCAATAATGAAGATTATCAGTTTATTTTCAAAACTGATAATCACGAAATGTTATTAAATGTTAGCTCCGATGGTGCGTTATGTGAATGGTATCCATCGGATTATAATGTATCATTTAATACAATTATCAAAATTATATAACTGGAATATTATGACATTACAAAAAGAAATTAAAATCCTTTAGAAGATGTTCAATTACTGTATAAATAAAAAATAACTCAAAAAGAAGGAAATATTATGACACAATCAAATGAAATTAAAAACGAGAATAAAGCAATTGCACCAAAATATAAACTTGGTGAAGCAAAAACGTTTAACGGGAAAACTCTTTTTAGAGTTGTAGCATTGAGAACATTTAGCAATGTTGCTGCTGGTGATATCGGTGGCTGGATTGAAATCGAAGCTAACTTGTCCCATAGTGGAGATGCTTGGGTTTATGACGAAGCTATGGTATATGATGGGGCAAGAGTTAGTGGTAATGCTATGGTATTGGATCATGCTATTGTATTTGGTAACTCGATGATATACGATAATGCCATGGTATTGGATCATGCTATTGTATTTGGTAACTCGATGGTATTTGATAATGCCATGGTATTTGATAATGCTATGGTATTTGATTATGCTATGGTATTTGATAATGCCATGGTATTTGATTATGCTATGGCATATTGTAAAGCTAGGGTATATGGTGATGCTCGGGTATTTGGTAATGCTGAAGTATATGGTGATGCTCGGGTATTTGGTAATGCTGAAGTATATGGTGATGCGGTTGTATATGGTAACTCGATGGTATACTCCGGAGCTAAAGTATATGGTGGTGCTCAGGTGTATGGCGAAACTGAGATTTCAGATAGTGCTCAAGTATGGGGTAATGCAAAAATTTTTGGTAAAGCAAAAATTTCTGGGAACGCAAGAGTTTTTGATAAAGCCGAAGTTTTTGGTAATATTTGGGTTTATGGTGATACATTAGTTCATGATAACACAAAAATTTATGATAATGCTAAAATTTCTTGTAAAACAATCATTTGGGGCAAAACACTTATTACTGAAACATACAAGGATAAGTAATGATAGAATTAAAATATAAACTAGGTGAATCAAAAGAGTTCGAAGGGAGAACTCTTTTTAGGGTCGTAGCACTGAGATCATTTAGCAATGTAACAGCCGGTGATATCGGTGGCTGGATTGAAATCGAAGATAATTTGTCACATAGTGGAGATGCTTGGGTCTATCGTGATGCTAAGGTATATGGGAATGCCCGAGTATTTGGTGATGCTCATATAAGTAATAATGCTCAGGTATTTGGTAATGCTCGAATAAATGATGATGCCTGGATAGGCAATAATGCTCAGATATATGGTAATGCTTGCGTGCATGGTAATGCTCAGGTATATGATAATGCTGAAGTATATGATAATGCCGAAGTATTTGATAATGCCGAAGTATTTGATAATGCCTGCGTATATGGTAATGTTCAGGTATTTGATAATGCTGAAGTATATGGTGATGCCCGGGTGGTTGATAATGGTGTAGTTGATAGTAATGCTCAAGTATGTGGCAATGCTTTGGTAACTAAAGCAGTTAATACAATAACCACCAATAAATATATTATCACGATTGCTGACAATTACATGAAAATCGGTTGTCGGAATCACCCAATCGATGATTGGGAAGCTTTTACAGACGAGCAGATATCTGACATGGATACCGGAGCATTAGCTTGGTGGAAAGTTTGGAAGCCAATTATATTTACCATAATAAATGCTTATTAAATAAGCTAACTACAAAAAGGAAAGATTATGATACAATCAACTGAAATTAAAAACGAGAATAAAGCAATTGAACCAAAATATAAACTTGGAGGCACAAAAACATTTAACGGGAGAACTCTTTTTAGAGTTATAGCATTAAGATCTTTTAGCGATGTGATGGCTGGTGATATCGGTGGTTGGGTAGAAACTGAAGATAACCTAGCACAAGATGGTGACGCTTGGGTCTATGATGATGCTATGGTATATGATGGGGCAAGAGTTAGTGGTAATGCTGTGGTATTGGATCATGCTATTGTATTTGGTAACTCGATGATATACGATAATGCCATGGTATTTGATAATGCCGTGGTATATGGTAATGCCATGGTATATGATTATGCTATGGCATATTGTAAAGCTAGGGTATATGGCAATGCTCGGGTATTTGGTAAGGGATTGGTTAAAGGTAAAGCCCAAGTATATGGTAACGCCATAGCTACCAAAGCAGTTAATACGATGCATACTGATGCTTACAATATTACCATTATTGATAATTATATAACTATTGGGTTCGAAAATCACCCAATCGCTGATTGGGAAGCATTTACCGACGAGCAGATAGCTGACATGGATACTGGAGCCCTAGCGTGGTGGAAAGTTTGGAAGCCAATTATATTTGCTATAATAAATGCTTATTAACTAAGCTAACTGCAAAAAGGAAATAATATGACAAAAGTAGATAATAAAGCAATTATACCAAAATATAAACTTGGTGTAGCAAAAGAGTTCGATGGGAGAACTCTTTTTAGAGTTGTAGCGTTAAGAGATTTCGGTGACATAAAAGCCGGTGATATCGGTGGCTGGATCGAAACTGAAACTAACTTATCTCATAGTGGTAACGCTTGGGTCTATGATGATGCCAAAGTACAAGATAATGCAAGAGTGAAGGATAATGCAGTAATTTGGGATAATGTGGTTGTATATGATAACGCAATGGTATATGGTAATGCAGTAATTTGGGATAATGTGGTTGTATATGATAACGCAATGGTATATGGTAATGCAGTAATTTGGGATAATGTGGTTGTATATGATAACGCAATGGTATATGGTAATGCCCGGATATTGGATAATGCCAAAGTATATGATAACGCAATGGTATATGATAATGCAAGAGTTAGTGATACCGCCCAGGTTTATGGTAATGCTAAAATATATGGTATGGTTGAAGCATACGATAATGTTCGTATATTTGGTGACACATGGGTTACCGGTAATACTTAAGTATATGGTAACGCCATAGCTACCAAAGCAGTTAATACGATGCATACTGATGCTTACAATATTACCATTATTGATAATTATATAACGATTGGATTCGAAAATCACCCAATCGTTGATTGGGAAACATTTACAGATGATGAAATATCTAAAATGGATACCGGAGCACTAGCGTGGTGGAAAGTTTGGAAGCCAATTATATTTGCTATAATAAATGCGTATTAAATAAATAAGGATAAAAAATGGTAGGAAAAAAATATAAACTTGGAGAATCAAAAAAGTCCCAAGGAAGAACTCTTTTTAGAGTTGTAGCGTTAAGAGATTTCGGTGACGTAAAAGCAGGTGATATCGGTGGTTGGATAGAAACTGAAACTAACTTATCTCATAGTGGTGATTCTTGGGTCTATGATGAGGCCAGAGTTAGTGGTGATACTTGGGTCTATGGTAATGCCAAAATATCCAATAATGCACAGATATTCGGTAATGCCTGCATATATGGTAATACCAAAGTAGGGGATGAAGCTCAGGTATTTGGTAATGCCATCGTATATGGTAATGCTTTGATATATGGTTCTACTCAGGTATTTGGTAATGTTGAAATATATGAGAATGCCCAAGTATTTGGTATGGCTAAAGCATACGATAATGTTCGTATATTTGGTTATGCATGGATTACCGGTAATACTCAAGTATATGGTAACACCATAGTTACCAAAGCGGTTAATACAATATACACTGGTGAGTATGATATTATCATTACTGACAACTATATAAAGATTTGGTGGGAAAATCACCCAATCGACGTTTGGGAAGCATTTACCGACGAGCAGATAGCTGACATGGATACCGGAGCGCTAGCGTGGTGGAAAGTTTGGAAGCCAATTATATTTGATATAATACAAAAAGGAAATAATATGACATCACAAAAAGAAATTAAAAACTTCTGGGAAAAGATGCTTAATTACCGTATAAATAAAAATAACTCCAAAAAAGAAGGAAATAATATGATGCAATCAAATGAAATTAAAAACGAGAATAAAGCAATTGTACCAAAATATAAACTTGGTGAAGCAAAAACCTTTAATGTAAGAACTCTTTTTAGAGTTGAAGCTCTGAGATCATTTGGCAATGTGTCTACCGGTGATATCGGTGGCTGGATTGAAAACGAAGATAATTTGTCTCATAGTGGAGATGCTTGGGTCTATGACGAAGCTATGGTATATGGTAATGCTCGAGTGAGTAATGACGCAATAGTGAGGGATAATGCCTGCATATATGGTAATACCAAAGTAGGGGATGAAGCTCAGGTATTTGGTAATGCCATCGTATATGGTAATGCTTGTATAAGTGATAATGCTCAGGTATATGGTAATGCTCGTATAAGTGATGACGCCCAAGTATACGATACAGCTCATGTATTCGATAACGCATATATAATCGATAATGCTTGGATAGGTAATAATGCAAGAGTATGTGGCAATGCGCGTATAACTGATGATTCGCGAGTATACGATAACGCATTGATTAGTGGTCATTCCTTGATTTCTGATAGGGCTTTGATATATGGCAATGCCCAGGTATTTGATAATGGCTTGGTTAAGGGTAATACCCATGTATGGGGTAACGCCGAAGTTACCAAAGCAGTTATTACGATACATACCGATGCTTACAATATTACCATTACTGATAATTATATAACTATTGGGTTCGAAAATCACCCAATCGCTGATTGGGAAACATTTACTGATGATGAAATATCCAAAATGGATGCAGGAGCGTTAGATTGGTGGCGAGTCTGGAAGCCAATTATATTTGCTATAATAAATGCTTATTAAATAGCTAACCGCAAAAAGGAAATAATATGATGCAATCAAATGAAATTAAAAACGAGAATAAAGCAATGGTAACTCCAAAATATAAGCTTGGTGAGTCAAAAGAGGTCTTAGGGAGAACTCTTTTTAGAGTTGTAGCGTTAAGAGATTTCGGTGACGTAAAAGCAGGTGATATCGGTGGTTGGGTAGAAACTGAAGATAACCTAGCACAAGATGGTGGAGCTTGGGTAGAAACTGAAGATAACCTAGCACAAGATGGTGGAGCTTGGGTCTATGATGAAGCTATGGTATATGATGGGGCAAGAGTCTATGATGACGCAAGAATATTTGATAAAGCGATTGTATGTGGTAACTCGCTGGTATATGGTAACTCGCTGGTGCGCGAGTATGCTATGGTATATGATAATGCTGAGGTAGCTGGTAAGGCCGGGATAGCTGGTAATGCTAAAGTATATGATAACGCGTTAGTTAGTGGCTATTCCTTGGTCTCTGGTAATGCTTCGATATATGGTGCAGCCCGGATATTTGATAATGGGGTAGTTGATAGTATCGCCCAAGTATGCGGTAACGCAGTAGTTACCAAAGCAGTTAATACCATACACACTGATAAATATATTATCACGATTACTGATAATTATCTAAAAATTGGATGTCAGAATCACCCGATCGACGTTTGGGAAGCATTTACCGACGAGCAGATAGCTGACATGGAGGTAGGAGCATTAGATTGGTGGCGAGTCTGGAAGCCAATTATATTTACCATAATAAATGCTTATTAACTAAGCTAACTATGAAAAGGAAAGATTATGACAAAAGTAGATAATAAAGAAATTACACCAAAATATAAACTTGGTGAAGCAAAAGAGTTCGATGGGAGAACTCTTTTTAGGGTCGTAGCGTTAAGAGATTTCGGTGACGTAAAAGCCGGTGATATCGGTGGTTGGGTAGAAAATGAAACTAACTTGTTTCATAGTGGTGACGCTTGGGTCTATGATGAGGCTAGAGTTAGTGGTGATGCTTGGGTCTATGATGAGGCTAGAGTTAGTGGTGATGCGCGGGCATATGGTAATGCCTGCATATATGGTAATACCAAAGTAGGGGATGAAGCTCAGGTATTTGGTAATGCCATCGTATATGGTAATGCTTGTATAAGTGATAATGCTCAGGTATATGGTAATGCTCGTATAGGTAATAATGCGCGGGTATATGGTAATGCTTGCGTGCATGGTAATGCTCAGGTATATGGTAATGCTGAAGTATATGGTAATGCTGAAGTATATGGTAATGCTGAAGTATATGGTAATGCTGAAGTATATGGCAGCGCAAAAATATCTAACAATATTTGGATATTTGATAATGCCCGTATATATGGTAAGGCCTAAATATTTGATAACGCTCAAGCATACGATAATGCATTGATTAGGGGGTTAGTCCACGATCTCTGGTAATGATTTGATATACGCGGATTAAATAGCTAAATACAAAAAGGAAAGATTATGACAAAAGCAGATAATAAAGGTGTGACACCAAAATATAAACTTGGTGAAGCAAAAACCTTTAATGGAAGAACTCTTTTTAGAGTTGTAGCATTGAGAACATTTAGCAATGTTGCTGCTGGTGATATCGGTGGCTGGATTGAAATCGAAGCTAACTTGTCCCATAGTGGAGATGCTTGGGTCTATGATGAAGCTATGGTATATGGTAAGGCCAGAGTTGGTAATGACGCAATAGTGAGGGATAATGCCAGAATGAGTGATAATGCTCATGTATATGGTAATGCGTTGATAGGTGGTAATGCGGTTGTATATGGTAACGCAATAGTATACGCTAGAGCGCAAGTATATGATAATGCACAAATATCTGGTGATACCCATGTGTGCGATAATGCTAAGGTATTTAATAATGCTAAGGTATATGGTAATGCTCAAATTTCTGGTTATGCTAAGGTATTTAATAATGCTAAGGTATATGGTAATGCCCATATCCATGGTAATGCTAATGTTGGGGATAATGCTAAAGTATATGGTAATGGTTTGGTTGGCGGATATACTAGGATATATGTTGATACGATAGTTACCAAAGCAGTTAATACCATATTCACTGATAAATATGAGGTTACAATTTCTGACAATTATATAAAAATCGATTGCGAGAATCACTCACTATTCGATTGGGAAAATTTTACTGATAATCAGATATCCAAAATGGATACTGGAGCATTAGAATGGTGGAAAGTTTGGAAGCCAATTATATTTGCTATAATAAATGCAGATTAAATTAGAATAATTTAATCCCGTATAAGAATAACTACGAAAAAAGAAGGTATTTAAAATGAAAATTAAAGGATTACGAAATAAACAATACTGAACATTTAAATGGTACGGGTAAAAGTAAATATACCCATGTAATGATAAACCGGTTCAAATATTGAGTACGGATAGAAAAAATAATTTATATCCAGTATTAGCGCACAGTGATGAATTCCAAGAAGAATGTGGCGTAAGGGCATTTACTAAATTTGGAAAGTTTACTCACGGAATAGATTCGGTATATGATCTAGTAGAGTTGAATACATTAAAACTTTAGAATCAATAATTTATAATTTTGGATTAAAAAAATAGTAAAGGAGTTATCATGCATGTACATGATTGGATAAACGAAAGAATGTATGGGAAATGCCCGGATGAAGAAAAATATGCTGTAGCTTTTTTACATATAAAGGCTACTACAACAGCAGTAAGTACTTGGGTTATAGAACCCATAATGAAACAACATAAACTTTTTTGTACGTACAAAGGAAGCAAATATAGAGTCACTGGATGCAGCCGTATGGGTGATATATGGTTAGTAAAAAATTATAATAAAGATAATGGATACGATCTTAGAGTAGACGTTGAAGAGTGTACGGATTGGTCTGAAAAATTGGATAAAGAAAAAGGAGAATGATATGAAGATATCAATGGATAAAAAATATACATGTTGCGGAGAGCCAATACGTATATTATGTATAGATGGAAATGACAGTCTCTATCCGGTCATTGGGCTGAGAGATGATGGAACTATACTTAAATTCAGAGAAGATGGGAAATGTTCGCCAGAGTATAACCTCGTGGAGGTTTGGGAACCAGTAGTAGAAGAATGGTGCCTATTTACCGATGAAACATTAGTTGGGGCATGGTTGTTGCAATTTCTTGATAATGAAGATGGTCGTTTTTATGCCCTGGGGGTATCGGATAGTTTTGATAAATGTTATAAATTTACGGGAACCATCCCTAAACACTTAAAAGGAAATTTAAAATGAAAATAGAAATGGGTAAGAAATATACGAGTAATGGTGACTCTGTTCGAATATTATGTACCGATAGACCTAACGATAATGGGTACACAGTTGTTGGATTATTTGAAAATGGCATGATAGGCTATTTTACAGAAGACGGGGAAAGTACAACTACTGATCGTCGTAACTTAGTTGAGGTCTGGGAACCGCAACGTGGCGAGTGGTGCCTATTTACAGATTCATCATTTAATGGAGCAATGCTGATGCAATTTCTTGTTTGTACAATTTATGGTAGATTTCATGCGATGGGGTCGTACCGCAGTTTTGATCACTGTTATAAATTTGATGGAATACTCCCAGAACACTTAAAAGGAGAATGATATGAAGATATCAATGGATAAAAAGTATACAAGTAATGGGCAAGCAGTAAGAATTTTGTGCATAGACCGAAAGAATGATTTGTCAGTCGTAGGAATGCTTACGAATAGTAAAATATGTTATTTTTCGGATAACGGTCATAGTCTCGCCGGAGAATGTTATAACTTAGTAGAAGCATGGGAACCGCAACGTGGAGAGTGGTGCCTGTTTTATAATATTCTGCAGCCTCACATCATTTTAGATCAATTTGTAGAAATGACTGATCAAGGAGAATTCAAAACTCCCGATAATTTAAGTTGGAAATATTGTTATAAATTTACTGGTATTCTACCAGAACATTTACAAGTGCAGAAAAAATATATAGAACTAACGGTAGAAATGGATAAAAAATATACGTCTGATGGAAGGCCAGTTCGCATATTATGTAATGATAGACCAAGTGGTGATTCTGTAGTAGGACTTTATGAAAATGGCGATTTATGTTATTTTACTGGTAAAGGTTATAGTCTCGCCGGAGAATGTTATAACTTAGTAGAAGCATGGGAACCGCAACGTGGAGAGTGGTGTTTATTTTGTAATGTTCTGAAACCACACAACACTATTTTAGATCAATTTGTAGAAATGACCGAACTCGGAGAATTCCAAACTCCTGATAATTTAAGTTGGAAATATTGTTATAAATTTACTGGTATTCTACCAGAACACTTAAAAGGAGAATGATATGAAGATATCAATGGATAAAAAGTATACAAGTAATGGACAAGCAGTAAGAATTTTGTGTATAGATGGGTATAAAGAAGATTACCCAGTCGTCGCGATGTATTTAGATGGTGATATTAGATATTTTACTGAAGATGGAGAAAGTGCAACTGGTGCTCATCGTAACTTAGTTGAGGTATGGGAACCGCAAGTTGGTGAGTGGTGTTGGTTCTGGGATAGTAATGATCAAAAACATGCATCTTTATATGAATTCGTAAAAATGGATGATGTTGGAAAATTTACCTCCACTGCTGGTTGTCATTGGAAACATTGTGCCCAATTTGATGGAACTCTCCCAGAACACTTAAACGGAGAATGATATGAAGATATCAATGGGTAAAAAGTATACAAGTAATGGAAAGAACTTACGTGTAGTTTGTATAGATAGAGAAAATACATTTGGGTATAAAGTTGTTGGGGTATTTGATGATGGAGATATAAAATGCTTTAGATCAAATGGTGATAGCGCGCTTGACTCAAAATATGACTTACAAGAAGTATGGGAACCAACTGAAAACGAGTGGTGTTGGTTCTGGGATTGTAATGATTCACAACATATAATTTTATCTAAATTTAAGGAAAAGAATGCTGATGGAATGTTCGGGTCGGTCGATGGATATTTCTGGATTTATTGTGCTAAATTTACTGGAGAACTACCAGAACATTTACAAGAGAAGACTATAGATTTTAAAAAAACTTTTGTAGCGAGGGAAGCCAGATGTCAGGATTGTACATATTTGCTTGAATTAGATGGTGAGGGGTATTGTAATTCGGTTAATGATATAGTTAAGAATATAATCGACTGTCCTTATGGCCGCAGCGAAATTCATAATTGTTAAACGTACCCAATATGAGCTTAGTATTATTTGGGATAATTGATGTTGATATGCATAAATAGAAAAATATAAAAAAGGAAATAAATGGCTACTAAAGAACTTGAATTAACAGAAGAACAACAGGCCAAGTTTAAGTTGTATTATGAAAATGTTCATTATAAAATGTTGGGTATTAAACGGGTTAAATACACTTTTTATAAATGTGAGGTGTGCATCAGAGAAGTTGAAGTTAAATTGAACGAAATTAAACGTAGAATAAAAGTAGGTAAACCTTTAATTTGTAGTAAATGTAGAGCAAAAGGTTTACACCTCTTGGCACCAAAATTTTCATCCGATGAATATTCTAAGATGATTTCTTCTCGAGGATTAAGTAAAACTAATACATCCGGTTATTTAGGTTCATCTCTGTATACCACAAAAGGTTATACATGCGTACGCAACCAAGTTAGGTACAAACTAGTACGAAAATGTTTTCATATTCCGTATAACTCAGATGATGATTTAAAATGGGGGGCCTGGTTACGCGATGATTATATTAGGAGTATGGGGTACCCACATGCTTTAAATTTTTCAGATGAAGAACATGAAGCGTTACGCATTAAGTACCAGGACCACCCAAAGAAAGATTGGGTATCAAAAAATAAGGGATAAAGTATGTATGATGCATTAATCAAAGCCACTAGCCTTATGGTTATAATGGTAGCGATACTACTTATACTGGGGGAAATTGCAATAACTGTGGTTTATGGTCATTGGGGTTATGCAATTGGTGAAATATTTATAATATTATTTTTTGCGGCATTATATGACTTACGAACGTAATTCATATAGTTATGAGAAAAAATTAAATAAAAAGGTTAAAGAATGTTTGATGCGTTACGAAATACAATTATTTTGGTGGTTATAGCGGCATTGATGTTACTTATACCGGGCGGAATCGTAATAACCATGATTTATGGTCATTGGGATTATATAATTGGTGAAATATTTATAATATTCTTTGCTATTGTATTATCTTACGTCTACGCCGAATAATGAAATAATTATGAGAAAAAATTAAATAAAAAAAGGATAAAGAATGAAATATGTACACTGCGCAGACTGGTGTGACACGGATGAAATCGAGATCACAGAAGTTATTAAATACGAGGTACTAGTAACTTTTGGTGGTGGAATGGGTGGAGCAAATATTACTTATTATAGTAAGGATATTATGAAATCAACTATAATAGATAATGAAAATTATATTAGTATTGATCATTTTGGTGATATAATTGAATTAAATCTTGCTCACGTAGTTGAACTAAAAAAATGTTTAGTAATTGAAATGCTTAATAAAACCAAAAATAGTTTTAGAGTATTTAAGGTTGGCAGAATAGATACAAACTATGAAATTGTATACCGCTACACTGGAGACTGGTATAAATCTTTATTATATGAAATAAAAAATCTTGAAACTGACACAAAGGATATATAATGAAAGTAAAACTAAAACACGTTGCTAGCCACCGGTTAGCTCATTTTGAAAATTGTGTAGGGGAATTGGAATTCTTACCAAATAATGTTTTTACATTTAAAACTTCTGATCGTGAACTAACGTCTACGACGATTACTGAAATAGAAGAGTATGATAAGCATATCAATATTTATACTATTAATTCAGTATTTGCGTTCAAGAAAAAAGATAAGTAATGAAAGTTTGTAGAACCTTACGAGTAGAAGAACTAGTAGATGTCAACTGGGCGGAAGAGATATTAAATAATTTTCATCAAACCTTAAAATCAAAAGGTTTTAATTTTTGCGAAATTAGGTATAGCGGATTTAATTCGCAAGGTGATGGAGCATCATTTACTTTTAATTCCGTCGATGTCGAGCGGTTTATTAAAATAAATAGCTGTGCTAGTAAATACAAACATTTACTTAAAGCTATTAATAATGGTATGACCCAACTAACCTTCCATAGTCAAATTGTGAATCATTTTTACGCTCATAATAAAACCATTATTATTGAGGCATCTAAATATATATCAGATAATGTTTCGGAAAAAAAATGCATTAAAATAAATAACGAAATTATCGAACTACAAAATGAGATTGAAGAAAAATATATATCATTATGTGATGAGATCTATAAGGAGTTAGAACAAGCATATTATGGTTTGGTTGAGAATATAGAAGAAGATCTCAAGGAAGAAGAAGAAACCAAACGTAAAAATGAAGAAATATTTAAAAAGTATAATGGTGAACTGGTAAAATTTCAGTGCCTTGGAAAATTTAGACCGGGTTTAGTAATTGGATATGATTATGATACAACATGTCTTAGAATTGCAACACCCTCTGGTCTCGGAACTGCGACCTTTCCAGAGTTTGGGATTGTTGCGCCAGAAGTACAAAAAAGCTTTCTAATCATATTACCAATTAAGGATTGTGAAATTATTATAACTGATCCTAATATGGTTAATGATATTAAAGCTGGAATTCTAGCTGCTTTTAATAAAAGATATGGAGATGACTAATGATTAACCCGGAGATATTTACAGTACCAGAAAGAATCAATACCCTTAAACCAAATGAGGTTTTTGTATTTGGTTCTAACTTGGCGGGTATACATGGTGCTGGTGCAGCACTGCTTGCTCGTAATAAGTTTGGTGCGGCCCAAGGTTTTGGGTATGGTTTATGTGGACAATCGTTTGCAATACCAACTAAAGATATGCAGATCAAAACATTACCATTAAGTAAAATTAAAAATTATGTTGATCTGTTTATATTGGAAGCCGCTAAGCACCCAACTAAAACATTTTTGATTACCCAAATCGGTTGTGGACTAGCTGGTTATAAACCAGAAAACATGTTTCCACTTTTTGAAAAAGTACCAAGTAATTGTAGATTACCAATAGCTTGGTCATATTTAAATAAATAAAGGATTACAAATGAAATTCGGATTAATCGAAAATAAAAAACGTTTACCATTCTTTGGTTTTATGTGGTTAGTGCTTATAGTTGGATTTTTTCTTGGTTCTAATGTAATTGGAAATGAATTAAAATCAACGGAATTAATATGTACCAATGCTGAAATTAAAAATATTATAACTGATGGTTATAATAAAAGTGGTCATAATTTATTCGGTCAGATGTTTTTTAATACAGAATCCGCTATTTCGAGTAAAAATAAAAATATTGTAAAAATTTGGTTATATTTTATGTTTAATCAAATTGGTGCCCATGAAATAACGACTTATGCTTCGGATAGAGATTTATTATATTTTAACCCATTAGGATATCAAAAGTCGTTAGTTGAAATCGATTTAAATAAAAATTTAATAAGAAAATCGTCTGATTCGTATTATGATTGTAATGGTAGAATTATATCAAAAAATGTAATTTCCGAAAAATGGGAGCCGATAAGTGTTGGATCACCTAATAATTATGTATTAGAAGTTCTTAAAAACAGTAGAAACCAAATGGGTAAATAATGAAGTTTAAGCGAATTGGATTCAATGTTGCCAAAACAGTAGCGGCCATTATTGGTATATTTGGTTTATTAATAAATTCCCAGTTTATTATAAGTGAGTCAAAATTATTATGTGATAATGACAATAATACGAATCTTATTTCTAATTATATCATTACTAATCAGTTAGCAAATGGCTCAACATATCAGATACTTAGTATTAAAGAGCAACAACTGAATACCGAACATAATTTGAAACAATGTCAAATTACTTATAGTGATGCAAAAAATGAGCAAACTACCTTAATATATTCAATTGGGATAAATAATAATCAGATTGAACTTATCGATGTAAAACCAGAGAATTTAAATATTTAACTATTTTATTTATCTTAGTATAAGGGGCAATATGTTTAATATATTATAGTAGTGCAACTATGATCATAAATATAGAAATATATTAGTGTTTCGCTTATTTTAAAAGTACATAAGCGATATGTATACTGATATCGTCTTCCGTACATAAGGTACGAAAAATAATTTAAAAGGTAAAAGGATTAAAAATGGCAAGTAAAGTTATTTCTACTTATTATATAGGAAATGTTCCAGTATATGCCGGAGCTCAAGGTGGTGCTCATACTCAAAATGGGTGCATGTTTAATTTTAACATCCGAGTTAAACCAGAAATCAATAATGTTGGGATTATGATTATTAAAACGAATGATCCAATAATTCATAGTTATGATAATACAACTAGGGCTCCAGAATTCGAATTGGATCTTAGTAATCTCACAAAACTGATTACGCTTTTAAAAGTAAGAGGTTTCGCTAGCCCAACACAAGGAGCTCAGGAGTTTATTAAACTTGGAGTGACTACTCAAGCGAAATATGCAGACCGCATAAAAATGGCATGGGTTAAATCTTTTCAAGATACTACAACCTTTATAATTGAAACTAACGGTCAACAAGAAATGTTCGTGGTAGAAGGGATATTTCAAAATGAATATCTATTAGATGTATTACAATCAACAAGAGAACTTTTAATTAGCTCTAAAGTAGCCGATGAAATAATCGTTACTCGTGGTACAACTAATAATGTTGGAAATTCGATGCCTGGTATTCCAGGTGGAATAGGTATGTCACCAGTATCTACCGTTGGAACAATGTTACCAAACTTTACTGGAACTCCAGCGGCACCTACTGCTCCAGCGGCACCTACTGCTCCAGCGGCACCTACTGCTCCAGCGGCACCAGCAATACCAGGTGTACCAAATATGCCTGGATTGCCGGCTTAATAAATTAAATAAATTTCAAGGACCATATATAATATGTTAACCGAGCAAGATAAATTAAAAATCGTTTTAAAAAGTATGTCTAAAAAAAGATATAAAGCAGCGTTAAAAGAGCTTAACAATATTCCGTTATTTAAAGCTGATGGCAACTATCCGTTGTCGTTAGATGTTAGAGCTGTAATGGCGAATGAGGGTTCGATTGGTTTGGCTAAACTTTTAAGAGATACGTTTAGATTTGATTTAACAGATCCAAACGTTAAAGATACCCCAAGTAGAGTAGCTAGTATGTGGGTAAATGAACTTATGGTTGGCAGATATACGGATAAACCACGTCTGGAAGCATTTCCCGTCGAGGAAAAACATTTAAGTAAACATAGTATAGAAATGTTGCACGAAGATGCCTCTGTTTTAGAGTACGATGGGATAATCATTAAAAAGATTGATGTTCGATCATTATGTTCGCATCATCTTATGCCTTTCTTTTCTGATGGTAAAAAGTCTTTTGCTTTAGTAGCTTATATACCAACAACTAAGTTTTTAGGTATTAGTAAAATTCAACGTTTATCTAATTGGTATGGTGCAAGACCATCACTACAAGAGCAATTAACTTGGTCAATATATAAAGAGATGTGTGACACTCTTGGTACAGACGATGTATTTGTAATTATGAAAAACATTACACATACTTGCGAAACTCTACGTGGAGCTAAAACTGAAGATGGTAGTACTACTACTATGTTCTATGGTGGAAAATTTAAAGATATCAAGAAACGTAATGAAGTAATCAATTTGGCAGCAGATTAATCGTTTAGGTTAAGTTATATCCAAATTAGAGGAGGTAATTATGGAGAATAATGCAATTAATGATCTATGGTTTCTACCATTAGATTTCATTGAAAAGACCGAAAACGATAAGCGTTTAGTGTATAGTGATACTGATTCTGTGGTGGGAAATTCAATTATTATAGTAAATGGTAAACCTATTAAAATTGAAGATTTTTATAATTCTTTACCTAATAACTATATTGAAGAAAAAGATCATCACTTTGTAAAAAAAAGTGATGGTTTTGTAACGTTAACCGTTAATGATAATCATGAGCTCATAGATAAAGAAATTATTTATTGTATGAAGCATTTAGTAAAAAAAAGATTTTTCCGAATTAAAACTGATACAAATGAAGTAATAATCACAGAGGATCATTCATTGATGGTTAAAAGAAATGGTTATTTAATTGGTATAAAAGTTAAAGAACTGATGGAAGGTGATGAAATATATGAAATTTCAGAATCCCCCACTTTGTAGAACGTGCTCTAATAAATTGATTGATGATTCAATTTGGCAAAAATATATTAATGGTGAAACCGATCTAAAGGATAAAAAATTTTTCAATAATTTTTATTCTAAACTTAAAAAAAGGATATCAAATGATATTAAAATTGAAAAATGATTTTATAGTTGAAGATTTAGGTATTCGAGAAGAATGGGTTTATGATATAGAAGTTAAAGATAATCATAATTTCTTTGCAAATAATATCTTAGTACACAATTCCGCATATTTGCTATTCGATTTACCATTCAATAAATTTGATGATATCCGGCAACTGGTTGATTATATACAGCAGTTGTCGACTAAAATTGATACAGAATACAATAATGCTTTAAATTATTATGGTTCAATGTTTGCGGGGTTAAATCCTGAATTCAATATTATGAAATTTAAATCAGAAGTTGTAGCGTATCAAGGCTTCTTCAACACCAAAAAGTTTTATGCATTGAGTAAAGCTTGGGACGAAGGAGCTTTCTTTGATACGCCAGAAATTAAAAAGACCGGTGGCCAAATTAAGAAAGCAGACGTTACTAAGATATCGGAACAGCTTTTATCCTTAGTCTATAAAATACTTGTTTTACCATCAGAAACTAAAGATCTTGAGTCATTATATAAAAAGATCTTTATTGAGACTAAAAACCGTATTAAAATGCAACTAAAGCATGATATAGATAATCTTGATTTTAAAAGTTTCGGTGTACCAAAAAAATGGAGTTTTAAAGCTACAAAAGATATGCAGTGGGTAACCGGTGCAAGATTGTATAATCAAATAGTGGAGGATCTTCACCGCCCTGGAGATTCAATGTTAACTCTTCCAATTAAAGGGAATTTTAACATTCTTCAAAACTATGATGAACAATTATCTTTAAAAAATAAAGATTTAACTTATCTACTTAAAGCTGATGATTATAATGATATATCTACTTTAAGTATTCCACCGAATATGAATTCTGAACAAGTACAAAAACTATCAGCGGCATTTGAAAAATATTCAATTCGAGTAGATTTTGATCAGGTAATGTTATTTAATATAGATATGAAATTGGAAGTATTTGAAAAACTATTTCCCCCAGAAATTAAATTATTGGTAAAGGGAGATTGATGTTAATAGATCCTGCGAATACTCATATTTGTACCCCAGAACTTTATCAACAGTTAATGGATATGATTAAAAAACAACAAATTGCATTTCATCAATTTTATAACGTTGAGATAGAAACTGATGAATTACCATTTCTAAATTTCATGCAAACCTATAAAGATAATCAAGCTACAAAGGTTTTAAATAAAACCTACTACGATATCGAAACTTATGGTGTCAATGAAAATGGTGAAATAGTAGATGAATTCCCGGAAGTAGATAAAGCTGCGTTTCCAGTAAACGCTGTAGCCTTATATAACAATATTACTAATGAAGCTACCATTATATCTTATGTAAATGATTGTAACATTACTGATCCAGTAGCTTTACAAGCTGGGGTTGAAGAATACTATGCTAAAACGGTCATAGAAAATCCAATCTATGAAATTCAAGATTTAAAAATCATAGTCGAAATAGTTGAAAATGAAAAACAACTTTTCCAATCATTTCATACCAAAATTCATTCGTTAGATACACTAATGTTGATTGGATTCAATAGTTCATTATTCGATGATGTATATATGATGAATAGAGGATCTAAGCTTTTTGGTGAGGAAGTATATCATAGTATGGTTTCAGAATTTCAAGTTACCAAATATAGTAGCCGGGTATTTGAGTGGCCAGATTATCTTTTGGTTGATCTATTAAAACTATACCAACCAGTTGATTCTGGTGGTATGGGCCTAGGCCAATCATTATCAAGTTATAAGCTAGATAATATTGCCGAAGTTGAATTAGGTATACAAAAATTAGATCTTGATGGGGGTTTCGTAAAAACCTATAGAACCAACATCGTTCAATATTTGACATACAACCTGATGGATACACTATTGACTTTTAAATTAGATCAAAAACTTCAATTTATTGAGCAAATTTATAGCTTATCGAAGTATAATAATTCGTCGATTGGTGCAACTATTAATGGTCGGTCAATCATGTATAAATATAGAAACGATCTTATTTATGCTAATCAAAAAAAATTGATCCGTGCTAAAAAATATTCTAGGGAAGTTTTTTATCAGATTGAAAAGGAGGTTAAAAAGTGAAACAACTTGGATCCGAGAATTTAACTATAATTGATAAATTAGAAAATATTAATAAGTTAACTTCCGATATAGACCAAAATATAAAACTGTGTAAATCAATTATAACAGTAAATAATAAAGTCTCCGAGGATACATTAGAGCTCATCGAATCTATAAATTTAGATATTGATAAGCTTAAACAAGAGCAATTTTATATACTCGAAAATAATTATAATTCAAAACTAACGTTCCGTGGCATCGAATATCGAGTATTAGAATTGATTAAAATTAAAGAAGCGTTAAAAGCTAAAATGGATGCAATTATTGATTATTTAAAAGTCATGGAAGATCAGGAGATTGATCAATACCACCTTAGAGTCCAAACCTTATTAAATACAATAAAAACGGAATACCGAGATATAAATAGAGTGTTGTATCTCCACAATACTAAAAAGGCTTAGAAAGGCGCAAGATGAAAGAAAACGAAAAAAATAGATTCGAGTTAAGTGAAAGGGATCCATATCTTTCACAAACTTTTTATAGCTTAGAGGGTGAAGGAATGACTCTAGGGCGAACAGCTTTATTCTTAAGAATAAATGGTTGTAATGCTACTTGTACATTCTGTGACACAAGTTTTAGTATCAAGGGTGAAGAAAAATATAATCTTGTAAATATGGCAGAACCAGAATTTGTGGATTATCTTCGTAAAGAATACCAGCATCTTGATATTGAACATGTGAATTCTATTACTATAACCGGTGGTGAACCACTTAAAAATATTAAACAGTTTAATAGAATGTTTAAAAATATTCTACATGTGTTTCCTAAAGTGGAGCATGTAATATTCGAAACTAATGGTACCTACCTAAGTTCGACTAGTAACTGTTTAAAGCTATTACGAGAAATTGGAGAATTTATTAATATAGATCAGATTAACTTTACTTTAAGTATCAGTCCAAAACTATCCAGTAAAATGAGCTGGAGTAAAACAGATGATGCTGAAGTTTTATCTTGGTATAACGATATTCTTCATAATTATAAATATTATCTAAATCGTTATTTAGATATACAAATGAAGTTTATTCAATTTCCAAATGATAGTGAATACTTTAATTTGAATCAAAATCTAATAAATTTATGTAAGGAATACAATATTCCAAACTATAAGATATTGATTATGCCTTTTACTCCACCAGATCCACTTGGTAAAGATAGTGCTATTTGGACAGAATCTAAAGATACTGCGGCGAGATATGCGTTAAAGCATAATTTTAGATACAGTCCTCGTATCCATATTGATCGCAAATTGGATTAATTATGGGAAATGTTAGTATCCGGGATATTACTGCTTATGTTTGGAATACATCTCTTAATAACTACAGTCCGGTAGCTACATCTGATTTCGAAGTACATAAAGATCCGATCAGGACCCAACACAGTGATGGTAACCAGTATCGATTAAAGATTAATGCTATCTCAAGTACTATAGATGAGGTTAATCCAGTTTTTAATATGTTTGGTATTATTAATACAACTGATACAAATAATGAGCATTTCTGGCTTAAAAAATGTTTTAAAGTTGAGGTTAACATATCATCTCAAATTAAAGTAATTTATCTGTTACCAATGTCCTATAATGTTAACTTGGAGAAATCAGTAACTTATATCTGTATGGAAATGAGCGAACGATTATTAGAGCTTGGAAATTTTAAATACTTTACGGAATTAGGATTATCCGATTTTACAACATTTTTCAAAAATCGGATAACTGAAGCAAATAACTATTTAAATGAATTGGCCAAGTTAGCTTGCAAGCTTGATAAGTCTTTTGAAGGATTTAAGATTATTCCGAGAGCACCAGTTAGTACTATGGATCGGGCTTCTAATCAGATAAATAATAATAACATTATGCAGCTAGCCGATCAGTTATTCGAACTCGGCTGGTTTAAATGTCCAGCATATGCGAGTTATGATTCCTTTGATTTACAAGCTATGTCAGCTAACCCAAAAGATAAGTGTATTATAACGTATAAGATACTTGATCTAGGGGATATTCGAAAAATAACTAACGCAGTAAATGTTACTACTATGGCTCTATATTCTGGGTTACAAGATCAAACAGTGAAGCCATTTTTTGATACCGCATTTTTTGATAATTTTATCAATAAGAAAGCTACATTTGAATTTTCAAAATATGGTTCTTGGGTAAACTGTCTTATGGATGGTGGGCTTGAACAGGGTGATAGTACTAATCGTATTGAATTGGAAGCATTATTTGGTTCCAAAGAAAATATGGAAGCTAAACTCTGTTGTTTAAAACAACTCGTAGCTATTAATCCACAAGTCTATTCATATGTATTACCAAATATGTTGTTAGGCGCAGATTTTGGGGTTTATAATCTTGGCTCGGGTGGTATTACTGCCTATGATTTTATAGTAGCTATAAACTATTCGGCCACCAATTTAGATGGCCGAACGGATGGTAGCAATTTAACGTTTACTACTAAATTAAAAACGCTAAAATTTAATTATCCGATAATACAAACGGATTTTTATAATAACTTAAATATTAATGGGACACCATGTTTAAATGGATGACATTAATAACAATAACCATTAAAGGGAAATCATGGGAACGCACAAACGAAAGTCGAAGCGAGTAGAACTCCTTGAATTATCAAGGCAGCAGGAATTAAGAAGTGTATTAACTCCAGAAGAATACGATTATAAATTTAAGTCGTTTCTGACAGAGTTTAATATTGATCCGGCTTATATGAATTTTTATAAATTTTTACAAGATCCGGAATTCGAATTACCTCTTCAGGGGCTTTTAAGTCTTATACGTGGCGCTGGTTTTGATCTTCAGTTAACACTAGTGAATAAAAATTTTAAATACGATGATGCAAAAGAGTGGGACCAATTCCTAACTCATTTAAAAAATGTAGTATTTAAATACCATGTACCTAAAAAGATTATTGACCCAACAGATGGAAAACCTCTCAAAAAGAGAGTTAGTTCGAAAACAATAATGACTTCTATGAACGAGGTTGATACAATATCTACTTCAGAATTACAAAATCTTATGGATGAGGTTTGGTAATTTAATATATAAAGAGGTTTTATGACAGGATTACCAGGGGCGGGAATACCAGGACAAGGTGTACCACAATATCAACAACAGGTACCATCATCATATCAACAAGTTGGTGTACCACAAGCTACGGTGCCAATGCAACAAGCTACGGTGCCAATGCAACCAATGCAACAAGCTACGGTGCCAATGCAACCAATGCAACAAGCTACGGTGCCAAGCAACGGATTACCAGGACCGACGAATACTAGTACCTACCGAAATTTAATTACTGTAGGAACTATTACCCATACTGGTAACCAACTATTTGAAATTAATGGTAGAATTGATATTACCGATAAATTCCCAGATGAATTTGCGTTTGTTTGGATTGCACCATCAGTTATTAATAATACTAAACAATCAAATAGAAGTTATGTATTGACTGATAAAATTAATATGAAATTCAGTTCAGAAGAGTTGCATGGATTAGCAGAAGCTTTAACAGAAGCTGGTATGTGGGGACGTTGTTCTTTTATTAAATTTAGTGATCCAAAAAAATCGGGGTCGAACAATAACACTACCTCAAATGATTCAAAAAAGTTTACTGTTACTGCAAGCGTAGAAGGTGATAAAGTTAAAGTATTTATGAACATCATACAGGGTTCTAAAAAAATAGCTATGCCATTAGAAAAGTATACCGCATTAGGTTTAGCTCATCAAATACATGATTTAGCTACGGAAATTAATAGAATGAAATTTGAGCTAGATAGAGAAAGAGCAAAAAATTTTATTAAACAATAGGATTAGACAATTTGAAACTTGATTCTAATATTTCGAATCAGACTTATACTGATTATCTATTATCAAAATCAAATCGGTCTTTACGAGATACCGGGATACCCGGTATTCATATTCATTATTCCAGGAATAGGAGCGAAGTTTTTTTCCGGCCAACCCTAAAGATAAATAAAAAAGATATAATGAAACATCGTAATTTTGATTTAAACTATTTTGGGCTTTGGATAGCAATCCGATATTACAATAAAATAGTTTTAGATTTTGCAACAGATGAAAAAAATAAGGATACTCGGTTAAATATAAATACAGTTTTCGATTTTATGTTATTCAATAACGTAAAACTTGATCAACAAGTATACGAAGCTATTGCAAATAGAGATGAAAAATCTTTACAATTGCTTTATGAAATTACTTTCAATCAAAAACCATTTGATTTCGAAAGTATTATTAACGATATACAAACGTGAAAAATATAAAGGTTAAAAGGATTAATTTTGATAGATTTAAAAATGAGTGAAACAGAAGTATCTCCACCAGCAATTGCGGAAGTAAATGCCTCTACCGATTTAGATACTGGTGGGAAATATACAAAGATTATAAATCTTACGAATCATAAACTAACGGAAATTCTTAGTGGGATCCAAATTGATTTCTCTGAGAGTGGCGTAGCTAGAGTTGATTGTAGAGATGAAATCATTTATCGTGATCCATCTGGTTATACAATTTCTCGTACAAAATATGTACATATTGTTGGCATCGATTTGGATAATATTAATCCAAATCATTTATACATAGTTTCAGCTGTGGTATTGAATGCCATTCGTGAACGTGGATTACAATTTGATAATATTGTGGCACCAGCTAAAATCATTAGGGATAGTGATAACAACGTTATTGCGGCTAGGGGGTTCCGAGTAAATGGTTAATGGAAAAGTTAAAATTAGAAATTGAGCAAAAATTATTCAATTCCAGGAACCGAATCGATTATGTATATTTGAAAAAATATCCAGAAATCTTAAATCGGGCCCAAGAGCATATGACTGGATTTGATGATAAGATTACTTCATCTCAATTAGTTTTATTTTTTTACGAAGGTATATTGTCACCACCTAAGTGTCAGAACGCACATTGTGAAAAATATGTTAAGTGGTGGTCGAATAAAAAATGCTTTTCCAAATATTGTTGCATAAAATGTAGTAATTCTGATCCAGAAAAAGATCAAACAACTATTAAAAATAATATGGAAAAATATGGTGTACCAAGAGCATCTATGACCACTGAATCTAAACAGAAACTTTTAAATACTAATTTGTGCCGGTATGGTGTAAGTAGTACCGCTCAATTAAAAGAAGTAAAAGATAAAGCTAAACAAACCTGTTTAAAAAAGTATAATTATATATCAAGTTCTATATCCGATATAAAAAATCTGGAAGAATATTCTAATCGGGATTTTATAATTGAAAATTTTATAAACGATAATATTTTTGATTTATATGGATTTCGAAATTATTTTAATTGTGGTCAAGTTGCTGCTCATAATACTTTAAACCGCTTAAATATTGATTATAATAAGTACGCGGCAAGAAATACTTTTATAGAGCGGATCGTTGAAGATTTTTTAAAAGAAAATAATATAACTTTTATCAAAAATGATAGAATGGTTCTTAATGGTAAAGAACTTGATTTCTATTTACCAGAGCATAAGCTTGGAGTAGAATTAAATGGTTTATATTGGCATAGTTATAATACAAAAACAAAAATTTTAAAATCAAAAAAAGATATTAAAAATTTTCACCGTATTAAAACCGATAGATGTGAAGAACAGAATATACAACTTTTTCATATATTCGAAAATGAAATTCTTTATAAGTTTGAGATATGGAAATCAGTATTAGAAAACACTCTTGGTAGAAGCATACAACTAGAAGCCGAGGATCATACTATTAAGCCGGTACCCAAATATGATATAAAACCATTTCTAGAAGCTAATCACTTACAAGGTTACTGCTCAAGTTCAATTGCTTATGGTCTGTATTATAATAACAATAATACTGGAATACCAGAGCTAATAAGCATTATGACTTTTACTAAAGGTAGTGGAAGTGCTGATTGGGAGCTAATGCGATTTTGTAATAAACTTGGTTATAATGTTTATGGTGCAGCAAGCAGATTGCTTAAAGCATTTCGGGTTGGGTACAAAGGAAATATTAAAACCTGTGTAAATAGGCGCTGGTCGAATGGTAACTTATACCGACAACTTGGTTTCCAAGAAATTGGTATAAGTGAACCGAATAAATTCATTATTAATTTTAATAAGATTAATAATTTATATAGTAGACTAGCTTTTCAAAAATACAAATTGCCAAAAAATTCAAATTTCGATAATACTTTATCAGCTGATGAAAATATCATAAATAATGGTTATGGAATCATTTGGGATTCTGGTCAAATAAATTTTATCTTAAAAGGAGATATATGAAATATGCAGCGGTATTAAGCTCACAACCTGGTGCGGATGTATATACGCCAATCTTTAATTACTTCCCGGATTACTTAATTACGCTTGGTGAACCAACAGCTGGTAATGCAAATAAGATTAAAACAGCAGGTTGGGATATCCAAACAATTGTAAAGCATGCAAAAAAAATAATCTATAAAGAGAATATGGGGGATGGAAAAAATCTTTACATAGATTCAGGTGGTTTTCAAATCATCAAAGGGCACATCACTAGAAATATGCTATCGGTATACGAGCAATGCTTCCATGATATTATTGAAAAAATGTATAGTGACATCTATCGTATATTTTCATTAGATATTTTTAATTTTAAGATGTCCCCAGAAGATGCCCATTACTATAATATGGTTAGTATTCGTGACAGTATTGATCTAATTAAAATGATACCATCTATTGCAGATAAAGAACTATTTGTAATTCAAAGTACGAATAAGAATATGTTTGATCTTTGGAAACAGATTATGGTAGAACAAAAAGTTTTTGATTATTTTAAACTATGGTCACTTGGTGGGTTAGTTGGTTTAAAAAAAGATACTAATGCTGATTTCAGTCATGCAGTACCAGCTACTTTGTGGTTACTAACCTATGCTAAGCACTATAATGGTACAATTAACCAGGTGCACTGGTTAGGGCAAAGTTCAAGGCTTGCGTTTTTAAGTATGGCAATGATTGAATCATTATATGGTATAAACATGACTGCTGATAGCAGTCAGTTAATAAAATTCGCCCCGATTGAGCAGAAGATGCCATTTATGTCTTTTGATGATGATATACAAGATTTCGTACTAGCCCAAGATCATATATCGATCGAAAAAATGCTTGCTAAACATTCACTTGGGTCAGCACATAGTAAAAAAGCGTTACAAAGTTTTAAAAACTATGCAATTAATAGCTCAACGTTTGTTGTTGCAGATCATGATGGTTCGGAAGAAGAACTATCCGAAGCCGATTACGATGATGCAATTTCTAATTTTTCTAAAAAATCGAAAAGCAAATTCAGTATCCCAAATGAAGATATAATTGAATTGCAGTCTCAAAATATATTTTACGAGATGAAATTTGCTGAGAAGATTGTTACAGAATTGCTCAAGCATCCACTAGAGCATTGGAATACCGATAACCTAAAAGAGGTACACCCAATTCTTAATCGCGGCCGTATTGCTAAAGAGTTTAATAACAATCTAAACTATTTTAGAATCTTCGCTCCAATCATTGAAGCTGGTGATATTAAAGCGGCCGATGAAGTTATGTACAGTGTTCTAGAAAAATTCTCGAGATAAGGAATAGTTATGGAAAAAAAATTTAAATTAGTTGAAATACTAAATGGTTGTAAAACTGGTGAAAGTATAACTCTTACCGAAGATGAATACAATAAGCTTAATCTAAAAAATGTTTTTAAAATCCATAAAGGGAATAACGTGCAAGAAATTGCGGTCGACAATACATATTTTAAAAGCTTAAAATCATGAGTGGTACAAACCACTCGGATACTATCTTAAAGACGATTGTCTTAATAAGTTGCGTCTCCAAGAAAAAGGCTGGTAAGCAACCAGCATGTAACTTATATGGTGGCCCATTGTTTTCAAGCAGTTGGGAATACGCCAAAAATCTTAAACCAGACTTCATTCATATTATGAGTGCAAAATATGGGTTAATTGATTATAAAGAGGTTATTGAACCATATGATGTTACATTAAATGATATGGATAAAGAAACAATACAAGTATGGTCAGATAAAGTATTCGAAGATTTAAAATCTAAATACGATATCGAAAAAACCAAGTTTATTATTCTTGCGGGTAAAAACTATTATTCTGGATTTATCGATAAATTACCACATATTGAATTACCACTTGGTAGTCTCCCTATTGGTAAAAGAGTACAATATCTTCAAAATCTGAATAAAAAATATAATCAAGGATTGTTATGAAGTATAAGGAAGATTCCAGGGATAATCAAACGTTATTTCTATGGTTAGATCTTGAGACTACTGGTCTTAATAGTAAGACTTGTGGTATTATTGAAGCAGCTGGATGCTTTGAATTAAATGGAGAAGTGTTAAAAGAATTTGAACTTTTAATTAACCCGTTTACATATCCAAATCAAATTGAAGTACAAGAAAAGGCTCTAGCTGTAAACAATCGAACTATTCCAGAAATACAAACATTCCTGGATCAGAAACAATGTCTAGACTGGTTAAATAGTTGGATCGAATACTACATAACACAATATGGTTGTAATAGGCCATATATAGTTGGGTATAATGTTGGATTCGATGTAGATTTCGTTAAAGAGTGGTACGCGGCTAATAACGTGAAGTATTCATTGTATTTTCAATATAAATTTATTGATGTGATGCAACATGTTATGATGTTAAGCTATCTTGGAGTACTTGATCCTTATAATAACACCCTAAAAGAGATGTGTTTAAAGTTTGGGATTAATATTGATAATGCTCATACGGCAATTGCTGATATCCGAGCAACAAGAGAATTAAGTCAAAAGTTAGTACAAACTCATAAATATATACAGTGGTTAAAACCAACACCTATAGAGGAGGGAAGCACAGACATAGATAGTATTGTAGCAAACTGGGGTTCAAAAAGAGTTACTGAAAAATTAGGTTTAGTACAACATGATGTTACTAAAGATTATAATTAGAATTCATTCTAATTCAAAATAAAATAAGATAAAGGCTAAAAGATGACATATGATATTTCCAACTCAAGCATTCTTCTAATGGAGAATAACAAGAAAAAGTTTATAAATCTGGACGCGACATTTAAACCATTCGAACCAGAATTATTAAAAATGATCCTTATTGATCAAAAATCTTTTACAGAAATTTGTAATTTTGTAGATTCAAAAATTAATGCGTTAGTTAAGGCGGTTGAATCAACAACTACCCCGACCGAATTAAAAATGGTCAAGATAGATGACTTCTTGGATGATACACCTCTTACTGGAGAAGAGGCAAAAATAATTAACTCTGATAAATTAGAAGAGTTAATTGAATTTAGTTCTGGGCAATTAACTATAAAAGATAATACTTTATATTGGAGAGGGGAACCTATCTATAATAAAAAGATGATTGAATTCATTAGTCATTATCAATCAAATATGGTAAATATTGAATTCGTTGAACGTTTTTTAGATAAAGTCTATCAGAATCCAGATGTAAACGTTCGTAACGATATTTTCGATTTCATTGTTAATAGATGTGGTATCTTAAGCGATGGGGATTTCTTAGCCTATAAAAGAGTTCGTGATTCATATATGGATATTCATTCTAATTCTATGGATAACAGTATTGGAAAAATAGTTTTTATGGACCGTATAAAATGTGATCCAAACTCTAATCGCACCTGTTCTAGAGGGCTTCATGTTTGTACGAAGGGTTATTTATCTTCGTTTTCTGGAGATAGAATAGTACTTTGTAAAGTTAATCCAAAAGATGTTGTAGCTATACCAGTTGATTATAGTGCTATGAAAATGCGTACATGCTACTATAAAGTAGTAGGTGAAGTTAAAAGTAATAGTGAGTTTTCTGATATCTTAGCAAATCTATATGATGATCCAACCAGTGGTGATAAATTATTTATGGAAGTAGCGGAAATCAATGACAATATTGAAGTTGGTATTCAAGTAAACACAACTACCGTAGAAACTGATTCTCGAGTTCCAGTTACTCCGGCTGGTAAAGTTATAGATATAGAAGTAACAACTCCGGAAGAAACATTATTGTTAATTTTCGGTAATGATTCTAAAGTACTAAGTTCCTTAAATGTTGCTAAGAAAGCTTATGCTGAACATAAGGATTTAGATTTATATAATACTGATCTTATTAATAGGGCTACAAAAATTAGACCTAAAAATACTAAACTATTATATGCTATTGATGTTTGGTCTACTAGAACTACTAAAGCCAAACAACTTGATGAAGTGTTAAAAAACAATGCTTCGGTTACTGATGATGCTAAAACAATTAAAGAAGTAATTGAACTCTTTAGTACGGACACTAAGGTAGCAAAAGCATTAGAAAAAATAGTGGAACCTGAAGAGAATAAAAATTTATTCGAAACTATAGTTGATCGGATTAAACAACTGCGTCCAACTAGTGCTAAACTAGTTAAGTTTCTAGATAATTTAAAAAAATAAAAAACTTACCGGATAACCCGGTAAGTTTTCCTGTCGCTAAAAAAGGAGATGGTATGAAAGCAGAAAGGGCAAGAGGGAATATAAATGGTAGAAAAAAAATATAAACTTGGTGAGTCAAAAGGGTTCCAAGGAAGAACTCTTTTTAGAGTTGTAGCAATAGTTGGATTCGCTGATGTAAACATTGGTGAAATCGGTGGTTGGGTAGAGAAAGAAAATAACCTAGCTCACGATGGTGATGCCTGGATCTATGGTGACGCTATGGTATATGGGGATGCTCGAGTTAGTGGTGATGCTATAGTATATGGTGATGCCCGAGTTAGTGGTGAGGCCCGAGTATATGGTAAGGCTCACGTTAGTGGTGAGGCTCGCGTTAGTGGTGAGGCTCACGTTAGGGATAATGCTGAAGTATATGGTAATGCTCAAGTATACGGTTATGCTATGGTATATGGTAATGCTGAAGCATATCGTTTTGCCAAAGTATATGATTATACCGAAGTGTATGATAATGCAGAAGTATATGGTAATGCTGAAGTATATTGTGATGCTCGAGTTAGTGGTAATGCTAAGGTGCATGGTAATGCGATGGTATATGGTAATACTCGAGTTAGTGGTAATGTTATGATACATGGTAATGCGATGGTATATGGTAATTCTGAGGTATATGATAGAGCTCAAGTATATGGGGAGGCCCAAGTGTATGATAATGCCAAAGTGTATGGTGATACTTATATATATGATAAAGCCATTATATACGATGATGCTGAAGTGTATGATAATGCTAAAGTATATGATAATGCCCAAGTGTATGGTTTTGCTGAAGTATATGATAATGCTAAAGTATATGATAGGGCTCAGGTATCTGGTATTGCTGAAGTATATGGTAGGGCTCAGGTATCTGGTATTGCTGAAGTATATGATAGGGCTCAGGTATATGGTATGGCTCAGGTATATGGTTGGGCCAAAGTATATAACGATACTCATGTATCTGGTTATGATGAAGTCTATAGTGTATGATATCAAAGTAATACCATCATATAAACCAAAGTTGCCAATACCGGACCGAGGACATACTACTTCAGAACTTGAAGCTAAGTTATGAAGATTGAAACGAAAGAACTTACCGGATAACCAGGTAAGTTTCCCGGTCGCTAAAATGTTACAGATTGAAATTTGATACAATATACTAGCGGTCGATCATTAAAAGGAATATAAATGGTGGAAAAAAAATATAAACTTGGTGAGTCAGAAGAGTTTCCATCTGGAACTCTTTTTAGAGTTATAGCATTAAAAGATTTTAACGATGTAACTGCTGGTGAAATCGGTGGTTGGATCGAAAAAGAAGATAACCTAGCGCAAGATGGTGACGCTTGGGTCTATGGTGACGCTATGGTATATGGTGATGCTCGAGTTAGTGATGATGCTCAGGTATATGGTAATGCCCGAGTTAGTGGTGAGGCTCGAGTATATGATAAGGCTCACGTTAAGGATAATGCTGAAGTATATGGTAATGCTCAAGTATATGGTTATGCTATGGTATATGGTAATGCTGAAGCATATCGTTTTGCCAAAGTATATGATTATGCCGAAGTATATGATTATGCCGAAGTGTATGATAATGCTCAAGTGTATGATTATGCTGAAGTATATGATAATGCTGAAGTATATGGTATGGCTCAGGTATACGGTTGGGCCAAAGTATATAACGATACTCATGTATCTGGTTATGATGAAGTATATAGTGTATGATGACAAAGTATATGCTATCCTATAAACCAAAGTTACCAATACAAGAACTCAGCGAAGAAACTTTTAAAAGGGAATACCTAAGCGAGGATATACTTTACGCTAAGTCATATAATATGTGCGGTGAATGTATTTTCTTTGAACCGGGTCGTGGGTGTACTACTTCAAAACTTGAAGCTAAGTACGGGAATAGTCGTACACCAGCCTGCGAAGAATTTAAAATAAAAGGAATGAGCAATGACAACGAAAGAGCTTACCGGGATATCCGGTAAGCTCTCCTGTCGCGAAAAAGAAGACATAATGAAATTGGATATACTATACTATCGTATGATCATTAAAAGGAATATAAATGGTAGGAAAAAAATATAAACTTGGGGAGTCAGAAGAGTTCTTAGGAAGAACTATTTTTAGAATTATAGCACTAAGAACATTTAATGATGTATCTATCGGAGACATTGGTGGATGGGTCGAAAGTGAAAATAACTTAGATCATAATGGTGGTGCCTGGATTTATGGTAATGCTATGGTATATGGTGATACTCGAGTTAGTTGTAATGCTATGGTATATGGTAATGCTATGGTATATGATAATGCTCAGGTATATGGTGATGCTCAAGTATACGGGGATGCCCAAGTATATGGTAATGCTCAAGTATATGGTGATTCTCATGTATATGATAAAGCTATTGTATATGATAATGCTGAAGTGTATGATAATGCTCAAGTATATGATTATGCGGAAGCATATGGTTTTGCGGAAGTATATGGTAATGCTCAAGTATATGGTTATGCTGAAGTATATGATAATGCTAAAGTATATGATAGGGCTGAAGTATACGGTTTTGTGGAAGTATATGATAGGGCTCAAGTATATGGTTATGCCGAAGTATATAGCGATACTCATGTATATGGTTATGAGGAAGTATATAGTGTATGAGTCAGAGATAGTATAACTAGTTTAGATTGGTCTGCTAGTTCTATCAATTCAATGAATTGGCCAGAGGCCGTAAATTATGCTAAAAGTTTAGTTGCCCCAGTGTATTATAAAGGGCAAGGAATAATAAAATTAAAAAAGGATATCAAATGAGTTTATACCAAGAATTACTACAAAATCCTCCAGCTATAAAAATAAAAGATAATGCTAAAGAAGTCGTTTTTACAACAATATCGTGTATGTGTGATAATATACATTATCTTAATTTTAAAAAGAATGAAGCCGGGGAATTTAAAGTATCTGGTCGCAAATTTGCTTTAAGCAATTGGCAAATGAAAGATGACTACCTAACTGATTTAGGTTGGGCAGCAGATGATGAGGACTGGGATGAAGTTATCAGAATTATTAATTCTGGTACAGAATTAGTACAATCTGCGAAATGTAGATAATGAAAAATCATAAAATGAAGAATACAATTTATTTAATTAAATGCGAAGCTTCCAATCAATATTATAATGGAAAAAGTTTGGATGGAGAAGTCATTACTGATAAGCATTTTGGTGGTATACTTGATGCGATGCAATTTATGTCTTATGATAGTGCTCTTGAAGTTATATCTAACACAAGTGTAAGTTTTTTAACGATTATACAAACTTATGAGGATTAGAAATGGAGAAACCATCAAAAATTATTGGCGATAATTTTATTAAATTACAGGAGAATCAAAATGAAAAATGATATTAGACCATTAACTAGAACTGAGATATTTAATCATTTAGTTGTCGAGTACCAATTAAGATTTAGTCTTCAAAGTATGAATCCGGATAGCCCGGATAAGGTAATGGCAATGGCTCAACGTAAAGCAATAACTAGAGCAGTAAGAGAAACTTGGTACTGGTTTAATAATCAGGAAAAGTTTTTAAAGGCTTTAAAGTTTATTGTTCCAGAAACTGATTTAAAAATCAAAACTAACGACTAAAGAGTTAACGATGAATGAGACTGATATAATCCCAACCACTATTGCATTATCAGTTAAACTGATAGATGACAAGGAATTACAAATTAGTACTTTAATAGGCGATCGTACTATATCGATTCAAAAATATATAGTTGATCAAATGGATAAAATAATTTTGGATGCTATATCTACTAATCAATTGATATTATTGCAGGCGCGGATATCTGAAGAATTATTATCTCGAGAATATAAAAAGGAATAATATGGAATATATCTATAAATATAATACCGAAGATAATAGGTTTAGTAAAGAACCAGTAGTTGTATCAGATAAGCGAGAACTAGATAAAGGAACTGAAATCCCTCTCACAGTTTTACCATTTGATAACTATGACTTTGATTCATATTCAATGACTAATACTGAACTAAAAAAAGCAATACTTGAAAATTTCAAGCGAAGTGATCCAGCCTTCCCAACCCAAATACCGTGGAATAATTATGAGACTTTAATTGGTCTTATTGTTGCCGCTGGTGATTTATGTCGATCTAATGATTATATCTTGGATATTAGTAGTCAGACTATTGAGCATTTGGCTGAACTTTTAAGACGTCAGATAGTTAATTTGGTTAGTTAGACCACAAGTTTAAAATAGGTACCCCATGTCGGGGCGAACAATATAAAACAAAAACATTAAAATAAAGGTTAAAGAATGATAATCCCAGAAGTAAAATCAAGTACAATAACAAACTCAGTTGCACTTAAAAGTGTCGAATTTAGTATTACTAATAATGAGGAAGAGATTAAAAAATTGATGGGGATCTTAACATACGATCTCTACAAAAATAAACCAGGTGCTGTAATCAGAGAGCTTAGTACTAACTGTATTGATGCTCATAAGCTTGTGGCTAATGAATTAAAGTCCGGGCATATTGGATCAAAAACACCATTTGCTATCATACTCCCAAGTGATTATAATAATAACTTTTTAACTATCCGCGATTTTGGACCAGGGTTAACAGAAGAAGAAATGTTTACTATTTATCCAACATATGGGAGCAGTACGAAAGAGAATACTAATGATTATACTGGTTGTTTAGGACTAGGTAGTAAATCGCCGCTAGCAATCAGTCCAGACTTCTTAGTTACAAGTTATAATAACAATAAGGTTGCCGTATATAAAACTCAGATGAACGATGGTAAAACAAACTTAGATCTTCGTTGGACGGATTCGGTAATTAATGCGGAAATTGTAGATGATGTTACAATTGTAGATGATGTTACAATTGAACCAGAAGAGAATAAGCTTATTTTTAAAAATGATTATGCTCAATACTTCTGGTATAAAAATCATATCCAGATGAATATAACACATAATAATTTTTTAATGATTGCTATCAATCTTAAAAATTTTTATAATATTGGGAACACTTTATCATATATCTTTATTTTAAGAACTGCTGATACTATTAACCATTATAAATTGGTCTTTAATATTAATAAATTAAATGAAGATGATTTAGATCAGAATAAAACATTTAATTATTATATAACCGACCAGGATGATAATAAAATATTTTCTGGTGCCGAATCTAATATTTTAGATTACGATGATCTATCAGTTGTTGAGCAAAAAAATTATCATAATAATTTTAGTTTCTTTGGTATTAATCTTTTAGATATTTTACCAGAATTATCGGATAATAATTTAACTGGTTATATCTTCGAAGAAATATTTAAACCAGACGAAACCAAGTTCCGAATTTTAAACGACGAAGAAATAAATGCGTTGGATATTACCGAACGTAGGGAATACAAACATAAATTAAAAGAATACGAGCTAAAGGAAGATGCTCGTATAAAGAATGCTTTATTATATAGTTCTAGTTTTAATTCTGGTCTTAAAATTGAAGTACCAATTAGTGAACAATATAAGTCACAATTACTGAATGAAATTGAAAGACAATTATTATTCTTTGAGACTAAACCATATATAATTGAGTATACTAATTTTGGACCAATGGTTCATGAGTTGGTGGCCTACCAAGAGGTATTACAACAATATTTTATTGAGTTTGTTCCAAACTTTTACCTTTCTGAAAAAAAAATATTAGATGGTAATATTTGGTGGATGGATAAAAAATATTCTGATTTTATAAGTGCATATTCTAAAGTTACAAATCGTGGAGAAAATCTTTTATTAGTACAAGGTAATGTGACTTACCCGATTGATCTCCAAGCTATGATAGATACACTTAAATCGGCTAGTCGGGATCCAAGATTTGAGATTGAAAGCGAATACTTACCGATAGTAGAAGCTTTAAGAACTGGTTACTACAATAGTATAGATGTAACATCTTTCCGCAACTTTTTCTGTGGAGTAATGTTTTTTGATATTGGTGAGATAAATTTTCATCCATCTCGCGAAAGCTTAAATTATGATATAACTACTAGTTTAAAAATATTTGATAAAATTGTACAAGTAATAAAACTAGTAGGAACCAAAATGATGGATACATTAAATGCGTGCATAGATGATATACATTTGGCTGGGGTAAAATATAACATTGGTAATCAAACTAATCTGATGTTTGAAAATGATAAGTATTTTGGGCCAACGAGATTAAATCTTATTGGTAATATTTTTCCAAAAATTTTACTAAATATTACTCCGGAAAAAACGGTTCTTGAAAAATTAAAAGAATTATATAAACCAGGCGAAAAATTAGTACAACTTACTACTACGAAGCGAGACCCCGGTAGTGAAAATCCAGAAATTGGTAAAGTGACTTCTAATAGGGCCAGTAACTATAAGGTTGCGACAGGTTATAATTTTGAGAACGCTTTATTAACCGCTCCATTATCCACAGTATTAGTATTTGTCGATTCTTGGAAGAGTCGAAAAAATTTTATGGAACACTATATCGACATTATAAATTATTATATTGGTAAAGCTAAAACCGAAGACCAGGAAGCAGTAGCGGACTATCACGAAAAGAATCCAGATACTCTATATGAAGACGCACCCAGAAAGCATTGTAAAGTAATAGGTTCATCTAGCATTCAATTGGTAGAATGTAAAGTGCAAGGGCTACCAACCCTAACATCTATTGATAATCCTAATTATGGTTTATTCCAACCTATTTTTATTAACCGCGAGCACCTAAAAGATGAAAACATTAGTCCAGAAGATTTTATGAAAGCACTTGGTATGGCATCATATAATGATATATATCCTCGCGCATTTAATTTAAAAGATGAAATAGCTAATCTTATTAAAATTGGTAAAGCTTCTTTACCAGAAAAAACTAGATCTTCAACTGCTGGGATACAAAAGGCTATTGGTACTATTAAAATAGACACGATTGGAAAATCTTCGTTATCCTTCTCAGAGTCTAATCTTTATTATAAGAAAAAACTAAGGGATGAGCAATTGGTTGAGATATTTGATAAAATTTTGGCCGCAAATAGTAATCCAGATTTAACTTCTATCAATAAAACAATAATAATTCTACCTTTAAATAAACGTGGAGAACGTACCAAAATTAATCACCAATTCTTTAATTTGTATAATCATGAGAATCATAGTAGCGAAATTTATAACTTAATGTTAGTAAGTAAGTTTGATTCTTTCGCTACTAGACCAGATGGCGCTAATAATAATCATTATGTAATTAGCATTAATGAAAATATGTTTGAACAGGTGCGTGATGAATTAAATGTTCTAGCTAATAATACAAAGTATCTGGCTGGAGGTATTAAGATTTTAGATATTAATGCACCGGAAACGATTGATGTATTTTTTGATCATATCGTTAAAACATATAGCAAAAAGGTTATTGATATTACTCAAGTTGGTGAAATCATGATTGATCCACGTTATATTTATAATAGGTTAAATACTCATTTAAATAAAATATTTACTAATATCACGGAATATGAAAATTTTAAACATAATCCATATCCTAGGCTGATAAAAGAATTTTACTTTTCTTGGTATGTATTGCATAATACTGTTTTAAATAACGAACAATCGCAGTTAAATAGACATACGACTCTAATTCTGAAAATTTTCTTATATAAAGCTTCGGATATTGCTTTACCTCAAGAAATAATAAATAATATCACATTTGATATATATACTAAATCTATATATGGTTCTAATAAAAACAGAACATTAATTTTAGAACATATATTAAAAAAGTATAATGAAATCAAACCAAAATTTATTCAAATCTCGAATAATAATATATTTGATTTAAATCGTTTGGAATATAATAGTTCCGGTATTAATAAAAATGAGTATAAGTACCCATTATTGAATAATATTCTACATGTTATTAGTAATAAATCAATACTTGACCTTAAAAAGAATAATACAAATTTTGATAAATTGGTCAATCGGTTTGAAAAAATTAACCCGAATATTTATCGTAACGTAGAAAATGTTTTAACTAACTATCTAAAAGTATATGTTGAGGATTTCATGAATATCGAACACAATATAAATTTTTTAGATTTTGATAAAACCGGAACATTACTAAGTAATGGGGAAATGCAATATAAAATACTAGCTAGTACTTCGATTAACCGATTACAGAATCAAGAGACTAAAAATAAAAAATTGAAGAGTTTAATCTTTGGGAAGGAATATAAAAAGCAAAAACAACTAGCAATGAAAGTAATTGCCGACATGTATGAAGAAGTTGTTGAACAAACCGATCAAGAATGTAGTATCCAAAGCGGGGACAGTTGCAGCACATCTGCTGCATAAGGTATGAAAAAAATCAATGAAGTTGAAAATTTAAGAATACGAATATATGTAACTAAAGTGGCCGAAATAGTAGGTATAGTAATCTTACTATTTCTTATAATATAGAAATCAATTAGTATCTTAGGAAGCAGAAAATTATTTCAGTATTTTAAGATGCTAAAAATAAAGAAAAGAGTAAAGGAGAAAACGAATGGCCATAGATTCCAGGAAACAAACTGAAGCGGTACCAACAACAATACTAAAACCGGTAAAGTTGATAACTAGTACTCCATTAGATATTTGCTCAAGAGCGATTAGAACTTGTTGGCAAAGTCATGAAAAATCTGATTCTGAACAAGTAATGTATTGTGAAAAGTGTAATCACTACTATACTGATTTAGATACTAAAAAGTGCAACTGTGGTAATACGATTTTAATCAAGCAAACATATTGTGGTGAAAAAGATAAAGAACTCATCGATCGGATTGGTAATAAATTTAAGCATGCTAGTACTTTAGAACACTTGATTATGACATTTAGTATTGATTTTGATTTAATGGCATATATGCAGATGAATGAAAATAAATACATAGTATATAACTTTCCAGTATTAACTTTAAATTTACGATCGTTTATAGATATGCTAGAACTTGGGTTAAAACATCCTAGTGTATATGAGGCTAGAAATAAAAGCTTGCTACAAATGTATAACGTTTTTCCAAAAGACTATAAATATTTGGTCGAGGAACGGATTTCACATTTAATAGGGCTTCTAGCTTTTAATACTAAACCAGAAGGGGTTACAAATGCCTAATCAAATTGAAAGAGTTGAGTTAGAGTATTCTAATTTTGATAAAGTTGAACCAGTAGTTCAAGATTTCTTACCTCATATAGCAGGCGAACATATTTTTTATACATTTCGTATATTTAATATAAGTAGAGCGCTATTGCAGGAAGTGGTAAGGCACCAACATCTTATTTCATACTCAGTTAAAAGTTCTAGATATACACTTAAAGAAGTAAAAGCCCATCCCGGGTTCGAGAAACTGTTTACTACTTATCTAGAAGATGGTAAAAAAGAATTTGATATAGATTCTGCTAGAGAAGCAGCCAAAGAGTTCCTGTTATTTGATGGGGATGATTTAGTTGATAAGTACAGCATTTATGCTTTAGAGAATCTACGAAAAGCACTTGTAGCTGGTATTTCAAATGATCATGCTAAATATTGTTTACCAGAAAACTATAAAACTGAAGTTCGTATGACAATTAATGTTAATGCTTTAAATAATTTTATCACTCTTCGTAGTAATACCGCAGCATTATGGGAAGCACAATTACTAGCAAAAGATCTTTTGGCAGCAATACCAGAACACCATTTGCATCGGTTTACGGCTTGTCACTCAAATCCAGAAATGTCTAAAAAATAAATCAAAAGGAAAAGAATGAAATGGATAATTGATAAAAGTTTTAGTTTTTGTTACGGTCATCGGGTTCATAACCAAAGACTGGATACTAAGTTTACTGAGTCAGGAGATGCGTGTTTAGCATGTAGACACCTGCATGGCCATGAGGGTCTAGTAAAAGTATTTTTAACTGGACCATCGAGTAATGTTAAAACTACAGGAATGGTTACAGATTTTAAACATCTAGGCTGGTTTAAAAATTTTATTGATGATACGCTTGATCATAAATTCATTATGGATTTACGAGATCCATTATTCCCATCAGAATTTCCGCTAGTTTGTACACCAACTGGCAAATTAGTACTTGACCGGGTGCATATAATGGACCAAGGGTTTATGATTCCAGATCTAACATATATTAAAAATATTATTAATAATGATGAAGTTCTAAAATCGCAAGCGGAAATTGATGCTATTTTTGAAAAATATGAGGGTGCAGTATTTGTCGATTTCGTACCAACTTCCGAAAATCTTGCAGCCTGGTTATTAAAAGTATGTCAGGAAAAAATGAAAGGTTTAACCGATGTTCAAGTAGTAGCGGTTGAGTATTGGGAAACTCCAAAATCACATTGTCGGGTACAAGCCACGGACTTAATCTAATAAATCAAAGGAATAACAATGTCACAAATTACAGAAACTCAGATCAAAGAGTATGAAGCAAAGAAAGCAAATATCGAAGCACAAATTCAGGCACAGACTAGAGATAAAATTATCTACGAAGAGCAACTTAATCAGTTAAATGCCCAGTTACTCCAAAACTTTAATACTACTGATCCAGACGAGTTAGATAAAATTGCAGATAGTTACCAACTAGAAATTACTAAACTTGAAACCGAGTTACAGCAATTAGAATTAGCTAGTGAATAAGGATTATTATGCTAAAGTTTATTAGTATAAAAGATCCCCATTTAAGTTTAGGTTTTCAGAATCGGCTTCGATACGATTACCAAAGTGATATTATGAATAAATTAAATTTTATTCGTAATTATGTAGCAGAGAATCAGGTTGACGCCATTTTATTAACTGGTGATATAACTGATTCCAATTATGAACGAAAATGGTCATTTAAACAGTATGTAAAAAATAAGAGAGCATTCCAAGCTTTAAAAGGTAATGGATCTGATGATCATGTACAGCTATTAAGCTGTATTGGGAACCACGATATGTTTTTTGGTCTCGAAGATGGAAATGATACAGTGTTTGATGAACTGGTACGGGAAAATGTAATTCATAACATTACTAATTACCCGAAAGGGTTTACGACACCAAATTCTAATAAAGTGGTAAAAGTATATGGTGTAGATTATTCAAGTAATAAAGAAACTATATTTGAAAAACTAAATGTTATAAATAATGATAGTTTTATTAATACTCAATATTTTAAAATTGTAGTTATGCATAACAACCTTACACCGTTACCGGAAAGATTAACTGAATTCACTTATGATGAGTTACAGGCTAAGTTTCCAAATATCAATATTTTTATTGGTGGTCACTATCATATAGGTTTTCCCTCGGTTCAAGTAAAAGGTACCTGGTTTATAAACAATTGGAACCTCACCAGAGTAGTTCGAGATTATGACGTCACTTTAGATCAGCATACGCCAGAGTTTGAAGAAATCACATTCGATGATAATTTAAACTTGGTATCAGTAAAGACCATAAAATTGCCGTTTAAGACGTTTGAAGAAACTTTCGTCCCAAACGCAATTAACATTATCAAAAAATCTAAACAGGAAATTTTTGAATTTTTCCAAATAGATTTTGAAGAGATTGTTACAAAACAAACTGACTTAGAAATTCTAGAGCAGTTTGATTACGAACCAGAAATTATACAACTAGCCTTACAATATCTAAATGGTGATTAAGTTGATAACAAAAAGGGCCATCACTGGTACAAAAGAATATATGGAACGAGGTAAACATGAAACTTATTAAAAGCTTCGATGAGGTGCTTTCTAAGGATGATATAATTAAATACCTTAGTGAGCGGGAAGACAATAGCATAACTAGCTGGGATCAAATACCTAGCCCATTTATGTTTAAAGACATGCCTAAAGCGATTGCACTTTTTCAAAATGCTTTAGCAACTAACCAAAAAATTAAAATAGTTCACGATAGTGACGCTGATGGTTTAGGGACCTACCTTGAAAGTTGGCATTTCTTTTCCGCTTTCTATTATCGAAATTTTGAATTTGTAATAGTTGATCGGTCAGAGGGATACGGCCTATTACCTAAACATATAGAAGAGAATTGTTTGATTATAACTTCTGATAATGGAATAACTGCAAATCCTGCTTGCCAGCATGCAAAAACTGTAACTAACTGTCAGGTAATTATAACTGACCATCACCAGGTGGATATGTTTTATGGTGTACCAGAAGCTGACGCTATAATTAACCCATGGGTACCAGGCGAAACATTTCCATTTAAAGAAATTAATGGGGCGTTTGTTTACTGGTTCTTTTTAAAAGCTATTCAAGAAACCTTCAATTCACAATTTGATATGAAGTCTTTTCTACCGGAATTGACACTTACTACTATTTCCGACGTTATGCCACTTATACATATTAATCGATTTATAGTTAAGCAGGGGTTAAAGTATATGCTTACGTCTAACCGACGATGGGTACAAACATTTATTAATACTCATAAGCTAACAGAAGTCCTAGCCGATGATCTAGCATTTAAAATAATCCCGAGTATTAACGTAACTAACCGATTAACGAAAGCTGATGAATCGGCCCTCTTCTTAATACAGGAAGAATACATAGCTTCTAATCAATGGTTCGGGTATCTAAATAACTTAAATACCCAACGTAAAAAGATGCAGGAATCATTACTTAAAACTATTGAAACTAAATATGCTAAATGGTTAGAGTTTGGTTTTATTATCATACCAGGAACTAAGGAAGATGGCTTTCATAAAGGTATACTTGGTCCAACTGCTGGTAGATTAGCAGAACGTTATAATAAACCGGCATTGGTATTGATTAATAATGGTGACTATTATAGTGGCTCTGGTCGATCAGTAGGTGACGTTGATATATTATCTATAGTCAAGTCCAGTCCAAGTGTAGTACAGAATAAAACTGGTGGCCATAAAGTGGCATGTGGTGTAGCAGTAAATACCCATGAACTTGGAAACTTTTGGAATCATTGCCAAATGGAAATTGCTAAAATTCCAGCCGAACAATTCGAAGAAACCGAAGCAGTTCTTGGTAAAATAAATATTCGAGATATTGATTTAGATCTTTATCACAAAATGAAAGAGTTTGAACCATTTGGTCAAAAATATGAAAGGCCGGAATTCTTAGTTCGGGGTAAAGTGAAAAATGTGAAGAAGCTTGGTAAAGATGGAACTCATATGCGTTTCATTTTAGAAGATGGTTTGGGAGCTCAAATAAACTGCCTATTCTTTTTCGCTACCGAACCTATTAAAGCCAATACAAACTATAGTTTAGTATGTACAATACAACATGATCTATTTAATGGAGCCGATGATGTATGTCTCTATGTTTCTTCAGTTGCTAAATTTGAGGATGCCCTTTAGATATTACTAAAATACCGATTTTAGTAATATAGCGATAACTAGTAATATAGAAATACTAATTAGAAGCACGCAGTAATTTTAATACAAGTGAGGATAAATGTTTAAAATTTATACGGATGGTAGTTGTATTCATAATGCTAATATTACAAAGATAGCTATTGGGCCAGGTGGTTGGGCATATGCCCTATATAATAATGATACCTTAGTATTTAAGCATTCTGGTTCAGTCAGGAATACTACTAATGGTAGAATGGAGGTTATGGCAGTACATGAGGCTATTAGATTTATCGCTAGTAACCAACAATTGGCTAACCCAAATAGTATTGGTCATCCCGGAGGCTTTGAAATCCTAAGTGATAGTAAATATGCTATTGATGGATTAAATATCTGGTTAGATGGTTGGGCAAAGAAAAATTTTTCTGGAATTAAACATCCGGATTTATGGAAAAATATATACCATCTTATTCATAACGATCTAAAATCGTTGAAAATTACTGGGGTCTGGGTAAAAGGCCATAATGGTGACGAAGGGAACGAAGTTGTAAATGCTTTGGCCCAAGAAGCAGCTTACTCAATTAAAGGATTATAAATGGAAATAATAGATGATGATTTAATTAATCAGTTTGATATAAAACAAGAGACTAAACCAAGCAGTTTAGAGAATAAAATTATAACTCGGGAGGAAATGCCTCAAGTTATAAATAGTTGGTTCAAAATGCTTGAAAATATAATGGTTAATGATATACCATTGATACAAGACGCAAATATCCGGGATTATTCTTTTACAATAGATCCATCATTAAATATTGAAATATTGCAACGAGTTCTTGGAGTTAAAGAGCAAACGCTTTTTAGTTTCATAAATACACTGTATTTTTATTCATTAGATAAAATACTAATTGAACAATTTGGGTCTTATAAATTTATAGGTATTCCAACCGTTATATTTACACCACTGTCCGCTAATAGATTTAGCATTGATTTTTAAAAATAAAAAAAGGAATTTAAATGGAAATTACAGGAATCGAAATAAACTTAGATAATATACAAGATGTTGAAATGCCAATGGTTGCTCCAGTATTAGAAATGCCAACTATGCCAATGGTAGCACCAGAGGTAGCAGAAATGCAGATGATTAAACAAGAGATTATCCAAGAAGTTGCTGCACCTACACAAGTAGTACCAGTTGCACATAATGATACCAATATCACTATTATTGGTGAGATGAAATCTGCTTACTATGGTGGGTTTGTTAAAATCCTAGAATTCTTAAGTGACAATATGGGTTCACAAGATGTTATCTACATTGAAGATGGTAAACTAAGTACTCTAAAAGGTTCTGGTTTTATTTATTGTGATCTAGAATCATTGTTTGGTAAAAATAATTTTGAAATTATTGATCCAAAAAATGCAATCAAAAAACTTAAACTCTGCCGAGGTGGAGATTTAGTATCCATTATGGATGTTAAAGATGATAATAAATATCGTGTCGTTAGTTCATTTAAGGGTGAAGCAAACGATATCATTAATATCTTTAAACCACAAACCAAAGATAGTCAATCGGTAAAGGCTCCAACACTAGATACTAAAAAATATAGCGTAGAGTTAGAACTTGATATCATTGCCAAATTGATTGAAGCTAAAAAAGCATATGATGCTACATACTATACTTTAGTACTTGAAAAAGATACATATCGTTTAATCAGTATTGAACTTACTGATAACTATCGCCATAACTTTTCAACTACAACTGCTGAAACAGTAAGTTATAAAGTGTTTGACCCATTTCCAATTACTAAAGCAGAAGGTATTATTTTTGAGATTTATTCAAATGATGCTGCACAAAAAGTTTATATCCAAACAATTGCTGATGTTAGTATCACTAGCATTCGTTATACAGAAATTGCGTCCATTAAAACAGATTTCGATGCTTTCACCATCTAACTTTTAAATATTAAGATGGGATTAAATCCTAAGAGTGTATAATCCAGAAGTTTAAGACTACGGTCTTAGCTTCTTAACCATAAAAAATATTTAAAGGATTAAGATGATACCAGTTTCAAAATTACTTGGCCCTATTAAGGATGAAAAAACTATGGAAATTAGGGAAACCTATGATCCAGAATGTGCTCACTATATAGTTGTGAATAAAAAATCAAATCATGGTTATAATGTAAAATTTATTACCGATAAACCAAACAATAGTATTACCCCAACCTGTAATGTTAAGGTTTCGTGTAATTGTGATAATTTTCAATTTATGTATGCGTATGTATTATATAAAAATGATGGTTTATATAATCCCCATCGTTTAGTACTGACACCACCAGTTGAGAAAAATCCAAATATGATTATTGGAGCGTGTAAGCATGTAAAATTAGCCCTCTATAGAAAAATGACTAATAATGTACAAAAACTTGCAACTACGGATGGGGATATCTAATGGCAATAAAAATAGATTTTACTGAATTTACTTTGGATCTACCAGAAGTCAAAGATGCTTCTATTTATAAAACTGGTACTACTAATCACCAGTTTTCGGAAACCGGATTATATTCCGAACAGATTTTTGGTCCATTAAAAAATTATAAGTGTAGTTGTGGAAACGTAGTATCTAAAATAAATGCTGGTATACGGTGTGAAATATGTAATGTACTTTGTGAATCAGATAAATTACGAAATACCCAATTTGCTAGAATAGAATTACCAAAAGGTATTTTTATTATTCTACCTACACTTATAAAAAATTTACATGATATCTTTGGACAGAATCCAATTAAAAGTATTATGGATAAAGCGCAGTATCAACATAATTGTGACAGACCTTATTATTTTTTAAATAACTTTTCTAAATTAGTAAAGATTCCAGAAAAGGATAAAGATAAAGATAACTATCTAAAAGATTATCCAGTTTATGATATATCTTCTTTACATAGATTATTTCAATATCTTAGAGATGAGACTGATGCTTTAGATTCTAGAATTTCAAAAAAATATCTAGATTATGTTTTTGTAGATTATGTTTTAGTGCTACCAGTTAATAGTAGACCGATTGTAAAGATTACAAATGAAAAAAGTAATGTTCATCCAATTACAGAAAAGTATGCGGAAATATTAAAAAATAAGAGCAATAGTCTTGTTGATGACTTTCATGAAATCAATGAAGAGATGTTTGGTGCAACTGTTTATAAATATCAAAATAGTGTTAATCAGTTATACGATATAATTTTGCAGAAAAACTTTCAGCAGAAAGAAAGCGTGAGTCGTGATTACATGATGGGTAAAATTATTGAACATTCCGGCCGTTTTGTTATTGTGCCAAATCCAATTCTAAAACCATATCAAATAGGTTTACAATCTCACGCTATCAAAGAGATAAATGTCCCGGAAATTAAACGATTCATTTATCAAAAATATGCTCAAAACTCAAGTGATGAAAAGATTATGGATTATCTAATAAATATAGATTCTCATAATTCATTTAGTTCAGTATTTAATATATCTGATGATTTACTAAAAGAATTTTTGGCAGAACAAGCCAAGAATTTAATTTATGTTTGTGAACGCCCACCTGTGTTATGGAAGTATAACGTTACCGCCTTTTTTCTAGGTTTAGTAAATTGGTCTGAAAAAGATGTTACTAGAGTTATGGTACCATTTACTTCAGTTGTAAAGAAAATAATATCTAAATTCACTAAACCAGACGCGAAGAAAATGAATTATAGAAAATCAATTAAAAGTGTTTCTGTAAATTTTGGTAAGTAGATTACAATATTGTATCTAAGTAGTTAAACGGCTCCAAGAGCTAAACCAAAAACCTATAAAGGCATTAAATGGAAATTTTAAACAATATGGTCATGCATTTAAATAGTTTAAATGCAAAACGCTTTAACAGTGACTATGATGGTGATGGTCTTGGGTGTTACTCTTTACATAGTACCCAAGCTAAAAAAGAAGCAAGGCGATATATGACGCCTATATCAAATATCCAACATGAACACAATCTCGAAATGGTGGATACGCTAGAGCATGAAAGTATTCAAGCGGCATACATGCTTTCGCTTAAGGGATGGAAAAATTTCGATTCAAATAAAATCGAATTAACTTTACAAAACATAAGCGAATTCCAAGCAGATATAAATACAGTAATTAAAACTCCAAATATAGCAGTAAGGCTTATAGATGAAGATATAGTATTACCATATAATTCTGTTCTAATTAACGCATCATTCGATATAGAAGAGTTAATATATACTGATAGTAGATTATTGTATAAAAAGAATTTACTAGAACTGATTAAGCTTTTATACGACTTTGTAGAGAATGCTAAATTTCATGATAAATTACATAACTTCAATAAAGTACTACTTGAATGTAGTACAGTTGTTAGTTATTGTAATACAAGTTTTGAACTGAATCACTTTGCGGTGAATCATAAAGCAATTGAGGATTTCAAAAAAACACTTATAAATGAACCATTTACTGGTTTCCATCAAAACCAAATGCTATTTGATACACATGTTAAAAATCTTATTTGTCATGATGAAGATAATATTCTAACGAATGTATTCAATTCTGGAGCAAGGATCAAAAATGTACAGTTGTTAAAAGCTGCTAGTAATAATGGTATCCCAACTGATATTAATGGTAGAGCATTTAAGCATAATATTAAAAACTCATTACTTGATGGATTAACCGAAGAAGAGTTCTTTATGACTGGGGATAGTGCAAGACTAGCCTTAGCTCAAAGGCAAGATTCTATTCCAAAGGGTGGTGAACTTCAACGGAAGATATATTTTACAACTGGATTCTTGCAACTCAATAATATTGCAGATTGTGGATCAGAAAAATATTTTACAATAGTGGTTAGTGATAGACATCATTTAGCTTCCTTATATGGAAGATGGTATATTACTGATGATAATCCAAAACTACGTTTCGTTCGTTTAGATGATACTAAATTAATTGGTACGGAAATTAAAGTTCGTTCCCCAATTTATTGTAAGTCTGGTGATTATGCTATTTGTGATAGATGCTTTGGTTCTAAAAAACCAGATTCAGATAACATTGGTGCAGCTATTGGATCATATATTGCGGAAAGTATCATTCAGTCAATTCTTAGAACTCACCACTTTAGTGGAGCTTTCATTACTGAGATTAAAAAAGAATTCAATGAAATTATTGAATCGTTACAATTCGAATCACCTAACATTATAAAAGGTAGTCCAGAAAATATTGATCGGTATAAACAATATCTTTTAGATAATTACTATAAGGAAGAAGATTTTACTATAACCAAAACTAGTAAAAACTGCTACGAAATTGATGTTATTAATTTACCATTAAATGATGACTCTGTTAAAAAACTACAGGTTATTACTTCATATATTGATAAGAATCGAGATAGTGATAATTTGATTTCACCAGAAGAGATATATAAATTTCTTAAAAATGAAATCATTATGCCTAATGATATTTTGAGTATATATGTTGAATTAATTATTGGTATTCTATTTTACGATGAAGATGGTATTATGATTAGATATTCTGATAAAGAGATTAACTTCCAGTTGGCTTTAAAGAATGTTATTTCGCATATTGATCCAAGAATGTCTTTCTTCTATGGATTCAACGATGGTAAGATTAGTGATTGTTATGATGCCGAAACCGAGGGAACGGTCCTAAAACATATGTATCAGGATTTAACTGATATCTATTATTAAGGGTATCTAATGAATAATAATCTAGATAAAATTGCATCTAAGAACCAAACTAAACGATTGGTGCTTATTAATGGTTTAGGAGATACCGAAGTAGATTATATTTTGGAAGATGATAACATCGATAATGCAATCTATTATCTTTTATGCGCGAGGAACCATTTAATTGAACATAGTGATTTTCCATTAACCGCTTTAACTAGATTAGAGATTGCAGCAGCTGCAATCAGCCAAGCAATAATGGAAGTGGAAGCTAAAACAATTTTCAGGACATGAGGGAGATAAAGAATGAATTTAATACCAACTAAAGTGAGAACCGTATCCAATTCGGAATGGTACGCTATCCCAGATTTTAGAAAGGATGATCATTATAAAGTACTAGATATATTAAACGATATGTTTAAAAAGTTATCTAATTATTTTAACATCACTTATAAAATTGATTTTATAAATAAACTTGATGATGATAAAACTTACTTGAGCGAGTATGCTACATATATGAACTTGATAGTAATAAATCTTGCAGTAAATGGTGTACCAGAGAAACCTATAAAAATCCGTTATCCAGCTTTAGTGAATGATAACTTCTTTATTATGAATGGTAGTATCTATGTACCACTTATGTTTTTAGAAAGAAGTCCGATCGATAGAATAAATGAAATAGATGAAACAACTGGTAAAAATATTGGCCGTATATTATTAAATATTTTACCATCATTTAATATTACATTTGATTTCGTGAATGAACGTATTCTTTATCGTGGTAAAAAAGCTATTACGACTAATATGTTTTTTAGTCTTATTTATAATAGGCCCGAAGATCAGGAGTATGTTAAATACCTCATTGATAATGGTATTATGACAGATTTCTTTGATTCTGTTTCGGAAGAGGATATGAAAACATTTATTAAATCCTTCGATCTTAAATCACTAAACATTTTAAAAAATGAAGAACCAATCAGCATTGTAGATTTCTTCGATGAGTTATTATTACTTGATTACTTTAAAGGAATGTTTGAAAAAATCTATGGTGTTAGTACCATTCGGGAGATCTTAAAAATTATAGTCAATTACTATTTGAATGATACATTTATTGATATGTCTGATCTTAGAAATAGGCGTATAGTTGTTAATGAATATCTTATTAATCCTATATTTGAATACTATTTAAGATTCCTGAGAAATATTACGGAGAAACATGACCCAGATGCGAAAAAAGTTTTTAGTCCTACTATGAATCCACAAGTTGTTATAACTAGTGGTTTTAGAGGTATGATGCATGGTGGTTCACATTATAATATTTCATTACCATATCCAACACCATTACTTTATAAGGTGTCTCAAAGCATTTATATTGTTGGGGAAAAGGTACCAAGAAGTTGGACGAGTAATCATCCAAGTGCTTATGGTAAAATATGCCCAATTTCGGTATCTGCTCAAAACATGGGAGAAAACCTAGTATTTACTAGTGATGTTCGTTTAGATAAATATGGCCTAATAGAAGGTACTAAAGCTATTTTAGTTGAGCGACAAGAGGATGATGTAGATGCACCCAAAACTTAAAAATATTTTAGAATTTAGTTATAAGTATAGTAATATTTATGACTGTTCTACGCCAAGTTTTGGCCCTTATGATTATCAGCTTTTAGAAAAAAAATTATCTGAAAATATGGATAACTATCGCGATGTGTATACTATGATGGCAAATACACTTTTTGGTGATGGCGAAAATATAAATATTTTAGAAGTTTTAAATTATGCTGTTATGCATAGTGCTCTCCAATATAATTTTTGGTATGGTTCTCCAGATTATAAACCATTTAATAGTGGTATAATAACCGAGTATATAATTGGAAAAGATTACCAGAAACTAGAGGATATTATAAAAAATAGTGTTATTGGTTTTATACCAGATCGATTAGAAACCTTAAATAATTTAAGAACTTTATTGAGCAATGGTTATTTAGAATCGCGGTTTTTCGCAAAAAATTTTAATCTCCACGATTTTATAGATTTTTTATTAGAACAAAAATGTTTTAATAATGATCCACTGTTTAAAAAAGGTATCTTAGTTATAATGGAGGTTAGACGTATACTTGACCATTGGCCAAATAAGGATGATAGTATTTATCGAAAGCTGGATAAAACTTTCGACACCGTAGAAATATCGACTTATCCAATCCCGGCCGATTACCGAATCCCGGAATACTTAGCAAGCGTCGGAGCTCAAACCGAGACTCTAAATAAATATGTAATCGAAAATAGTATTGAAGAAATAGGCATTCGAACAACTTCAATACGTTTAATAAACGAATTACATCAAATAAGTAAACTTCCAACCTATGTCCTAGATTCATTAATCTTTATAGATCATAAAGTTAATAAATCAGAATCCAAACATCATCTTTGTATGACAACTAACTATTAAAAAGGAAAATAATTATGGAAAACACACAAGCATCACAACAATTCACAGGAACATTTCGTTATGGTTTAGTAGCAATTTCAAAAGCTGGAAAAGAATATTTTACAGGAGTTGTAGGCTTTACTAATGCCTCAGGTGGTCAAGATCAATACAAAGTTACAAGCTTTGATAAAAATACAGTTGCTTATGCTAAACAGTATGGAGCATATAATGAAAATAAAATGGCTCTTAGTGGTAAAAATGTTACACTAACAAGTAAATCTGGTTTCGCTTTAAGTTCTTATTCTAATAAATATGAACTACTTTTTGAAACCATGGATATTGAGGGTTGCCCATTCCAAGCTCCAGCTGAAGCACCACAAGGTTATTCTGCTCCAACAATGGGTATCCAAGCTCCAACTGTAGGTATGGGATTGCCACAGCCAGGCATGATGGCCGCTCCACAAATGGCTGCTCCACAAATGGCTGGGATGGCTGCTCCACAAATGCCAGGTATGATGGCTGCTCCACAAATGCCAGGTATGATGGCTACGCCAGGTATGATGACTGCACCAGTTGAAATGCAACAACCGGCTCCTATGCAACAACCTGCGGCAATGACTGCTCCAGTTGAAATGCAACAACCTGCGGCAATGACTGCTCCAGCTGTACCAGGTATGATGCCTGCACCACAAATTCCAGGGATGTAAATAACTTATTTAGGGGGGGGTACAGTTATTGTACCTCTTTTTATACCTAAAAATATAAATTAAAGTTTAAAGGAAATAAATGAGTATTGTTAGTCCCCAAATTGAGGTATTTGAACCATTTTCCTCTAACACTGATGCTAGTAGAACAAACATGAGTTCAAAGCAGTTACTACAGGTTATTGTTGCTGAAGGTACCGAGATACCATACATTCTAAATAAAAACTATAAAGTTATGACGACCGTTAATTCACCATTTGTAAAAATTGCTGAAGAAGATGGAGTAGTAATCTACAACAATAATAATCTTATTGGATATGTATATAAAGAAACAAAACGAATTACCTTTGACCATTTACCAGATACTAAGAAAATGGTAAACAATAGCCTAACGCTGAAATATATAACCAAAGAGCCTAGATTTAAAAAGGGTGACGTCCTTTGGGATTATACTAATCAAGATCCTGAAACGAATATGCCAAGAACTGGATATAGAGCAAACATTATGTATTCTAGCTTCTTTGGTTTTAATGCGGATGATGCAATGGTTATATCTGAAAGTTTTGCTGAGAGATGCCGCATAGATTATTCGGAAAAAATATTTATGCCTATAACACCGGAAATTAAATACATTATGAATGAAGGTAGGAATAAGTATTTAACTGGACCAGATGAAATTACACCAAATAGTTTTTATATTCAATACAATAAAATCGATACATCTAAACATTTTTTAACCGAATTAATAAATGTAAATAATTCTGTTTCAAAATCAGCTAGTAAAATGGTTGAAGCGATTGCTGGTGGAAAAATTTTATCTTTAAAAATTCATAAGCTTTCAGATTTATCTTTCAATGAATTAAAAGCTAGATATGTTTATACTCCAACGTTAATTGATGAGATTGAGGTATTGTATAATGATCAAGCTGGAATTCATAAACATATTCTGGATTCATTGCGGTTGTATATGCAAGAAGATGACGCTGAAGCTATTCATTCAAAACTGATTAAAAACTATTATTCAGTAACTGAGTTCAATGATATATTTATGACGGATTTAGCGGATAATTATAAGATTGATAAAGACTCGATTGATATAGTTATCGAACTTGAAATTCATAAAGATCTACCAACTTGTACGGGTGATAAATTTACCAATCTATTTGCTGGTAAAGGAGTTGTCTCATTAATCATTCCTGACGAATTAATGCCGAGAGATGAAGCTAATGATCCAGCTGATATCATCTTTAATCCACTTGGATTATTTGGTCGTAATAACTGGGGAACAGTTTTTGAAATGGCTTTAGCTAAGATAATAGAAGATGTTGAAGAAAACATTAATAATCGAACTCAAACCCTTAGACGATTAAAGTTTATTAATAAGCATTTTATTCGTCTATACGATGAAGACTACTATCATAACGTAGAACAACTTATCGAAAACTTTGATGAGCGGTTTGATGAGTTTAAACATCAAGTACAAACCAAAGGGTTTTTTCTATATGTTGAAAATTTTCCAAAAATAGCATATAATGATTTCATTAATGATTTTGTAAATCCATATGAGGCAACATTTAATGTCAATATAACTAAGAAAGAGAAAACTATCTTTTCAAAAGAGTTGATGCAATTTATGCGAGATAAAGGATTTAAAACAACTTTGTTTAACTCAGCTCAGGATATTGAACAAGATGTTTATTTTGGTCGTAATTATTATATGAAACTTTTCCATACTGCCTGGTCAAAATATAATGCCGTTGGTTTTAGTTCAAGCTACTCACGTATAACTGGACAACCAGCACGGGGTCGTAAAAACAAAGGTGGTTTACATATCAGTTGGCAAACTTTTGCGGCATTACTTGGTTATAAAACTAAGAATGCAGTTCTAAAAGAATTCTACTCTATTAAAGCGGATGTTGCTATAGCTGATAAAAAGATTTTCATTAATAGTTTTATAAACAGTGGTGAATACATACTAAAAAACAAGTATTTCTCACAAACTAAGCAAACTTTGACTAATGCTTTGAAAATGATAGGGATGATTTTTAAGAGTGATTGATTTAACTGGGTTGAAATTGTTATACCCCGAAGCTGAACCGCGGCAAATTAAAGCCGCGGTTAAATACCAAGAAAAATTTTCTTTAACTTTGGAAAATTTAAAATGCTTAAACCCAGATTGTAACAGAATGCGAAAATGGGGAGATACAGTTTCTGGTTTTTATTACACTTGCTCAAAAGAATGTTTTAATAAAACTAAATCGATTAGAGAAAATAAAAAGTTAGAAGCCAGAATCAAAACTAGTTTATCAAAATATGGAATTAAGAATGCGGCCAGTTTACAAACTATTAAAGAACTTAAAATCAAAAATAGTAGATTAAATTATAATTGTGATAGTCCAAATACCCTAGAATCTAAAATTTTAAAAACTAAAAAAACTTGTATTGATAAATATGGTACAAGTTGTACGGCTCAGAGAATAGAAATTAAAACGATCATTATGAAAAATAATGTTAAACATAATGTTGACTTTTCGGCTCAACGGCATATTACTAATTTAAAATATTGGGGGAATAAAAACTTTTGGATTGATAATTTTATAACAAACGATAATCATTTTGATTATATAAAATGTATGTTATATTTTAATTGTAAACAACCAACTGTTCATAATCAAATTAAAAAACTTGGTATAAAATATACCAAGACCGCAGCAACTAGTTTACAAGAACAAGCTATAATACCATATTTAGAAAGCTTAGGTGTATCGGCGGTAGCAAATGAACGGGCCATAATACCAAATCAGGAACTAGATATTTGGATACCTAGCTTAAAACTTGCAATAGAATGGAATGGTAGCTATTGGCATAGTTATCATGAAACCATAGGGACAGGACCTAAGCAGCTAGATTATGACTTTTGTAAGTACCGGCACCAACGAAAGGCTTTAGCCTGCTTGGAGGTGGGTATTCGGTTGCTTCAGTTATATGAAGATATGAACTTAAGCAATTGGAAAGAGCAAATAGATAAATTTATAGTTTATGATCCAGACACTGGGATAGATATATATGACTTGGATTCTGGTTGCTATCCACTTAACCCAGATTTCGAAACACTAGAACCCGAAAGCCGAATGGTGCTCAAAAACCGCACTTTATGGAACGCAGGTAAAATTAAAATTAAAAGGAAATAAAAATGCAAGATATATTTGATACAAAAAATGAAATATATGCTATGAAACGTAAAGCTCTGGGTGGAGCAATTAACCAGCTTTTCAATACTGCTAAAACAGATAGTAAAATTGTAGGGCCTTTAGTAAAGTTAGTCGCACCACTTGGTTTAAATCTTTCGGTATACGAGGATGAAGATCCAACTAAAACACTTTGGGAAAACATTGCTAAAAACCCATCGCTCAAGAATCTAAATAAGGTTATGAAAGATCTTCCATTAATCAATGTTGTTAAAATTGGTAATATTATTTCTGAACTTTTAGTTGGTAAAAGAGATGCTACTAAAGCATTAGCCAATCGTACAGTTGCAGTAAACTACTTTATTGCTGCAGTTACTGAGTTAAATGAATACTTCGCAGCTATTGGGGTTGATTATATTTTACCATTGCCGAATTTAACTAAGCGATATAAACGCCCAGTTGGTGTGGATGAAGCAATACGTGTAAAACCAAAAAGGAAAAAGAAAAGCTTACTTGGTGAAGCAGTACCAAATGATACAGTTACTTTAGAAACTACAATTGATCCGATTGTTGAAGCTAACCCAGAAGTTGTTATCCCAAAAATTAGTAGTCGCAACAGGGTTACAAATAATAAAAAACGTGAGCCGATAACTATAAAACAAAAAGTTCAAGTTGAAAAAATAAATATAGACCCAGTAATGGTTATCACAGATGAACCTTTACCAGAGATAGTGAAAGAAGAGACTATTTCGAAATCTATAGATAATGGTAAGATAATAGAGGAACCACAAAGCAATAGAATTATTTTATTGAATTCATTTTTAGTTGGTAAAAAAGAGACTGGTGAACCAGCTAGAACAATGAGTTCATTAGCTAAAAAATGTGAATCAGATGAAGAGTTCTTTAATAAAATTACGACAACCAGTTACCGTAAACATATTACTAAAAAGTTCTTTGATTTACATAAAGATTTATTTTTATCTTATAACCCAAATTCCGAGGAAATAATCTTTAGGAAATCTAAGAAAGATAAAACTGAATCAAAGGAAATGATTCATCCAAATCAGGGTAGTTTTGAATTTGAACCAGATGATGAAACCAAAAAAATGATCGATCAATTGAAACCATTAAATGCTGAATATATGGCACCATTAGTAAATAAGGTAAGAGGAACCTATGATTTATTATATATAATAGATGACTACCCATTCATCATAGAAGAACCAGTAACCTTTAAAGAAAAAGTAAAAACTGTTTTTTCTAAAATTTTTAGATTAAAGTAGGAAAGTTTATGAAATTAGATGAACAATATTCAATTACCAATGACGAAAATAATTTTAAGTTAATCGAGCATAAAATTAAGGGCGAAAAAGCTAAAAATATTGGGGAAGGTAGAGAAGTAGTTCAAGGGTATTATGGTACACTTGAAGCAGCTTTGACTGGGTATTTAAAACATTCTACGCGTTCTGATTTACCAGAAGATATCCAAGCATTAAGTGATAAGTTAGATTTAATTAATACTAATATAAAACGTTTTTGTAAAAGCATTGCAGTTTATAAAGGTAGAGATATTGATCTAGATAGTATTGAGCCAGAAGATATAACGGAAGTGGCACCCGTTATAGAAGATGATTGATCTCCCAATAATAGGTGGTATTCTACTAATTATTGGTGCGGTGCTTATTAGTGAAAAAGGTGATATGTATTTAGGAAGCATTATGTATATTTTAGCAGATATCTGCTGGATATTTATTGCTTATCAAAACGAAGGTTTTAAACTTGGCACCGTTCTAGTAATAGTTGGTTCGATTTTTGGAATCAGAACTTTTTATAAGTTACACTATAATAAGTTTCATAGAAATCTTAATCGGGACATAAAGGAGTAAAATGGTACTTTCGCAGGATAATATAAAAACATTTTCATGCCATCTTAAAACAATGGGGGCTTATGTTCAGCAGCCTAACCCAGCAATTGTTGGGTTAAGTGATTTCCAGGTTATTGGTAGTCAGGATGCAAGATCGCTATATCCAACGATTATGATTTTATGCAACATTGGTTACGAAACATTATATGCAAGATTGTATGATACAAATATTGTTGGTAAGATGATTGGTTATATAAAACATTCATTTAACGACAAAAAGAACGTTGACCCAGCAGTGGCAGGTTTCAAGAATGCTTTACAGATATTAGTGAAAAACTATACAAACCGTAACGATATCCTAAAGAAAAAAGAATTCCAAGAGTTTACAGTTGATTATTATTGTAAACTTTTTAAAACGATAATTTCATATCCTGGAAAAATAGAAGATATTTTTTCTCCCAAAGATGATGAAACATACTTTCTATTAAAGAGCTGCCTATTTCCAATACTGGAAGCTATTACTTGGCTTCATGAAAATAATCGTGGTTATAATGCAACTTGTATTGATTGGGTATTTTATAATTCTGGATTTGCGAATAAATACAAGGGGCAAACATTTTATGTCTTTGAACATATAAATTCGGTTAAAACTAAGTTAGTTGAATATAGTATAGATACCATCAGTAGTTTATTAAATACATATCTGGTTAACCCATACGGTACTCTGTTTTATAGACACAATGATAAAAAATCATTCGAGGTTGATCTAATTATCAAAGGTATGGGTGACCGCGGTTTTATTAAAGATCAAGGGTTGATTCTAAAAGCGATTAAATCTAAATGGAATTCTGTACCAGAATCATTAAAACGTGGTTTAAGTATTGCTGGCCATATAGATGAAACGGTTGCTAATGACCTAGTTAGTTTGGTTGGTGACTCGGATGAAAAAATGAGAGTTAAGCAACTTAATAACTTATTGTCTATTATTATGGGTACAGATGGTATTAATGATTTAGATATTCTAGCCAAAAAAATTGAAGTAATTATCTCACAGAAAAACAATGCTAGTAATGGGGTTAAAACAACTTTGAATACCGGATATGGTATATATGCTATGACTATTTGGGAATATGGAAATGCACTTATTGCAAACAGTATTACCAACGCTGGTAAGATTTATGGTATTAAGTTATTCCAGCAGATAGCGAGTAACATATTAACTGAAGAGCAGAACAACATTTCAAAAACGGTTGGCAATGTTGCGTAGGGATTTCAATGGGTTATTTCTATAGTAAAATTCTAAATAAATATTTAGAGTTAACATAGAAATAATTATATTGAAATTAAATTAAAAGGCGGTGTATCGTGTATGATACAATAATAGTAATTAATGATGGTAAGTGGTAACACTACCGTCATTAATCTTATATTTAATTTAAAAAATAAAGGATAAAGAATGGAAAAATTAGTAGTTGAAGCGGAAGTAAAACTTCCAGCAAAAGTTAGAAAACCTCGAGTACCGAAAGTAAAGAAAGTACCGAGCGTGGAAAAAGTAGAAAAAGTAGAAATTGGTACAAGAATTGAAAAACCTTCAACTGAAATTAAATCTATGTCGGTTGAATTAACCTCACCTAAAATAGATGAATTGATTTTCAGATTGGAAAGAGCTGGTACAAAGTTTGATAGATATCAGCATAAATCAATTCGGTTGACTAAAGACTATGCAAGCGAAGAATTCGAAGCAAGACTTATTATTATAAAAGATTTAATAGCAATGAAATCTTTGGCTTTAATTTCAAAGGATGTAATTGGTATTGCATTAGATCATGAAATTGATGAGATTGCCATTTATGAGATCCTAATTGAAGAATTTGTACCAAAGTGGTATGATCCAGTCTTAGGGGTGTTTAAAAATTTTTTTGGGAGAAAGTAAATGTGTAGTTTTATGGTAATAAATGGTCCAATTGAAAAGGTAGTAAAATTTACTCCAGATCATATTAGCTTCGATGATGTTATCCAAGCATTACGTGTTAAAGGCAACCTGAATGATGATATTGATTTATTTATGTATAATCATAATCTGGGGGAATTACTACAACTTACTGCTGCAGAATTACGAGCCACCAATGAACCAAAATTTGAATATATGGGTTCGGCTTATGAAAAGTTTACTAGAACACCAGAAGATTACGAACCGGATGATATAGTTACTTTAGTAGCATTTAGTCGGTTGGCACCAGAGATGGAAGTTGATGCGAAACAAAACACCTTGTCACAACCATATTTAAATACCAAGTATAAAACAATTACTATGGTACATGGGACTATCCCGAAAGCCGAAGAGTTCGTACCAGAGGTACAGGTGGATACCGATATTTTTATGCACCGTAGTTTTCAGGATTGTATCAATTATACTGAACAGGTTGGTGGTAAGATTTCAGCGGTGCAAATACCTATGACTAAACTTAGTACTATATTATGGTATGATAATGGCTTAGGTAGATTCGAATATAAATCAATGGATGGAAAAGTTTGGATTGGTACAAACATTAATTTATTTAATCATTTTTATTATTGGGCTAAATCTTTTATGCTACAACCTGCCCCTTATATACAACTAGTTTTTCCAAAAACTTTAATTCTTGCCAAGTCGCGTATAATTTCACTTTTTAGTGGTGGGTTAGATATAACTTGTAGTACACTAAATGTAATAGAAACTAAACTTAAACAACGCTCACAATTAAAAAGTGTGGACTTATGGTACTTTGATTGGGGCACAAGAGCTTCAGCCGAAGAACAAGCAGCTGGGCAACGCTTTAAAGATAAATTGGAGAAAGATTTCGCTACCAACGGTAGCACAGCTACCGTTAATTATGAAGTTATCCCAACAGAAGGTATGTTTAGGAATATATTACAAGCATGTGATACAACAGTTCGGTTAACCGATAAAGATGCAACCGGGGCTGGACATCATGAAGCGGAAGCTGCAATTTCATATGTACCATACCGCAACCAGTTCCTATTAACTCTTGCGGCAGCTAAAGCCGAACAACTTTATCCAGGGGAAAATGTAACTATAGTTATAGGTGCAAATCTTAGTGAAGGAATGGTTTATTTAGATAATAGTGAATCATTTGTAGATGCTATTAATAAAACTATTAAGGTTGGTGGACAAAGAACTTATAATTTCGAAGTAGTTGCCCCATTCGTAAATAGAACTAAAACCGATATGGTAGCTGAATGCTTAAAACGTGGGTATGACCTTAGTACAGCGTTTAGTTGTTATTTTCCGGTTGATGGTAAAGAATGTGGTGTATGTGGTAGCTGTTTACTTAAACAAAGGGCGTTAGAAAGAGGAGGAAATAAATAATGAGTGCATCCGGAGGAGCGGATTTGGATAAAATAAAAGATAAGATTGAGAAACTTCTTAATCTTAGTCTTAGTGATAATGAACATGAAGCTAGTTTAGCTATGGAAAGAGCTCTTAAGCTTATGAATGAACATAATCTTTCACGAGATGAAATTTATAAACAGGCTATGGAATCAAAAACCGTTTATTTAGATAAATATATTGCACATGAATGGATACTTAAACTAGCTGGAGCAATTGCTAAAATATCTGGTTGTTATATGGTGTATGGTCAAGGAAGTAAGAAATATAATACTTTTGCTAAACTAGTTCTTGTTGGTCGGGAAACCGATATATTAAATACTGAATACTTAATTCTATTTCTAATTAGGAATATAGAATTAAAAACCATGAAGTACAAACTACACCTTAGAAAAGAGTTAGGTAGTACTACCCAAGAGAAAAACCATAAAGAGCTGAAGTCTTATAGACTTGGATTAATCCATGCAATAGTTACTAGAATTAAAAAACAGCAATCTAAATTCTTTGGTGAACAAGAATTAGAAGGGTGTTTGATCGTACCAGTTGATATTCGAGCCCAAGAAGCGGAACAACATTTTAAGGATATTTGTAAAATTGAAATCCAAGCAAAAGCATTTGAGACTACTATAGATAAAGTTTTTTATGAAGCTGGTAGAAAAGCAGCAAATGAAATTCAATTAAACTCAGGCATAAAAGATTATGGTATAACGCCAGAGCAAAAACTTTTAAATTAAGGATTAAGAATGTATAAAAAAAGAATTATGGAAGAAATTTCAATTATGGACGAGGAGTTCGAACCATTTGATATTGCTAATTATAATGAACAACAATTAATCGATGAAGATAAAAGATCTTTTATAATTAAGATACCAGAAAAAGTAATTAATCTTATTCTTAAAAATAAAGAGATTGATGCCATCGAATATAATGGTGTAATATGGGTTCGGGATATAGTTGAAACTTTATATCAAGTTACATTCAATCATTATCTGGTTAGAGGTTTAATTACTAGTAACCCAGAATTTAAACCTTATATTTTTGAGGTTAAAATTTTATCGACCGAAAATAAAAAAAATACTTTAGTAAAACTATTTACTGATGCTGCGAACAATAATCAAAATGTTATTTATCAGATCTCTAATACTTTTGGAACCGAGTTTTCTTTAGTTCAATTATCTGGAGATAATTATGTGCAACATATGTCAGCTAATCTACCTGAGAGTGAACAATTGAAAAAACATAGTTTTTTAGAGATCACTACTACTAAGGTAAATGGTTTTAATCTGGCAAATGATTTAGTACAAAATATAAATGACATAGCCGAATATTTAGTAAATACTGGGTATAACGAATTTAATGATATTATATATCTTGGTGATGATATAGCGGATTTTGATTTGGTATTTGAATTACGAACTAAGTTCGTTACTGGTAAGTACAATTCTTTAAATCAGTTTCGGTCAAATAGTATGGTACAGTTGACTGGATATTTAACTCAAGAACAAGTAGAAGAACTAAAAGGATCAAATCTTTGGTCAAGGCCGGTATATTCAACCTATGTATTGAAATCAGATTATTATAAGGGTAAGCATGCAAAATGATCAAATACGAGATAGCCGAGAACTAAATATACCATCATTACAATCGGAATTAAGTACTTACCAAATTAAATACCAAGTAAGTACGAATCAGATTAATACATATAATACAAGAATTGATCAAGATAGTAAAAAGTTAGTGGAACTAGAACTCTTTCTTAAAAAATTGGAAAGTACCCATGAATTACTTACTAAATTGAAGCAATTCAAAATGGATAGTAAAAAAGAATTTATTCTTAGGACTATTAATACAGCTCTAAAAGATATTTTTCAAAAAGATATTCGTATTGATATAGAAGCTAATTCAAATCTCGAAAACGGCAAGATGAATATGAAGTATGATATTATCCTATTTCAAAACGATATCGAAATAGCTAGAAATGAAAAGCTTATTGAAAGTAATGGTGGTGGAGTACTTAGTGTAATCTCCATTCTATTTAAAATGTTAGTTGGCTTTATTTATAGTGAAAATAAGTTTTATATGTTCGATGAAAGTTTAAGTCAAGTATCTGAAGAGTATCGGCCAAGACTTAGTAAATTTATTCACGAATTCTGTTCTAAACAAGGTTTCACTATAGTTATGGTATCTCATACTAAAGACTTGGATGAGTACGCGGATACAATTTATTCTTTATCTGGCACATTCGATAAGAATCTAGTGCCAGTATTAAAGATAGATGAAGTTCTTGGTCACCAACCAGAGAATGATTATATCTATGCGAAAATAAAAAATTTTCAAAGTATCGTTGATTTAGAATTCCGGTTTAAAGGCTTTACAATTATACGTGGAGAAAATAATATTGGAAAGAGTGCCTCACTAAGAGCAATCAATTCCGTAATATTTAATGACTTCGATAAAAGTCATCAGCGTATAACCAAAGATCGATCAATTGAAACGAGCATTGAATTTGGTTACTATCATAAAGATGAAGAGACCGGAGCAATAGATGATACTAAAAAAATTAGAGTCTCTTATAAAAGCCAAAAAATAAACTATGAATTCGATGGTATGACATTTGCTGGAAAAAATCTAGCTTTTGATAAGGTTAAAGAAAAAATTGAAAGTATAGGATTCAAGTATATTAATCTGAAAGAGACTTATAAAAACTTTAAAGGTAATCTCAAGGACCAAACGGAGCGAATAAGTCTAACGACGCAACATGATGGTCTGTTTTTGATTGGTGCTAAGAATTCTGATTCTAGTAAAGTTTTTGATTTCTTATTTGATTCATATCATATTGCAAACGCTATATCTAAAATAAAAATAGATATCAATAATAATCTGAATGAATTTAACGATATTTCAGTTCGGATACTAAATGATAAGCGTATGCTAAATAAAGAGCTTATACACCAGCAAATACACTTATACAAGTACTATATTATTATGATCAAAATAAATAGATTACTTTATCATAAAGTATGGAATAAACAAAACATTCTCACAAATTTGATTTCTACAAAAACAGCTATTGAAATGGTTCTCTATATTGAACAGATGAAAGCTTCAATCGGTATAGTTAATGCTAAATTATTAACATTTGGAATTGAAAAACTAGAAGCAAAATTAGCTACAGTAACTTCGATCATTAAATACTCAACGAGTTTATTAGTTGTAAATAAATTGATTAGTACTAGAAATGATATTAATCGGATAATCACAAATCTAAATATTGAAAAATTAGACGCTCGATTACAAGTGGTTACTAAAATCATTAATCTTAAATATTGGAAAAATTTTATTTTAAGCACATTGCAACAAAATGCAGTTTATACGGATATACAAAATAAAATTGCAAACAATATGACAAAGGTTAATAATTATGATTTGATTATAGCTAAGATGCGTAATATAGTTAGTTATCAAGTGTTTCGTGATAACATTTTAAGATTTATGCAAGAATCGATAAGATTATCTATCGCAATTGATACTAGTACAAGCCGGTTACAATATTTAGCCGAGGCATTTAATAATCTTAAAACCGAATTCAACCTGACCCCATGCCAAAATTGTGGCGGTATAGGTTATTCACATGTGCATTAAGGGAGCAAACCATGGCAACAGATGATAAAAAGCAGCAATCGGAAAATGAAAATTCCGGTTCGTATGCATCATACTATGATATCAATCCAGCTTGGGGATCATTACAAGATGTTATAGAAGATAGAAAATTAAACTACGCTCAAGGTAACATTTTAAAAGCGGCTTTTACATTTAATATTGGTCGTCATGATGGAACAGATGAAATTCGCGATTTAGAAAAAATAATCTATTTCGCACAAAGAGAATTAAATCGCATAAAAGGAGAGGGAAAATGCAAGGTATGAAACAAACCCTTTCACCGAACGAAGGGGTTGTTCAAGATTACAATGATAAAGAAATAGTACAAAATAAAGATGGGTTAGTCCCATCTTTTCCTGCCGAAGTTTTACAAGATCTTCAGCAATATAGTACTTATTCAATTAAAAACATTTTGGTTGCATCTATTATTTTTCTATTTATATTTAATATGAAACAACCAAAGATACAGCGAGTACTTAAAAAAATTACTAGAAGAGCAAAATATTTTCTTACTCAATATAGAAGCTTAAATTATAATACATTTAACTTCTTAGTAACTGAAGCGAGCGCTTTAAGCCAAAAGGCTTTAATACAAACAGCAACTAAAACTAGGGAGCCATTCTATATCATTAATCCATCCATCTTTTTAGAATTGTTAACTAAAAGATTACCAGATGTAATGAACGAACTGGCGATTCTTGAACGTGACTTAAAAGATTTAAAATCTTTTTATGGTACTGAAAAATATAGTTTTCAAACCTTGACATTCACTAATCGTTATCTAGATCAATTAGAGCATTTCTTGGTAAATCTTAATAAAAATTAAGTAAATTTTAATTATATTTAGATACTTATAAATATAATTAAAAATAAAACTTTAGGTGGTAGCAAATGGAGTTAAATTTAGTAAAACTGGTAACAGATTGGCTTAGTGAAAACGCGGCTTCTTTAGGTAAAGAGTTTGAGGTAGTGCCTCTATTAAATAAGATTGATGATAACGTTTATATGAGATACGAACAAGAACGGTATGATCAACCTATATACATATTTGATCCTGAGTATAGTTATAGTGAACATGATTTTTGTAAATGTTGCGGTTATTTTGAACATAATGAATACGATAACAATCGTATTGGGTATTGCGCTAAGTATGGAGAGGATTTATCACCATTCACTAAAACGTGTAATAATCGAATTATTTTAAAATTATTAGATGATTCTAAGAATTATTAATGAGCCAAAAAATCAATAAAAATATTTTGGCACTCCACGAGATAAACACTAATATCTTACAAAAATTAAAGACTGATAAAATTAATGGTATTAGCTATCAGGTCATTACTTTCGACGATGGTTTATATTCACAATACTATTATTACAATCAGTTGCGCGAAATTTTTCCCTACACTACATTTATATATTTCATTAGTACTGATATTATAAACCAGGATGCAGATAATACCATTGTAGATATCAATTGTCATATGGCTCATACTCGGTACTTTGATAAAGGTGATTGTTCGGCATATATGACAATCACCCAAATTAAAAATTTAGCAGGTAGTAGGAATTGTATTATTGGAGGACATGGACATAAACATTATTTTCCCTCAATTGGAAAACATGGGCTTAAAAAGGATTATCAGAATTGGAAAGATGATTTCCATTCTATGGAAAGATGGTTTAAAGATAATAATTTAGAATTAGATTATTATTGTTGTCCATATAATATTAAAAAAGATCTCTATCTATTAGGGATTGGATTCAAAGGAGTAGTTTTTGCAGGAAATAGAACAAAAATTGATTTATAAGGATGATGATTTAGTAACTCAATACGCTTGGATGATGGAACAGTTGCAAGGTATTAGAACAAGTATAAGAGAAACGATTATTGATATTAGTGGAGCTGACAATATTAAACTTTGTATGACTCTTTTTGATGATAACGAATCCTTGGGTAATGTTATAGAGCTTCTGGAGCAATTAATCGATGACCAGGTAGTAGTCACCGATGATAAAATTGAGGAATCAAAATGCAACTAGATATTCAGTTTTTTAATATTGAGGTAAATAAAAATAGTCTAACGTTTGAGTTATTAAAGCCGATACAGGAATTAAAGGAATATGAAGTCGATAATATCAATTTAGCAATAATGGAAGCATTATCACTATTAAATCCATTACTGGATATTCGGTTAGTACATAAAACTGAATTACCGATTGCGGTATGGTTATATTTAATTACTATACCAGACTATATGTCCAGATCTAAATTAATTATAACTACGCCAGAAAACTTAGACGATATTAAGCAAGTAGTTACTAATCGACCCAATCTTTTAATTATGAATCCGTAAGATTTTTCTTACGGAGGATTTTATATAGTTATTTCTATATTAACTATTTAAACTTTTAGTAGTTATCAGTGGTATAGATTACTAACTGGTAACTACTAAAAGTTTTTATTTGGAATTTTTTTTGTTTTTTTGGGCAGGAAAATAAATACGAGGCTTAGCCTCGTATTTATTATATGCTTATGCTATGAATTTATGAATTCCAATTTCTCTAAAATAAAATGGTTCATCATCGGTTGTTCTATCTATAGTAAAAGTTAAAAATCCATTACTATTTGCAATTAAACTTGCTGGTAATCTAGCTGCCATATAATTACTATACCTTTGCGAATTATAATGTTTAGCGAATGGATTTATGTAAGTAGTTCTTAATCTTTCAATCGGTTGTCCATTACATTTTAAACTTGTATGTGAACCATTTTGCCAGTTATCTTTATGTCCTATAATATAGATCAAACGATCTTCTGTTTCGTTTAAATAATCAATTACTGGAATACGAAAATTACTAGCTGTTGATCCAACAAAATAAGCTAGGTTATCACTATTCCAATTATCACTATTCCAGCCAATAGAATGTTCACTATTATTAATTGCCCAATATATACCACGTGCGGATATACTAGTATGTTTGAATGGATTCTTACTAAATGCAATTCCTGATATCCAATTATCACCAGGAACAAAAGTACCAGCTGAATCTTTATAAGTGCCACCATAAAGCGTTAGAGCTAAACAAGTTACATTATTTAAAATTATAGTTTTCTGATTATTTGGATTATTTTTATCTATCGGAATTGGCACCCACTTATGATAAAATTGAGATGAATCAGTCATACCACCATCTGGGGTAAAAGTTATTAGATTTCGATAGCCACCAGCGTAACGAGCATAGTACTCAGCAGAGTCAGCCGATCCAGTTCCAGCAGAAGTAGAGTGAAAAGTACCATAAAGGTTCACTCTATCATTAGTAACACGTAGCCAAACTATATCATATTCTATTGGCATATTTACCTTGAAATCATGAATTGCTGAAGAACCATACTTAATTAGCTTTCTTTTATTCCATAATGTTGTAGCATATGATGTTTCATCATATTCGCTAGTCATATCACCTTTGGTAATAACCTGCTGGGTTTTAGCCGTGAATATATCGTGATAAATAATGCAATCATTTGCATTATAGGTATTATGTTTATTATTCAATAAAAAGTCTATAGTATCCTGATATTTCTGCCATTTATCTTCATCTGCTTTTTGAATTGCACTAAATACATATGAAAGATTCGCAATCTGTAAACTAGTTGAGTTCAAAGTCACTGGTGCAGTTGGCGCAGTTGGTAAACCAGTTAAAGTTGGACTAACTAAAGTAGCGTACTTAGATGGATCAAAATTATGAGTACCATAAAGTTCGTAGAAGTTATTTAAAAAATTTACATGAATCTTACTCGTTATACCATTACTAGTTTGAATAGTATCAAATCTAAACCCATGATCATACGTAGTATTATTTATATCCGACTTAATACCAAAATCTGAACTTTTTAAAGTTGTATATGGTAACGCGTTGGGCACCGAATTAAAATTAAAATGATAATTGGAATTAGTATTAGAATTAATAGAAGCTGGAATAAAAGTATCATCTACTTTATTATTCCATACAGTTATATCATTATCAGATACAAATCTATTCTTTGGAGTACTAGTTAAAGCATCAGTGCTTATAGTTGACCATGCTCGTTTGATCCTAGCATCGGAAGTTAAAGTAAAAGCATAATAAACATCGGTTGGATCAAATGGTATTTGGTTGGCATTAGTAGTAACGACCTCTTGATCTTTTAATGTTAATTTTACTGTAATATCTTCTGTACCATCTAAAGCAAATGAATCCATAATAATATTATTAGAACTGTCACCAACTATATTAATTGGAGCTAATAATTTATTAGCGCTATTAGCATTAGCATTAACTTGAACCAGACTCGAATTATTATGGTTCGGTGTAAATAGTTCAATCTTATTCAAATTACCATCTACCATAAGATTTAATTTATAACTATCGCTTCTAAGGTTAGTTGTAGCCAGTGTATTTATATAAGATTCAGTAATATTATCAATAATAAGATTTTTAGTTAAAACCTGGTCATTATTGATATTGGCAATGAATTCAGCATTGCCGTCTAACATTAAAATCTTATTTGGTGTTTTAGTAATTACGAATTGGGATTGTATATTTTCAACTAACGCTTTTAAATAGTTAACTCTAGATACTAACTGATAGCTCTGAATATTAGCACTATTACATTTTGTTATATCAACCTGATCATTAACTATATCATTAACAAACGCCCCGATATATGAATCTTGGTACATATGACAAACAATGTTATCGATCCAAGTCGTAAGATTACTCTCGTTAATATAAGCCATCTTTTACCCTTTAAAATTTAAGATATTGTTTTTTCCAAAAGGCCCAAAATTCTTTGTTTAATTCTACTTCTGTATAATCGGTATCGAATATAACTTTTAACCAGATAGTACTTTTTTTACTCTCTTTAGTTAAATCTTCGGAGATTACTAAAATTCGATCTTGATTTATAATAAGATTTGGGCCAAGTTTTATATACTTGTTTAATTTTTCATTTTTTAATGTTTCTAATAGTTTATCCGGTGTTATTTCAATTTTTAATTTTTTAACTTTAATAATATTTCTAAATGTTATAAAAACTTCATTTTCTTTAATTTCGAAGAATGAAATATTATTTAAAAAAATATATTTACTTGAACCATCAACTTCGGTAACTTTTAATTGTTTCATTGAACATTCCTTTTTAATATTTTAGTTTATTTAACCAAAGGTTGCATTAACAAGAGGACCACTATTTTTAGCTATAGTTCCAATTGTATGTATGAAAGCTTTTTCGGCTTCAATAAGTTCTGGAGCAGTGTCAAAATGCTCCAATATTATAATCCAGGTCTTTTGGTACTCAGCCCATGAACTTGGTAGATTCGGGTTATTATTTTCCATTATATGTTTATCTAATTCTTGGAATTTTTTAGTTTTAATTTGATTACCTAATTCACTATATGGTTCTTCTGAATCTTTACCTTTTAAAAATTCGGCTATGTGTTGGTTATGTCTATAACCATGATTGCTGGATGCTTTACCTATATAGAGTGGTTCATAACCAAATGTAAAACGTTTACCAAGTACGGTATAAGTAGTTTGAACTGGTTTAAATGGATCCAAATAACAATAGATATAAAATCTATGAACTTTTAAATCATGATAATTATCTTTTGGTATAACTTTTTGAAAAGATAAATATTTTAATTGATTCACCCCTATTGGTACTGGTTTAGGTTTTTGTTGCATTATTTACCTTTCTTTTTTCGCATTATTTTAGCATTTTTTCTAATTGAGCGCCCTCAAAGTTTTTCCCTAGATTTAGAAGTACTGTATGATCAGCAGCATTAATAGCCCAACAACGAATATAATGCAACTGGTTAATAACTATATCTGTTATACATTTATATATATTTTGCATGTATATATCATTTTTCGAATTACCAGCTATACATATAGCTATGTAGTCTTCATAACCAGGTAGTGGAGTCTTGTAAGTGATTGGCCGACTCTGTATAGCAATATAATCCGTACCAACTAGTTCGATCCAATAATGCCACGGTGTAAAATACCCTTGCCAGTTTTTACGCTTTAATTCCATCTTAATATCATTAAATGTAAATTTAGCACTATCTAGGTTTATCAATTCCATTGGATAAAAAGGATTATTATAACTATCAAATATAACTATTCCTTTTGGAGCAGTGGTAAGATTATTAGTTTTTTTAAAATCTTTTTCTACAGATAAATCATATTTAAAATGTTTAAATGGGTCAAGTTGTAATTTTGTCATATTGTGGTATTCCTTGTTCAAATACTAGATCTATAATATTTTCAAAAATATTATAATAATCAAAATGGTTTAAACTTTTTTTGGTTGCTATCATAAGACCAGTACCAGCTTGGTTTGCTGGATACATTTTCTTTGTATCTATTGCATTGTTATAAGCGAGTTGTACTAGTTCCGTATCGGCTCCAGCAACTAAAGCATTCCCTGTTAATAAGGTTCGTTGTAAAGCATTCGTTTCCGTAGATGAATTATATACTATAGCCACAGTACTAATAATTTTAATTATTTTATCAAAATTATCAACTGCACTGGCGCAAGCATCTATAAGTTTAACCCGTGCCATAATATTATCATGAATTAATGCATTAAATGTTGCGCATCCAGTTTTAAGACTTTCGTAACTAAATACGCTATCGGGATTAATTAAAAAATTATTTTTATCTTCTGCTGTAGCCGAGGCATTAAAAATACCAAGTTCTTTAATAAAGTTTTTTAGATAGTTATTATAATCTTCAAATAAACCATTTGGTTCGGTAAATAATGAAGTACTATCTTTTAATCCGGGGAAAATAATAATTGGCTCAACGAAAGTACTATTACCATCTATATCCGTACCCATATAACCTTGAGTAAATCTTGGCTTCAAAAATGTGCCATCATTAATGGTTAAATAAAGATTACCAACCGATACCATCATATTATTAGCATTACATATGTACGTATTAATTAGGTTGGTTTTAGCCGTATAATCCATTCCAAATTTTAATATTTTATCTTGGAAGGCTATAGCTTTGGTTACTAGAGTATTGAAGTTATCTAGTATTTGACCAATATTTAAAATACTAGTTATTTCTGGAATCCAATTATTACCAGTCACGACATCCTGCATTTCTACAGTTTTAACTATAGTATCATTTACCAACGTATAATCGATCTTAGGTACTTCAATACAGGTTTGTGTTTTATTCGACCAGTTAAAACCACATACCTGTTCCATAACTGGTAAGGATTCAATCACTTGTCTATCTTTAATCAGTTGTAATTGATAAAGAAAATGATTAGGATCTGGTTGCCCACTACTATCAGTTACAGATAAAAAATTACTATCTGCCCCAATGAAATCAAAATCTAAAAATGCTTTAGCTTCATTGAATTGAGTATTTATATCATAATCTGTTGCCATTAAAAACCTTTTTATTAATTAGTATATGATAATGGAGCAGTACCAAGAAGTATACCATTGCCACAACCAACTACTACAGAACCAGTTAATGCAACTGGTAATCCAGTGGAGAACTCCATAACTGAACCAGTAGTTATAACAGAAGAACCACAAGGAAATATTAGTACTGAACCAACAGTTGCAACCGGTAACCCGTTCTCCATATATAATGGAGACCCACTAATTACTAACCCAACCGCTGGATATGGATTTGGTGAACATACGCAAGTTCCAAATGCGGTCGAATTGACTAGCCCTAGATTCATAATTATTCCTTTAAAGTCCTTTAAAGCAAAGCTTTTGCATTAAGTACTGTTCATTCAAATTAGTTACCGGTAAAATTTTACTATCCATAATAAAATTACCAAGTAAAACTGGGAAAAAGTAAGAGAACTGTTTAGTCTCAAAATCGAACTCGGAAAGCATTGAAACGAAACTAAATATGAACTCATTTTCTAAAGTGTTTGACCAAAGCATATTGACGCTAGTTTGATTTTCATCTGTTGCAAACAACGTCAATTTATTTAAAAATTTATCATATTCAATTATTATATTGTACCAAGTATCTATATTTAATATCATACTATGTTTTATAACTTGTTTCTTATTTGCTAATTCAAAAACAAGTTTTGAATCCTCTTGATTATAATACAAGTTGTTAAAATTTATGGTATCCGAAATAAGAGCTAATCGTGATGGCGTCTGTACGACATTACTAGCTATTGGTTTTATCCAAAACGACATTGTAAAGGTTGCTCGTTTTAAACTATCTTGGCAGAAAAAGTTAGTTATAAAACACTCTTTAATAGCACTTTTATAACTATTATTTATAACGGTTAAATTATTAGTCATTGAAGTAGCTGCAATATTTTTATTAAAAATATAATATGGGATACTTGTAGTTTGATGATCACGAACGTAATTATTTTCTATCCAACTTTTAACTTCTTGTGTAAGAGTTAGATTCTTGAAATCCTGTATCGGTAATTCACTATCTGAATAAAAATTATTAGAAATGTTTAATTCAAAATCTATGAATATCTCGGTCTTTGGTCTAAAATTCATCATCGAGAATTTAAAATAAACGTCTGGATTTATAACACTATTTGTAATACCTAGATCAAAAATTGTGCCACAAAACGTTTGATTCTTTAATACTGGATTAGTAACTCTACCAAATCTAGATGGGAACAATATTGTACCATTGCTTAATTTTATGAGTTCAGCTTTAACTTTATTTTCATTAATTAAGGTAAATGTATATTTTAACCCATCAAAAGTAATACTCATAAAGTAAAGAGTATTTGCTTTAATTGGCATCGGTATATTATTGGCATCCTGGATATTTAAAACGTTAGTTAAAAAAGTAAAGTTTGATATATTTATCATCGGCTGATAAATAGTATTACCACTCGCATCTTTAGATGAAGTTTCAACTATTTGAACAACTATTGTTTTTTCACTATTCAATTCTAAAAGTGGTAAACCATAAGTAGTGGTTTTTGTAGTAGTATTTACTAAACTATTGTATAAACTGGTATCAGTATTTTGAGTCCTTGCTATCTCCCAATCGGCTTTATCTTGTAACTGAGTAGTAAAACCTTTTAATAATGGAGTAATAATATCATTTATTACCGCAGCATTATTATCTAAAGTTTGTTTAGTATCAATTGGAAACGAACATGTATTATTTTGCCAGTTTTGAACAGCGTTAGCTTCTCTCGCAGCAATCTGCTCGGCAGTTGGGGCATATTGGGATAATAAATCTTTTATACTATCAGCATGTTTCTTCAAAGCCTTTTCACATAGTTCCAAAATAGTATCACTATCAAGATAATTAAGTTTAGTATCAGGTAATTGTGGAATATGGTAAATATCTTCGAAATCTCTATACCCAATCTCTATGTATGGGTAACGATTGAATAAAACATTTGGATCATACGTTGGTTTATTTATATAGTTATCCATCGTATTCGAACCAGCTGGTAATAAATCAATTAATAAAATAACACTAACTTCATCATATTTATAATCATTGACTACATATATATCAGGATTAAGATCAAATATTTTTTGAACTTTAACTTTGATTGGGATATTATACTTTGGTGTTTCTGTTCCAAGATCTATTAATCTTATATCTAAACCATTTAAATCCGATACAAAAGTAACATACTTACTATTTATAGTACTATTTACTAATTCGGCACTAACTAGTTTTAAGCTAGAGTAACCACAATTTGCAACTCGGGTATCAGATATAACTTCAGTTGGTGTACATTCTTTAGCTTTTTTATTATATTGAGCAGTTATATTAGTATTAGCCGCAGCAACTGAAGCCATGATTCCAGATATATCTAGATTATCGTATGGTAAGCTAATAGAGTCCAAAGGTATTTTTAGCTGCTCAACCATAATACTTTTGATTGCATTATCATGTGCTGGTATGGATTCAGAAAGTATTTGATTTTCTAAATTATTTAATCGAGTTTCATCAACTTGGAAAGAAAAATATATACTCCAGGTATTTGGTATAGTACCAGTAATTATATCAAAGGTTGGTAAATTATTAGTATCTATAATAGTAGAACAATCGAATTTTAATGTTGGAATATTTCGGAATTCATATTGTTCACCCGGTATAACATTATTAATTACAAAATGATTTGCATTAGTACTATTTGTATCAATTGGAGTTACTTCACCAGAATTGTTAGGGTATGGATTAATTGGTGGATTAACTTGTGTATCTGGTACTTTTCCATTGGATGCAGCAAAGTTATTGGCTGTTATATTATAGTCGGTTATAGACTTTATAATCTCAGTATTGGTTTTAGGACCGATTGGTATAGTACTTGTCGTACCGCTTGATTTGGTTTCATCTAAATTACTACAAAATACTGGATCATTTGCATAATTCAAATAACCCTGTAATGAATCAATTAGTGAATTGGTTCGGTTTTTAATCTCGTTAAGGTTTTCAGATATAGCGAGTATATCCGCAGCACATTGTAACTTAGCTTTAATGAACCGGATTATATAGATCATATCTTTAGTTAATAAAGCATTAACTAACATCATAACTATTCTATCGAATATAACTTTAATAGCATCAATAATTAGATTCACTACATATTGTATTAGTGTACAGATAATGCTACAATCACAAGGTGGATTATCTTTACTCAATAGTGTTACCGACCGAGTATTAAATTTTAATAACTTTTGCCATGCTTCTATATCTGATTTATGTGATTCGCCAGTATCGAATAAGTTTTTAAATTGTGCTGGAAAAGGAATTCCAATTTCCTCGAATTTATCGGTATTATCTATCCAATATTGTGGATCTTGTAAAGTTAAAAGGTCGTCGATAATATAGATATTATTTTTAAGAAGAGTTAATTGTTCCCAACCAGCAGATCTTAGCCTAGTTAGGTACTCTATTTTTTTAGATTTTAGTTGTTGTACTAAAGCTGATACAAATAATGCTAACTCAGTATCAACACTAATTGCTAACTGAGTACTATATTTTGATTTCTGTAGAATACTATCTCCTAGTAATATAGCTTTGGTTAAAGTATCAGCATTATCTATTTCATTGAAGTATTCCCCAGCTGTAGTACCATTTTGGAATTTGTAATCATTCGCTAGCCCAACTATTGGGGTAGTTCTGAATCCAGCATCCCAAGTTAAAGTTGGATGCCCTGGAAATTTTGTATCTAGATTTGTACGATTAATTAAAATGTATTTATTATTTTTATAATTTGAAGACTCACTGAATGGTAATCGGCCAAATAATTTATCACTAGCATCATTACTATTACTAATTGTTACGAATTCTGGAATTGGTATAAATAAATTAAATACCGAAAATAAACAGCCACAGGAATTATCTAACTTATCCCCGATCAAGACATCAGTCATTAATAGACAATCTCGGTATTGGTTGATATTCTTTTGATTCTCAATCTTAGTCTCATTTAATTTTGCGGCTTCTACTAAAGCTAAACTTTTTTTAGCAGACTCTAACTCATCGTTTGAATTATCAAAATCAATTTGTAGTTTTTTACTGGTATCTTGATTTACAACTATAGCGTGATTTGTGCGGTCGATTTGAGTTCTTAAATCTTCCATATTAGACCGAGTATTTTCTATAACCTTTTTTTGGTCGGTAGTGGGTGATGCAATATTATTTAAATCCTCATATATTAGTGAAGTTTTAATATATTGATTAGTATAATTGGCTAAATTATTTACTAATTTATCATATAATCTACTATTAATTAATAATCTGTCAAATTTCAAAAAAATATCTTCTTCTATAGCACTTATATTATTTTTTAATTTTTCTATACTATCATCATTACTTGTGGTACTATTAGCTAATATTGTTCGATTCGACTCAATTATTGCAGCTCGTAGCCGAATATCATTATTTATATTGCTAACCACATCCGAAACAACTAGCTCATCCCTATTTTTACCAACACAATGTTTAAGTTTATGATCAACTTCTTTTAACGGATCAATTAATATATTTAGATAATCACCATTAAGTATAGTGTTACTAATGTAATCGACTTCGGATATAAAGTTATAAACTGGTTTCATGAAATCTACTCCACCAGCTTTTAACCAAGGATTACCAGGTACCGGTCGAATTATACAAATTAGATTCTTGGTTACTTCATTAGCTTGGATCAAACCAGAAGCCACATCAATCATAATTGGTAATAAACCACTTGTTTTTCTGGAATTATCAAATTGCTTTGGATGATTAACTTTATCTCCGCTATCACCAATAACCCACAGGAAGAGTGGTAGTATGCTTGAGTTATACATTTCTGCTAACTCACAACACTTTAGATCTTCTATAATTTTAATAAAAGAATCATTGATACTAGAGATATATCCGGCACCAGTATTAATTTTATTAAAAAGATTATAATTTAATGGAGACTTCTGGAAAAAATCATTAAAGAAATCAAAGTTTATAACATATGACCCAAAAGTAATGTTACAACTATTAATTGGGGTGCTAATAGTTGCTGAACCGGACAGTGAAGTTTTTAAAGAAGCTATATACTCCTGACCACCTGGATATATATTAGATTGAGTATTTAATTGCGTGGAAAATGAACCATTATTGGTAATTCCATTTAATCCCATAATATTCCTTTAAATTTTATTTAACTTATATAGTTATTGGTGTTGGTAGTGGAGGTAGAGTTACATTATTTCCGGCAACATTATATCCATTAATATAACTTACTGACATATTTGCGCCATCTAATGTAATTGGTACTAGAGTTGGTAAAGAAATTAAATTATTAGCTGGATTAGCTGAACCAGTTAACGAACCATTTAAAATATTAGCAATTGAACCAGATACTGGATCGTTGGTACCCATTGCCGTAACCATGCTTGCTGCGGCAAGCTCCGTAGAAAGTGATAAACCTTTTTGAGTAAGGTTCATACTAGTTGCACTAGAACGTGCAAATTGCATATTAGATAGTATAACACCATCTTGTAATGTAGTAGCACTATTATTAACCGTTAATGGAGCATCGTTAGTTATAACACCAGATGTATTAGTATAATTCAGACTACTCATATAAAGATTAGCTAAAGCAGTAGTTTCCACCATAAGACTACTAAGACTTAATTTTAATAAAGCGTCTATTTTAATATGCCCACCTTTAATGTAAGTTTCTAGCATACTATCAATAGAAACAACATTACCGGTAAGATTCAGCATTTGTGCACCAGATATTTTGGTATTAGTACTATATACATCTACCGTTTCTATTCCAGTAAGATAAGTATTGTTGCCAATAAGATTTAAATTTTTAGTGCTATTTAAAGTGATATCACCGTTTGAACCATATTTAATACCATTTTCAGTTATTTGGATATAGGAAGCACTTTTAGTTCCAGCACTTAATATTATACCACTAGCATCCATACGAATGAAGTTATCTAGGTATTTAAAAATCATACCAGAATCTGATATCTCAGCTATACATTCATCAGTAATACCATCAGTTCCACCATTTTTTAATTCCCCTACATGAAGAACTATTTTATCAGAATCAAGTAATACATTGGTCTTACCACCAGCATTCATCATATGAATAATTTCGCGATTATCATCTATATAAATATACGAATTGTTTACTGACTTACAAAGCAAATAAAAATCATTTTTTAATTTATCATTTAATGGTAATAAACCCTGGGCATTTAAAATTTTAGATACATAACCATCTGATATATCGGTAGTACGAAATATTACTTCAACTATCATTCCAATAGCTAATGGGAAATATGAACCAGCAGACCGCTTTGCACTAGCTTGTGAGGCATGCTGTCTTGGATCTATCCATCTGGAAAAATTATTACCAGCTATTTCATTAGTTGCCCAAAAAATATTTTTTTGACCAGGCGAAGAAAGACTTCTTATATAAATTGGAAATTTATTATGCTTTTCTAAATCTATTCCATCAAGTACTATACCAATATATGGTTTGCCTTTTTCAATCATTATTGTTTCCTCTTCCTGTAAATTAATACCGGTTACTTATAACCTATTTGTTTTTCGACGACAGGAAAACGGTCGAAAACCGACCGTTAACATATTAGCTTTTGCATATTTTTTATACTAGCTTGGATCTGAGAATAATAAGTATCTAACCCAATTAATTCTCTATTGAATTCATCATTTATAAAATTATTAGGATTCAATTTATTAATGATTTCATCAGTTAAGATTTTGCATATCTCATCTACTGATTCTGGATCATCAATTAATTCCTTCAGCCTAACAGAAAGTTGTTGATTAACTATATCTTGTGTAAATAGTTTTAAGGATTGATTACCTTTTTTAGTATAAAGATTATTTATTCTAAAAAGATTTACTAAAGGTTCTTCGCTATTATTAGTAGCTTTTAAAAACTTACCATAATAGTGCATATAGTCGAGTATTGGGATCTTATTGTCATAAGTATGTAGGAAGTCATAATAATTTATATCGAAGAAATTATTACTGTATTCATCCATTAAAAACTCATATCCATCTTTTAAGAATCTTTTATTCTCCATACAATAAGTTAGCATCATTGCATCCATAACCATTTGATTAGTATTAGATGAATAACTATTTAAATCCTGAGCAAAGTTTTCCTCAAAGAGGGAATCTAGTTGTTTAAAATAACCAGCTTTAACCTTTGAAAGCTTCGCTCCATAAAAACTAAATAAGTTAGTATGAATTAATCCAGTATATGTTGCAAAAATTGCTCGGAGATAGATTGGATTCATATTTTTAATAGCAGTAAATGCTAAATATTTTAAAACTTTTTCAATGATTGTTTCTGTGGTAATCATAAGAATATTATAATAGAAAGATCCAATTTTGGTTCTGGCATTATATTTAATTAGGTTTTGTTCTATCATTGATTGGAGCGTTAAAACGAAAAATGAAAGCTGTTCATATTTTCCGAGCACTTGGATTAATTCATATCTAAATAGTTCAATTGGCATTTTATAACCACGAACATTTTTAATACTATGCTTTTCGAGAAATGCTTTTGCGCGAATTTCAAGATTTTTTATTAGATAGTGAAATGCAATAAGATCAATCTTATTAATAGATTTCCCCTCAAACATTGTGAACTGAATATCCGAATTTATATTATTAAGAATTTCGATATTGATATTATAAGAGGCTTCATCTTCGAAATCAGATATAGGTCTAGCTAATTCAGCTTCTATACCACCAAGAATGCGTTCCCTGGAGACTTCAAGTATCTCTCTATATAATTCATCATTGAATAATACTTCGTGATGCTTTTCATGTCTTTTAAGATTTTTGAGCATATGCTCTTCGTTTAGAACATCATCTAAACGTTTATTTATAAAAAATTCAATTTCGACATCTATATTGTATTTATTGAGAAACTTTTTTACTTCGGCTTCTACTACTTTAGTGTCAACATTGATTTTATGTTCTCGTTTATCACCAATTACTTTACCTTCCGGTAACTCTTTTTTTCTTTTTGCCATATTTACCCAATTAACATATCAAGGTGATTAAGCCTTGATATTTGAAATATTATCTATTGATTTCATTTTTACTTTACTATTGATTGGTACCACCACTTCTGGTTTAGCTAAACTCTCGACCGTAAAGTAATTTGGATTATTATCTTCCGATCTTTTTTCAAGATATTTTACTTCTAGTTTTCCAGAAGGATTCTCCACACAGGTAGTGGTTTTCATATACTCTTGATACTCTTCATCCCAAGGGAATATAAGCCAATTATCATCAGATATGGTTTCAGATGAATAAAAAGTACCATTTAAAAAATCTGGTTCCCATGCCATTCCAGTCGGCTTATAAAAAACGGTATATGTATCAATTATTATCGTTTCTTTTAATACAGTTTTTAGATATTCGACTACAGCTGTCAGAGTTGCACCAGTATCATAAATATCATCAACTACTAGAATTCGTCTAACATTATTTAATCTACTAATGTTTGATTTATCGAGATTTTGTACAGTTACCTTATCCTTTACGCTATTCGTTTTCGGATTAAATAATTCAGCGTTTATTGGTATAAGCTTATTTATTTTCATTTTATATGAAATTAAAGTAGCTGGAATATTACCACCTCTTTGTATCGGTATGATATAATCATATTCAAATGCTGCATCAGAGCATTGTGTAATAAAATTATCAACATGCTCTATTATATCACCAAATGAAATTATCGTTTTATCGTCTACGGCCCAACTCATAAATATCCTTTTTAAATATCGTTAAAACCCTTAAGAGCACTAACGTTTTTATAATTAATTGAAGTAACTTCAAAATTATTTGAACGGTTACTTGATTCAGATTCAACTCCAGCAATCATCTCTAGGTGCTGGTATGGATTCTTTTCTATTTTTGGAAATAAAGCTTTTTCTTTAATATCTTTCAATCTACGATTTCCGAGATAATATGAATAATCTTCAATACTTTGATCAGTTATACCAAGTATTCTATTATCCATGATCGCTTTAGAAAAATCGATTTCCCATTGTACAGCTTCTTTAAACATCTGTATAGCTGTTGGTTGAAACAGTCCCCAGATATCTGGGTTCTCTTTTTTGATCTCTAAAATAATATTTTTAAAGATATTACAATGTTGAATTTCATCTCTTTGAATATAACGAATCTGTGTATCGGTTGCTACCATTAAACCACGAGAATTAAGATTGTGGAAGAATTGGAATCCATTATAAAAGTAAATTCCTTCGAGTAGATAGTTTGCAACTATTGCACGCAATAGATTCATAATCGTTGGATTATCAATCAATTCCTGATATATACCAGCGATATGAATAATGCGCGTCATTAAGACTTCATGTTTTTTCCAGTAATAAACAATATCTTCCGCTTCTTTTCTAGTAAATATACTACTAAGAAGCCAACCATATGATTTACTATGAATTGCTTCATCAAAGGTTTGTCTAGCTAATACATATACAATATCTGGAGCAGTTATAAAGTTTGAAATATTACCAAGATTGTTTGTTTGAAGACTATCTAAGAATACTAGAAAAGAGACAATAATTTTATAAGATTCCTGCTCTTCTGTTGAAAGCTTATGAAAATTAAGTTTATCATCACCCATTGGTACTTTATGTGGTAACCAACCATTTTTATAAATTACATCAAATATATCATGTGCCCATTGGTACTTAATATAATTTAGATTTAATAGATTGGTGGTGATACCACCAATCACCCGAATGTCATCATCTGATACATTTGGATTAAATAATAGTTTTGATTTTATTGGAGCTTGTAGTTTGTTGGATGTCCATAGGTCGTTTTTTAGCATTTATTCCCTTTTTAATTTTTACAATCCGTACAGCCCTTATCTCCATCTACAGAGACGCTGTAATAAATACCTTTTAGTTCGTTTTTTATAAAACCATCTAAAAAGGCATCAGACATAGTTTTTCCATTAGCAATTTCAGTATTAATTGGTATTTCCATTGAAATACCAGTATCTACCCATCTTTGTAATCTTTTAGTGACCTCAATAATAGTAACTGGATCGTAATTGAATTTCGATTTATAATACCAGTTTCTAATTTTTAGATATTTAGGTATTACTGGTACTGATAGGTTTGATAATGTTTGTATATTAAACTTACTGTGTGGTGGTAAAAAACTTGCTACAGCATTCTGTACTAATCCACTACTTGTGTTTGGTGCAATAGCGATAAGTAAAAAGTTTCTAATACCATATTGCTTAATTCTTTTAATTACATCAGACCAACAAAAATTATTCAATGACATTTTATCTAATTCTTCGCCAGTTTTACCAAATAAAGTATCATAATTTGCTTTTTCATAATAAGGGTATGAACCTTTTTCGATAGCCAAATCAATACTAGCATTATAACAGTGATATGAAATACGTTCTTGTAAAGCTTCTAATGCGAGTAAACCATCTTCCTTCTCATATGAATATTTATTATACGCCATCCAATCCGCAACACCAACAGTACCTATTCCAATATTTCTTAAAAGTTTTGAACTATTAAGAGCTTCTAAAACTGGCATAACTCCAGTATCAATACTGTTATCTAAAGCTCGGACTGCTCCATAACATGCTCGCTTTAAAAGATTTTCTGCCTCTGGCCCAACACAGTTCGCAACATTAATTGAAATAAGATTACATGAGTGGTATAAACCATCAGTTTCCGTAGTTATGATACCATCTTTAGTTCCCTTAGATTCCCAATTTTCTGGAACCGTGTTTAAAGAAAAAGATTCGATACATAAATTTGCACAATTTGAGACTGCGAAATCTTTTAAGTAGTTACTGATATTTAAACCATCTTTACTTGTAATATAAAAGTCCCCAGTTTCAAACCAAACACGGAAAGCTTCTTTCCAAAGTTCTTTAGCATTAATCTTTTTATAATGTTTTAATTTACCGGTTTCTATTAATTCTTTTACTTTAAGATGTGCATTATATAACTCCTCTCCAATTAATGGAATAATATTAATACCAGTAAGTTCTTCTAATTCATAGTGATTAAATAAATAAACATCCATATTATGTTTAGCCGCTTCGAAGAAATAACGATCCCCAACTAGTTGTGGAAAAAGATCAAAACATTTGTCTCTGAGATCCATTTGACCGGTTTCTGTTTTCATCTCGATGAAGTCTTCTATATCAAGATGCCACCAATCTAATGCCGGAGTAACTGCCCCTGGTCTTATACCACGTTGGTTAACAGCTATAGCTATATCATTAATAATTTTAACCCAACGATTAATTTTATTTGATTTAACAACATTTTGAGTATAGGTATTACCTGGACGCAAGTAACCAAAATAGAGACCAATACCTCCACCAGCTTTTGAAATGGATGCGACATCTGTCCAAGATTTAGCAATTTGAGCTAAGCTATCACCAATTGGTAAAATAAAACAACTTGCTGTATTACCATTTAATAGTCTGAGATTAGCTTTAAATGGAGTGCCAAGACTTATCAACTCTTCATTAATAAGAATAAAGAATTCTGCGGCTTGGTCCATACGGTTAACTTCTGGTTCTACTGTAGCTAAAATCATCGAACTAGCCATATCACTAAATTGTGGATACTCAAGATATCCTTTTTTATTCCTAATCAAATACTTATCTTTTAATGATGATACTTGAGCAAGAGTAAATTTAAAATCTTTTTTAGGATCAATATTTTCCGATAACTTATTAATTTGGACTGCGGTATAAAAACTTATAAAATCTGACCTATATAATTTTTTAGAAACTGCAAAATTTAAAAATTCTGGAAACTGGGTCCCTTCAAATTTAGTATTTTTATAAATTTCATTATGTAATAGCTTAGTAGCCAATCTACCAGCAACAATTGACCAATCCGGTTCTTCTATACTTATTAATGAATTGGCTACACCAATTAAGTTCTGTTGTATATCACTTGTCGTCATTAAATTGCGGTAAGTTAATGAAATTTTACTTTCTAATAATAATGGATTAACTTCTAAACCTTCGCAAGCAAAATTACTCATATTTTTAATTTTAGTTATATCAAATAACTCTTTCGTACCATTTTTCTTAATGACGTATATTGGTTTATTTTCCTGCATATATCTTTTTTACCTTTCGATTTAAATACATAAATATGTATTCATAAAAAATAAGTTATCGTATTTTCTTTTATGAAGACATGAATTGCCACTTAGTTTGCATTAGCTACTAAGTGGCAAGATTATTTAGGTCTCTTCATCCTCATAAAAGAGGCGGATTCTTCAACCATAGCCTTAAGTAGCTATTTCATGAAGTATTGGAGCCGGGTATCCCGCGGTCTCTTGCCGTATCGAGTTTATGTAACACCTGCTTACAAATACTAATTAATTGGTGGAGTACAATTATAAATGTACCCCTCATAATCTTTTAGTTAGATACTGGTGTAGTATCTACTGGTGCAGTTGTAGCATCTTCGGCAGCACTAGCTGCTTCATTAGCCGCAACTACCTCTTCTGAGACTGGTACATCCGAATCATATAGTACATCTTCAGCAGGCTGTTGTGCACTCTCAAACTCATTTTCTTTAATAAGATTAAGCTCTAATAGGAATTCTAAAATTTCTTTAGATATTGCAGCACGAATCAATTCATCATCAAAATCAGCAGGTGAAAGATATGTTGTTTGGATAGTTGGAACTACTTCTTCACCCTCAACCGGTTCTTTTGGCACTTGAGAGATGATTTCAATATATAGATTACTTTGTTCAAGAGATTGTACTAGTTTATAATGGTATTGTAAACCATTAGCTAGAAGGTTAGTTGGGTGAATCAATTTTGGAAATGCTATAATATTTGTACTAACAACTGCGCTCATTATGCTTCCTTTTTAGTGCGTTTTGGATATTCTGTCTCGCGAGCTTTTAGCGCCGCTTTCCAAGGTGCTGCAAGTTTACGGAATTTTGAAAGAGCAACTCTTGCTCTTTTACCAGCCGCTTTATTATTGGAATTTATTAATTCCAGTTCTTTTGTAAACTCATTAAGAGTATTTTTTATTTCTTCTGTAATAGCGCTATATGCCATCGGTATTTCCTTTTAATTTTTTTACTATTTTTATATTTCTATAATACTAATTTAATAGTTTTTAAACGATTAACTCATAAAAAGTTCGTTATAGATACTCGTTAATTCCTTAGTTAGATCATCGCGAAATTGGATAGTATCATTGAATGGTAATTTATTTGCTATATTCCAACAAACTACATTATCTTCCTCTTCCCCCCATATTTTATGGTAAGTTTTATCTTTATATCCATTATCTTGGCGAAACTGATTTAAAATATTCTTTGCTCGATATAATTTAAGTAGATCGATTAATTTATAACCAAGAGAAAGCCATAGTTCCATAAATTTTTGAAAAATGATTATACTATTAGAACCGATTAGAGTAAACTTGATAATATCTTCGCACCCAGCAAGAAATGCTTCTTGATCAAAAGGATGATTCGTATAATTTTGTTCTTGCGAATAGCATATCATAAAGGTTGCAGTCTTTATTGAACCATTGATCTCGTTATGGCTACCAGCTTTCGTTGATAGATCATTTTTATATTGTTCCATCATTGTAAGACTTAATAAGAAGTGGAATACATCTACTAATTCTACGGAAGCATTTAATAAATCGGGTTTACCATTTTTCTTCCACCATTTCCAAGGGAATGATTCAATACCTTCGACCAGCTCGGCACGAATTGCTCTACCCCAGTTGTAATTACTTTTAATCCAATTAGCATCCACCGCTGCATTAAAACTAGATTGTAACTGGAAACACTCTTCCCAAAGTTTCATATTATTATGTAAAGCCGAATAATCATCATCCTTAATCTGTTCATATGACCCAATGGTATTCCCGGAATTAATTTCCGCAATTTTATTAAGGCTATCAGCAATATTTGCTGTAACCTTATCTACTAAATTTTTATTCATGATTTTACCTTAATCCAATATTCAAAACATTCCCCAATACCGGCAATGAGATGTAAGTGTTTAAATTTTTTGTATTCCAAGTTTTGATAATAATTAATCAATATGTTTTTAATTGGTAAATATAGATCATCGTTAATCAATTTTGTAAAGATATAGTCGTAATTGATAGTAGCATCATCCTGCATAATTTTTACAAGCCAATCATAGTATTGGGCTATAGCAGTTTTGGTTGGTTCTAATAAAAGTCTAGTACTTTCTAAATCTAAGTTAGTTGGGTAAGTTAAAAGATATTTAATTATACCAATCATAGAATCTTCCACACCAGAACTAGATAAGCCCACACCAACACTCTGCGGACGAAATGTATTAGACATACTTGCCAGTTGCAGATTATTAAGAATATCCCGAACACCTTTTGTTTTAAAAGCTAAAGCAAATTGTCGCAATTCCTCTAATTCATATTGAACGGCCTCTTGTTTTAAAATATATTCCAATCTTGGAATAAGACCTTCAATATTAATTTCGGTAAAATTTAATTTGATATTAAATCTTTGTAGTAGAGCTGGATCAAGCTTTTGAATATTATTCGTCGTAGCTATGAATGCGACATTTGGTTGATATTTTTCAAGAAATCCATCTTTAAGTACTGATAAGGCTTTCGCACTTAGATTATCGATCTCTTCACAAACGATAATTCTTTGCTTACTAGCTGTAGGAGCTCTTACAATCCAAGACGCTAGTTTATCAACATCATCAACTGAACGACCAAGAACAAAAACATCTTCGGCATGCTTAATAAAACTATTAATCAATACTTTATTAATAGTAGTTTTTCCAACACCCCCTGGCCCATAAGATATAATATTACCTTGGATATAACCCTGCTCTACAAATTTCTTAATTGTGAATGCTTTTTCTTCATCTGGAAATACAATCTCTTCTATAAATTTAGGCCTATACCGCTCGAACCAAGCTGCTTGCATAACATTGTGCATTCTTTATCCTTTTTAATATTTTTACCTCTCTATAATATTTCTATATTATAGAGAATCGTTTTTCTAGTGTAAATTTTATATTCCTGGAAGAGTTGGATATTTACTGAAGTCTACACTTTCATTGGTATGGTACTCATTTTTAAGTAGCTTTTGTAAAGTATCTAAATCAATAGTTGCTCCACAAGCGTTACGATGGCCACCTCCACCAAATTTTTTAGCATAAACCGAAGCATCACATAATGTATCTAAACTACGGAATGAAAGTACTACCTTTAAATCATCTGTTATAAAATACATCAACGCTGGTTTATTTGTAAGTTTACAGAGTTCATTCCCTACTTCTGAAATATTTTCGGTTAGATTCAAGCATACAAATTCTTCTGAATCAATAGTTATAGTTCTATATTTTTTAACTTTAGATGCAACTGCTTGGTCTTTTACTCTTAATAGAGTTGCACCAATTTTAATGGCCTCATCCAGATCAAAGTTATCTACTAGATCTAAGAATGATTCTAAATTATTTGGAACAACTGAATATCTTAAATATTCAGAAACTTCTTTTGAATGAGCCAATGACCAGTTCCAAAGATCCCTATCCTGGATATAATCAGAAATAATATCCATATTGCGCAGTCGTTTAACTTCATGTAATTTATTGGAAGTTGCAAAATAATCATAAGTAATTTTGGCACCCGAACGGTTCATATCAAATACTAATTCTAAATTTTCAATCCCTGAATTTTCTAACTCTTTTAAATTGGCTTCCGCTGTTTTATGATGATCAAGAATGGTTACTGAGTTAAACTTAGTTGTGAGATCTTTTATAATTTCGGGGGAAGCACTAAAATCTAAAAAGAGTAAATCAAAACTTTTGCTCATGTCATTTGCTAATACTTCATAGATATCTTCACCATACTGTATAGGTAAACATTTATATGATATTTCCATATCAATGAAATAGCTTTCTGCTATAAATGCCGCAGCTAATCCATCCATACAATTTTTATGATATAAGACTGTAACTTGTGGTGGGCATGGTAATGACTGCTCCAAACTATGAACATACCTCACAATATCACTGATTCTATTTACTGATAATTGTCTACCTTCATATGTACTCATTCAACATCCTTTGATTTTTTAACACACTCAATTACTGCATCAACTTGACAAGTTATATATTCATGCGAGTCTTCGGTGTATGGTATGGTCATATTAATTAAATAATCGAAACCAAAATATTCTAAAGCAAATTCTGATATATGATAACCATCTTCTTTCTCTTTATTAATAGCTGAGTTCAAAATTTTTACACAATAAACACTATGAATACTTTCATCAACTAAACCACTGTACTCTTCCGGAAAGCGAAAATCGTTTACCAATATAAGTTTTTTAGTGCTTCTATTAACCGCGGTAATTACAAGTTGAGTCCATACTTCTTTAGTAAATACCAGTTTCCATATTTCACCAATTTGTCTAGTCAACTGTTTAATAGACATATGTAATTGTTCTGGAATCTCATGCTCCAGTCTATAACCAGTTCCAAGGATATGGTTTAGAATAGCAAGTAGCCCCATTTTATTATATTCGAACCCTTTTTGACTAAGTCTTATAGCGGTATCGTTTATACAATCATTGATACGGTGCAGAATACCGGCACTATTAAAAGTATAAAGATCATTTAATTCTGTATCGGGGATATCCGTGATATCCATATTCATAAGTTGGGAAGCATAATTTTTTAGAAAAAATGCAAACTGTAGAGTTTCTAAATCATTTTTATCTTGTTCGAAGATTTTAGTTAAAAATAATCTTTCCTTTTTCTCACCACTTAATAAAATAATTTTTTTATATCGATCTTTAACTAGTGGTACTGGTGATACTGGTAGGGGGTCATTTAAATCATTATGCATCGTTTATCCTTTGTAAATTTAATTACCCTATATATTTCTATATTATATTAAATAGTAGGTTAACTATAATCACCATTTTAGAATGAATTCCTTTTTCTGCGACAGGAAACCGATGGGTGGGATTATCTCCCACCTATTCCAATTGAAATATATAATTCCCGGAATCCCAAATTATATTATATTGGCTCGGATTGCTATTATTTTGAAATCCAGGTATTAATTTATAAGGATTTTTATTTTTCCAATAAAAAGAGTTGGGATAGCTTGTACCAATTTCTTGGAAACCAAGTCGTCGGTATAAGTTGCCATTCGACCAGCGTCTATTTACATAGGTTTTAATGCTTCCCGTGTGATCAGCCCGAAATGCTTTAAGCAATCTGCTTGCTGCACCATGAACATTATAACCAAGCTTATTGCAAAAACGCATTAGCTCCCAATCTGCGCTTTTGTCAATTCCTTCTTTGCTGGAAGCAAAATTCATAATGCTAATGAGATCATCATTATAATATAGACCATAAGCAATTGAACTTGAGCAGTAACCTTGTAAGTGATTAGCTTCTAGAAACGGTTTTATATCATATTTAGGTACCGGCTTAATAGTATGATCCTCGGCTTCTAGTTGTATGCTTCTACCAAGAGTGTTCTGGATTATCGATTTCCAAATATTTTGCTTGGTTTTATTTACCCATTCGTTTTCGAAGATATGAAAAAGTTGGATACCTTTAGTCTGGCATAATTTAGTTTTATGTAAATGTCTATTTTTGCAATAATTAAAATCATTCTGTTGTTTACAGGTATGTTTATTTTGTCCACAATAACTATGCCAATATATACCATTATATTCGATTGCTAAATTATAGTCAGGTATATAGATATCTAATTCTAATGGTTTTATAATAGATCTGGAACCAAGTATTATCTTAGAATCAATTAAACTAGAAATATAATTATTTATCTCATCTTCTGCCAAACTTTGGTTATAATATTGTGAGACCCCAATATCTAATTTTTTTAATTGTTTATGTGCGGTACTCTGATTACATTTAAAATATTCGGTGCATTTAATTAAATGAAATCGGTCATTAATAATAAAATTCGATATCCAAAAATTTTTATTGTTCCAATTTTTTTGAATGGTTATATCATTATTAAATTTTCTCAACTGTTTTTCATTTTTAATTTTTTTACTATTTGATGGATTAGAAGCTCCATATTTTATTAGACAAGTATCTTTAACTTTATCTTTAGTATTAGCTAGTTGTGAAATATATTCTACTCCATAATTTTTAGAACAGGTTTCTTTTCTTTTTTTAATCGATTCGATTTTTAAATCTTCTTTTATAATTTCTTTGCATTCAATAGAGCAATATTTTGTAAATCCATACCCAATCTTCCAAGATATAAAATGATTACAGTTTGGGTTAGAGCATTTAGCTTGTTCAAAGCTTTTGCCACTTTTTAAAAATCTGGATATAAAAGTCCTATCCACTTTTTTATTAATATCTAGTTCTGGATAAAAATTTAAAAAATCTTGCATCTAATTCCTTTTTCTGCGACAGGAAACCGATGAGTGGGATTATCTCCCACCCATCGCTGAACCTAACGCTTTTGATTTTTCTTCTTTTATTGTGACTACTAATTTTTCGAACTCACGTTGTGCGAATATTGGTAGCGACATATATTCAGTAAACCCCATGTTAAAGTTTGCATAAGCTTGCAACTCCTGGAAGTTTTTTATTGCTGACATCCAATGATTTTCGGATAAATTATAAGGCGTAAAAAGATGAGGCTTTACGAAAAAACTCAATTTCTGGGTTCACCGGCCACTTAAATTCCTTTCCACAGTTCACATTTTTACACATTTTGGATGCATAAAACTTTGGCTGATATTGAGCAAGACCCTCATAGCCGGAGATTGTTTCAATTAACTTTTCTAAAAGCACGATATTTTTAAGACCCATGATAAATGGATATATCTCTTCTTTAAGTTTTGTAAGTTTTATCACTACACCATCTTTATTTGAGATTGTTACAGATTTAATAAACATTATGAAAACAGAAAGTGTTTCAAATAGGTCATTATAATCTTCAAGATTTTGTCTTAATTCTTTATCATCTTTAATTGATAATACATCAAGTGAATCTTTTTCTGTTTGAAAACCCATCTCTATTTCAAAGCCTGGAGCAATAACTAAAGTTTCTTTAAAATCGGTAAAGAGCATTTTCTTATCCCATTTCTTCGGTAGAGAATCTTTATGTAAGAGTTCATCCGGTCTAATGTTATGGATCTGTTTTTTATTGCAGTATGGGCACTCGAATTCTCGTTCACCTAAATCAGGATATGTTGCAAAAAGCAAGCCATAAGTTAGCATAGTTTTATCCGCTGAACCTAAATGCGCCATGAAATCATTAATATCTTTAAATTTAATCTTGCCTTGAAAATCAGTATGGGCAAAAAGTATTTCATCAAATGCTTTAATAAATGTTTCACCACTCGCTTTTAAACTTTTGATATTGAGTTCTTCTAAACCTTTAATTGGTTTTACTAAAACCTTTGTTTTTAATAATGGTAAATCCACTTCGGTTTGGCGCCATTCACATAATGCATCTAATGCATTTAATGCGGTCATATATGCAGGAGCTGATACCGCTGGGGCGGTTTCCGAACCAGCTCCAGGGATACTACCAAGACCAGGTATCCCAAGATTAGCTAAGTCATTTTGTAGTTCTTCAATCATGATTTTCCTTTAAAATTTTAAATCTGTTTTTACAATTAGATACTAAAATGTATTTCTATATTTATTTTAGATCGGCCTTTGGCTATTAGTTATTATAACGACAGTAGATGTCATTATTGAGATGGTGCCATATTTCCATCTGGTTGAATTAAATTATCTTTTGCTTGCTCGATAACATATTTCTTACCACCATCTTCTAATGAATCCCAATCTAATGTTGGAATGAATAATTCATACAATTGTTTAGGATTAATCATCATACCGCTAGATTTTAATAAGCCAATAATGTTGGTAATACTTGTTATAAGGGCTTCATTGCTTTGGACCTGTAATACAAGTGGTGGCGTCAGTTTCGTTTCTAAGTAACTACTTATATTAAAAGTATTTTTTGACTTACCATTCGCCTTTAAAAGCTCTGTAAATATAATAGATTGTAGTCTATTAATTCCTTCCTCGATATTCGATTGCCAATTTAGAATATTATTTGCGAAACCAGTATTCATATTCACTAACTGTTCCCTCATATCAGCCTGGTCAGCTAAGCCTAGGAAAATTGATGGTACTCCAGTTGCTGCAACTAAATCTGCTTTAAGGTCGTTAGCATCATTTAACGGTAACGATCTGTCACCCATTGGTAAAATTTCCATATCAATAAAACTTTGACCATCGATCTTAATTGTAGCGATGTCGCGGAAGTCGGTAAGCACATTACTTATATTTTTGATGTTGCTTAAGTTATCGAACGAAATACTTTTATTTTTAAGATCTTTCTTAACCGATTCAACTATCTCAGCATGATTCTTTTTAGAACCTGCTTCGATATTCCATTTACGTACAACTGAGGCTCTGCTTAAGCGTGATATAATCGAACTTATGAGGGCTAATGTATATAATTTAACTGGTTGTACAATAGGGTCAAATATACTTGTTCCATACGGTGCATATTTATTAATTGGTGCTGAAAAGTTTACTAAGTGGTTACTAGATAAGAATCTAAATTTTAATTTAGATTTCTCTTTAATTTTATTATAAAGAATAGATTTAATACTATATAGAGAATCATCTGGTAATTTTAACTCATCAAAGTTAAAATTTTTATTCATTGTCTTAGAACGGCTTACTCGGATAATTTCTAAAATATTATCAGTAATAAACTTTGTCATTTTATCAATGGCTTCTTTGGTATTCTCTCTTCCATCTTTAGTTGCGTTAGTTTTACCATCAGATAGGAAACGTTTATAGACATCGATTTCATTAGATTCTTTAGAAGTACCATTATCTTCAATAATGATATAGCCATAAAGAATTGATTCGTCTTCAACTATAATAACTTTAGATGGATCAATACCGCGGAGCTGAATATCTTTTAGTTTATCTATATCTAAATCTTCTAGATCTTCAAAATTGTAATCTTCATCCTCTGGGTTGGCATTGTTATCTGTACGGTATTGGTCATTCAAGAATGAAAATATATTATTCTCTTCTAGTAATACTTTTGGTTGGTTAGTTTTTAAAAAGGATTTTAATTTTAAACTGAAATCTGTTTCCGTAACGGCGCCACCATTCATACCAACGAAAGCGTTTTCGAGCAGCATAGGTTCATCCCCACCATCAACATTAAAACCAATAGCTTCAAATTCAAAAAGATCTTTATAATATGCATGCTCTTTTTTCAACTTTTCTGGAAAACTAGATTCCTGCAATAATTTGCTAGTATTAATAAAATTTTCTAGATTAGAAAAATTTACAATTTCCATAAAATAATTACCATACTTTAATGTTTTGGGGATAATAAAATTCTTTAACTTGTTTTCTAATTCATAATAAGAAAACATGGTTTTTAAAAGATTTTCATAATGTTTTTTAATCTGAGTTTGTTCATCGCGAAAAACCATATTTGGATTATCACCAATAAATAAAAATCTTTTGGTCTGAATATTCTTCACGAAGATATTTTGGATATAAACATCCTGCATACGGAACGCTATATAATTCAAATCTGGAATTTCATCGTAAATCTGATAACGATCTTTTCTGTCACCACTTATAATGAAATCATTAAAATTACCAAGTAAGTTACTACTACTAGTGTTTAAAAATTCTCTAGTCTGATCTTCTTCTTTTGTAATATTTGCATTAGTAGTTAAACCATTGCTAGTGCGAATTTGTTGTATAGATTTACTAAAATCTTCTATTTCAAATCTCTGTACTTTATTAGCTACCGAGGAAAATGAACCATTATTCGATATGACATCTTCATAAACCGATTTTAACGACTTATCAATATTATCAATAAGTTTCATAGAGTTAAGGCTATTTAGTATAGTTTGATGGGTTGGTATTGGATTACCATTAGCATCAACACCACCACCACCAACACCAACATCGCCCAAACTATCATCACTTCCCAAATCTCCAAAACCCATATCATCAGCTTCCCATAATCGCATCAATCATCCTTCTATTTATTTTTGCACTAGCTGTACCATTTGTATTATCTTTAAAATGCTCCATACTTTTATTGAATAGAGTTAAAAAGGTTTGGTGTATATATAATTGTAAGCCAGCTTTCGTATATACTTGTGCTAGGTTATCGATCAGTCTTTCATTAAGACTTGTACTAACATCAACAAAAAACCGTTGTTTAATCTCACTTAATACATTCTGGCTGATATCTCGATCCATAATAATATTGGCTAAAAAATCATTCAATAAATAAAATTCAAACTTAGTCTTTAAATATCTATCAAAAAACTGCAAACTATTTTGAAGACTGGTATCGAATATCATACCCTCATGATATGGTAGCGGTTGAGGTTTGGCTCGATTAGAACCCCAAATTTTTTTAAAAAATTCCATTAAAATTACCTTTTGTATTAGTTGAATAATTTATCTACATCTAATGAAGCTATAGTAAAACTATTATGTATGTTGAAGTTTTTTTGGTTGCTTATACTACCGGTACCACCTACCGTAGTTTCGGTGGTTGCGTCCAACAATGTAACTTCATCTAGTTCATCTAGTTCGTTTAGTGGACTAATCTCATTAATCTGTTCGTTTAACTTTGTTTCAAAATTATCAGATTCCTGATCTCTGAAATCATAATTATCTACTATTTCATCTTCGAAATCATCTAGGCCCTGTAGGTCATCATCGAAATCCATTACTTTTATTCTCTCTTTCATTTTAAATTTATTTATATAAATAAAGTTTGCTTCTTTATATCCTTACTAATCGCCACCAGATTATTAATACTATCTTTCTCAGCTGGCCCATTAGGAATATTACTAGTATCTTTACTCATATCCGTAGCTCCACCAATACTAAAAATAATATCAGAAGGATCGGTCATACTATAATCTTTCATTTTACCTTGTGCAAATCCATCATTGATTGGAACAATAACTAAACGAACATCAACGTTAAGTGGTTCATCATACTTATTATAAATAGTTTCTACCCCACCTCTTGTAATATTAATGGCATTTATAATACCATATTTAATATGCATAATACCATAAGCGTTCACATTCCAAATCATTGGATAACCATAGGTAAGACCATCGAAAGTAACTGGTGCGGCCGCTCGCAAAAGTATCTCTAATGGATCCTTAATATATTGTTGGATACTATCAGGATCACCACTCGGAGAAACTAGTTTAATATTTAAATTTAGAGTACTACTATAATCAGTATTCGACCAAACTTTAGGTAGTTCAATTTTGACACCTTGTACTAAACCAGATAATGCCCCAAGTAAACCAAACTTGCCCTGTATTGCCAGCATACTTATACCAGCGTCTGATGTATATGATTTATACATCCCAGTTAGTAAACCCGCGGCTTGACCAACCGATGATTGGCTAATACTGTTACCAATTCCTTCAGCATACGCCTGTATCTTATTTTTTTCAGTATGATTAGAAATAACTTCGTTTGCTGTACCATCAGTTGTACCAAATACCATAAACCCATTTCCAAGCGCTTTAAAGTTTGGAGGGTCTTTTAAGGTGCGGCCAAGATTTAGTAAATATGACCATTGATTTGTAGCTTTAAATGAAGTAACGGTTAGTGTAGCTATACCAGATGTGGTCTCCTCCAATTTGGTGATACTATCCGAAAACTTTTGCGTCCAACTTTCGCCGTCATTCTTTGCACTATTAGCTAGTGCGTCATATAAGTTCTTTATGAGTTCGGTTAAATCGGTTATAGTTTTACTTATAGCTTGCTCAGTGGTATTGTCTTTACCATCTGTTAAGGTTTTACCAATATCAACCAGGTCCCCAAGCAAACCACCAGCATTCATTTTATAACCGGTTGGTATAAATTCTATCATCGATAAATTTTTTAATAGTCGGTTAGTGTAGAGGCCAGCTTTGCCGGCTTCAGGTAAAATTGAGTCATTATACCCTGGCATTTTACCTATTACATATTTACCATTTGCCATGATATCTCCTTTTAATGTTTTGTATACAATGGTGCAAATTGTACATCTTTAAATTTAGGATAACTATAAACCTTTTCAATGTAATCCCATAATGTTTCAGAATTCTTTTGATTATTTTTAATCTGTTCAAGCTGTTGGGCTAAAACATTTAATCCTTGGTTTGCGGTGTTTGCTGCAGCCAGGGCAACAGCATTCGACTGCTCTAGCAATTGGTTGCTAGCCTTTAATTGTTCATTATGTGTTTTCAATTGTGCCATAGTTTCTTCATGTTGTGCTTTAACCTGTTTATGCGAATCAACTACCGCTTTTTTAACTTTATCAACCCCTGAACTTGTTGTATCAGTCGCACTAGTTCCACTACCATTACCAGAAATACTAGTAACTAAAGAATCTATAGTTGATGTTGTGGTTTTAATCGCATCATCGGTTGCTTTAGCTTGAGCAGTTACTCCACCTTCTATATAACTACCAGTTAAATTTAAAATGGTATTGCTTATTATTTTATCGAGTGCGGCATCTAAATCACCACTAGAATAATGGCTCTTAAATGGCACATGTTTTTTCAGTTGAGCTCGTAAATCATTGATTTCTGCTCTTGTAATTTTTCCATCGGCTGACGCCTTTTTATACCACGGCCCAGTTACTCCATTCATATAATTGTATTCTGAAGTTAAATATTGTTGAAGGGATTTAATCTTTTTATCTGATTGATTAGAGGTTACAAAATTTTTTAAAGATGCTGGCATATTAGAAAAATAGTTTTGTTCCCAAAAATCTTCTTGTATTTTGCCAACCCCTTTCATATTTAATAATTGTTTTAACCAGGCTCGTTGGGAGTTAGATAAAACTTTACCATTTTTTGCAGCATCTACCGCATCATCTATTAATGATTTATGTTGTATATAAAATGAGTCGTTTTGAATACTTTTATCTGCTAAAATTTTATCTAATACTTGTCCAGCCACTCCAGCTTTTCTATCAAATTGGTAGGCACCTATAGCATTTAAAGTGCCTTTATCATCCCCCGATTCATTATAGCGAATGTTTCCATAATCGGCATTTGCTGTTCCAGTTTCTCGTAAATGTAATATCGATTTAAAATCACCTTTACCAAATTGTGCAGTAAATTGATCAATTCTCTTGCCACTGACTACAGCATCTGTATTCGTTTGCCCAGTACCTAAACCGGCTGCATCTTTTATAGTAGATGATATCTGTTCACCCATATAGGTTATAACTTTACCGAGTGATAAAAATGGACCAAATATAACTGAACCAAGAATACCACCAATCAACATACCAATAATACTATCTTCCCCAAAAATCATACTTGATACTTTCATACCCTCTTTTACACCAGGCATATTTTCTTTAAGCCAACCACCAGTTTTTTTAGCAGCTCCTTTAAAATCAAAATTGCTAATAGCTTTAGAAATTTTTACTATACCAGCTTCTGCATAATTACCTAAGATACCACCAATACCTGCTCCAAGTACTGATCCAAGACCTGGCAGTAAGTATGTACCAAGTATACCACCAACTCCAGCTCCAATAGTAATTCCTAGATTATTTTTTACCATATTACTAATAGCTTCCCAAGTGGTAGCTTCAGAACCATCACTATTAGTTTCAAATTGTTTAAACCAGTCTTGGAATTTATCTTGCGCTAATTTACCAATCATTGATCCTACCATCATGCCCGGATAACCACCAATTGCAAAACCTGCTGCACCACCAAGTATTGAACCAGCGTCTTTAATTAGGTTCCCACTAACCGATTTTATTTTATCTAAAAAGCTACGGTCTTTACCAGTCTTTGGATCAGTATCTGGTTCCATTAAATAACCAAGTACAGCATCACCACCAAGAGCTAGTAACCCAGCTTTACCCATACCAGCAACCTTACCACCAAGATATGAATTAGCAGATACGGCAGCTCTACCTGCCGCCCTACCCGCTTCTTTTAAAGTCGCTTTAGTATTAGTACGGACTTGTTTAAACCAGTTCCCTTTTTCTTTATGTTCCTCTAGCTTTTTAACATTTTCTCCATGCGCGGATGCTGCTTCACTCATTTTAGCTTTAGCTTCATTTAACTGAACATTGGCATCAAATATTGCTTGCTGTTTAGCTTCCTTAGCTGCTTTACTTTTAGCTTCGGTTGCATTAACCCTATCCAGATGGTCTTGTGCACTATTAATCGCGTCCATCTTACCTTTTAAATGTTCTTTAGTTTTATCGGCTTCTGCTTTAAGAGTAGCTTCTTTAATATGTCTGGCATTAACCATATCCATAATGGAGCCACCAAAATTTTTAAGACCTGGTATTTTATTAACTAGGAAAGATGCAGTCTTACCAACAACGGCAGCTAGAATCATACCAGATACCGCAAGATGACCCCTCACCATGTCGGTTAATGATTTATATTTATCATTCATTTTAGATAAAGCCGCAGCCAGCCCGAAAGCACCAAGCATTAAAGGCATTGATGTTAAGAAATTATCATCACCTCGTTCTTTCTTAGTCTTTGGATCGAGAAAACTAGCTATTCTAGCTAACCAGCGGATCTGTTCAGTTTGAGCCGTATTATTTTTCTTTAATTCCTCGGTCTGAGCTTCTTCATTTATAAAAGCTTTAGCTTGAGCATCCTTTTGTTCTTGTGCTTGGGCTTTCTGTAAGTCAGTTTCATTCCCCCCAGCTAGACCTAGATGGTTGCGGCGATCAGCTTCTAAGAATGAAACCATCTCTGGAAATTTAGAAACTTGCCATTTAGGAATAACATGTTCGTCTTCGTGGACTACCCCAACTGGTTTTTCACCAGAGCTATCAGGTTTAGTACCAGGTTTTGCTTTACCAGTATCACCCCCATCATTAAAACCTCTTCCGCCAGAGGCCATATGTGCCATAAGGGGATCAAATTCGTTTACTAAATCCCGAATATGATTAAAATTATTATAAGCATATTCTCTAGATCTACTTACCGCGCGCCTACCAGCTAATTGTTCAAAGATCATACCCATAGTACTATTTGGGAGGGTTTGACCTAACTCTCGTCTAAGTTTATCTTTAATAGTTTTATTACGAGCTCGTATTTCGTCAGCTGTCATAAGTTTACCGCTGAACTCGTCCATTGTTCTATCTTCGTCAGCTTGGAAAACACCAAGTTTATTACCGCGGCGTTGACGCTTAGATTCCATCTCAGCTAGGAATTTTAAATAATGGGCCTGTTCCGCATTATAGTTAACTAGTTTAGTAACTTGGTTAACGAAGTCCCCACTTAAGTAACTAGACATTAAATCAGATTTACTTAAACGATTTGCTCCAATAGCTGTGCGTAAGGTTCCTTCATCTTGTTCAGGATTAGAGTAAGTACTAGCCATATAGTTCTTGAGTTCTTTTTTTGCTCTATTCCAAAACGAGTCCGTCGGGTTACCGTCGCTGTCTACACCTTTCCAAGCATTATGTATATTCTTTATCCCTTTCCGACCCATTTTAAAGCCGCCAGATAGCGTATGCCATCCAGGAATATAACCAAGCATTTCATCTAAACCTTGCCATAACGATTCGAATGGCATATCTGGGTGGTCTTCTTCTTGTAAGGTTCTCTTTAAAAGATCTCCGGCATGACCAGGTCTAGCTATACCAAAACCATCTTTACGAATACTTAATAATTCGTGACCAAGATACCTAATACCCTCATACATACCAGCAGCGAGCGAAATAGATTTAGAATAGTAAGAATCACTCGATTGAAGCACTTGGGCAGCACTAGTATGTAAAAGATCAGTAAATGCTACACTTATACTAAATTTTTCACTAAACTCTTGCTTAGCGTCCATTTCATGACGTTTACGATTTGCCCTATTAAATAACTCAACGCTACTTTTACCAGACAAAGTATTACCAATTTGATCACCAATAGATACTACTGATTTAAGGTTTTGCCCAAATTGTGCAAAGCTTTGAGCAGCTTTCTGTAACATGTTTGGTGCCCGGCGAGTACCTTTTTGGTTATATATAGCAGCATAACCATCTTCGCCAAACTTTTCGGAAGCTACATTTTGACCAGAGTTTGCTCCACCAACATCCTTATATTCTCTAGCATTAATAACTTCCTCAGCCATCGGTGCCAATACGCTTGTATGGCTCTCGATTAGCATTAAGACGTTAACCATTAAAGCTTCAGCTGGTGTTAATTGGCCTAACCCTTGGAGCAACCGTAATTGGCCTTGGATCTGAATCATATTACTATGTTGAATTTCTAACTGCATACCATTATGCAGTTGCATATTAGTATTAGCTGTAAACCGCTTAATATTATATGAACCAGCGGCATCCATCATTTTAGACAGTTTACCCCCAGCCATATTAAGGGCCATCATAGTCATAATACCCATCAGTGCTGGTGGCATACTGCCAAGTAGTGCGCCTTTTGTTCCAGCACCTAAGAGAGAACCTATATTACCAGCTCCACCCATCATACCAGCGGAGAACATACCTAGGCCCTTGCCACCCGACATAGCACCCATAAGGGTAAGTGGACTAACATCATGTAAAATATCTGGCATATAACCTAGAGCACCAGCTGCTTTAATAGCTGCACCAGTCGTCCCAATAGACTTACCAATGTTAATTAAACCCATATTAGATAAAGCAGCTATATCTCCACCGGAATTTTGATAGCCTACTCTAGAACGGAGAGTAGCAATAGTCTTAATGTTTGCTTGGTTTTGTTGTTGTGTTTTATAACCGGTTGCCAAATCTCTTAAAGCTGTTGCCCCCATACCAACTGCACCCATATGTTGCATTATTGGACTACTGGTAGCATTAGCAACTCCGGGTAATGCTGAATGGCCCATAGCGGAAAGCATTTTAAGCAGACTTAATTTTTGAGCAAGTGAACCCGCACTATCCATAATTGTAGAAGCTATTTTGCTCTCTTCCATCTCGCGTAACTCGCGCTCATATCGAGCACGTATTTCGTCTATATTTTGGCTCATACTACCTCTTTAAAAAAATTTTTTTAACTTTTATTTCAAAAGTTTCTAGAAATCCTATAGCTTCAAAGCTATAAAAACATGTGTAATATAGAAATATACCTCTATGATTGCAATTATCTCTAAGCAGCTATAAAAAATATTTCTAATATGATCGAAATTTTTTACATAATAATAAAGCTATTGAAATCGAAATCTTTGCTCGAACTTTTATTACGCTTAGCATCAATTTTTTCAGCATGTGTTAGAGCTGAATCATCAGACTCATATATAATTTTATTTGCTCTGGATTTAACAACCAGGTTTTCATCTCTAGTTATAAGAGAGATAGATAAATAATCTTTTATATTTGCTGGGTTAAGCCCATATACTAATTGATTTTCTTCGATCTGTAAAATATTTTTCTTAATATTATATTTTCTTACCCAGAGTGTGAATCCGTAAGCTAAAACAACGTCATCATGTGAATTCTTACCTGCTTCGATTCTACCATTACGTTTATTCTCTAGGGTCCTAAGATCTTCTATTAATAAGTCACCATGTATATATTCTGGATAAGTATTAACCATATACATAATTTCATTAAACATTTCATCCCGTTTACCACTACCTATATTTCCAGAATTGCTAGTATAGAAGCCATATACTATATCATCAGTATCACCAATGTGTTCTTTATACATATACTCGGAATAATCGAAAGCATCATATAATGGATCGGTATATAATAATTCTTCTACTACTTCTTTACCAATACTATTTCTTTCGATAATAACTAAAAGATTCATTGGTGAAAGCTTATATTCAAGCGTTAAACCTTTAATACAACTTTTAAGTAGAGCCGCAAAACGTTTAACTACTGAAAACTTACCCTTCCATTCACCAACTTGTTGCCCAGATCTGGCATCTATTAAAACTAGAGCACTGAAATCCGAATGTGGTCCAGCCGACATAGCGGTATCCACCCCTAGATAATATATTCCAAAAGGATCTAGTGGGGCAAATAGTTTAAATTTATTACCAAATGGTAACACTAGTTCACTATCTGGTGTCTTAGCTATAAGTTTCATAATAACTTCATCTTCGAATAACGAAGTAGTTGAACCAAGGAAGTTAAGGTCAAGCTCTTGGTTAATTTTTCTGGTATCGAAGTTAAGTTCGCGTTTTTGTTCTTCATACCATTCTTGTGATCTAAATTCCGACCAATGTAATCTAAGACTAATGAAGTTATTTCTTGACTTATCCCCTAACTCATCCATATAAGTTGGATATAGTTCTTTATTTTCATAATCGTATATATTATCAAAATGGGTACTGTTCTGATATATATTATGGAAAAAGTTATCGCCGGCACCATTTGGAGTACTAGTAAATATAATACCATTTGGATAACCAAATTTTTTAGCAAAAATCTTAGCCGCAGAAATAGATGGTTGCATAGCACCCCATACAGTTTGGGCATGTGGGATAAAAGCAGTTTCATCTATAAATACTAAGGGATTAGAAAGACCCCGACCTACCTTATCTGGATCATTACTACCCGAAACAAAGCTAGCGGATATCTTACTACCATTCTTTAATTGTAAATAAGTTAACCTTTCCGCACTATTAGCATTTGGTACTTGTAACCAGATTGGTAAAGAATCCATCATCTCTTTCATACGGGAAATCATATCCAAAGCTCTCGTCTTATCCAGTGTTAAATAAGAAATTTGTAGTTTAGGGTAGAATATCATACAATATAGTAAATAGAGGGCAGAAGTAGTTGTTTTACCTGATTGACGAGAACTCATATAAAGTACAGCATCATGCTGGTGAAACAGTTCTATTAATATTCTATACTTATTAGTGGAATTCCATTGTTCGGATTCCGCCATTGGAATACGTCCACCTGGTACCGGAATACTAATATAGTTTTCTATAAAATATAATGGTGACATTTTACATTTGAACCATTCAATAGTTCTTTCATATGGGTTAAATGAATTTTTTTGTTTTTCAGTTAAGTAAGTATGTACTGGTAATGTATCAGTAGATTCTATAATTATTTCTGGATTAACGATTGAACGAATATCCTGTTTTCCAGACATCTGTATTCCTTATAATTTTTAATTATTTTTATACCATTTGTTAAAAATATGTACTTTAGTATCGATTTTAGTTACATGCAACTAAGCTCATATGGGCTTACGAGCACCACTCGTAAGCCCATCTAAAGCAAAAATTCCAAGCACCCTCAACTAGTATAAAAAAATCAGTCGTTTATAAGTGATAAAAAATCTAACCTTAGCTATAATCCTAAACATAGAGGTATATTTCTATATTACTTATGTTTTTATAGCTTCAAAGCTATAGAATTTTTAGAACTTTTTGAAATAAAAATCAAAAATTCGAAATCACCAACCGGAAATGTACTAAGTATCCGTAAATATCTAGTGAAAAATTTTGAAAAAATAAATTTAAACTTACTGTATTAAGTGGGCTCATCGATTGTAGTTACTAATATCTTTATTTGAGCGACAGGAAAAGTTACTTAGGCCATGTGGCCATTTAATCTAATTTATATGTAATAGACCCGGAATCATAAATTATAGCAAATTTATTATCTATTATAGTTTGAAGTTCATTATTTGTAGATAAATTTTTTTCAAAACCAAATTTAGTTTTATGATTTTGAAATTCTGATTCGGAAAATAAAACATTACTATTATTGAGATGCCAATAAAAAGGTTCTGGTTCATTAATTGTAAATTCTTTAAAACCCAGCGTTTTATATAAATTATCGTTATCCCAACGTCTATCTATAGTAGTTTTAATTGACCCAACATATTTTTCTCTAAAATTATTTAGTAATTTGCTAGCAGCCTCTAGTATATTATAACCAAGTTTGTTACAAAATCTTACTAATAACCATTCGTTGTCATTATCTGAGTTATTAAAAACCATTAAACTCATTAATTCTGCATCTTTATATAAACCATACGCTAGTGTACAATTGGTATAACCTTGTAAATGGTTATATTCTAGAAAAGTTTTTGCTTCTAGCTTAGATACATTCTTAATTTTTAAATCATTAGCATCAAGTTTTATACCTTTATCTAAAGTACCAGTGATTATAGATTTCCAGATATTTTGTTTAATTGGGTTAATCCATTCTGTTTCAAATATATGTAATAGTTTTATGCCTTTGCTTTGGCAGGCATTGGTCTTTTGTAAGTGCCTAGATTGACATGTATATAATTGAGTCTGTTTAGTACATGATGCTCTTTTCTCAGACATATAACTGTGCCAATAAATACCATTATATTCAATTGCTAGTTTATAGTCTGGTACGTAAATATCTAATTCGTATGGTTTAATAACATCTCTTATATTTTCTTGGATTAAACTTTCTGGGATATTTATTTTAATTATATCAAGTACCTGCTTTTCAGAAATACTAATAAATGATAACCGGTTATAATCAATTTTTAATTCTTTAATTTTTTGATGTGTCCTAGCTTCCGAACAATTGAAATAAGTTTGGCATTTGATATAATCAAATCGTTTATCTTTATCAAGAAACTCTTCTATCCAGAATTCTTTATTATTCCAATTTTCAAAATTTAATAAATGACTATTTTTAAAATGCGAGCTTCCATATTTTTCTAAATTTTTATCCCTCATTTTAGATTTGGATGCTTCTAGCATATTTGGGTGCTTAACTCCATATATAAAAAGACAGGTTTCCCTACGTTTTCGAATAACTTCCGGGTTACTGGCAGCACAATTATAACCGGTCCGTTCAAAATAAGTTTCTTTTGCCTTAATTCTGGTTTCTTTTATTTTACTTGGGTGATTAACCCCATATTTTTGCATACAAGTATTAATAGTATTGGTTTGTTTAATCCGAGCTCTGATTTCTTTAGTATTTTGCTTACAATTGAGATGCCCACATGTTAAACCATATCCCCGAGTGGTAGTAAAGAACTTTCTTATATTATTACAATCCATATTCAAGCATTTTAAATTCTCCAGATTTAAATTAAATTTAAACTGATATTTAATAGCTTGTTTAATATCTTTAATTGTAATATCTGGAAATTGTGTTAATAATTCTTCTTCGGTAATGGTCAAACTAAATTCCTATATATTTATTACTTTAATTATATACTAAAATTCTGAATAATAATAAATATCTTTATTTGAGCGACAGGAAAAGTTACTTAGGCCATGTGGCCTAAGTAACTATCTGTTACAATGTTCTGGTCGGGATAATTAAAATTAACCAACAATACCATTTTGAACATTAGTATTTGAAACCAACTTATTGTAAATTAATTCAGTATTATTGAATATTTTTGCACTGTTTAATATTGCTACAGCTGTAGCAACTACAGTATCGTTAGTTTCAGTTAATGGATAACCATCAAATCTATACTGCACTTGCGGACGAACAATGGAGTTATCCATAATATTACTATCATACGCGCTGTTAAGGTCAGTTAGACATTGAACACCATCATAGTATGCAACTTTAATTATATCACCTGTCGTCCATACTTGTGGGGAACCACCAACTTGACGAGCTACTGGTTTAGTTTGAATAACCATACAAGTTCCTTTATATTCAGAACTTGAAAAGTCTTTGGCAGCAATTGATGTACCAAGATATGGATCAAGGTATCCAGTCCAAGTACGGTGAACTCTCATAATTGGAGCTCCCCAATAATCTTTATATTGAATACCAAATTCTCGAGTGATAGTTTGGCCAGCGAGGAAACTTGCTCCACCAGCTCCACCCATACCTTGTGTATCTTGTAGCATCATCTGTCTATCAGCATGAGGTGTATAACCTTCAGCTGAAGATAATAGGTAGTTTTTAGCATTAGATCTGGTTATACCATCTTCCGTGAATAGAACATTTGGTAATCCAAAAAATACATAAAAATAACCTTTAATAAATGGGTGGTCGGACGCAGTACGACCAGCCCCACCCGTATAACGATCAGCAGACGCTGTTGATGAATCTTTTATAGCAATTGTATTTAAAAAAGAGCTCATTTTTTTCCTTTCTTATTTATTATATAACGATAATTGGAATATCGATTACTTCGATAGTGCCAATAGGATTAACAGTAATACTCAAGCGGAGTGTGTATGTTGACTCGTTATAAACTGCATTAATATTTACAGAACTAAAAATACCATCTTTAAAGTTTTCATTAGAAACTTTATATTTCGACATGTACTTATCCACACGTTCAACAGCAACATCAACTACATTAGAAGTCTCTTTACGTTGGACTAAATCTTTCAATAATTTAGGAAGATCTTTTCTTATACGGTGAATAACTTTAACCACAGAACCTCTACTTAATTTGGAAGCTTTTTTATAAGCGGTTAATTGATCTATGAAATAAGTACCTTCTGGTTCAACTATGATAGTATTAATTTGCATATTTCTTAATTTTGCAATTTGTGATGCACCTGGTTCATAAGCTAGGTTCTGACGAGTAGCATTCAGTAAACCACCTTTAGCGATATTAGCAACTGGTTCAGTTATACTATAATCTCTATCAGTTTTCAAGTGAGCCATTAAAGCATAATAAGAGGTTGGCATACGTAGACGCTGACCGTTAGTTAAACTGATATGCTCTTTGTTAACTTGTGAACTATAAATCATAGTGTTATAAGAACTTAGGCTAAGTACCGAGTTTCTGATATCATAATCAGATTGTACAGCAGTTTCGTTGCTAGTGTTTGTACCAATATTATAGTTTACTGGTGGAACACTTACTAGTGGCATTGTTATACCAATACTATCACCAAATAATGTAATAGCATTAATGACGTCAACATTGTTAGACCAATCTGGAACATAATCAAAATCATATTTTGGATACATTACTTCACGAATCTCTTTTGTATTATTAAAGAAATCAACTAGGATATCTCTAGCTTTACAGGTTTGAGCCATTGATGGTAAATATAAGTATCCAGCGCTATTAAATAATGGATTAGTAGCTGTAGCACTATCGTCTTGTCCACTCTCCATTTTAATATTGTGGTTTAGTAAATAGTTATAAATATACCAGCGTAAGAAACCAACTTGGTTATAAACTAGTTTACCCTCAGTATTTATAGTTACTTGATAGTAAGAGTTATCACCATCAAAATATTTTATAGATGGAATATCTGTTGTAGCTGGATTAGCTATTAAATTATAACCAAGAGTCACTTTCGTTGCCGGAACTGAATTAGCATCACTCACACCACCAACTGGAACCCATACTAATTCTGCATAACGAATAGTACCAGTATTATCAACGAATGAAATGTATTGGATATAATCTTTTGTATCATAATAAAAATTATCTGATTTAACTTGACGTGATATACTATATACTGTAGCTAATGAACCATCAGCTTGAGCAACAATATCACTCGTTCCAAATATTTCATATTTTTTACCAGCATCAATAAGTATTAAGCGGTTTGCTTGCCCCATTTCTGAATTCAATTGATCAATAGTTGCATATTTTCTTAATTCATCACGGATCGTGCTTGAATTTAGATTAACGTCTGCATCGATATCAATTGCCATACTAATGAAATCATTTTTTAGTTTAGAGATTTGATTAACAAAAAGCTCTTCACCATTATACATATCCACTATTATTTTACCAGTTTTGTTATCTTGATCAATTAATGAAAAAGTAAACGAGTCACTCATAGATTTAACAGTACCATTAGAATTTTCAAAAATTCCAGTTTTAATATAGTTAAATTTATAGTTAGTTTCACCATCGCGGTTACTATCTAGTTTTTCATAATCAGTAGCATTACTAAAAGTCATGAAAAGGTCATTGTACCCGATACCAGGTGCTTGAGCCAAGATACTAAATGCAATTCTACTATTATTAGGGTTTGGTATTGTTTTAGTATGATCATGTGGATCAGTAATATAATCAGCACTTAAAGAATCAATAACTGAAACGTATTCATCTTTACTATTAATCTCTTCAAATGTTGAAACTTTAATAACTTTACTATTACTATTATTATCTAATGCTTCATCTGCTAACTGATCGTACTTAGATGGTGCATATTTAGTTTTATCAATAGATATACAGTAGTTTGCATACGTAGCATCTGGTGATTTTAAACAGTAAGTTAAAACTTTATTAGTGAATTGGAATGCATCGTTTGCATACTCTAATCCAAGTCCATAACGATTAACATCAATCGCACCGTGTTTGTATTTTAGTTCAGATGGAGTTGTACACCAATTAAAACCTTTTCCGTACTTAGCGAATAAAGGTATAAACGGGACTCTACCACCAGCTACAGATACTTCAGTAGTCGGTTGATCAATTACCGACGTTGTAATACCTGGTATTATATCATTTGCCATAAAGGTCTCCTTTAAATATTTTGCGCAAAATATTGTATTTTTTTGGGTTTGAATATTTCTGACGGTTTACTATAAACCTATTCCATAAAAGGCTATAAAACTTATACCGAGGTATAAGTAGTGGCTTATACCAAAATAAACCACTCGATCATAAGATCGTCACTAGCTTCTAACCACTTATTTAAAGTAGTGAATCTAGCAAAAATTGAACTATCAGCATTAAATTTTTCAGCATCCGTAGCACCGAATGGTACATCTGGATTACCAATTTCGGTATTAACCATTAATAGAGAGGCTTCATTAAATCTAAATACCCTAGTTGGATAATTTGGATTTTGATTACATTCATCTGCTAACACATACATAGTAAATTTAACAGTAGTTTTTGCACTGATATCTTTGAACACTTGATTTCCAGTGCTATCTATAGTACTGATATGATGTGTTTCATCAACTATCTCTATCTTACCACCATCGGCAGTAATAAGTTTTGATTTACCATTATGTATATAACGATAAATACCATTATCTAAACTATTACCAGCACTAAATGGGACCGGATCAAATAAATCAGTATCATCATCAAATGGCCCTATTTTAGATGGTGTCTGACCAACATCACAACCACCAGAACCAACGCGGAAGTATCTTATATTAAATTCTGCTCCATTTTCTTGCCCGACCAATTTTTTTAATAATTTTTCGCGACCCGCCAATACAACAAGATTGTTTTCAAGGATTGGTTCTCCCGTTCTAAGATTAGTAACTCTTACCCTACCAATCTCAGAATGGTTATGATCTAGATCTGGCCAAGTAGCCCAGGTCTCGTCGGCTGGAGAAAGATTACTACTATCTATTTCGGTAAATGTGGTTAATCTATTTTTTCTTTGCATTTAATTTCCTTAAAATCTATAAATCAATAATTACACCATTACGGTATACGCTTAATGTTACATCATCATTTATAAAAGAACCTGAATTTTGGTCTTTTATTTGTTTCACAATAGTAGTTCTATTGCTACCTTTTTTAGCATCCACTCCGCTTGGTTCACGATTTAATACAATATTTCTGCTTAATTGCTTTGTACCAACTGCCGACTGATTTATAACCTTTAATGGTATAAAATTCATTTTATCTTTAATTTTTAAAATCTGGGTATCGTCATTCATATAACTTTGATCAATATTAAAAAAATAATTTTCAAAAAGATTTATTATTGGATTAAAGAACTCTTTCTTAAACGTATCACTTAGTATGAATCGACTAAACATATCCCTAATAAAAATTTTAGATATTTTATCAGTTTTAGATACATCTGGATCAACTTGTCGGTATAGATTCAAAAACGTTTCAAAATATATTTTATCACCAAGTGGTGGATCATTTGGATTTAATGGATCAATAACCTTTGCTATATCTTTTAATCTTTCAATCTCTTGTATTAGCCTTGGATACTTAGATATAATCTTTTGTCTAAATAAAATATAATTTGATTCAGAATATGTAAGTAATAGATTAATAAAAGTATCTCTATCTAATTCGGTGAGATTCCACTCATTTTTAATAAATGTTAATTCATCTATCGCGGCTGTGGCCACAGCCGCATCTAATATACCATTAGCTTTTTGTTCGTTTAAAAAGCCAGTTAATAGTTCAATCAATGGGGTTAAAGTCTCTGGCAGATTACCATATAACTTAGCCCTGAGATCAGCACTAGTAAATACTGTGTTTAAGTCTATATTTTCTTGAGTGCTTAGTAATGAATTAAATTTAAACTTAAATTCTTTTAACTGGTCATATGGTGCTAACTTTTTAATATATTTACCATTTTCTAGTACCCAAGTATCTGAATTATCGATCAATAGATTTTTATAATCCTGGATCAGGGTTTCAATAGTTGGTAACATAGTTAATGGATATTGGAAATAACTATAATAGTTAGGAATAACTTCGTTTCGATCAAGTTTAGAATTAAATCTATAAACCGTAGTATCAAAATCCCAACCAGGATTCCGAAATTTAAGTTCTTCTATTTTTATATAAGTTAGAATATTTAAGTAGTCACCAAGAGGTATACGATTACTATAATTACCAATATTTATATAAAACTTATTATTCTGTAAAGCTGTGGTACCATACATGCGGACCAGATCTGGATACATGGACATAGTATCATAAATATCATCACCAGTATTATACTGTATATATAGTACATTAGTATGAACTGGAAAAATGTTACGTTTAGTAACTCTATCATTTCTACTAATATATTGCTCAAGTCTCATAAAATATTTAGAAGTAACAATATTTGCATCTAAATCAGTAATTAACTTTTTTGGATCCATTATATAAACCGGTTTTAGTTTATAGGCATACTTCTTAATACCATGAGTCTGGGAATCTGATATACTAAGATCAGTCTTTATGGATCCCGTGAGATCTGAACTATCAATAAAAATTTCAAAAGGTTCACTATTTGCTGGATCTAGAGCAATTTGCTCAGCCGTTGGGGCAAGTGTAAATTTTATTTTGTACCAAGGTTTAACTTTTAAAGTGACGGTGGTTACCTTTTTCATATTTGCGTAATCAAATGAAATAGTAAGATGTGGTGTCAAGGTTGGATAATGAACAGCAACTCCGATATTGCTAATATCTTTAGCATAATACTTTTCAATTGGATAATATTTACCATCATCTTCTAAGTATTCAATTTTATCTATAACTGGTACTTGGTATTTAGCATTCACATACTCATCAGTCTCTTCGACTACAACATTATAAAAATTTATATCACCAAGTACATCTTCCATGACCTGAGCAAATAGTTTATAGATTTGGGGAGTACCTCTTTTCTCAAAGAGTTGGTTTAATATATATATTATTTTTGCTTTGTAATCATCTGGTATTGTTTTAGTAATATTATCATCTATACCAAATTGCATAAAATAAAGAGTCAAGAATTTTTTACTTGGTTGATTCTTTAAAAAATTTATTATGTCTTCTGGTATAGTCTGGTATAAATCGGATAATACGGTACTAAATAACTGTTTAATATCATTAGTATTATTCAAAGTATTAAACATTGGTAAAGTGACTAATAACTCGCTAAATTCATTGATAAGTTTATCATCTATAAGCGTATTCAAAATTTTCCTTTCAATCTAAATATCCATGACCGTATGGATCTAAACTAGATCCAATGTTATGTTAATGAATGGGCTATATAACTCATACAATGTTGCTACTGCAACATATAGCGCCGAGGCAGTTTGGGTTGTACCACTTGTTACTGCGGGCACTACCGCTACAATTGGATAACCATTATCATTAGTTTGGTATTTATAATTTAGTATGACTGGTAGATCTACTTTAGCTAATGTTTTTAAAGCATGTATCGTACGATTTACCAAAGTTTGATCATCTGCAGAAAGACTAATATCACTAAAAAGGCACTTGGTTGGATTATAAAAACTTTTAATTGTTTTAATGAGATTAGCTTTCTGATTAATTAATCCAACGAAATTACTATAGTAATGGCTTGGGTACCAAATATCAAATTCATTATTAAAGTAATATGTTTCATTAACTTGTACTAGGTCCAAACTACTTTTAACGAGTGGAGCGTTTTCATAAGTTATTTGGTATAGTTTTAGATCTTTATGTACGCTTTGAATATATGTTACCCCGAGTACCCGGAATATTTCATTTGGTTCGGAATAGAAGCTAAATAGATCATCTGGTAATGGTTCAGTCATTTGAAATATAGTCATAGTGCTACTAGAATTAATATCATAACCAAATCTATCATCATTCCTACCAATTTGGTAGGATAATGGATTATTGTTAAACGATGGGCAGAATTCATAAACATTATAAACGGAATCTTCTAATTTTTTAACATTATGAATACTTGTTTCATTATCGAAGTTACTATTCTTTGGAATATAGTTATGGTAAAATTTTACAACAACCGAATCCTTTTTAGAGTTCAATAAATAATAGTTTAAGTTCTTAATATACTCTTTATATATAGAATACTGATAAAAATCTTGGGTTAATAAAGTAGCTCCTGATTCAAATATACCACCATCACTTGGTAGGTTCGGAAATGCTTTATTAACCGGATTATCAATATTTGCTTGATTCACTCGAGGAGTTGGCATAATGGTTCCTTTCTGATTCGATCATCTAATCTAATTAGCTACGACGTCTAAACTTAACAATTCGTTATTAATACTAATAACTATTTGTAAAGTAACTTTTACAAACATACCATTATCCTGACTAATAGGGGTAATAGATACTAAATTAAAATTAGCCGAATACAATATATTTAGCTGTATTATAAATTGGCTAAGTTCTTCGGTTATGAAAGTTACATTAAATGCTTTAGTTTGTATAAACTGTTTAATATATGATTTAAAGCCACCACTAAATGGTACTATGTTTTCTGTTAACCGTAAGTATGTACCAAATTGTGTAACAAAGAACTCTTTAAAATTATAAATTTTATTGAAATGGCCTTGGTTAAGGTTTATATCCAATAATGAAGTTGTTTGTAATATATATGGTTCGGCTCTTTTATTATTACGGTTAATCTTATAGAAGAAAACCATTAGAATCTGGTTAAGATCCGCAGCCGATATAACAGCGGTATCTATAAAATTAATAAGTGGCTTATAATTTTCATATGCTAAATCACTATTATCAATATTACCTTCCTTATCATATAATAAGAACTTCTCTAATTCCTTACAATGATTATAACCAGATGTGATACTAATATTAAATATTGTATTACTATCTGGAGCATCTGGGAATAGGAAGCCAGGAGCATTCATAAAAAGCTTTTTGTAATCACTACCAATGTTTGTTTTATTATACTTGCGGTCGTAAGTTTCATCAAATATATAAACCTGATTACTAATACTTTGTACCGGAGCATTACTAGTCGCACCAAAACCATAAAATATACTATTGTTAAAACGGAACGATTTATCTATTTCTTTAACGATTATTGAACTAGTCTTATCTATAGAAACATTAAAGTAATGTCTCTTTTTATTAGTAATAATAAAATCTAAAAATAAAGGATCAATTTTTCGTTCGTGTGAAGATGTAAAGGTTTGATAATAATAATAGTTATATGTTGAATTATACTTTATTGTATGATTTTGTAAATAATTATAATCTGGATTCTGTAAAATTTCTGGTTTGAAAACAGCTTCGGTTCTACAAATGTTTACCGATAATATTATATTTCTTATATCTGGACTAATTTCAATATCTAAAATATTAGAGTTGGTTAAATTATAATAGAAAATTATATCTTTACTAATTGAGTTATCTCGGGCCGATAAAGCTACTTCATAAATAACTGGTTCGAGATTATCGTTTTCAATAAACACTTTATTGAACTCTAAATGTAAACGATTTGGAAACTTAGTATATAATGAATCTGGTATATTGCTATTACGACAAGCCTTATAAAAAATTGGATGCAAATTAGAATTATCGCGAAAGAGTGAAAGTATTCGATCTTTATAAAAATATAATTTATTAGCACTCTCTTTTACATAGCTATTAAACAGCATAAACCGGAGGCCAATCTCGTTTTGAATAGCTATTGGCATTTCTGCTAGTAGTATTGATTCTTTATTATTAAAACTAGATACTGGAATAAAATCTTTTAAATTATAAGTAATATAATCATTTTGGGTAATATAAACATCATTCTCGAAACTATTAATTCGCTCTTTATAATGTGCCAAATCTTTTAGGCTTAATGATAATAGAGCTGTACTGGTACCAGCGGATTCCCAACCAGGGACACCAGTGTTAGAAACTGGTTCTTTATTAACGATTGGTAAAAAGTTAACCAAAGAACTATAATCCGGTATAGTAACAACTTGTTGAGGTTCTATCCCAGTCGCTAATGGGATAGCGACTGCTGGCGTATTTGGTTCAATTAATGGTTGAGCTTGGTTAAGATGTGTATTAACCGTAGTATCAAAATTATTAGATACCAATTCTGTTATAGTTAACCATTTTACAATCGGGGTTGTTTTTATTGATGTAGTTGGAAAGTACTGGTCGTGAAGGTTAACATTAATTGTACCAGATATAATATTACTCAATTTAGTAATTAAGTAAATCTGTAAAAACCCTTGATTGGGCATTGTATTAGCCATAAATCACCATCCATATAAAATTACCAATTTGTTTTTGTATAGAAATTTGGTACAGTTTGGTCTCTGCCATTACTTCGATCGCAGATGAAAGATTTTTTTAACGACATGAAAAAGTTGGGCCACCTGGACCACAACTTAATCTATTTTAAAAACAAAATTACCGGAATCAAAAATAGCTTTATAACCATTAAGGTCTATAACTAGTTCTTTTTCAGTTAAATTTTCTTTATATACTTCAAGCTTTGTTTCAAGCTTATGTTTTTGGAAACTCTGTCGACTATGAAGTTTTGGTAAATTGTAATTATCAGTAATGTCTTCTCGCCAATAAAAATAATTTGGCTCAGCAACCTTTTCTTCATGGAATCCAATCTGTCTATATAAGTTTCCTTCTGACCAACGCCTATTTGCATATGATTTAATACTACCTGTATATTTAGCTTTGAATGCTTTGAGTAACCTGCTTGCACCACCTACTACACTATAACCTTTTGCATTACAAAACCGCATAAGCTCCCAATCTGTATTCTTATCAAATCGGCTTTTACTAAATGTCATAATAGATACTAATTCTTTTTGGTAGAATAAAGCAAATCGAATAAGTGCTTTACCAGTTCCTTGCAAGTGGTTACTTTCAACGAACTGATTGCTTATTTTTAATAAACCTTTATGAGCCCGGTTGCTAGAATCAATCTCTATAATATCACATTTCCGAGCATAAATTCTATTAGATAAACCAAGAGCATTTATTATCATGCTTTTCCAAATAAGTTGTTTGTTAGGATGTAGCCATTCTATATCATACATATATAGTACTTTTATACCAGTTTCAAGGCCACGATTAGTTGTATTCAAAAAATTATTTTTTTTGGATTTAAGATTACTTCTGGCTTCGATAATTGATTCGGCATTTGGAGTGATTGGGGTAAGCTTAGTAGCTAATTCTTTACTAATAAGGCTATCATTCAATAACTCGACTATTACTATCGAAACTTGTTGGTCTGGGAAATATATATCATTATCTAAAATATTAGCCTTATCACCAGCTAATACATAGTTAAATGATCTAGCCTCCAGCCACTGTACAATACTAGCAATAATAGTTTTTTTATTATTATATGTAGCCTCAGCTGGTAGAATATTTGGGATGGTTGGTACCTCTGGTTCCACAGCTTGAGTTATATGTTTCTTTTTAGATATAGTATTTACAATTTTAGTGATTTTCATATCTTTAATAGTACTAGCCATTTTAGCTTGGCAAGAATCACTACAGCAATATTTAAAACCAGCATCCGAATTTTTCCAAGCTTTTAAATTACCGCAATCCGGATTAATGCATTCTAAATTATCTAAAGTTAATTGGAACTTATCCTTGTATTTTAGAATTCGTTTTATATTGAATTTATCTATGTTTGGATAATACTCTTTAAGTGTCGCTTCCGTCATTTTATCCCTTTTTAATTTTGAGTTCGTGTGGGTCATCTGTTCGCAGCTGTAATTGTCCAGAATCATATACCTGGAATTGAGTAGATTCAGTTTTAATTTTTGGCTCAATTATTAAATATTCTTCTAGGTTTATAGATTCTAGATAGCACCCATCGTCCAAAACATATGAAAAAGCCACTTCCGTAGCCCTTGGTTCTAATTTAAATTTTATTGCATTCTGGATTTTAGAAATATTTTTTTCATAAGTATCTGTTTCATAAAGGTGTACTAAGCTAATACCAGCAGCAATACAAGCTAATGATTTCTGCTGATGGTAGTACTTATCTGTACCAGCTTCAGTACTATGCCAATATAAACCATTATATTCCACGGCAAGTTTTAATGCCGGAATATAAATATCCAACTCTAGTGGTTTAATTATGCTACGGTTGTTAGTATTGACCTCGTAGCCTAGTTCTTGTATGTAGCTAGCAAGCTGCTGCTCTTTTAAGCTGGAACCTTTAAACTTTTTATATTGTATGTTTAATCGCTTAGCTCTTTGCCATAAATGACCAGAGGTACAATTAAAGTGGTTCATACATTTTTCAATATTTAAATAACCATCAACCATTAAAAAGTTTTCTGCCCAATATTTAGCATCATCCCAATGTACAAAGTTAGTAATATGCTTATTTAGATGGTTTTTACCAGCACCATATTTATTAGAGTTTGTATCTTTTGCTTTCAATATTGCTTCTGGATTCGAGGTAGTATGTTCATAACCAGTTCTAGTTAAATAAGTTTGTTTAGCTTTTAATCTGGTTTCTTTAATTTTACTAGGATGTTCAACTCCATAATTTTTAAGAGATGTTAATTTCTTCTTCTCTTTAATTAATGGGCTACAGCTATTGTATTCAAATCCAAATCGTTTGAGGTTAGTAGCTTTTTGTTTAGAAAACATTATTTCTAAAATTTTGGGCTTAGAAACATTTTTACAAATGTCGCTACCACAAGTATGACCGAATCCTTGCGTAGAATTTTGCCACTTCCGTAACAAACCGCAACTAGGATTAATACATTTAATATTGGCTACAGTATATTGGAACTTAGTTTGGTATTTGATGGATCGTTTCAAATCTATTAGCTTGGCATCAGGGAATTGGGCTCGTAACATTTCTAGGGTTAATGACATTGTTACAGAATCTGACATATATTTCCTTACTAGAATATTGTTACAATCTACCTTTATATTTCTATACTAATTAAAATAGTACTGGGACTATAAACTGTAACAATATCCCTGTCGTAGGTGTTGCTAAATAAAAGATTTTTTTAACGACAGGAAAATTTTAGAGGCTTACGCCTCTAAAATTATTGTTGCATTGTAGCAGAACCAGTATCTAGTGTTGATACAGCGTTATTATCTGGTGTAGATAATTCACCGAAGTAAGTAACTCCAGATGTTTGACCTAGTGAATCATAGTTGAATCCTGAGATTCCAGTAATTTTGATTGTAGCAATACCTTCAGAACGAACAATACCAATCCAGTTTCTTGATTTGATGAAAGTACGGTTGATAGAGTTTGTAACCTCGCGAATTACATAGAATGGTTTATGAGACACTTCCAAAATTGTACTTTGGCTTAATGTTTCAGATTTTGTTACAAGGTGGATTAAATCATCAGCTACCGCAAATGATGAAATGATTTGTAACTTAGCGAAATCACCAGTTGTACCATTTTGACCCATTTCTCCAACAGCACCAGAAAATTTCATTGTAAATTCTTGAAGAGATTTCAATAATGCAGCTGCTTTAATTCCACAGATAACATAAGAGAATTCTAAACGAGTGTTTTTACGTACAATTTCTTGTAGCATTGTAATTACTGGTAAAATGTTTTTGAAGATATCAGCAAATGATCTAGGGTTAGTACCGAAGTCAGCTTTGATTTTTGAAAAATCGACTTCTGCATAGTGACCAAATTTTTTAGCTGATGGAATGTTTGTTTCCAAAAGTTCAGCAATTTCATAATCTTTGTTCAATTTCATTTGATCTTTTACATAATCTTTTACTTGAGCAATGATATCTAGATTGTAAAGTGATTTCCAATCTTGGATGATTTCTTCAATGTTTTCGATTTCGAAAGAATCTTCAACGTCTGCATTGATATCGATCATTGATTGTTCTGGTCTTGCTTTAACAACACCTTTACCATTACCAACACCAAAGATACGTGTACGGAAAGTAATTGAACCAGTTGTAACTGTTCCAAGGAAAGAGATATTTACTATACCATAAGTAACTTGACCATTATCAAAGTTTACTGAACCAGAAACACGGATAACACCAAGAGAACCACCATTAGCATCAGTTAAAGTAATATCTTCATCAAAATTACCACGAGCATCAGCAATAATGATAACAGCCATATCATGTTGAGTATCTGTAGTACCATCATTAGTTGTGAAAGTGATGTTAGTTATTTTGAAATTTCTTTTATTGATACGGAATTGATCAACATTAGTTGTAATACCAGCCAAAGTGAAAAGATTTGAAACAGCTTTATAAGAAACTAGTGTAACATAACCAGGACGAACGATTTGGTTAGCATTTGGGAAGTAAACTTTAGTTTCAGCGCCATCAAGACCAATAATTTTAGCAGTCCATTTAAGACGTGGAATAGACATTATTGGTTTATCAGATGGATAAACTGTAACAGCTTGGCTTAATAGAGGCTCTGCATAAATATCAAGTAGCATAGGGAAAGATGTTACTGAATAAGAGATCGCTTCAGGTGATCCCAACATTGTTGTACCCTCTTCGATAATCATTTGACGTTGACGATCAAAAAGTGATTGGAAGAATGGTTTTTGACTCTCTTCAAAACCTTCTAAAAGCTTTTGAGTATAAGACTCATAATACATATCATCAGTAATTACTGATGTTGATGTTAATGCATCATCAAAAATAACAGAGTTATCAGCAACGAATGCACCAAAGTTTTCTAAAATTAGACCTTCTTGCATAAATATATCCTTAAAAAATTTTTTTTGAAGTTGTATAGTACCAATATAATATACGAAATATCATATAATTTTAAAATAACTAGCTCTTCAACTAGATATTTGTTTATCAGTATTTATAATATGGTTTTTATCTTTGAATTTTGATTTAAGAGTTTTGTAAACGACTATTCGTTAGATTTTAAAACGAATTGCGTTGGCTTTACTATTTTTACTATTATCATTCAAAGTTCTAAACAATGAATCTATTAAAAAAGTAGTTGTTTCTTCAAGAGTACCTTTAATACAAGATGTACCATCGCAAACAACTCTTTCACCTTTACTATTAACTGGAAAATACCCAAGATTTGAACTCTCAAGTAATACTTCAGAGCTAACAATCTCTTGTTTCATGCGGTTTAAGTTACTAATCTGTTTAAGCAGATTTGTACTCTCGTCGAAGAATTCAGTAATAACAGCATTACTATGACTTGGATTACTAACGACGTCAAAGGTTAAAGCTTTAAGACCTTTACCATCAACAATAACTGTACCATTTGGTTGAGTCGTCCCAGCTCCAAATGCTCTTAGGCTAAAACCAATACCAATTTTATCTTTCAATAAACGATAAAGATTCATTCCTGGATCATTAGTTAGTGTTTCACAATCAGCAACAATAAATTTACCATCAAATGTCAGATTAGTATAAACAATACAAGCATCTTTCAATCTAATAGTACTAGAACGTTTCATTCTTGACTCAAAATCTCCTTGTGGAGTTGGATGATCCATTTCACCAAGAAGTTTTCTTTCTAAGGCTTTTTGCTGTAATTGATCAATTATAGTTTGGAGTGCAAAAGATGTGTACATTCTACCATTATTATTAAGTACATTGGCTTCTTGCAAATATGCTCGAAATCTAAGTTTAAATGCATTACCTACTTGGGATTCTTCTAATAGAGTAATTTTCGTAGGGACATAACTCTGTTCCTGGATTAAATCTATTTTCATTTATAGCCCTTTCATTAATTTGTAATTTGTTTCATGCTTTAATTTTAATTAAAATAAATTATTATGAAAGGCATTAAGAGACAATAGCTATTTAACTATCGTCTCACTTTTTTCATTATGCATTAAACTCGCTATTAATACTTAAAATATTTAAAATATTATTATCTCTGTAATTCTCTATAGCCAGTTTTATAACACTTATATCATTAAATATTTTTAAACTGAAGTTATTTAGTACTTGAGTAAGTAGATGACTTCTTGTTTCAATAGTACTTGTGCGGAACGAACTGGTTAAACCATAAGTTATAAGCTGAGTATCCGTTATATCTAAATTAGTAAGATTTGTCTTATCGCTAGTTTTATTCATAATATCTATAACTATGTTTAAATTATTACGATTATCAATAAAGTCAGTATATGATGTAGCAACCCGTGTTATTAAATCGGTATAACTAGTATCAATAACTGGTAATGAAATATTTATTTCACTACTATAATCAGTTATAACTATACTATCTAAACTACTAATATAACCATTAAGAATTGTAGTTATATTCAATATCTCTTCTTTTTTCAAGAAATAATCAACAAAAGAAACGTAGGAGACCATATAATTAAAATCTTCACTAACTGATTTAACTCTAGCCTCGCGTACAAACCTAGTAAGTTCTTCGGTATTCAAATCTACTGGTACTAGTGATATAAACGATTTTACATCCTCTTTATAAACATAAAAGTTATCACCAATAACTGGAATATCAACATTTGTAGTAACTGCATCATTAGAACGATAGATTAAATTTTTACTTCCATTAATAGCAATTATATCACCATGGGCATTACTTATAGCACTGAATGGAGTAATATTATTAAAATCTATATCCGGGAACGTTGTTGATCCTGCTGGTTTGCTACCAAGACTATCATAAATAAAATATTTACCATTATATTCATAACATATAACTTGTACGTTATCAAGCATTATATAAAAATATGGATTAGTAGTATCCATATTATAATCATTTAGGAAGGTTAATGTTTTAAATGAACTAGTTTTAAAATCTGATGCTTGTAAACTTGAACCATCTATTTGGTAAACAGCCGGTAGTAAACGATTTGGAAACTGGCTCCTTGTTATAACGTTATCTCTAAGATCTAGTATTTTTAAGCGAGTAACTTCTTTGAAAGCTTCATTAATTAAATACCTTTCGTTATTAGTACCAATTGGTCCTAAATCAACACCAAATCTATAATTATTAACATCAGTATTTAGTAAAATAGTATCTATTATAAAATTTTTATCATTTAGTACAATAGGTGGTTTATTAAAATCCAACAATATTTTATTAATTTCATCTGTATAGTTAATAATATTTTTTTGATTATTATTAATCCTAGATTCAATTCTAACTATATCTAACCGAGCAAGTTCTGTATCATAACTATTTGACCCCCCAGTAAGCAATGCCTGATATCTACTTTTTGAACTAGCTAGTTCGCTTTGCAATTGATCAGTTAAACTAAACTCATATGTGAGTCTATCCACCAAATAAGTATAATTAAACCGCTTCCTTTCATAATTGCTAAGATAGAAGATATCTAAAGCTAACGTTTCATTATTTTTTGTACGTTGTTTATCAGCTAGAGCTTTTGAATTCTGGTAACCTGTAATAAGAGTTTTATTATTATAAATTGTTTTATTGAGATCTATAATTTTTTGCTTAACGAAGTTAATTATAATTTCCGTATAGTTTAACATGTTTGATAGCTTATGATTAAGAATCTGTAATGTGGTTAACAGATTTGTATAATAAATATTTGCTAAGTTAAGGGCCTCTATACTACTTTTATTGGTATTCAGTTCTTTAATAAGGGTATCAGCTTTAACCTGTCTGGCAGTTATTTCTGCTGCTGTATCAATTCTAGTGTTAACACTATAATCGATGGTCTTATTATTTTCATCGGTATACATGACACCAAGATTTGCAATTAGGTTAGTTGTAATATCTTCTAGAACATCATTGGTATTATCTGGATCATCACCTAACGCAAGTTGGGTAACAGCTACCAATTTATCTAAATCAGATTGTATATTACCAGTGGCCTTCGTTAAAAGATCGTTTTTGATATTATTGATAGTTTCCAGTAAAATGTTAATAATTCTATTATTATTAGCAATGATAATGGATAATATAGCATTTTGGCCATAAACGGTTTCTATACTGTTTAAGACTCGCGCTTTTAGATTGTTGCTCGCGGTCGAACCAGCTACAGAACCAGAAGCTACACAAAAGGTGTTATTAAAGAAGTGTACCATACTATCAGTATCTGGTTCTGTAAATCTAAGGGCTAGAATATCATTCTTATAAAGTGTATCTCCAGATGGGAACACTATATCTTTAATTAGGTAATTACTAAACCAAATACTAAAGTTTATGAAATCGGGAGTATCATTATTAGTATAATCTATAGTATATGGTACACCATTACTATCTAGGCTAATATTTGGAAGTTCACTGAAATCTAAAATAGTACCAAGATAATTACTATAATTCGTAACAGTGTTAGCCAAGGCAGTAGTACTAGTAAGCATATTATTAGCCAGTATGTCATTACTATAATAAGAATTTACTGCTAGATACTCATCGGAAAATAGTTTATGGTTCCCATATAAATCTACCGCATTCGACCAATCAATTTCATTACTATGATTAATGTTTAATAATAATTTAGTACGACTAACAGCATTTCCAACGGAAACCGCACCTGGAAAGTATCTGGTACTAATAAAACCACGAGTATCCCATTCAATATAATTAGCAAGATCATACATAAGAATAGAACCATTAAAATAGTTGCTATCATCCTCTAGGTAGTAAATATTACCAACTTCGAGATTGACTAATGGATGGTTATAAGTTAAACCATATCTATTAGTAAACGTAAATATCTTAACTGAACCATCAGCTTGTATTTCTTTTACAAGTTTCTGATACTGCATATCGAGCAAAACATTATCTGGATCCAAATCAATTAAACCACTAAAAAATACAAGATGAGTATCATTAATATTATCATAAAGATACAAGCCATTAACTTTATCAGTTTTCTGTCTTGAACTCATAGCTGGTTTATAAAGTTTATCTCTTTGATCGAAATAAACCATAGTTCCAGACTTTAATCCAATTTGGACATCAAGACTGGTGATAGTTGTAAAAATAGATTTGCTTAAGCCTGCATTATTAAAGACCGAAAACATTTGATCTTGAATATTAGAGAATAGACTTTTAAAGTTTGCCATATACTTTTTAGATAACTGCTGCGGATTAATCCCTCGCTTATAGTAGCTAATAGTATTATCACTATTAATAATACTAACTAGTTCACCACTATCAATTAATGATTTTAAATCGCTACTATTAATGTTATTATAAACTTCGGGAGCGCTGCGAATAATATTACCATTATTATCTGTGGAAAATGTAGCTATCTCAAAATATGGTATATTTTCAGTATCATAGTTATAAAGATTTTTATTAGCTATAATTTTAATTCTAGCTCTTTGTGCAGGTAGTTGTTGTAACCAACTATATTCAACTATAATTTTATAATCTAGATTTTTAAAAAGTTTAATCTCTTGTCCATCAAAGTTTGGATTAGTAAGATCTTGAACCGAATTTATAGAATCTAAATTTTCAGTAGGCGCTTCAAACAGAAAAAGAACTGGTTTCTTGAACTCAATAAACTGGTCATCAATAAAACAAGCACCTGGATTAACTCTAAAGATATGGTAAATTTTATTTAACTTAACGTATTTCGTAACATCTTCTATAGTAAGGTACTGTGTAGCATTATTACTATCGACTAAAAGATAATCTACCGAAAACCCTTGTATATATGATATGGTATTTCCATCAATAGTTGTCTCTTTAAAGGCGGAAAACGTTTTCGAAACCATCTTTAGATAATCATGTGGGTCCCTAGCATCAGGATCAAGACCCCTAGTTTGGATGGAATCTTGTAAAGAGATGCTCGCATTTAATATATAACTATTATCAACTATTAAGGTTTGCATTTTTAACCTTTTCAAAATTTGCATTTTTTGCTTTAATTCTAGCATCAACTTCTTTTAAAAATTGCGTTAGATCTATTTCAATTTGACCAACTAGCTGATAGATAACATTAACATCCATTACAAAGATAAGTTCGTTTAAGATATTTACATAATCCGTAAAACTTTCTAAAGTATTGACTTCTGTATTGTCCAATACAGAAAGGTTTTGTAAATTTTTTATCATATCTTGTAATTCGTTAATTTTATCATACAACCTGAACTGAATAAATTTCTGATCGGCTATATCGATACTCTGTCCCATAATTGCGGCACTTGTATCTGGATCTGCGGTACTAAGATCCCCATCACTAGTACCAAGATCACCAGACCCATCTAAACCATCTGAACCATCTGAACCATCGGACCCATTATCCTGAGAGCTAGATGACCCATCTGAACCATCAGACCCATCATCTTGCTGGTTAGATGAACCAGATCCTTGCTGGTTAGAGCCACGACTGGCGCCATCTTCCAGTAGTAGCAATAAATCTGTATTATTTTCAAGTAAGAATTGTCTTGCTTGTGGTGATAATTTTAACATTATATTTTTCCTATTATAAAATTTCTTCACTCGTTTCATGATAAGTAGTATTCGTTACATAATTAGAAACTGGCTTTACCAAATTAGAGAATGATTCCATTACATAAGTAGCACCAACTTTTAATTTAGTATCAGTATTGTAATCTGCGGCAACATCTAATGTTCGATTAAATAAATCGGCACCATTTATAAAAGCACTATTTTTAAAGTTTGTAACATTCGTAGAAACAACTGGGTCGGTATCTTTTTTGATTAGATATTGATAATTAACTTCATCGAAATTAGTATAAATTAATCCAGGTAAGTTAAAGGTTGCTCTAATCGTATCTATATTGGTTTGGGTATAACTTATCCCTGTACCAGCTAAATAAATGTTCCAACCAACTATGCCATAATTAGTACCAAGATTAGATACTGCATTGATAGTTAATGGATTAAATGAAAGATCTAAACTGGAACCAACTTGTGATCTTTCTAAAAAGGTATCATCCCAGTTATCCTTATTACTATCATTAAATAAGGTTTGTAATATTGCCCAACTAGCCGAGGTAGCTTCTGGCCATTGTACAATACCAGCTTCATAGTATTTATTAGCCGAACCACCTATACTGGTAGCTAAACCAGTTAAAGACGTAAGCTTATTATTTTTAGCAATATAATTCCCAAAGACTGTGGTTGGACCACCAACTAAATCAGTAAGCATATTATTATTGCAACGAAAGTTGCCTTTTATAGTTGTAGGCAAACGATTACCTATAATTGTAGTAAGACTTTTTAACTGGTTATCTTCAATAAAGAAATCTGATTCAGCTGTTGTATCCCAAATCCATTTAACATACTTACCAACTAAATCTTTATATTTAGTAGCAGCTGTACCATTATTAGAAAGAATTTTATCTAATGTAAGATAGTTTCTAGATGATATAGAGGTAGCATTATCTATATTATCTAAGTGTACCCAGATAAAACTTGGTAAATGATTACTTAACCTGGATTCTTTTTCGATATTTATAAATTCGCGGGTACCTGGATCAACTAGGTTATTATTTACTATCTCTTCATATTCAAAATAACGATTACTTAAATATACCGGACCGGTTGCTTTAATAATATAAGAATCAGTTACTTGATTGTAAGTTATGGTACAGCTATCTTGTAAGCCATAGTAGCCTAAATCGCGCACAATAGTTTGTGGTGCACTAATATTTAATTCATAAATTTTATTTGCTCCATACCTCGATAACTGATCTAGATTCTCTAGCCCATTTATATATGTTGGCTCATTAAAAGAAAAATTATTATCATTTGGGTAAATGTTAATTGATTCGTTATTTAGTGCTGAAGTGAAAGTACCAAAATCAGTTATTATCTCAATCTCATTATCAGTAACATTTTTATCATTTGGTGTCATAGCTTTGTAATTGATACCATTGAAGCTATTAGTGCGAACCGAATCGAAATAGTTATCAGTCACATATTCACTTTTAATAAAATTTATATCCCCAATCGGAGTACCATCATAATTAGTAATATCAATTATTTTAAAATAATTTAATTCATACTCTGGTAAATAATCATGAGTGAATGTAGTAGAAATCTGGGAAAGAGTAGTACTAAAACTTATTTTAATATCTAAAGTAACATTATGTAAATCTTCATACAACACTGGATTAGATATAAGATATGGATAAATTCTTATTTTATCACCAGGCATATTTTTATCTAACTTACTATTATAATTAATCCGGAACATATCCTGGAAAGGTACCCCGTTATCATTAATTATTTCTATTGCCGTCATTGTAGCACCAGTTACTGAACCAAAACCAAAATCAAATTCATTTAAAGTAGAGTATAGGTACTGTTTTGTTCCATCCATCTGAGGCCCACCAACCGAACCAGTTACTAAATTATATGCTGTAAACGGGATACGCTTAATAGTATAAAAATTAATAGTATAACTACCAGTTACACTAGATCTAGTTATAGTGTAGTTAATTTTATCAGTTGTTCCTGTGGATACTTGACTAGATACTAGTTGTAGGTCAGTACTTATAGTTGACATATTGATCCAAGAGAAATACTTAATGAAAGAGTTATCTATTGGCTGGTATGGCTCTATTGGTAAAATTAAAGTATTACCAACATTATGATTAGCCAGAAGCTTATCATTATAAAACATATTTAGTTTTATAATAACTGGGGCGCTCGCTTGGATTGGATTATTTTCACTATCGATTAATGAAAAACTATATTTACCATTCTGGGTATCAGTGTGGTTTATTCTATTGAATTTAACATACTGACCAGTTACTGGCTTAGAAACTATTTCGAATGTTTCAGTAAATGGAAATATTGCCGGAGATGTTAATAATTCGGTTTCTGGTTGATAGTCTAAGATAAAGTCTTCAGTATAATATTTATTCTGGATTGCATCAAGCCCTATATCATTATTGATCTCCATTATAAAATCAATTGAATTCTGCCCAGCGAAAATAATTAAATACCTTTCGATCTGTATAATTGCAGCCCTGGAATAATTAGAATAATCATTACTAATAATCTGATAACTCGTAACTGGTTTCTGTATAGAAGAAGGGGTAATTATATATTCACCATTTCCGCGAGAACCAAGTATCTGATTAGTAAGTACTTCTATTGCCCCACCTGTTGCAATGGACCCTAGAGATGGATCAACTTTAATAAGTTTAGAATCGGTACCATATACTAGTTCTCCTGTGCTATTATCAACAGTTATAGATATAGTTCTATAATATAATGAACCATCAGTTCCATACTCAGGGAAAATATAACCATCGTTATTTTTATAGTAACTATAATCAAAATATTTATTAACCGATTTCAAGTAGCAGAATTTACTAGCTATAGTTTCATCACTAGGAGTTTGGATTTCCGTAATAACTGCTCGGTTCTTATCAAATTGTGACATATAAATTGTTTCAGTATGGAAGTTACTATTATTTGGAAGTTTCATAGTTCTAGTTAATGGTAAAGTAATTAGAGTATCTTGTGACCAAGCTCCAATATTGGTACCACTAAATTTAGGATTATTATCATCAATAGTATCCCCATTATTAATGACTCGGTTACCAAATCTAGTATCATTAATTATAAGTTTAATAATTGGTGTAAATGGTTGTGAATAATCAAGATTATCTACAATCTGTACTAATGGATTATTAGTAATACTTCCACTACTTATACCTTGGTTAAATACACCATTTTGACTATATACCGATTTATCTCTTAAGGTAATAAAGCCATCGTTATAAACAACATTATAATTATCAGTTAAAATTACATAAAATTTGTAAGTAATATTATCTGCAGTAGTTATAGGCCTGGTATCATCGAAATAACATTTTTGAAATATTAAATCGTCTTTAGTGAATCCATAAACTGGTTCTGAGAACGTAAGAGTTACTATTTTCGTACGATTCGTAGTATCAGTAGTATCCACTGCGATACTAAAACTTGCGGTTGGCGTTGTTTTTGCAACAATCGATAGAGTTTTAGTAAGTACTACTTGCATATCAGTTACATCAGTTAGTGTTATAGTTAAATGGTTATTACCAAGGGCAAATAGATATTCGATTGACCAAGTACCATCGGTATCTGAAATCGGTTCTGCTAAAATAGTTCCGGTATCTGAATTTTTAATTGTAATTTTAGAGTTTGGCTCAGTATCGGTTCCATATAGAGTTAAGTATTGTTTATTACTATAATCTTCGGCTATTGTTAAAATTGTAGCATTAGTAAGTTCTTGATATGGGGTAACCGGATTCAATTCATCATAAACATAAATATGATTAGACGTATTTTGATTTTGCTCATATATAATGAAAGCTGCATTAGAAAGTGCACTAGGAGTACCTATTGCATCAATAATACTATATTGTATAGTATTAGCCCCAATATTAAGATTTGGTAATTGAAATATAAAACCATACTCATTTTCTGCTCTAGCATCAACGTTTAATGATTTAGAGAAAGCAAGAGTCGTACCAACATTTACACCATTTAAAAATATATTAACTGATGGTAGATCTCTAACTCCATTTTTATCTAAAATAACAAGAGGATCAATAAAACCAAGAATAAAGGGTTTCTGGTTACTAGTTGTACCATACATTTGCATCCGATGCAATTCATTAAAAGTTTCCCAACTATTTAAATTAGCTATCGTTTTAATATTTGGTACATAATAACTAGATATAATTGGAGCAGCTGGTAAATTACTCTGTACTGTAAAGTTTATAGCTGGTGAAGCTTTGCTTTCAAAGTTAGTATCTTTTACAGTGAAATAAATACTATGACTACCATCGGTTAAAGGATTAAATAAATATGTTTCAAAGCTACCATCCTGGTTAATAGAAGTTTGACCAAGTAAAGTCCTAACCCCAGCTATATCTTCGTAAATATTAATTAAACTTTGATATTCGGAAATATTAATATTATAAGCTATTTTGGTAGCATATTCATTTATAGTTAATTTTTCTTTATTTTCATATATATGTAATAGTGTTGGATCAATTATAGCGTTATTATCAATTACCATAGTTTCTGAAGAACTTGAAGCAGCATCTACTATGTCGGTTGGTATTGGAAACTGATTTAAATTAACAATACCACTATTTATAACAGTTGGATCGAAACCAGCAACCGATGTAACCGGACTAACATTATTGACAGATGGTAACCTATTAATAAGACTATATAAATAAGTACCTTGTGTACTACCTTTTGGAATATAAATATTTTTAAGATTCTGCATCTTACAAACTATATCATGCCCAGAATGATTGATAGAATTTGAATATAATGTGAGTCTATCATAAAAAGTTAAACCCGTATATATTGGATCAGATTTTAATCTAAGAATATTATAATCACCAGTGCTAATATTAACTATTTTAAAGTCGTTGCTATAATTATAAATATTTGGGATTACTTCATTATCTTTATAAATATAATTTACTAAGGTTGGAATAGTAAAAGTTTTAAATAGTTTTGGTATTACTATTCTTGAATAAATATAAGTGGTGCCCACTATATCATAGGTTACAGCATTATCAATACTAAGAAACCATCTATTAATATTTATTGTCCCGGATGTATTGTAGGTAGCATTATGTTTTTTTAGATTTAACTTATTATAGTTAGTTTGCGAACCTATATTATTGACACTAGTATCATTTAGAGTTATATAAAAATAACTATCGAAGTCAGTATTTTGATGCAATAAATCTATAAAGTTACTAACTAGTGTACCAGCTGGTATCGTAAATGGTTGCTCATATACAACTATGGTTTCTAAGTTTACTGCGACTGGTTTATTAATTTCGATACTATTTAGTAATAGCTTAATAGTATTAGACCCTGAGGTCTGGGGAATTTGGAAAGTGATATCAGTTATATTTTCTCGGATTGCAGTAACTGGTGCAACCGTTTTAGTATCAACTGTATTGTAAAGTTGTACTCCTGTTTCGGCATTAACTACTCTATCACCAGATATATCTAAAACAGGTATGGTAGTAAACCTATTCAGGTTCGCAGTAATTGTAACAGTATCTGAATTATCTAATAAGTTAGCATTAGGGATAAAAATATAATTGCTATCTCCATATCTAGGATAACTATTAGTGTTTAAATAATCAACCTCTTTTGCTGGATTAAAGGCATTGGTTAAGGTGAGATTCGCTAATTGCGAAATGTTAGTTATTGGTGTAGTTGCCATAAAAATCGCCTTCGTAATAAATTACCGATTTGTTGAATTAGTATTTTAACGACAGGAAAAAGCTACTATGTTGTACAACATAGTAGCTTAGGACTAATTTAATGGAGACCGATTATAATTAATGTTTAAGATTTGCGCATATTTATAACCATACATATGACCATTTACTTTTAATGTGTTTAATGTAGCATCGATTGATCTTAAATCTGGATTAGGTTTAGTTTCTTGGTTAACCACTTTTAAACCATCCATTATAAAACTTATATCTGATTCATTTAATTCATATGCTTCCCAACCACTAGATGGTTGACATTTGAAATTCCAGTGGTTAGAGCTAAGGATTGAATAGGTTCCGGCTTTTATTATTTCACCACCCCAATTACCCCACGCCTTAGGTATTGGTCTACTAATAATTTTACCAATATTATTCGCGATACCATGATCTGGATGCAGATCACTTTCCGGAAATAGTACTATTTCCGGTTTATAAGTAGACATCAAAGAACTCAAATCAGTTACAATTGCATGAATATCATTATTAGTAAGTTCTGTATCAAAATACAATGGATGGTTCATAACAATATTTAAACTTGCATAAAATTCTTTGACCTCTTTAAACCGATTATCAGTATCGTGCCTTCTACCAGAACATAAGGTATAAATCATTATTCTATATCCAGCATCCATATATTTTTTTATAATACCGAAGCATCCAAAAATTGCATCATCTAGATGAGCTTCAATTATTAGAATTGTTTTCATTTATATTAAACCTTTTTTCTTTTGTCCCAGTAACTAAAAAACTTAGGATCAGTATATCTAAAAATATCGGAATGTAATTCCTCGATTAAATTATCATTCGGATGTATAAATGGATGAACCGTATTCTGGTACCATTTTTTTTCAACTAATACATACAATTCAATTATTGAATAATATTCAAGCCAAACATATTGCAGTTTGTCTAGATTATTACCAGTTAATGACTCATTATATACTTTAGTAGGAAACCAAGCAAATTTCAATCGGGCTCGGAAGCAGGTTTCTTTCTCTTTTGCTAGCATCCGGATCTCTTCTGAAAATACAAAACCGAGATTCATTCTTTAACCTCACCTCTAGTGCCTAACTGTAGTACCATCGAACATTGTTCTATATTATTATGTAACTGATCGAAAATGCGATGCACTAATATTTCATCTGCCTCTCTAGTTTCCCCTGGTTCTGAAGAACTATTCGGCTTCCTCCCCTGATTCAAATATTCTATCGCTTTAATCAGGTTATCATAAATTTTGGACTTACCGCCTCGGTTGGCAAGCATGACTAAATCTATTTCGCTATGTGGAATAGATTTAGCCAACTCCTGGATCATGGTTTGATATGGTAAATTAACTGTTTCCGCTTCTGGCCCTAGGTATGGTAAATTAACTGTTTCCGCTTCTAACCCAGCCAATTCAAGATACTCAAAAAAATCTGGAGTATTATTATCCTTTGGATTAATTGGATTTGGCATCTACTGTACCTTCAGCTGGGACATCTTTTAAAGCTTCGGTAACCATTGTTGCTAACTCAGGGTTTGATTCAATAACTTCCAGTTGCTGTTTAGTATTAGCAATAACTGTTTGTTCCTTAATTAACCATAATTTAATAACTTTGGCGCTGAGTTCAGATTTATTTAGATTTCTTAATCCATCAAGTTGTTGTTTACTTAGTTTAGTTAAAGATAATTCTTTAATTTTTTTAATTAGTACAGATTTAGACTTTGGTTTAAAATATTTTTTAGCTTGGAGCAATTTAGCCTCTAGCGTAAGTTGATTACTATTCTGTTTAACTTGGTTTTTAAGCTTCTCCGCCCAATTCTGATCATCTGAGATTACTTCATCTTGCGCACTCGTCATAACATCTAACTTGTGGTTTTGTACATCTTCATTCATCATATTTCCTTTTAAAATTTAATTTATGTTATTGAGACGATCTACGTCTTTTTAATTATTTTGATAATACTTAGTGTATCAGCTATTTATTCTCTCTTCTATCATGAATCAATAATTTTTTATTTGTAACTATTTGATCAGTCATTTTAAATAATTGGCTTGGGCTAAAAATATTATCATGTGGAAGACAACAAGTTGAATAACCGTAAGTAATATTATTTATAGAACTTAATTTATCTTCTAATTCCGAAATTTGGAATTCTTTTAATAATATTCCAAATTCGTCACCACCAATACGAAATATTTCCGAGCCGATACAATCTCTAAATGTGGATTCTATATTACTAGATACCTCTTTTATTAATTTATCACCAGCGTCGAAACCATCTAAACGATTAATATTATGTAAATTATTAATATCAATCAGCACTAATAAAAAATTTTTCTTCTCATAAGTACATTGTTCGTATAATGTATTAAGATAATTATCAAAATCTTTACGTAATTTAAAACCAGTAAGAAAATCATATTTATAACGTTTAACTTCTTCTTTTAGATATTGTACTTCATCTATTAAATTAAAGAAATTTTGTTCATTAAATTCAATCATATAATACTCCCTATGACAAGAAAAATAGATTAACCAAGCAGTTGTTGGATCTGATGGGGAAGAATGGATTGTCATCAACTGCTTGGTTAATCTATCTAAATTCGAGGGGGACCTAGTAGCTACTAGGTCCCCTGGTACATATGTTTATACTCTAAAACAAACTCCGTACCACTTCTAAAGGCATGAACTAACATAAGGATGCTCGTTCATCTACCTTTGGCCAAAGATTATAGACTAGCTTTAGGATTTTGAATTGGATCACTAAATCCATCGTCGCTACCCGGACTTATAATTTTTAAAAAATATTTTTGATTAAATTACTAGTAGGAACTAAATCCGATTTATTCATAATAATAAATGGTCCGCGTTCATCACTCGTAGTATTAATTGTTACGCGATTCTCTTCCATAATTTCGCGATACTGATTAGTCTTAGCGACCGCCTCATCACGAATGGTAAGTAAAAAAGCATTTTTACATTTTAAAATTTGATAAGAGCTTCTAGTGTAAGAAGTCCCACCTTCCGAAAATACATATGGATATCCCTCACTATCATAACCAGCAAAATGCCCTTCATTAATACCAAATTCGGTATTGTGTTCTTGGTACATAACTGGATCATTAAGTTCCAAAACTATTTCATTATACCTGTCGCATCTCATTTCTAATCCTTTATTTTTAATTATTTTAATATTTCTATAATAATTTAAATATAATATTGGCTAACAATAAATACAATGATTGAAACTAAGTACTATTAAAAAAAAGTTTTCACATGATTCATACTATACATCTTGGTTTATTCGTTTTAACCGATCCAATATTAAGTATTTTATACAATTCGTTATCTTGAGTCATTATGTGAGTGCACCCTTCATCGATGGCAATTGCTAATTCATTTTGCCAAATAGTACCATCCCAAGCGTTAGTCTCTGGTAAATTAACAGAAGCCATAAAAATACGTTTAGTTTCATCGTTTGGTGAAACTTCATCATTGTTGTCTTCTACAATGTACCAATCTTCAGCAAGTACATCGGTTTGTGATGCTAACCACGGTACAATTTTGTTATCTGCGGTTTTCATATCAATATGGGCATTGTAATTGATTTCGGTACCTTCCGGATAAATACCAAGTAACGGTGCACGATTCACTTTAAACGTACTACCGGGTACAAGAAATAAAAACATACCTTTGCCATTCCAGCCAGTTCTAGCAACTTTATTACCCGTCTTTAATGCTTGGATGGCTTCCCCAAAATTTAAACCACTTGCAATTGGACTAGGTTCTGATTCCACAAATGGTTCAAAATTAGCATGGAAGTATTCTTTTGTCACTAACCATTGATCATCATGATTCCTTGGGTTACGAGCTACCATGTCTCCCTGTTTAGGTTTATTGCCCACTGTGTCTACTGGCATCGAAATCGTTGATATATCTAATCCAAACATAACTTCTTCAAAAGTTACTGGTCTAAGTTCAGCTATTGCTGATCTTTTATATTTTTTAAAATTTTTCATTATATTATTTCCTTTTAAAATCTAAGTTCATATGCTAGAACTTTAGTAGCTGATAATAAAGCATTGGTTCCTAATTATGGTTTGTGGTGACACCAATTTTATCTTGTATTAAACCATCAAGTGTATCTCGATCAAAATCGCGCAAATTATTTTTCATATTATCCATCTTATGTCCTCCCTTTTAATTAATTACATAAATATTTCTATATTAGAAAAAATAGTAAAACAACTATTGATAAAATGAGGTACGTCTCAAAAATTAGGATTTTCGCGACAGGAAAACTTGCGACTACTAACATAAAGTGAGGAGACAATATGTTAGCAGTTGCAAGTTTTCAATATTAATGGTGGAGAATAGCGGGGTCGAACCGCTGACCTACTGCTTGCAAGGCAGTCGCTCTCCCAACTGAGCTAATTCCCCATTAAAATATGCAATTCAAGTGTCTAAGTATAACTTAATCATTAAGAATTTTATACAACAAGGAAATCATAAAGGAGGACAAAGAATGGGAAATCAAAGAACGGCAACATGGATTAAGGTTATACTTAGACAACTATTTGTTATCACTATTTAAAATACCAAGCAAGTGCAACTTAGGTCTTATTTTGTGTAGGAACTATTTAAACATGGCTGGGGAATGTAGGATTCAAACCTACAATCTCTATATTGTAAATATAGAGCTCTAATCATTTGGAGTAAATTTTCCCATTATTGGATCGGAGTGGAGGGTTCGAACCTCCGACACGCAGCGCCAAAAGCTGCTGTTCTACCAACTGAACTAACTCCGAATAGGAGATAGCCGCGCCATCATTGATTACACAGTAGAGGTGTTTTAACTTATCTAGTATATTAAACTGGTTCACATATCTGCTTCACATTTTTACATCATGACTTCTCACCCCGGTCTGATATAACGCTGCTAAATAACGATTTTAAGTTTAATGGCATTCATCATCTGGCCAAGATTAGATATTAGTTATTAACGAGTTTGATAATTTACCATATCCGAAATGAGTTCATCTAACTTTTTATTATATTTCGATATAGTTAATGGAATAAACATATTTTTAAGCATCCGTTTATTAATCTCTTCTTTGTAAACTTTAGTGTACTTAATCATATCTAAGTTCGAATATAAATCTTCTTTTTTACAAATTTTTATAATTTTACTAAGAACCTCTGTTAAATAATTATCACAAATATTTTGATCAGTTACTGTAAAACCAATATTAAAAATTAAGTTTTCTCGGTTTTTTGAACACTCAATAATTTTTAATAATTCCGGTTTAACATATTTTGATTCTATATTTGTGAACACTCTACGGATTTTTGGATTTATAATACACGGTTTATTATTGATAACATTATGAATTAAAGTTGGTAATACCATCCCTGATTCTGGCTCATGGCCTATTCCAGTAATATTAAAAAATCTTACTATTTGTACATTAGGCAATTCTCTAAATAAGAACTCGGATACTAATTTTTGGCTCGCGTAGCCACCACGTTTGCTCAAAAGCGGGTTACTTATAGATATTGGGGAATTATCAATTATATCCCCATTCTCTCCAAATACTTCGCTACTACTAGCAAACACTAATGGTATTTTACTCTTTTCAATAAAGTTATACACTTTAAGATTAATAGTTAACGCATCAGCAATTGTATTTTGATTAAGAATATTATTAACTCCAACTGGACTAGCAAGATGTATACAACAATCAAAAAAATGTTTCTTAAACTTAGGAAGTTTCTCTTTTACTAAATCTATATTATAACGAATAAGATTTTTATCATTGTAGTTATCTAAAAGGCGGCTACGACCATAATGCGTAATAACCTTAGGTTCATCCCCACCAATCATATAATTATATTCTTTATCAATTATATGAACTCTATAATTAAGATCTAATAGCCATTTAGTTATATGACTTCCAATAAAACCAGCTCCTCCAATAATTAAAATATTTTTCTTTTTTTTCATTATTAGTCCTTGGTATTAATTGAATTTATCTATATATTTCTATAATAGGTTAAATCGTTGATATCCGAACTATCAGTAATTAGAACCAACCCAATGCTAACATAGTTTCTAATTCTACAATTGAATAAGATTGTAGGTTATCATACCTATAAATACTTTTTTTAGAAATCAAATTATTTAAAAACATTTTAGTTACTTGGCAAGTTTGTTTAATAAAGTTTTCCTTATTAATAATGAAATTTACAATTTGATCTTTGTCACCAACAAAACTACCATTCTTTAATTGAAATATTAAACCTTTATTTCTTGTACTATCATATACACGTGGAATATTTAAAATAAGATATTCTTTGATATTAGAACGAATATATCTTTCCATTGCTAATTTAAATACCGCATAATTATTAAATTCTTCTATATCAACCGTTGGTGCACTAAAACCTAGATTATTAATCTTTACTGGTATCTCCTGGAATGTAGCCATACTACTAGCAAATATTAGCTTACATTTTAATGCTTTAGCAAGTTGTACGATATTAATAGTACCATCAATCATGGTTTGGCTAGTTTTAACTTCATTTTGGAAATCAAACTTATCACTAGGGCTTGCAAAATGAATAATGCAATCAACATTTTTAAATGACCGGTACATACTAACGATTTTCGAATCGCGTATATCTGAATCAATATAAATAATTTTATCAAATCGTTTAGTAAGTTCTGGCTTTAGTAATCCAATAAGATAACCTTTGCCACCAGTTATTAACGCTGTACCCATTATCCGTTTATTAATTTTCTTTTGTTCATCTTCAAATATAAATGTATTGGTGTTTACTATTTTGATATCATTTTGTTTCTTGGAGTTCACTATCTTTTCCTAATCTTATATAAAATATTCCATTTGGATAACTATTTATTTCGGCTAAATTATTTTTAAACTCATATAATGTTTCTGGATCATAAAAAGGAATATCCAGCATCTTCATTATTTCGTAATCATCATCTAATTGATGACCAATACCAAATTTTTCATAACCATACTTACCAGCATTACAAATTATAATTTTACCGAAGTGTGATCCAAAGTGTTTACAACTAAATTTTAACTGTTCGAGCCTATGAATAATAAATCCGGCAACACCATAAATGTAAACGGTGTTACCTTCCGAAGCAATACCAGCTGCTACATTAACTAAATTGCTTTCACCAAGATTACAATTTATAATTTTAGCTTTAGATGGAAATCGTTCGGTATTCCACATATCTGCATGCAGTAGGTAATCAGTATCTTTTAAACTATCAGCAAAGGTCATGCGCATAATAATTCCTTTTTAAGGCAAATATACGATTTCTATGTTCGATATAATTTATCATCATTTAATAAACCTTTCCAGAAACTTCATCTTTTTTAATTTATCGCTAATGGTAAGTCCATTAAGATGTTTTAAACTTTCTAGATTTTTATAGTGCCATTTAACCGAATCAATTTCCATCTCTAGTACTCCATCACCCTTTATCGTATGAATAAAGATAACCACTGGTTTTACTTTCAGTTCCTGACAATTGGATACTTTTTTAAATTGCTCATCAAAGCTTCGTACCAAATTTATTTTTGGATTAATATATATATCCCAGACCTCCCAATCATTTATTTCAAACAATTGTATGTATGAGGAATGTAACTTATTGTCAGCGAGAGGGCCAGTTAATTGCATTTTATTAAAATCTATAGTTACTACCATTTGTAATTGGTTTTGGCCAATGAACTGGATCGCTTCATATGTAGGCCCCATCTGTAAAGCGGCATCGCTAATATTAACCCATGTTGGTTTATCGGATACTAGACTAATTCCAGCCGCTACCCCTAAAGCGTTACCAAGAGTCTCTTCGCTGAAATTTACAAATGGTAACTCTTTATGCTTAATACCATAAGAATATTCAGAAATTGGTTTAATTGTGGTATCTAACCAACCATTCTTTTCCCAAGTATAATAATAAGCTTCTGCCCCAAACGGTTTACCAATTACTATATTCCAATCTTTAGTTACTAACCCATTACTAAATATATAATCTAAATAGTATAATTGTGAAAGAGCACTAGGTATATGCATATTATAACCCAAACAATGATTTTAAATCTTCTGTTATGGAATACCCAATTGAATACTCCATCGGTGTATATTCATTTAAAATTTTTATTAACTTAGTATCTATTTCTCTATTAAAGACTGGAGCGATTAATTTATATGAATCATTCATACCAAATAATTTGCAGTTAAATATTTCATAATTTAACCGAATCATAATTCTTTTATGATTAAACAGTTTTAATTTATTATTTTGATCGGTCGTGTCTAATATACAACTATTTTCGTAAATATTTGGGAAATAGCTAAAAATATTATTTTTTGTATATAATGGAAATTCATAAAATCTTTTATATAAATCAATTATTAAATCAATATCATTTTTAAGTAGTGGCTCAAAAGGTTTCCAAATAGAACCAGATAAAGCACTGGTTCTATAATATGGTCTCGGCCCATCTTTTATTTCAAAATCATTAACGGTAGGATTCGTTTTCGAAAGTACTTTAACCGCTTCAATATACTCACTAAAACTTGGAATATATGGTTCATTACTAGTAGCAGCTGCAATTAAAGCTTCATGACAATTAATCATCTGCTTTAAATCAATACTACACTCAATTTCCAAATCTTTAAGTAACTTATTACTAATTTTAAAATTTTCAATTATTTCAGGTGTAATATTTGCTGCATTATAGAAGTTATTATTATAATGATCTTCTAAACTAGCAAGAGATTTATAATAATAAGTAAAGTTAATATCGCGGAATACAAACCCCGCCGAGTCATCTATAAATATTATAGGATTAAGAGCCGTTGCTGCATCATCAGCGTACAGCTCATTAATGTATTTCGTTTCCGCCTCAATTATGGCTTGCCTCGATTCGTTCATGGTTTCCCCCTTTAAATAGATTTGAATCACAGTTAAGCGAATCAATAATTACATATACTAAATGTTAATAATTCGGAATCCGAAACATTTGAATTATCTATTTTTATTTCAGAAAGAATAGTTTCAATCTCTTTTATTTTAATAGTTTTTGTTTCGTTTTCGTAATGTATTTCTACTTCATCTTTATTTATAAAAAATGATGCTGATGGGTTATAGTTCAACGAGGTTTTATCTAATTTCGAAGTATTGTACATATCAAATATTTTTTCTATATCGGAAAACTTATCGATAATAGGTTCCCGGCCATAATTAAGAAATTTAAAATTATCTCGAACAAAGTCGAAGCATTCTTTATAGCTTTTAATAAATGTTATAGTTTTATATATTTTGAACTTATTTAATACACTTGCTTCAGTAATATTAAATGGTTCAAAGATTCTATAATCGAACCCAATATTAATATAGATATTCTCTAAATTAAGAGTTTTTAAATACTCTAAAAATCCTAAATACTTTTTAGGATCTTCTGTAACAACTAAATTCAAATTAACATAACCATAATATTTATATGTTGTTATAATATTTTGAATTATAAATTTTAGTGACCATCTTGGTCCGTTTGTACGTTCTGGGTCCTCGATATGTGGACTAATAACCATATCAACATTCTCTATTTTATAGAGCTCTTTAATTATAGTATTAAACTTTTTTATCGGTATTTCACCATTAGTGAAAACATAACCTTTATAATTTTCAATGACTTGTTGCTTATATCGCATTAGCTCAATAAAATATGGAGCTAATAATAGTTCACCACCAGCTTCCATAAATATTTTACCTTGCTTTGGCATTACATGATTAAAGTATGGTACTATATCGAAGTTTCCAGAATGGTTTTCGGTTATTGTATTATTTAGAAAATTATAACAGAAGTCACATTTTAAATTACATTCGGTGTACCACTCGACACATATAATAATATCATCTGGATCAATACTGATTCGGTGGGAACTCATTAATAATCCTTAATTATAAACATCGGGTACTTAGGAGCTTTCATTTGGAAAGCATAATCAACTAAAAATTTTTTTTCATCTTCGAAATTATTAAGAAATGGTTTTTGTACAAAAATATAATTATTAAAAATTAAAAAGGTATCTATCAATGGTACAATCCCAGTAGTTAAAACATGATCGAATAGTAGATCGGCAAACTTAATACCACAATATTGTTTAATAATCAAATTATCTTTATTTGGATAGTTCTTTATAAACTCTATAATATCTTGATCAGGTAAAGCGTTAGGATTTATTATGTTAGTATAATTATTATTAATTTTATAGAAAAAGTTTTTATCCTGGATGCGTGGGGTAAATACTTCTAATTTAGTATGATCGCTTGCAACCTTAAAGCCATAATGTTCGTGAGCAAGAAGTGTACTAACTACATCAGACTGCTTGAAATCAAGAATCTTTTCTATAAGTGGTTCATAAAAGCCATAATCATCTAAAAATTCTTGAATCTTTCTAGTTTTAATATATTTAATTTTTTCTTCATTGCTAAAAATTTCATCACCTTTTATTTGAATAATATTTCCCATATTAATACCTCTAATTTTCCCAAAACTCATTATCAAAATAACAAAAATTATTATGACATTGAGATATTATATATTCGTTACCACTAAAATTAAATTCCGAAAGTTTGATGCCAGTTTTATTAGTAAATATATCATTAAAACATTTATATACTACATTATCCTGAATAAATAAAACGAAATTTTTAATATGGCACCGTTTATTAAAACTAGAGGTATTATTTTTCCATATTTCATAATTACTTAATTTATTAAACCGATGCGGTATAAATGCCCAATCATTTTTTAAATACTTAAAATTTTTATCTTGTTCCAAAGAAACTAAATGTTTACTACTTGGACTAGCATCAAGTTTTTTTGGTAATAATGGATAGTATTGAACTTTGTCTTTATAAATCAATTTTAACTTTTTATATAATTCGATATTTGACCGAGGTAGATCCATTATGGAGATTTCGTTAAGATTTGAACTAAATGTATTAATTGTTTTTAGTAGTTCAATAAATTTAGTTTCAGTATAATGAAAAGAGTAATTTAATTTTATATCAGGGTATGATGCTACGGCTGCTTCGACTACCGCGGGGTTAGAACCATTAGTCTGCAAAATTATAGAACCAAAGTAACTTTTAGCTAATAGTATTAAATCTATAAGTTCTGGGTGCAAAGTAGGTTCGCCTCCAAATATAAATAAAATATTATTATCAATACCTGATTCTTTAACCCTAAGTTTATCGAAAAAATTTTTTAGATTCAAGAAATCTATTTTTGTATAGTCTATAGATGATTCAAGCGATTTATGCATATCCTCACAATACGGACAATTGTAATTACAACTTTCAATTAATCGGTACTCTATTTTCATTTGGCCCTCTATTTTTTACTTTTAGTGTTTTTAGTAAACCATCGCAGAAGCACCCATTATGAGGGCAACACTTAGGAATAATAGCTTTAATATTTTTGAAAAAATTAAAATTTGTAGTAAGATCAGCCCGTATATTAAAACAAAATTGTTTTACTTCTCCACGAAAGTTAATTTCATAATTATTATTATAACAATCCCAACCTTTAAAATGTGCAAATTTTTTAGAATAGATATCATAATCATTTAATAATAGTGGAGTCTCTATATCTGGTTCGGACCAATAGATAATATTTGGTTTATATAAAGCCTCTTGTTCTAGGTACTGGAATTCATTATAAAATTCTTCTGTATAATTATGTAGTTTATGCATATCACCATCATCATATAAAAAATGTGGATGGATTTCTATCCCATTGGTTATCAATTCGCGAATTATATTCTTAATAAATGGCCAATATTTTTTATCTGGGTGCAGCATCACATTTACTTTATTTCTATAACCTTTATTTTGCATAGTTAAAATTTTATCAATGAACTGATTATATTTATCTATATATTCAAAATGAATGCTCCATAAAAAATATATTTTTGGACCACCCCTAGTATCATTAGAAGTTTGTTTTATAGAATTTTCATAATGATCAATATCTGGTAAAGATTCAAAGAACTCTAAAGGTTGGATGGAATTAGTAGTTATATATAGTCTAGAATCCGGGTGCCGGTTAATAGCTTTCCAACTTAATTCCATTAATTCCAAAAACCTAGGATGGATGGTTGGTTCACCACCTTGGAAACCTAAAAATATTGGTAGGGTGCTGCGCTCTAAAGCCGCTATAACTAGCTTTTGCCGGTTCCAAGTATCTTGCTTATTCCATAAACCATCTGGGGAATATTGTTTAATTGCATAACAGTAAGCGCAATTCAGTTGACACTTAGTACTAACGTCCCAGTGGATATATAACCGGTTAACTTTATGAATATGTTCTACTGATATGGCTTCTGGAGCAGTCGATACAATATTTGTATTACCGTGACCCAATAGTTTAAATTCATTTAGTTTGTCTAAGATATCTATTTTTTCCATATTTAAGTAGTTCCATTTCATTTTCATAATTTATTTCTCTAAAGTTTTCTATTTCTAGTAGTGAGAGTTGACTCCAGTCTAAATCCTCTGAATAAGGTTTAAGTAGTCGTAGTTTAAAAATAGATAATGGGGTCTTTGTTAAATTATCAAAAAATCCATTTTTATTATATATATAATAATAAAAATTCTTAGATTTATATTCGTTTGATCCATTCCAATCATCAATAAAATATAAAATATCATATTGATTGAAAAAATTTATAAGTCGTTGATAATCTTTATTATTTGGATCAAGTATTGAAACTTCTAATATAGTATTTTTAGATTGTTTTAAATAATCTTGCAAGTCTAAAAATTTTGATTCAGTTTTAAGTTTCAATAATTCTGGATGAATACTTATATTTAAAATTAGTAATATATTAGTATCTTTAAATATATCTATTACATACTTATAAAAACTTAAAGACCCTGAAAAATTTGTAGGTATTACTAAACGAACAGCTTTGTCGGCAAACATATTCTTTATAAGATTAAGATATGGTATAACAGTATCTTTAAATAATGATAACTCTCCACCTTGTATAATTAAAAAGAATTGTTCGATCTCGTTTTTCTTACATTCTAATAAAAAGAATTTTAGATTATAAGTTAATGTTTTTAAATCAATAAGCTTTTTTTGTGAAGTTTCTGAACCCTGTGAACAGTAACTACAACTGAAGTTACAATAACTAGTTAATTCTATTGTTAGATTCACACTTTTTAATTTTGGGTTAATTTTTAACCGTTGTATTATTGAGGAATCTTTCATCTTTATTATGCTCCGGAAAACTTATATTATCTAAACCATCACATGTTTGGATAAACATTTGTTTTTTTATTAAGGTTATTTTGCCATCCGAGCCATCCACGGATTGTTTAAGTATTTGAAAAAGTTTCCAATCATTATCTAGGTGATTATTTAATAACTCAGATGGAAAACTAGGTAATAATTCTTTTTTAAAAATAATTTGCGAAAGTTGGAATAAATCATTTGTAGTTTCTATTTTAAAATTATTTCTATAAGTTAGTTGTAGTAACCGATCTTCTAATTTAGCCGGTTTGTAATTCATATAAATTAATGAAGAATCTAAAACTAAATGTTCAACAAAAGATGATGATAAATAATCATCGTCTTCTAAAAAGTAAATGTATTCACCACTAGCTAAATCAAATAAATGTTTATATAAATAACCTAAATTATTATTACTATAATATGAATATCTAATCGGGTAAGAATCGGAGTATATTTCCTGAATATCTTTACTATCGTTATTAACGAGAACTTCTATATTAAATGAAAATTTAAACTGTAAAATACTATTAATACACCGTTCAAATAACTTTGGTCGGTTATGAGTTAAAATCAATATGCTCAATTTGGGGATAGACATCTTGCTTTCCTTTTAATTGTTTTTCTATACCATCACATTCTTTAAACCATTTACATTTCATACACTCTTTTGGCTTATAATAAGTGTATTCTCTAGATCGTTTTGCTGCATTCCATCCTAATTCTAAAGACTCGGACCAAGTATATTGTTTATTATTATCAAATTTATAATCTCCATTATAAACTTCTTTATTCCAATCAGTTGTATCAAATACGTGCTGAAACTGACCATAAACTAAATCTGTAAATTCCCCAGCAAAGCAAAAGGGCAAATACCGAATACGAATATCAAATTCTGGATAACTAACTTTAAGCTGGCGTATAGTATTCAAAACTGGAACACTAAGCTCTTCGTATTTAATTATGTTGGATTTTGCATTATCATCCCAATAATTATGAAATATGAAATTTACTTGTTTTAATCCAAACTTGATAAAATGGTATATTACTTGTAAAAAACTATTATCTATACAATTACGGTTACTAGTTGTAATAGTGCAGTTAATACGGGTTATAATACCATTAGATAATGAATTGGTAATAGCTTTAACTAAGTTTTTATAAGCTCCTGGTTTACCAACTATTTCATCATGATAATGATCGGTACCATGCATACTGAATAAAATCTCTTTTAATCCATAATCTTTAGACTTAAGAAGGAAATCAAGATCTTTAAATTTTTGACCATGACTAAGAGTACTAACATGATCAAATCCTTCGTTACAATATTTTAAAATCCTAAACCAGTCTGGGTGAATACTACTTTCTCCACCACTAAGTTCGATTTCTTTAATAAGGCTATAACTGCTAATATAATCAATACGGTCTTTAATAATTTTAAAATTATCCATCTTATCTAAACGATCTTTATAATAACAGAATGTACAATTCAGATTACAAAGAGTTCCGGTATCCAATTTTGCTCGCTTACAAAGAGGGTTAGTTTGTTCGGACCATAATGGATTAATTTCTGGCGTAGCAATTAAATTATAATTCATTTTATCCCTTTTTTCCATTAATAATACCTTTGTGTAGATAATTGATTTTTCTCTTAAAGATAGTAGTTACTCTACACAATTCGTTATTTTTTACCAAGAATTTGTCTTATCGTTTCGATAATTATATCCGAATCATCCAAATATAAGCTATCGAAATTATTTTCTATATCCCATTTTCTAACCATCAGACCAGTGTCGATTTTTAAATAATCTTCGTCAATATCATTATCGTAAATTACTGGAATACCAAAATATTTACATTCCGCAATCATACGAGGACTACAATCCCATTTACGATCTATTGGTGTATAGATATATGCTGACATAATTTCAAAAATATTATGGATTGGTACTACTCTATAGCAAACTTGTTTATCAATAATAGGATTATCAAGTAAAGGGCTCTCTTTATTAATAAGAATAAGTAAGCGTTCGTGGTTATTCAAATTAGATAAATGTTTTTTAATAGTACAATTATCGATCAGTTTACAATTACTCGTAGCATATAATATTACATTCTTTGGTAATTGACTTTCCATATGATTAAAGCTATCAGTTTTTAATATTGGATTTAAAGCATTAAAGTTTAATTTTTTAACATAATTAAGTTTCTTTGCATTGAGTGGTAATTTATAATTTAATCGTTCATCCACCATAAATAATATTTTATCAATTAAGTTATTATACAACTGGAACTTGGAGTAATCTCTAGTCCCACATGGAAATAAAATCAAACCTTTTACATTATATATATTTACCTCATTAAGTAAACCATCGGTAAAAATTAGAATGGAGTTAGGACAATTATAAATTCTTGGCCTACTAAATTTAATTTTTAAATCTTTTACTAAATTTGGATCATACTTAGATAATGCTATTTCCATTTCTTCTTTACTAATATCCTCACCAAAAACTATTTCAACTTTATAATATTTATTTAGTAAGATATAATATTCGATTACTTCAAAAAAATGGCCACAAATTCCATGTTTATTATCATGACTACTATAAGTAAGTATTACTTCTGCATCCGAAGTAAAAGCCAATTGCTTTTTAATTTTATTTTCCATTATTATTCCAGTTTTGTTTACATATATTAAAGTTTTTTAAACTATTAATTGTTGGCTGAAATTGATTAGAACTAAATGAGGTACATGTTTTGCATATATCTGGAGTGATACCATCTTTAAAATCTTTAAATAATTTATATCGTTTACCATCTAAATAAAGATCTTTAAAATTGGTTTTATAAATATTTCCAAGTATAGCATCTTTAGTGAGATCGGTTGGTTCTCCGGAACAAGTGCAATAATTGAAATCACCATTTGATAAAATTCGTGGTACCCATAGATTTGAACACACTCCAGTTATTTTTGGAACATTTATTCGGGATTGAGTTTCACAATCATAATCATAAAATCTGTTCCGATTACTTAATTCGATATTGATACCATATTGTTTTGCAAGTTGAATATTTTCTTCAATCTTATAAAAAAATTTATCCTTAGCTCTTGTCTGGTATTTAAATTCTTCTATCCCATCGCATCCATAATGAGAAACATGAATTTTTAATTTTTTTAAATTAATACCATTCGTAGTTAACTTATCGAAATTTATTTTAGAAAAATTTGTATGAAATTCAATTGTTTTAAGATTTGAATTGGTGAATAATTTTAGAATTTCATATATATCTGGGTGCAAAAATATTTCACCTCGACTTGGAGTTAATTTTAAATATGTTATTTTTAGTTCATTGATATCTTTAATTAAAGTTTTGATTGTGTCGAGGTTAATTATTTCTAATGGTTCTTTTGTATTACCCGCCCCACAAAAATAGCACTTAAAATTACACTGATTAATGATCTCAATTGCCAACATCTATAAGACCTTTTCGATTATCAGAAGCTATGGTTTTACACACTCGATAATCAAGTCGTTTAATCTTTCTGTAAACGTTAGGGTAATCCATTTTCAGATTATCTAAATAAATTTTAAAACAATCAAGTTCGAATTCAATCTCGGAAAAGTATTCAGTGGTTTGATTAAAAAAGAGTTTCGTGGCTGGATCAGCAACCGTTTCAATACCTACCTCAAAGTTTTTACTTCGGCCACATAACATGTAGTTATATGTGGCTAGTTGTGGTATAGTATTAGCTATATTAACAGACCGTAGATTATTGGAATTTAACTGAGATGATTCTTTATCACATTCGTATTTTGGATCTGGCATTAATCTAATCCTTTTAACTTTTTAATATATATATTTGTCTACCACGAGTAATAGCAACATATATTAATCGTAGCACTGTATCTAAATCTTTACGTAAGAATGCAATAAGTTCATCACCATTAATGAAAACGTGGTCATACGTGCTCCCTTGTAGCTTATGGAAAGTATTAGCAAATACTGGTCTAACGAAAGCGTATTTCTTTTTGAAATCATAGAACTTTGCCCAAGCATCCCGTCTTTTGCTACCAACTTCTTTAGATGCTATATCAGCAAGTTGTTTTAGTTTCTCTTGGTACTTCTTAACATATTTTGAATCTAGAATATTAAATGTTAAACCATCTTCGTCGGTACAGTACCAATACTCATACTGTTTATCGAATGTTTGCTTATGTTTAATTTCAGCTATAGTAACTATATCTCCATTATTGTATTGGATACCACCATTTTTATCATATGGTTTTAAAAAGATAATTTTTTCACCAGGGATATATTCTGGAATAATACCATCTGGATAATCATTAATGTTATTCATATATCTAATATAAGTATTATACTCTTGTACTAGTCTATTAGTATAGCATCCAATAATTTTATCTTCGGTCTCTATTTCAAAGTACCTTTTCATAAACTGTCCAGCATCGGAAAAGCATTCTATATCTGGTTTAGGAGTAGTCATGAATTCCATCAATTTAGATATGTTGTATTGCTCATTATCATTGATGCATTCAATAAGCCATAAAGCAAAATGGGTAATACTCGAATCTTCTTTTTGTCGTACAACTTGCTTAAGTTCATATCTATTTACTAATGGGTTTCGTTTATTAAAAATAAAATTCATTTGGCCATTTACTGGCTTAATTTGATAACTGTCCCCAATAAAGATAATCTGTTTCCTGACACGGTTAGAAAGCAGTTCAAATAGCATCATAGCCATATCATGATTAATCATACTAGACTCATCCACAATTAGATAATCGCAATAAATAATGTCTGCTCTAAGGTCTACTTCATTATTTACAAATATTTCGTTACCATCGTCGTCTATAGCGTGTTTTAAACCAAGAAACGAATGTAACGTTTTAAAATATAAGCGTCTACTCATTTCGAGGTCAAAATCGTCCATTTCAAGCTGACGTTGAATCATATTCTTAATGACTTTTAAAGCCTGGTGTGTTGGAGTGATAATTGCTATAGTTGGATAACTTTCGCTTTCATAAAGTCGTTCGACCACATTACTAGTAATTGTACTTTTACCGGTCCCGGCAAAACCTTCAATACTAATAACTTGTTCGGTTTTATCTTTATTTTCTAAAATATTAGTAGTGACGTATTCTTGGATCTCATTTAGATCAATTTCTAATTTTTTAGGTTTAACTTTCTTTGGTTTTGGGGCTATATCCCACCCACCCAAATAAAACTCTTCTTCTACTATAGGGACCGTAGGCATTTGTGGTGGATTTGGTGCAGTCGTTACTTCAACTGCTTCTTGTGCCCCAATTACTTCACCCTCTAACTCGGTATCTAATATTATTGATTTCATTTTTACTCCTCTATTTTCTTTAACCTTTATTTTTAACGCGTGAGAAATATAGCGGTGGTTTCCCACCGCTATTTTAAACCTTTTGATTTTGCCAGAATATAATCATCGATTATGGTTGATTGATTATATATACCATTTGTATTTCTAGAAGCATTTGAACCACGCTCCATCATAAAGACCGAGACCATTCTCACTTTTGATAAAATATATTTTAACATTGTTGGTGAATCCTTTTCTTTTAAGAATTACAAGTTGCTTATATATTTCTATTATTACTATTTAATAGTTTTAGACCGATGCATGATTGTTAATCATTTAAAAAATCTTTTATAAGAATATCATTTTCCGTTAGCCAATATTCATTTAAATCGTTGGATGTGTACCTATCATAAATACTATCATTTTTATATTCATCTTTCACAAATATAACGTTCAAATTTTTTTTATAGAATTTAGCTTCCGGGATCAATCTATTATTAGTATCTAGCGCACCATTATGAACATAAAGAATATTATTAACCGTATCATATATATTTAAATTTTGAGTATGTGTCTTAAAAATATAATCGGGTGGTAAAAATGCTCGTATATCGTTAACGGTTGATGACAAGCTAGAAACATAGGTTTTATTATTTTTTATATCGGATTGTAGTTCTTTAAATATATCGAATTTTAATTTAAGACGAGTTCGTTTAAAAAATTTCTGATAATCATAATAACCATATATAGTAGTGATTGGATAGGGAATACCCAATTTCATATCTTTAGTATTATTACAATAAAGATATTTAATACCATTTGGGTTGAGCCAATAAATTTCATTATAGCTTTTTACATCAAGAAATAATACTTTATCCAATTTCAAAGAATAACAATCAAGTCTAGAAATAAATTTAATATTATCTAGCACTTGTTCTATGATTTCCGGTTTATATTTATTATTATAAAGTGTAAGAACTTTTTCTTTGATTTTAGTATCATTTGGATCGCAAACTATATAAAAATTTATCGTCGCATCATTATTTTTGCCAATAATTTGGAATAATTGGTAAAAATATTCAAATGTATAAAGTAAGGTGCCATTAATTTGATTATATTTTTGCCAATAATAAACCACTCCATATTTTATCTTTGAATCAGATACTAACATAACCAGCTTTTGATATCCAATCTTTTTTAAATCTATTATAAATCTCAGTTGATTCTTCCAATGTATCAGCGTCACGAATCTCATTTTTTAGTTTACAATAATTATCGTATGCGGCAAACGCTCTAGATATTTCATCCTTATTCATTAGATACTTTTCTAGAAGATCAATAAGTTCATCATTTTCTTTTTCTAATATTTCAATATACTTTTCTTCTTTATTTGCATCAGTAATAAAATAACCTTGTTCCATAAGACTATTATTTAGTACTATAAATTCATAATAGGTAAGATTTGCAACTGTATTAATTTTTTGATCAAAGAATCTTTCTGCTTCAAGTAATATGTTTTGCTTCGCTTGTTCAAGCAATACATCAACGTGTATCTCTGGTAAAGAATCTTTTACAACTATATCATATGGCTCGAGTTTTGTTAAACCTCTAAATTCGGTTATCAATACCGCTTTATCAAGTTTTAGGTATTTGTCTACTTTTGTAGCACTTGCTTTAGTTAATGGTGCAATCCTATACCCAATATCATAATCCTTAAGTTTACTACTAGTTTGATCAATGATTTCGATTATTTGATATAGGCCAATCTGTATTTTTTTACATAATGCAAATTTTGCTGCATTTTGATTTTTTTCCATTCGAATTTTCCTTAATTTTAATTTTACCAGCGTTCCATAAGGCGCGGGTTTTGTGCACCATCCGGCTTTCTGGTTCAAGTATTTTATAATCTACACCAAGTGGATAGCAACCAGAATCCAAGTCATATATATCTATCACAGTGTCTGGATCATAAGCTATAAATTTATCTATTTGCTCTTTCCAATTGCTTAAGTTTATATCTTCATATAACTGAAGCAACCGAATACCGGCCTCTAAGCAGGCTAAAGCTTTTCGTTGGTGTCGGTACTTACAAAAATCGTAATCTAGTTGTTGTGAGCTGATCCCTATGGTTTCGTGGTAGCTATGCCAATAACTACCATTCCATTCTATTGCCAATTTTAAGCTAGGTATCCAAATGTCTAGCTCCTGATTTGGTATTATGGTCCGTTCATTTGCTACCGCTGGAACACCTAAGCTTTCTAAATATGGTATTATAGCTTGTTCCTGTAAACTAGTTGCTGCGGTCTTGGTATATTTTATACCAAGTTTTTTAATTTGGGTATGGGTAGCTGGTTGTTCACAATTAAAATAATCCATACATGTTATATAATCAAAATAATTATCGTTTGTTATAAAATTTCTTTTCCAGAATTCGATATCGTTCCAATATTTAGCATTAGTATAATGTTTACGTTTTGGATTACTTACCCCATATTTTTCGATATTATTTTTAATCATCTTTTCTTTAATATCTTTATTTTGTAAAGGTTTTGATACACCATACTTAATTAAACTTGATTCCTGTTGTTTACGTTTAATTTCTGAATTAGAATTTGGACTTTTGGTACCATATTTTTCGATATTATTTTTAATCATCTTTTCTTTAATTGCCGGATGTTGCATAGAAGTTGTATAACCATATATTTGTAAACAAGCTTCTTGTTGCTTACGCTTAATTTCCGGGACCGAATTCGGGCTGCTGGTACCATATTTTTTAATACTGTTTTGAACCATTTTTTCTTTAACCACTAAACTTTGAATAGGGTTTTCGACACCAAATCTATCTAAACTAGTTTGTTTATATTTTATTTTTCTTAATCTAATTATTTCCGGCCTCATTATATTATAGCATTCGGTTGAACAACAATATTTGAGCCCAGATTTTGTAGTACCTTTCGATTTCAAATTTTTACAATCCTGATTTAAACACTTTATATTTTCTAAAGTTAACTCAAATTTTAATTGATATTTTACTATAAAATTTAATTGTCGGATTGTTAAATTTTTTGCTTCTGGATACGCATCTTTAATTAATTCTGGGGTTAATTTATGTTTCTGTAACAATCTTAAACTCTATTAATTTTAGCTTCTAAGTCAATTACTTGTTTAGTTAAACTAGTTACTTGTTGCTTTAAGTTTTGGACTTCTGCTATTAGTGGACCAATTAACTGTTGATAGTTTACCATATAATAACCATCTAAGTCTTGGGTTAAAGCCTCGGAATCGCGTAATTCGGTGTTTAAGAGGCTTTGAGCAATGATACCATAATGCTTTTGTGGTAGAGCCGTAACTTTATCCGCAGCTAGGTACTGGAACTTAACTGCTCGAACATTATCCAGAATGCCAGACTCGAGAGTCTGAATATTTGCTTTTAGTCTTTCATCCGAGTAGTTACAACCACAGTTACCATTACACGAGCATACTACGTTGCACTTGCAGTCTTGGTCACAACCGGATTGATTAATTACCGTATTATTTAAATTATCTATTATTGATCTAATGAAAGCCGCATTAATGATATCGGCGCCATCAGATTTATCTACTGGTGAGGCTGATAGTGTAGATGGTTGTTGCCAGGCATTTTGTAAAGCTTTGACTCGGTTAACTACATCTAACCATAACTGACCATAAACTATATGCTTATCAAATGGGGTCTGCCCATTCGCATCAAGATCGATAGTCTGCATCAGCCCTCCACCAAGATATGGTAAAGCATTACCAGCAGCATCGTGGAGAGGATTATTTATATATCTATTAATCTCTTCGTTAACAACGTCTACCAATGTTTTAATTATATCGGTATCGTAAATAATATGTTGAGCTATTGGATTGCTATCATTTAAAGCCGAAAGTATTGTTGCTGACGTTGGCCAATTTACAACTTGTGCGTCGTCAGACCCAGACCCTAAAGCATGTGCCGGGTCATGTGCATTTATATGGCATAAACCATTTGGTGTATTATCTGCCATTAATTCTCCTTTAACATTTTATGTAGTATTCTATCTATACTACCAAAGCTTTTATAGAATATACAATTATTGAATTCATTATCGTTATTATATAGATTTTGTATCTGGGTGCTTGATGACTCGGGTATTTCGGATGTACTCTGGTTACCAGTTCTAGCTTTATTTAATGAATAGATAGCAGCTGGGCACATCGCACAATACGTAGCGGCACAATCCGTACAAACTGAGTTCAAATTTTCAACATTATAATTTTCAGCTATTTTATAACGTTCTAAGAAAGCTACTATTTCATTGTATCCAGTTTCCATCAATGGCTCCATAAAATTTAAACTCATTTTTAAATCTTTGCTATCTTTAATATATAAAGAACCATGGCAGAAGTTTAATGAACCATCCACGTTAAGAGCAATAAGATTTGAACCAGCCGAACAATGGCTGCGATGACTAAGATTATTATAACCTGAGGTACCAGCCTTAAACCAACTCATAATAAACGAATTATACTTTTTATAAAATTGGTATTCTTTTTTAACTATTTCCGTAATTGCGGTAGTAAAATGTTTTACTAACTCTAGTTTTTTATTTACCGGTAAAATATTAACATAATCCAATGTTGGTGAGTACTGTACATTAATATTCTTTAAATTTGGGTATTTAACCCGTATTAAATTGTCTATCTGATAGAACTCATCCCAAGTGTCGATTAAAGTATCTACCGTCTCTAGTGCTTGTAATGGTATCGTAGCTTTTAGGCTAAGAAAGTTCAAACCCGTAGTACCGGTACTACCAGTATCACAATAATCTTTTACTATATTTAAAAAATTATTCAATACTTCCTTTTTAGTGGATGTCCCGGTTTTGGTTAACCGGTATTGATCATTAATTACTTTACCATCATACGATACTTGGATAGTTAAACGATTTAGTATATCCAATGATTTAAAGTGATCCAGTATCCGGTTAAGGTTCTTTGCATTATAACCATTTGTATAAATCATGAACTTAATACCATAATTTAGTTTAAAAGCGTTTGCTGCTCTAATTATGATATCTGGGTTAAGTGTAGGTTCTCCACCCCAGAATGTTATACATATGGAATCAAACCGCTCCATAAAGTAACTACTCCTTTGTAAAAATTTAATATTTTCAAAAATGGTCTCATAATCTGTAAGCTTGGTTCTATCAGTCTTTTCCCCCTCGAAGCAGTATGTACAAGCTAAGTCACATAATGCCGTGGTGGTAATCTCAAATACAAACTCTCTAAGTACTTTGGGTTCAGGTTGTATGATTGATTCTACTATCTCTTTCATTTTAAATCATTTAGAAAGTTTTCTGCCATTTCCGTTAATTTGGAAAGATTAACATCCGGTTCGGACTCTATATTAGAAGACATTATAGATTCTAAAATGTCTTTCATCTGTTCAGGATCTATTCGGTAATCATTATCATCTACTTGCTTAAGTAACGCTTCCAAGGTACTCAGTAAAAACATATCTAAAGTGCGGTCTTCATCTTTTATATTAGCATACGCTAAAGCTATACCAACTGCGGCAAGAAAATACTTTTGATTTTTCTTTTTTTGTAACTCTATTTCATTTAACGGTTTCATTTTAACTCTCCATTTCTATTATTGTTTTTAGTTGATTTTTTATATTTGTATTTGTTGTACCCTGCGATATTATGGCTAAAGCGTACTGATTTAACCTTTTGAATATATTGCACAGGTTTTCTTCTGGTACGAAGTCGTTTGTGACAATCTGTGCTAAACAACCTTTATCACATACATTTTTAATACTGCATGCCTGGCAAGTAGGATTGTTTATAGCCTGGTCATAATCTTTGACTGTAAGTTTTTTATCCATGAAGGAGTTACATGAATATATTTCATTATCTGGTCCTATAAGTAACTTATTCGATGGGGTGGAATTATCAGAAACTGGTAGAACACCACAACTTGAAATACTAACTGATTTCATTTTGTAAATTATATTTTTAACAATCCATTCCCGGAATATACTTGGTATTCTACCAGAATACATAGGGCTCAAAATAAATTGATATAATTCCAATAACTGCTGGAATAGTTCAGATACTGATTCATTATCCCAAATACCATTGTCGCGTACTAAAGTTAAATGTGGTTCTAAATTATAATTATCCTTAATCCATCTATAATTCTTTAAAATAGATACCCGCTTAATACCAGTTGGATAAATCATTGTATGACAAAATGGTGCACAATACTTTAGTAAAGTTTTAAATTCTGGAGCCTGGTATTGTTCCAATACCCTAGTATTACCGCGCTGTGGTCGCTGTATATCAGTCCATAAACCATCGAATGAAAATATGACTTGCACTGGAGACTTACGATATGTTTTGTCCGTTAATCGTTTTAAGTTTTCTTCCGTTGCTAGAAGCATATTACTGGGTAACTTATAATATACCTGATATGGTGGATGATCTGATGCCGAGAATAGTTCATCTAAACCATCTAGTATTTCTAAAATAAGATTGGTCTTCAATAATGGTTCTCCACCAAAGAAATCAATATATATTTTATTAGTATTTAAAACTTGGGTTGCTGGTTGCTTTGGATGGTTTAGCTTTTCTAAGTATTGTTGTATGAACTCTATGGTTCGATGAGGTTCAATTGCCTGGTGGTTGCTATTATCAAAATTATAACAATAACTACAATTTAGATTACATTGTTTGGTTAGCATAATAGTTATATAAATATTTTCTTTCACGTACACTCTTTTGGTTTTTGATAATTTAATTAATATTTCTATAATATAGTTTATAGTGCTTGTGCTAGATCTGTGTTGATCCAGCGACAGGAAAAGTGATTGGGCATAAAGCCCAATCTTTAAACTTTTAATTCTACGATTCCATCAACTGAATCACTTAAAGCTATTCCAATAAATGAAAATTGATAATTGTTTGGTAGGTTCCATCTTTGATAACCAACTGCTTTGCCACCATTACTTGCTAAAAGATATTCACCTTTAGCAACTGGTGCCGCAACTTTAACTGGGATACGACCTTTTAGTGCAATAAATGGATTATACAGATCATACATCTTACCGGTAGTTTCTAACTCTTCTGGTGATAGAGTACCAAGATTATCATTCATTCTAAATGCTGGTTTCTTAGAAACTACTCCAGCTAGTGGCATACCTGGTTCAAAAAGAGTTACCTCCTGGCTTCCACCTATTGCTAATATAGTACCCTCTTCGTAAATATCATCAGCTGCATAGCGCTCCGCTAAATCGGCATACAACGCCGAAGTCGCAATACCATCAAACATATACGCTTTCATATGACCAGTACTAGTATTAATAGCAAACGATGTACAGTTGCTTAAGGTTGCGGTTGTCACATTACTAGTTATAGTACTGGAAGTTATATTTATATCTAATGCACCATTTTGAATATTGACATCTGTATAACCATTACCAATTTTTAAAGTTGGAGTACCAGCTACATGAGTAAGCACCTCCTGCTCGGTAGTACCATCAAAATACTTCAATGTATTATTAAAGGTTCTAAAGTTAGATGCTTGCCAGTAATCTAAGCCTATTTGAGTATTTGATGTTGACCAAGTATCAGTACTATAGATATCAGAACTCGATCCCTGGATCTTTTTAGCTAAAAGATTATACTTGCGAATAAAATTTGCTAAAAGACCATGTAGAGTACTACCAGCTAGAATATTTGTACCAACTGTATCAGCCGTTCCAGCGATTGTTGGGATCTGATCCCAATCGTTAATACCATTACTATAGTTTGGTACTGGAGTCGAGGTATTAGGATCAATAGTGGTATTAACTGGTTTAGCTAAAATATTGCGAATTTCTTGTATAAGTAAATAATCCCGCATTTTAGACTGATCTTCTTCTAAGTTATCTCTAGCAGAAAGTAAACTAAGATCGGAAATTCGTCTGGTTTCGATTTCTGAAACAGTATTTAAAATATTAGACTTAGTATTATTAATAGTAGCTTGCAGTTGTGAACTATCCGCAACCCTAGTAGCTATTTCTATATTCATACTATTATTTAGAGTTGATATACTTGAGTTAATATTAGTAACATCGATGTTACGAGCAACCGCTTCATTTGCAACAGCTTGTGCAAGAGTAGTGATACTAGTTGTACGGTCCGCTATTTCAGTATTAATCTTCGCATCGATCGCACTTACATTGAGGTTGGTTACTGCGATAGATGCATTCAAGGCAGCTTGCATCTTATTTGCTTTATCTATACGGTCTGCAATTTCAGATTCTATTTTAATATTAAGTGCATTATCCTGCGAACGGCGTTTAGTTATTTCATAACCAAGTTCTTGTCTGATATCTACCCGGTCAGTTGCGGCACCAGTTAATTCATTAACTATCCAGTTATGCTCTTTATTAATTCGAGTGTAAAGCTTTTTGACCTCTACTAGATAGTGCGCTTTATGTGCAGTAATAAACGTTTTAACCTCATCAATGGTCTTATCATTTGATTGCATATAACTAGATAGTTTATTATCAACTATATCTAAGCGATTACTAACTGTATATATATTTGAATCTAAGTCAAAATTCCTTTTTAATAACTGAGTCTCAGTAATGTTAATACGGTCATCGAGTACTGACCCAACATCTTTTATTTTATCTGGTAAGACTGCTAACCAGGAATTCTGTTGTGCTAAGAATGCGCTTACATCTTCTAATATTGTTTTAGCCACGTATTACCCTTTGGTTTGGATTTATTGATAGGCACCATCTGCCCAAATTAGTACCAATTTGTTTTTGAACGACAGGAAATTACAACTAGGTTTAAACCTAGTTGTAAAACTGTAAAAATCATAATTTATAACGATTTCAGTTAGTTCCTTTATGATATACCTCTAAGATGTATCACAACGTTATTTACTATACCATTTGTAATACTAACAGCCAGGTCACTAATATTAGAGTCCTGTGCGGTGAATGTAGTTGATATCTTGTTAGCAAACATTTCAACCTTACCAGCATCAGTTGCTTTATCGTCATTAAGGTAAGACCCAACTAAAAAGAATCCTGCTCCAATAGCAACGGAAAGACCAAAGCCATCACTAGCTGCTGGGGTATTACCGTAGATTGTTTTAATATAGTTACCACTAAGGTCAAACATTTCGACCTTGCCGGCATCAGTTGCTTTATCGTCGTCGGCATAAGACCCAACTAAAAAGAAGCTATTACCAATAGCAACAGAAGCACCAAAGTTATCACTAGCTGCTGGAGCATTACCGTAGATTGTTTTAATATAGTTACCATTTAGGTCAAACATTTCGACTTTACCAGCATCAGTTGCTTTATCATCGTCTAGGTAAGACCCAACTAAAAAGAAGTTAGCACCAATAGCGCACGAAACACCAAAACCATCACTAGCTGCTGGTGCATTACCATAGATTGTTTTAATATATTTACCATTTAGGTCAAACATTTCGACCTTGCCGGCATCGGTTGCTTTATCGTCGTTAAGGTAAGACCCAACTAAAAAGAAGTTAGCACCAATAGCACACGATACTCCAAAACCATCACTAGCTGCTGGTTGGCTACTATAGATTGTTTTAATATAGTTGCCACTAAGGTCAAACATTTCGACCTTGCCAGCATTAGAGCCTTTATCATCATTGGCGTAAGACCCAACTAAAAAGAAGTTTGCCCCAATAGCACATGATACACCAAAACCATCGCCGGTGGTTGGCGCATTACCATAGATTGTTTTAATATAGTTGCCATTTAGGTCAAACATTTCAACCTTACCGGCATCAGTTGCTTTATCATCATTAAGATTAGATCCAACTAAAATGAAGCTTGCTCCAATAGCAACCGAGAAACTAAAACGATCACCAGCAGCGGGAGCACTACTATAGATTGTTTTAATATATGCTCCAGTTGAAGCCTTATCTAAACTAGTGGTACTCACAACTTGTGCCTTTCCATTAATAACTAAACTATTAGCCATTAAATCAGTAGCAACTGCTTGGTATACGTGCCAATTCGTCGGTATAAGATTTGGTGTTGCGACAAACGGTAAGTTAGCCCCCGGTATAGTAATTGCAGCATCAACCTCTAAAGGCAACTGGGGTGGTTGAATCGAATTATATAAGTCATTTAAGGTTTTGCCTTCCAATAACTGGGTATCCGGAACGGTTACCTTATTACCTTGGATAGTTAAACCAAGCTTTTTAAAGGTATTCATTATATTACCGCACCTGTCCATAAATTAAGTTGTACAGTATCAAGTATCTCATTAGTTGATATATCAAGTTCTCGAGTTGGGTTGATTACTTGTACCGGGAATGTAGTTACTGTACCAAACATTTCAACTTTACCAGCATTAGAACCTTTATCACTATTTGGATAAGACCCAACTAAAAAGAAGCTAGTACCTGCAGCAATAGAACTACCAAAGTTATCACCTGCTGCTGGTGCATTACCGTAGATTGTTTTAATATAGTTACCATTTAGGTCAAATATTTCAACCTTACCGGCATCAGTTGCTTTATCATCATCTAGGTAAGATCCAACTAAAAAGAAGTTAGGACCAATAGCAACTGAAGCTCCAAAGCCATCACCTGCGGCTGGTACATTACCATAAATCGTTTTAGTATAGTTACCACTAAGGTCAAACATTTCAACCTTACCAGCATCGGTTGCTTTATCATCATCTAAGTAAGACCCAACTAAAAAGAAGCTTGCCCCAATAGCAACAGAAATACCAAAACCATCACTAGCTGCTGGTGCATTACCATAAATTGTTTTAGTATATTTACCAGTTAGGTCAAACATTTCAACCTTACCGGCATCGGTTGCTTTATCATCATCTCGGTAAGATCCAACTAAAAAGAAGTTAGGGCCAATAGCAACAGAAGTGCCAAAGTTATCACTAGCTGCTGGTGCATTACCGTAGATTGTTTTAATATAGTTACCACTAAGGTCAAACATTTCAACCTTGCCGGCATCGGTTGCTTTATCATCGTTAAAATTAGATCCAACTAAAAAGAAGTTAGTACCAATAGCAACTGAAGCACCAAAACTATCTCCCACTGCTGGGGAATTACTATAGATTGTTTTAATATAGTTGCCACTAAGGTCAAACATTTCGACCTTACCTGCATTAGAGCCTTTATCATCATTAGAATAAGACCCAACTAAAATGAAGCTTGCTCCAATAGCAACCGAAGCTCCAAAGCCATCACCTACTGCTGGTTGGATACCATAGATTGTTTTTTTGTAAACACTATCCACACTTGTACCATTACTTTGAGGGCTACCATTTACATAAACATTACCAGTTGCTGGTAAATTGTTTGCTATTACCTGATAACCATACCAGTCGCTTTGTCCAGTTGCTTGTAGTATAGTTGAACTTTTACGAGTTTCTGTGTAAAGGTGTGAGACTTCTGCGGCAGTAAGTACTCTATTAAATCTACGAATTTGATCAAAACTCCCTTGAGAAACTTGATTTGGTGTATTATCTATCGTAAATAGACCAGTACTATAAGTAGTTGATGTTGGCCAAGAACTGAGTGTAAATGAACCAACTAAATTGTTATTTAGATATACAGTTACAACTTTATTTGAAGCAACAGTAAATACTACATGGTTCCACTGATTATAAAGTGGTGTCCAACTAATGTTACCTACACTCGTGCTACTAGAACCACCTACACCAAAATTTAGAGAATTTGGTTGAAACCAGATTTGACCATACTGACTTTGACCATATCTTCCATTATCCATAAAACAAGTATTATTTGGGGTATTAAACCATATACTAAAAGATTGTGCTACATTATATTGTATTACACCTAAGTCTACTTTTGAAGAATCGGAAATAGCTGTTATTGATTTTGTACCAAACCTACCAGGGCTATAATTGACATTAGTTGCTACGCCATTATGGGCACCACTTGTGTCGTTAGTATTACCTTCAAATTGATACAAAGCTACACATGAACCATCGTTAAAAACGTCAACTATACCACTTGTGTCTATAGTAGTTGTGAACGCCGAGTACGGTATTGTTGCCATACCATCTATATCGGCAGCAATATTTCTAGTACCATATTGTGCGGTTAAAGCGGTTTGGACTTCAGCGAAGCTCATACCATTGAACTTGCTCGAGTTGGCGCTAACCAAAACTCCATTTCTGGTGCCGAAACCTAAATCTTTAAAAAGTCCCATAGTAATCCTTATTTATTTAAAGTTGTATTAATAAACTCTTGCATATCTGATAGTGCTTGGATTGCATCATTAGAACCATCATTAATATTTAATTCAGCTGCGATCGCCAGAATAGCGGATGCTATAATATTACGTTGTTTTGCTTCACTATATTGATCAAGAATTGTTTTTTTCTTTACTCCAGCTACGTTATCATACTCTTTTTGAACATCAACAAAACGATTTACTACGTACTGAATACCATTATCCATTTTTATAACTTTTGATTGTTTATCGACCATTGGTCACCCCTTATATTTTATTTTTAAGATAGCTAGATTATACAGTTGGTAACCCAGCCAGAATATCTGCTGCCGAGACCCATATTGCCTTAACTCCATCCGTAGTTAAAAACATACCGGCACTAGATGACATATCTGGTAAAACCGAAGCAGCATGAATATCTGCTTTTGTAGCAGCTACAGCATCAACGTAACTAACATCTGCTTTTGTAGCAATTGCTGTATCAACGTAACTAGCATCGGCTTTTGTAGCAACTGCTGTATCAACGTAACTAGCATCGGCTTTTGTAGCAACTGCTGTATCAACGTAACTAGTAGTTGCTTTTGTAGCAACTGTCTTATCAACGTAACTAACATCAGCTTTTGTAGCAAGTACTGAATTCAGTTGTTGGCTAATAGTTCCATAACCATAACTAAAACGTAGCTTATAGCCATTGTATGCATCTAGACCACTGATACCAGCTGTGCTAATTGTAAGGTCTTGGATACGCGGGAAAGCAATAGCTGCGTCACCATCTAAGACTTGGATGTCCCAGATATGGTTATCAGTTGGAAAGTGGCTAGGAAGTACTGAACCATTAGCAATTGTAAGTTCTTCTGTATCAAAGCTCATGCTTTGATATGTATCCTTAAATGTTAGCATCCATGTGCCAAGTTTATCATTCCAGCGGTAAGATGCTGTACCTGCGCCAACATTAAGGTCGGCAATTGCGTCAACAACGGTTACGACCATTCCATTGACGGGTGATGTTATAGCATTTCTATCTGCTATTGTTTGGACCGTACGGTCGAAGTTACTAAGTCGTGTTACTGCCATAGTGTAATCCTATTAATATATTAATTGGTATTATTGTATACATTTGTTTAATTTTTTGTTATCTTGTGACAGGAATAGTAACCAGTAGTGCAAGCTACTGGTTACTATGTATTTTACATCATATGTATTATTGACATTTTTTTTGTTTAATGAGTATCTCTTGAGTATAAGCTTGCTGATTTTGATAATTTATAATTGCTTTTGCAACTATATCTTTAGCTTTAACATAAAACTTATTATCCATAACTGGTGGTTCAGTGTAATCTGGTGTGCACTTTTGTGGAACATAAACCACGTCATTTTTTGGCGTTGGGTTGGCACAACCAGTTAAACCAGCAATTAAACCAAATGATATAAAACTAGAAACTAAAATTGTTAAGATACTGGATAGCTTCTTTTGCATCCTGACACTCCTTCCATTCAGTTGTTGTTAGAATATGAGTTTGATTATTATCTGTAGCATTATCATCATTAGTTGAACTAAAAGTGCTAGAATTACTATCCCGCCATTTTTCAACTAACTTAATCTTATCTCTATAAATGATATGATTAGTAGCTACTGCAGAAGTTATAACCTCAGCATTAGTTTCTGGCTTATTATTCAATATTGCTGCATTCTGTAATTCCAGTTTTTTATTACAAACTGTTAGGTTTGCATCCAGCGTGATTATAGTACTTTTTAAGTGAACTATATAAAGATACTGATAAAACATAAAAGACGCAATAACCGCAGCTATACCAAGAATAAAGTACAATTTATAAGTATTAAAATAATACTTAGTTAAATCTAAAACGTTCATATAAACTCCTTACCAGTATTTTATGGGAACTACCTTCATTGAATTAGTATTCAAAATGTACTGGTTTCCATATTTGTAAATCTTTTTACTATAGTCGTAATTGATTTCACAAGCATCAAGTGTCATCCCATTAGTAAAGTGTACCACTTTACGATGACATTGTAACTTTGCTTTATCGTGGTCGGCTCCACCGGCTCTCTTAATCTCTGTATTAACTAGGCTACCACCATTATATATCTGATACATAATCCAAAGATTAGGAGCAATCGCTTGTTGTTCGCAGCTTTTCATAATATAAGCTTGGGCCTTGATCTGGTTAGATGTACTTTTCAGATCCTGAATGTTAAACCTTTTAAGGTAACTCGCCCAAAGCTTATATGTTATTTGGCTTACACCTTGTGATCCAACCCCATCATTACTAATGATGTCGCGGCAAAGGCTTTCTTGTTTTAATTGACCAACACCATACCAATATGGATAATCAATACCGAAAACTTCATAATGATACTTCCGGACATCTTGTACATATTTCTGGCAGCGGTCAATCTGGGCAGCCGAGGCTTTAGATGGATTAACCACTAATAGCGTAACACCAAGGAATGATAATATAAAAAGCAATCGCGACATAAGTTTTACCTCTAAGTATATTTTCTCCCCAATCAATTTTAGGAAAAATAAGCTTTCTTGCTATATGAGCATGCAATATACCAGTACTAACTAAAAGCGCTTTTAAAGCAACAAGCTGTAGAGCAATTGGTAATGCATCATAGCCTTTTAAAAAGAAGATTGTAAGCAATACTACAAAAATAGCTGCATCAAATCCAATTTTCTTAAACTGTTCTACTAATTTATCTAAATTAGACATTTTTGACCCCGTTTATTAAATTTTATAACCTACCTTCTTTCCTGGATTGTAAGTTAATACCGATTTGTTTTATTCTACCAATCTTTTTTAAATTGCTTGAACTTGTTCTACAGTTGTTGCTTTATTTATAGCCGATTTCTGCGTTTGTAGGTTATCAAAATTAACTTGATTACGTTCAAGCAACGCCATTGCTAATCCCTGTAATTGGGCATATGTCATGGGAATCTTAGCATTAGTAATATCTAGCCAATAGAAGTCAGCTGGTACTGAACCTGCGGTTAGTACCCTTGAAATTATATCTTGTGACTTGTAATCTGCTTGGAATGTTGTACCCATATATTCTATCGGAACTTGGTTTTTTGATATGTAATCTGACTCCAGTTCCTTGATCTTATTTGCCACCACTTTATTAAATGTTAGCTTTGTGACCTCAGCATCTATAGAAGATTGCGTAAATGTAGGCTGCCCATCCTGCCAGTCTATTTTTCCATCTGCATAAACCGCAAATGCTCCCGTGTAACCTAAATTAAGTATTGCTTGAGCTATCATTGTAGTATCTCCATTGCTGTCCCTGTTGAAAGTGTGGTTTCATATCCATCTGAACCTGCGTTCCCTATAGTCCTATTTAGATATAACGTATTAGCTGTACTAGAAGACGCTCTGACACATAACGTATAAGTCGTTTGTGTTGCCAGCGTGTTGAAGTCTATAATTCTAATTATTACATTACCAAGAGTTGAATCATTGTTATTATCGTATGGTTGAGCAACTGTACCAGCCCATCTGTTGTTTGATTGATCTGTAGTATTGTCTAATAGCGCTCCATTGCGTGTAGCAAGGTAAACTGAATCCCAGTGACATTCTCCATTGACATGCCATTCTAATATCATAACATTACCAGCTTTTTTTGGAGTTATAACTATATTTAGTGGTGTAATTTCTGTACCGTTTCCGGTAGTAGGGGCAGAGAATGACCCCTGGGTACGGGTTTGTACAGATTGAATCTGTACAATACTGCCAGCAGTTGAAGCAGATTGAGAGCTATTAGCTAATACAAAAGCGGTCGTAGCTATCTGTGTAGTATTAGTCCCAACGGCAGCCGTTGGAGCAGTAGGTGTTCCAAGTAAGTTTACACCAGTTGGCGTAAAAGCTACTGTTTCCGTACCATTATTTGTAACCCCAAAAGAGCCATCGGAAATATGGTACAACCCAGTATCTTGTGACCCATCGTTTGGGAACGTTAATCCTGGAGCGGTTGCGGTACCCTCTGGTATAAACACCTGCCCGGTGAACACTGGAGAATCAATAGGAGCTTTAGTAGTATCAACAACTGTAATATCCGCTGTACCATCAAAGGCTACACCATTAATAGTGTGAGTCGTTGCTAGCTTAGTTGCGGTATCTGAATTCCCAATAAATGCACCAGCGAAAGTTGTCCCAGAAACTGGTCCAGTGAAATCTGCTCCATTTAATTTAGCTCTCGCGTTGATAGCAGAAACTAAACTATCCACCTGAGCTTGGGTAATATTTATATATGCCATATTTTTACTCTCCTAAAGTAAGTTTACTCCAAATGAAGTAAACTTTTTTATCTATTTATTTATATTAATCCTCCAATATTTGCATCACCAAATATTGCCCCAGCGGTGACTCGACCTTTATCATCTACTGTAACAAGATTATAATTACCGGCTGTAACGCCACTATTACTTAAGGTAGTTGTTATAGAAACGTTAGCTGAACCATCGAATGATACCGTACCGGTTGCATCTCCAGTTATTGCTATATTTCTAGCAGTCGTAAGCTTAGCGGCAGAAGCTGCACTTAGTACGTTTTTATTAATATCTGGTGTATTATCAACCAAGTCAAGACCAACGTCTGCTTTAACTAAAGTTACTACTCCAGTTTTACCAGCAACAGAATTAACCGCACCTGATGTAATATAGATATAAACAGTACCCGACCATCTATAGGTATTATTAGTATCTAAAGCAACATATATTTTACCAGTCTCCCCAGTTGTTGGAAAAGCTGATAAGCTTGAAAATTCTAGAACATCATCAACATAACTAGGAAGTTGAGATGCTGGAATTAATGCATTTGCATCGAGTGTTGCTACACCATTAGCTACACCTTTTTCACTAGTTGCGATACGTGGTATGCTATCAGTAACATTAAAAGTAATATCCGCTGTACCATCAAAGGCTACACCATTAATTGTGCGAGGAGTCGCTAGCTTAGTTGCTGTATCAGCATTCCCAATAAATGAACCAGCGAAAGTTGTTCCGGAAACTGGTCCAGTGAAATTGGCTCCATTTAATTTAGCTCTCGCATTGATAGCTGAAACTAAACTATCCACCTGTGTTTGTGTAAGATTTATATATGCCATTTTTTAATCCTTTAAATTATTTGAACTTGTTCTACAGTTGTTGCTTTATTTATAGCCGCTTTCGGCGTTTGTAGGTTATTGAAATTAACTTGATTACGTTCAAGCAACGCCATTGCTAATCCCTGTAATTGGGTATATGTCATGGGAATTGTGTGACCGGTAATACGCTTGAAACGTTGTACCATATATTCTATTGGGCATTAATTAGAATTATTATATGCGGCTTCTATTACTTCTGATAGTTTAGTAGCCAGCCTAAGTCCATTCTACTGGAATCGGTAGTTTAATTACTCACTGAATATCATCATAAATGTAATCTTCTGATGATTTATCATGAATTAATACATAATCCGGTTCCGGCTTAATTACGTCCTCTTTAATTTCTTGAGTATCTTCAACTATTACGCTCTTTATCAGATTTTGTTAAGTTATCACAAAGTTACCAATTTTTTATTGTAATACATATCTTTTTTATCCGTATGTGACTTCTACTGTATTAATTCTACACATCCATTGGATGGTAGTCGATGCCGCACCTGTTACCGATACAGTTAACCCACCATTTGTTGTATCAGCTGATATTGAGACCACACTTGCTTTTATCCATCCTTCGGAGTCTCCAAATGTTAAGTTAATTGTTGGTAATCCTACTAACGCAGTTGATGAAGCATTAGCTCCACGCTTTATTAATCCAGTAGTGTTCCATTGTCCAGCGGTTCCCGTTGCAGCATTAAACGCTACCACTTCGATATCAAAAGAAACAGCATTGTTATTTTGTAGTACACATATATTTGATGAGGATACTGCGTTAGTATCAGATTTTAGAATAGTAGCAGTAGCATCTGTTGTTACGGCTCCAAGCCCTAACGTGCCGGTTTGGTATGTTCCAACTGTTGTACTAAATCCTGACCCAAATACGGTTTTAGAAGATATTCCATTCGTAGAACTTTTATTGCCAAGGGCGGTCGAATAATTACCTGATGCATTATTATAATAACCAAGAGATACAGAATAAGATGCAGGTGAAACATTTTTAGCTCCAATTGCAACTGAATTATTCCCAGACGCAACGTTATATGCTCCCATAGCTATTGAATATGAAGCTGACGCCTTGTTTTGAGAACCTACAGTGAAACAATAGGTATTGGATGCGGTATTCTCATTGCCTAAAGCCACCGAGCAATAACCTGATGCAGTATTACCAAAACCAGAAACAAAACAAGAAATATCTGATACAGTATTGTTAGCACCTAAAGCCACAGAGTAATCGCCTGATACAGTATTATAACTACCAGCACCAAAAGAATACCTACCACTAGCTACTTGATTTGCAGCATTTCGTGAAGTCTGCAAATCAACTGCTCCAGTTCCTCTAGCATTGCCACCAGTAGTAGTATTGTCGGGAACTTGAATTGAATACGATTGTGTACTTGGGATATATTTAAGTGGACTATTTACTGCAACAAACTTTGTGGTGGCAATTTGATCCGTGCTTGTTCCAACTGCAGCAGTTGGAGCAGTAGGTGTTCCAAGTAAGTTTACACCAACTGGTGTAAAAGCTACCGTTTCAGTACCATTATTTGTAACCCCAAAAGAGCCATCCGAAATATGGTACAGCCCAGTATCTTGCGACCCATCATTTGGGAACGTTAATCCTGGAGTGGTTGCTGTACCCTCTGGTATAAACACCTGCCCGGTGAACACTGGAGAAACAATAGGAGCTTTAGTGGTATCGGCAACTGTAATATCCGCTGTACCATCAAAGGCTACACCATTAATAGTGTGAGCCGTTGCCAGCTTAGTTGCGGTATCTGCATTCCCGATAAATGAACCAGTGAAAGTTGTACCTGAAACTGGTCCAGTGAAATTGGTTCCACTTAATTTAGCTCTCGCATTGATAGTCTGTATTATACTATCTACTTGGGCTTGTGTAAGATTTATATATGCCATATTTTTATTCCTTTTTTATAGTTTTAGATTGCTTGGATTTCAGCAATAGTTGTAGCTGCAGTGATTGCTTTTTGTTTAGCTTGGTAAGTACCCAAAATAGTTGCATAAGCAGTTTGGTGCGCATCAGCATTAGCAATTATTTTATTAGCTAAGACTAACACTGTTTCCCCAAGCCCGCGAGCTATAATCATTCCTGATAATAGAGGGGTAGGTGACGAGTTATCTGCTACGTAAGCTCTTGCTTCGGCTTCTTGTTTAGCCCAAGAAGCTAACTCGAACTTATCAGTGCTACCAACTAAAGCCGATATAGAAGTGTTGTATTCTACTGTTATAGCTGATAGTTTTTTAGCTTTAGCTCGTTCTAATGTAATTGGTGGGTTTAAATGAGCCTCTACCTCATCTGCGGTCATAGCTACTTTATCGCCTATTAGATGATCCTGTGAACCATCTAGCTCATAGGCGTACACAATGTTGTTTGTATCTTTATAGTATTTCATTTATTCTCCTTTATCTTAGTTCAAACCAACTAGTTAGTTGCGCATCTGAGCTAGTTACATTATATTCGAACCCATTTGGTACAACGAAATATCCGACACACACATTACCGCCACCCGAGTTTGTACCAGCAGCGAACACAAACCCTCCACCACCATTTAAGGATATATTTAATGTCGCAGTTGACGTATCATAGTGATCGGCTCTAATACATAACCCAATAGGTTTTCCTGTTGAATTTGTATAAGTTGTTCCAAATGCTCTACTATTCGTCACATTTTGATAATCTTGATTTCCACCAAATCCGGCTCCCGTAAAAAAAGCGGTAGTAGCAATTTGATCAGTGCATGTACCGGCTGGAGCAGTTGGAGCAGTTGGTACTCCAGTAAAAGCTGGTGAATCTAAAGGAGCCCTACTTGTATCGGATGGATGTACATGGTCAACCCTAGCAACTGTAGTACTAGTGCCTACATCAGCTACGCCATCCATAGGTGAAGTAGTAGACGCTAATGCTGTAATACCATTAAAACTTGTTCCAGTAGCTACACCAATATTTGGAGTAACTAACACCGGTGAATCCAAAGGTGCCTTTAAATTTAAAGCATTTTGTGTAGCAACAGAGATCGGTAATCCTAAAGGAGGCATTCCTTCTAATAGATCGGCATCTAATCCAGAATTAGTACCATCAACCGTTTTAATTTTAGCTAAAATATCTTCTGCTGTATATGTAGTAGAATCAAGTTTAGTACCAATAAGTGTAGTTAAAGTTGATGCCAAATTTGGGTCATTATTGAGCGCAGCATCTATCTCTTTTAATGTATCTAAAGTACTAGGAGCACCACCTATTAAATTAGCAATTAAGTCCGTATTTTTTAATGGTGGTCTAGTATTACATGTCGTTAAAATTGATGAAATAGTTTGAGTTGACATATTTTAAATCCTTTAGCCTGTATAGTTTATTATTATCAATTTGTTTTAAAAATGGTTTTTAGCGACAGGAAAAGATACTAGATTGTTTCCAACCCAGTATCTTATTATATTGTTAAATCTAAATGTGATATATCAGCATCGACGTATGGAAATTGCTCGGCTGTTAGATGACCATTACTATCTAAAGTAGCCAGACCATTTGGTACACCAGCGAAAGCAGTGAGTGTTTTAATATTGCTATCTAATTTAAAAATATTATCTTGCAAATTATTAAAATTTGAGTCAACCTCTGCAAATTCAAGTGGAGCGTTTTTCACTTCTCTTAAAATTAAAGAGTTTATTGGAATTTTATATTCTGGATTAAAATTATTGGTCGCTGGCATATTCTATCCTTTTATTAATTTAATATTTGTTTTTGGTGACAGGAAAAGATACTAGGTTGAAAACAACCTAGTATCAGTTTTGTAAATTTTTTTACATATCACACAAGGTGTAGATTATGAATTAGCAACATAATCGTATTGAATCATTACAGATTTTGAATCGAATTGACCAGAAGAATCTGGGCTAATTTTCCATGTGAGTCCACTAGCATCAGTATTATCCATAGTAGCTGGAATATCATAAGTAACGTTGTTTGCAGTGTCAACATAACGAACTGTACTAAAGTTAAGAACAATATCTTGTTTGGGACGGTTTGTCAAAACAATTTTGTCATTTTTAACAGTTAACATTTCTTGAGCACGTACTGCTCCACCAAGACGAATTGCATTATCTGTTTCAGTTGTGCTATAAACACCAAGGTTTGTACGAGCAGTAGATACATTAGCAACATCAGAAAGGTTAGCAGCGATTGCAAGTTTAGTAGCTTCCGCAGCAGTAGCACGAGTTGTTTCAGTTGTAATTGCTGTATTAAGTGAAGCTTCTGCAGCACGAGCAGTTGTAGCTTCAGTTGCGATTGCTGTATTAAGTGTAGCTTCTGCTGCACGAGCAGTTGTAGCTTCAGTTGCAATTGCTGTATTAAGTGAAGCTTCAGCAGCCTCGGCACGAGTAACTTCAGTTGCAAGACCTGCTTCTAGAGTTGAAACGCGGCCACTAAATACTGAATCAATACTTACTATGAAACCAGTATCTGTAGAACCAGTTACTTTAACTTCGTTTGTTGTTCCAAATACTTGTGAGTTAGTATTATCAATTTTATCAACTGATCCACCAAGGTTAAATACTAAACCATCATTTACATTTACGTAGAATGGTGCTTGAGTTGAACCAACTTTAACATAACCGGCAGTAACAACTTTGTAGTAATCACCAGCATCTTTTTCACCAGTTGGAAGTACTGCCATATCATATGCAGAATCTTCGTCAATACCAGCATTGATTTGACCAACGTAGTTGAATGCGCTACCAAGAGAAGTAATTCTTGTATTAGTAGCATCAATTTCTGTTTGAAGGTTAGCTTCAGCAGCAGTAGCACGAGTTGTTTCAGCTGTGATTGCTGTATTAAGCGCAGCTTCAGCAGCACGAGCAGTTGCAGCTTCTGCTGTGATTGCTGTATTAAGTGTAGCTTCAGCAGCAGTCGCACGAGTTGTTTCAGCTGTGAGATTAGCACTAATAGTGTTTTCCGCAGAAGTTGCACGAGTTGTTTCAGTTGTAATTGCCGTATTAAGTGTAGCTTCAGCAGCAGTAGCACGAGCAGTCTCAGCATTTACTGAATCAACAACTGTTTGAACACCAGCACTCCCTGCATTAGCAGTAGCAATTAATGCAGAAGTAATATCAGTAAAACTACCACCAGCAACAGAAATTGCACCAGCTGAAATTAAACCTTCAATACTTTTTGCACGAGCTGCTTCCATTGCATCAGCAGCAGCTAAGTTAGAAAGGTCAGTAATCAAACCATATACGGTATTTTTATGTCTAGTAATAACAGCCATAAGTAAATCCTTAAATTAAAATTTTTAATCAAATTTTTTTGATTATTAAGAGGTTAAAATTAGGAGTCCAGAATACATACAACCTAATTTCTACAACTATTTGTTTGATCTATTTTTTACTCGTTTTTCCACCGATTGTAGTATGTTGTGCTAAGTATTTTACTCTAGCTCGAATCTGTTTAAGTACTGGTTTAATCTCTGAATACTCATCTAGAAAAGTACTATATTCTGATGAAGACATCTCTATATAACATTTTTGATTTTTTATAATGAGTTTTTTATGTTTCACCACTTCCAACCATGAAAGAAAGTAATGATCATTCAGCTGAATTAATGTGCTGGTTGGTGTAATCATTGAGAACCTTTATATAAATTAGAAAGTGCCTATAACGTTAGTTAAGCTTGAACAACCGAGGTATCTTCAACCAAATAGGAAACTACACAATAATAGCCATTGACATTATCTTCTGGATAAAAATAAAGAGTATTAGCATCATTTCTAACAGTTACTTCCATCATCACAATGTTTTCAGTTGCATCAGAAAACAGTTCTGCTCTATTCCAAACCATACCACCAATAGCCGGAACCGGTAACGTCGCTTGGTTATTAGTAATTAATAATCTTTGTTCCGGAGTAAATAGCTTGACATTTTTTGAACCAGTTGCCTCAGTTTTCAAAGCATCTATTGATGTATTAATATCATTGAACTTTGCATCCGTCTCCTCACACGTGTAGAAATCCAGAATTTTACCAATCGTCTGCCAACTAAGATTATTACCATCCGTAGATAAAAATTTACCTTGATTACCAGTGCGGTCGGGGATTTGATTATATAGTATTCTATTTTCTAACTCGCGGAAGTTTGAATCAACTTCAATCCAATTTAGCGGTGACCCTTTTACTAAACGATATATTAAACTCATTATATTATTGCTCCATGAAATTTTTTATCTAATTGGATAAAGATGCTACCTATAAATCTATATGTATACCTATCCAAAGGGAACTATTATCCCCCTTAATTTTATTTTTGGAATTCATCTTTATTCTTATAAGAATTGGTTAAATTTTATAGATTAGTACCTATAATATATTGATAATTACTAGATATTTGAACATCAGTTACAATATTTAAAGCTGTATTATTTAATTGGAACGTTATAACATCCACTGGGAATTGAAGGTAGTCACCAGAATAACGACTTAACTGTGTACTAGGACATAATGTTACTTTAATTATACTATTGTGATAGATACCTAAGTCTGCATCAATAACTGTATAATCACTTGATAATACCAGATTTTTCCCACCTATTTTAATATTGTTAATAATTAAAGGATCTTGAGTTTTACTAAGAATAGAATATAAACCATATACTGAAGTACCATCATTATAAAGATCTAGGAATAGTACTTGATTCAAACACATACCAAGTACATCTAATGTGGCGATATTTGAACTACTCGCTAATGTATTATAATTTAAAGTAGCTGTTAAACTTGATCCAATGGATGAACCAAATACCATACTTTCATTAATTACTGAGCCAGATGCTTGATCCAGCATATAACTTAAACCGGCTATACCAGTTACAATACTAGTGTTTGGCACAAAGCTAGTTAATGTTACAGTAGTTGAACCATCAGTTACTTGTAATGAATTTAATCCAGTTTGATAATGATTTCGATCAAAAGCGAAACGGATATTAAAGTTACCATTATTAATATAAACAACAGCTTGAAGATTATTTGCTATCTGTTCTGGTAAAGTATTTTTATAGGTAGCTATAATATTATCAAAGAGATCATTTAACTCAGTTGGTAAAATTTGGTTATTTATAACAAGACCAAGTACTGTTTTTAATATTGGAAAAATAGTATCGTAACCAACATAATTTGCATGGGCATTGCTAAACAAAGCTGTAAACCTATCGTTAAGTTGTACCACGCGGTCATCAACATACTGAGCACTAGAAATGCGTAAAGTATTAACATCACTTATTAAATTATCGATCCGACCATTACTATTATTTAAATTCGTAGTTAAAGTAGTTAGACCAGCTTGTAAACCATTAATACTATTACCAAGGTTATCCAAAGAAGCGGTTGTTGCATAAGTTGTTGCTATAGATTGTAGTGCGGTATTAGTATATGAATTTGCACTACTAAGGGTTGCCTTATCTCCATTAGATATTAAACCATCTATTATTGTAACTTGACTATCCGTATATGATTTGGCTGCAGCTAAAGTATCTACTTTAGCGCTGGTGATCATAGGATTAATTTCATTTTCTAGGTTTGTAACTCGGTTAGTTAAATCAGTAATATTTAACTGTTGTGTAGTGGCCCCACCGTTTAAAGAATCTAGTGTGGTTTTTAAATTGGCGATATCATTGGTATTGGTAGTTACGTTATTAGTAAGAGTGCTAATATTACCATTTACTGCAATTATAGCCGCATCTGTATAAGCCTTCCAACTATTATCATAAGTAGTTTCGATAGTAGTAACTCGGTTAGCTACTGCAGCAACTGCGGTATTCACACTATCATACTTAGTTTGTATATCCGACGCATTCGAAGCTTTATAAGCGTTATAATCAGCATTAAGTAGTGTTAAGCTACCATTTGTACCAGTTATTGCACTAAACAATGGATCAACTACTGTATGTACTTTAGTATCAAAATTATTACTTAAGTTATCTACAACAATTTGTAATTTACCAACTGCTCCGGTAGGTGCATTAAGATCCGCCATAGCCATATCGGTATAAGTATTTGCGCTACTTAAAATATTATTATCAGTTGTTACAAATGTTGGAATTAAATTAGCAAAATCACTCACTTCCGTTTGCAGAATACTTATTTCTCCACTTTGGGTATTTAATGTCCCAGTAATATTATTTAAATTATGGTTAACTAAATCGGTAATTGATGCAATCTGTGCATCAGTATATTGATTTGCAGTAGTAACCGTACCAGTACCAAAACTAGCTAAAGTTGCATTAATAGTACTTATTTTACCTAGTAGAGTTTGATAGTTAGCACTTACGGTATCATTAGTAGAGGTAAAATTCGTAGCAGTCTGTGTTTTAAAAAGATCAAAACCACTACTAAAGGCTGCAATTTGTGGAGAAACGCTGGCTCTCCAGTTATTGGTATCCGAGGTGAAAGTATTGTATTCGGATATTAAATTATTAAGTGCTGCGTTGGCAGCATCTGCCGCATTTTGGACTGCGGTTTGATAAGCAGCGGTTATTGTAGTCTGGAGTGCAGTATCCGCGTCTTTATAAGCTTGGCTATAAGTTGATAACTGGTTAGTTAAATCTGTTATATTTGTGGTAATAACTCCAGTAACGTCCGCGAACTTAGAATTCACTTTATTATCTATCGCAATCAACAATGCCGCAGTTTGATTAGCTAATGCTTCTGTTTGGCTAGTTTGGAACTGAGCAAGGAACTGATTAGCATCAAAAGTTGCTTGCTGAATACCACCATCTTTTAAACTAGCAATCTGATCATAAATATAAACTAAATCTTGATTAAGTATTCTTCCCCAATCATAATAACCATTACCAAATAAAGTAATGTTTTCATAAGCTTGAGACTGGCTCGGGTTTACTACAATATTGCCATTAGTAGCACTAGTTATTATAAAACTATTATTGCTTATATCCATCTGGGCCCCTTATTTATTTTTTTATTTAACTTTTTTAATCGCTTTAATAGTAGGCAATTATCTCTCGGGTTAAAATCTCGAGAAGTGGTTACTCATGTGCGAAGTAATCATCTATTACGTAACCATTAACCGCATATAAGTTATTTACAACATGATGTAGGTTTTGTGAACATGAACCATTAGCAAACTTACCAAAATCACATATCTCTGGCTCAAGATTTAAAATTTGGGTCTGATCTAAAGTTTCATCAAACGCTGGTTGAGCTTGTGGTAATAATCCAGTATGGTAAACTGGATGAAGAGCAGTTGGGACTTTCGCAGGTGACACTACGACTTGAACTTTAGTTTTTGTTGGAGTCGGAAGATCATATCTAGTTGGTATCATAGAATATCCTTTTATAAGATCCAATACCTGGATCTTAATCAATTAAAATAGTTATAAATATATTATTGAGGTCGAAGTAAAAATAAGGAGGGACGAAATCAACTATATTTTTTAAAGTTATGTATGGTTGATTATTAGCATCTAGTTTACCTAAATCGGCTTCCATATCAGCATAAATAATTTTATCTGATTTTATAGTCAGAGATTTTGGATTAACAATTTCGATATTTTTAATAATATTATATTTTTGTAAACATAAGGATTCAATACTGCTTTCAAAATATTGAAACTGGAACCCTTCAATCTTAGAGAACTGGTCACTTAAGAATAGATTGAGTTCTGTTTCAAAGGCATCAATCGTTTGGTAATCACTAAGACTAAATAAAATTTTATCCACTATGATATTAACAATTGGTGCAAACTTTGGTTTTGGCATCAAAGTGTTAGCAGTAGTTCCAGTCCCAATCAAGCTACCAATATAACTATTATTGATATCAAATAGGTATTTAATATACTGAGTATCGATTGCAATAGTATTATATAAGGATTGGGAAACTTCAACATTAAATGGGAATTTTTCTTGGTTTTCGATTACTTGGAAAAACGAATCCATCTTTTCAAATATTGTAGTTTTATCAGTTATCGTAAAATAAGTATTGTCGATATATGGCAAATGCATAACATATCTAGTTTCAATATTTGTGTTATATTTATTTGGTTCAATATAAAAGAAGTGAGATTGTTTTAACTTAGTTTGAAAATAATTATCTTGACTATACCAATTCATAACATATATATTTGACCACGCAGCAGAATTAGTATTTGATGGTATTTCCGAATCTAAGATATATTCATTTAAAACATCAATTCTAATATTGGTAAGACCTTGGGCATATCCATTTACATAAGTAAGGTTATCATTAATAAGACAATACTCATCCGTAAATAATGTACTAATATCTTGCATAAAGTTATTATCTTTATTCAATGTCATTGTAAAAAGATTACATCTAAAAATATATGTAAATTTATCATTATAGTTACGAAGCTCTATTTTACTTTTCTTTAAAAGATAATCATAAGTTATATAAGCCGAGATTAAATTATTGATACGATTTATGGTATTTGATTCATTAGTCTGTAAATCAATTTTTATTTCTGGTTGGATTAAATAAGCATTGTACTGGTTATTTAATTTTCTATATAAAAATGGAGAAACTATATCTACACCATTATAGGTAGCAGTTGGAAAGAATAAATTTTTATCAAATTCGGCTTCAGGGAGATTCAAAGTAGTACTATAGATTATAGATTGTGTACTATCTCGCATAACATTATAAATAAAAACATTACTTTTACTATTTAGATATTTAGTATCAATATAAGGTACAGCATTATCTATTGTGAAAGTGCTTCTAAAATTTGCTGGAGTAATTATTGAATCATTTATTCTAGATTTTTTTAACATATTCCTACGAAGTTCTTCTATAGTTAAAAAATCTTTTCCACCAGTTCCACCATTTAATGATACCGCCTTTAGTGATAAACTAGTATTTGATAACCTAATATCATTTTCCGTAGTAACCAGGACCTTGTTTACGACCCACTCATTAGATGAAAGGTTTGCAGCCGCCCCATTTGTAGTAAGGATCTCTACAAATAATGTTTCTCCAGCTGTTCGCTTTTGACCATTATAACCATCACCTAACTGGATCTCGATTATATTATCTTTGATATTTAAAAATATATCATTATCGAACTGTGAGCTGGTGTATTTAGTATATTTGATATTTAATTCATTGAGTCCGAATTTAGTAACTAAGGCATCACTATCATAATTATAGAACGCTTGTTCTGGAGCCAGAATATTATTAACACTACTATCAGTCGTAGTTGGTGGCTGGTACCAGATACGAATACCACATATATTTTCTTTTTGTACAGCTAGATTATATAAGATGCTATCACCAACATTATATTCTGGTATAGTAAAGGAACTAAACTGGCGATTATACTGTTTTAATCCATTGTATGTAACTAGATAGATAAAAGTACTTGGTAAATTTGGATTAGGAATTTTATCTACTTTAAGATCCTGTACCCCAGAACTAGTTATAGCTTTACCCTGTACTCCAGAACCAGTTATATAGATCGTAATATCATTATCTAATGTATAGGTATAACCATTTGTATCAGTTATTGGATTCTGTCTTTGTATCGTGTAAGTGATTAATTGATTGCCTACAACATTAATATCAGGTATAATGAATGATATATCAAAAGTTGCTGGATTAGCGAATACGATAGGAGTATCAAGTATACTACTATGAAATAGAAAAGAGCTGAAGTCTTCCGCAGTAGCTGGATTCATCTCTTTTATCAATTTGCTATAATAGAGATTAGCGTCATATTTTAAATTTGCAAAAATATTTGCTAGTGTCCCCAAAGTACCAGTCTTTAGTAATATCGGATTATTTACTTTTAAATTCGTTGCTATTATATTTTCATACTTAGTAACGGTTTGGGCTAAGGTATCCATTCGTAATCCTATTCCTTTTTAAATTTAGTACATATTTGTTTTATTTTTTTATTTTTATACTATTTAAAAAGTTAGTATAGAAATAAACTATATTTGTGATACTGATAGTAAAGTTTAGATCAGTTATATATATAAATATATATGACTGATCGTCTAAAAAGTATAAGTATTCTTTTCTCTCTTAATTCCCGAATAAATAGTTAGCAACTTATATGGTCAGGTACCGAGCTGATGCCAACCATCATCGATACACTAATATCTCTATAAATTTTTAAAATCTAATATTTATACTTTTAAAGATATCGATAATATATATAAATATATATTAAGGATAGCAGGTTTAAGATTTTTTCATGTATTATAGTATATTTCTATACTAACTTTTTATAAATAGCATAAGTGCTATAATCTGAGCAAACTGGTGCAACGCCAGCCAACGATATTACCTCGTCGACTTCCACGGTGTAGCTTCAACCTCTCGGTTTTAATAGTGAAAATTCTGCTCGGATTGTAAAACAATATATTTGCTTAACCTTAAGAAGTTTCTTTTTATAATCACGCAATATACTTAAATTTTACCACAGGAATAGATATGGGCTTACGCCCATATCTAAAATAAGATTTCAAAATTTAAAGCTACTTGTTGGTCCCCACTTTTCGCACCACCAAAGCCTAAGGATAAATACATTGGTAAAGCACTTTGCTCAAACTGATGAGTATACTCAGCACCATGTAGTATAAGCCCAGTTATATATTTAGTGATACATCATAAATAATATTATAACATTTGCAATTCCGGCTTCTTAAGTCGAGGTAATGGGGAATTGAATTTAAAATCATTATATTTAGTAACCTGAATATACTGAGTATTTAATTCCATATTGTTGACATAATTAACTTCGGTTCCAACCAACTTAGAGCCAAATAATATTAACATAACCGACCCAGAGATTAAAATAGTATATGCAATCATATAAAAAATCAAAAGAATATTATCTAGGTATTTACGGTATTTACTAATTTTCATTTTTGCTCTTATTTGAAAAGTTTTTTTGTCTAGAACTATTAGGGATATTTAATAAACACTCGTAAGTTTGATTCAGGTATCGATTATCATTATTATTTAAGGTAATGTAAGCCGGTAAGTTTCGATTTTTAATAACTCTAGCCCAACCATTATATGATCTAGTATTAATGTTGATGCCATAGTAATTAAAATATAATTGGCATGCTTCTGGATCCACCTGTTCCGCCAGGTCGATCATGTCGACCTGTTCCAATGAATAATCTTGATTCACCCGAATGGCTCTAATTACTGGCAGTTGATGAACGTCAGCTCGTAATCGTGGGGGATAGTTAATTAGAAGTAAACTTATTAATATTAATAGTTTTAAAAATTTTATCTTAATCATATCTATATAATATATTAAGGTATTGTTGATCCGATTTTTAATATTTTTCATTCCTAACCTTTATTAAAAAAATATAATTAGGTAATATTGGATCCATGAAATATTTTGTGAAAATTTACGCTTAGCGCTGGTACTAGATACCAAGCGCGATTAATCTTTAACTTTAGCAAAAGTTGTAATTTTAAATACGGTTCCTTGCTCGGAGGTTTCCATAATTTTTAAGTCTCCCCCACAGTTGCGCAATGTTGTTCTATTTAAATATGTACCAATACCACGTATCTGTTTAATGGTACTTGGATTAGTATTCATACTTGAAAGATTAAAATAATTATCTAGATATTCTTTTATATTACAATACCATTGGTGAATAATATGTCTTGGTATACACGGTTCCCCCGGTTCATCGCTTTTAGTGCTATAATATGGGTCAAAAACTTTTTCAAACCGATTCGGTTCTATGATTTTGCCATTTTTATTTCTAATACCATCACCATTATCAATCACATATAGGCTAAGAATATTCTTATTCTCATTCAAGCCACCTTCGAACTGTATAAGATTAGCTTTTGCTTCAGAACTGTTTTTAATATGATTCATTATACATAACTGGAGATCACCATTTTTATAATCACCAGTCAAAGTAATATTTTTTAGATTATCTGATATAACATATCTAATATTGCTTCTAGTAAAATTACCTAATGATTGTTTAACATTATAAATAATATCATAAATACTAGTATTACCATTGCTATATTTTATCTGCTTCCAGTTATTAGTCCGAGCCATTACTGTAGTAATTGCTTCGATGGCATGATTTATAACTGGTACATCAGCATCAAGTAATTGTTGTAATTCATACGTTGTACTTAGTGAAAGATTATCCGGGTATGTTAGTTCACCATTGGTGCAACCTTGCAGTGCCATGATTTTTTCATTCTTATCTATTATCTTTTTAAAAATATCTTGAAACTTATCTACTTTACTGCGAATAATACTAATTGGAGTATTTAATTCATGATTGATGTTTTCATTTAAAAGATTAATATATTTTTCTTGAATGTTTGTTTCTTTATCGTGTAGTGATAAAAGATTCCGCTTCTTATCATAAAAAGAATTTCGAAAATACATAAAAGTAAAAATTATAAAAAATATAAAATTTATATATTTAAATAATTCTATCATACCATTATATATAACACCATTATCTAAAAGTATTTGTAATTGTAAAGGTTCATAGATTAAAATAGAATTATAATTTTCATCAAAATTTAAGGATAATAATTTATATTTTATCTTAATTGGGGTAGTTGGTACCAATATACCATTTATATTCCTGGAGTAGGTTTTAGTATCTCCTAGAAACATATCTGTTTTAATCTTTTGACAATTAGTAATTAAACAATAGTATTCTAAATCTAGGTCTTTGTATTCATTATATGTTTTAACTATAACTGTTTTCTTTAATTCGGTAATGTTATAGGTTATAGTATAAATACTAAATAAAAAAATCATATTTATAACTAGGGTAAAAAATATTAGGTGTCCCAGATAATGCCTGATAGTTGAGAAATCAATCATTACCAACCTTTGGTTTTATATTACTGGTATCTTGTATAGGGCGTCGATCTATTTTGGTAGGCATTGTATAAACTTTGGGCTCTATAGCTTTTGAACTTGCTACCGAAATAATTGGAAGCAATGCTTCTTTAAAATAATCTACACGGTTGCTATTTTTAGGAATAATATAATTATCTATATCTTTACCAAATAAAGACCGAAATTTCTCCATATATTTATAAATTGTAGGATTTCGTTTATTTGGTTTGTGCCCAGTAATAAACCAAATCTGGCAATCAGGAAAAATTTCTTTTATAAATTTAGCTATATCGATACCATCGTATTCCATCATAAGCCCATCAATATAATTGCAACCACCAATAGTAATATCAAGTAATGCTATATCTATTTTTTTGATTTTACCATCTCGATGAGGTAGCGATATTATATCACAGGCTTCATCTACCACAAATTCATTATTCACCCGATTATAATCATCTAGAAATTGTTTAACACTGAATGCAGCCATAGCACCATCAGCATAAACTATATTTAGGTTATCTAATAAGCTTAAGCTTTCATTATCCTCTACCTCGGTATTAAGTTTAATGGCTTTAAGATCATCAATTAAAACCGATATAATACCACCAAAATCATCCATCATAAGAAGCGTCTGAAGATTACTATCTATGGCATTAACCATTTTTATTTTAGGAACTGGAATCGGGTTATTTAACTTATTAATATTTTTTGGACTAGTATACTCTAGCTCCGGTTCTTGATATTTTGGATCAATATTGCAAGTTCGTTCAGCTGTACAAGGTGTGCATTTTAGGTTCCTTACTATATTACCACGAACTACGATTTTATAATCAATTAAACTAAAAATATAACTCAATAATCTTTTCAAACGTTCCATTTTTTATCCTTTAAAAATTCCAGTAAATTCAACTAATGCTTTTAAAACTGATAATAAGGCATTCTTATTAATAAGGAATAGAATAAAAACTATTACTAAGCTTAGTGCGAATTTGTATTCTGTTATTAATGAAAAGATATTACCAGTTTTAGGTTCAGTTGCTGCAGCCGTGTTTATAACTATTTGTGGCTGTCCATGGGTTTGAGCTTCGGCATCTTCTATTCCAACACCCCGATTATGGTGATCACCATTAATTTTTTTAATTTCTCGAAGAATTTTCTTTTCTTCAATTGAAATAAGTTGGTCAATAACAACAACAAAGTGTTTTTGTTGTATATTCAGTTGTGTATTAAAATCAGAAGTTATAAGAGTTAAAGTATCTGCCAAGGCCTTATCGAAAGATCTAACACTGGTTAATATTTCTGTCATAGTATCAAAATTATCAATATTGCGAATTTCGTACAATGTATGTTTTATATCCTGCAGTGTACTAAGATTTGCTATTTTATTTTCCATTGTTGTTAGTCCAGGTTAAAAAGTTGGTATTATTATTTATTGGAGGCACTCGTATACACGGTATTGAACTCACTCAAAAGCGTTTTATAAATACTCTCTCGGGTACCACCATTCTCATAAGTTATAGATTCAGTATTTCCAGTATCTCCATTATCTCCAATAAAATCAAAAATTACATCATTACATTTAAATGTTTGGGAAAAGATACCTAATGTTGGATTACCACGATCGCCAACTATCTGCTGGAATGGTAGGTTATTTGGATATATACCCATTATTTTAAAAATTGCAACTGGTATAGTACTAAATGGTTTAAATACTAATATCCAGAAAGCATCATAATATGGCATCTTGATAAAATATTCAGTTGGGCTCTTCGTTTTATCATTCTCCATTAACGTAACATCCCCGCGGCGGAGGGCTTCTATGAATTTAATATGTGTTGAGTTATAAGTCGTTAGATCTAATTTATTAGTATCATGGAAATTTATACTAAATTCCCCACTCATTGTTAACTTAGTAGCATAATTTATGTTGCGAAGCCTACCAGAAATAACGTCCGATTCCATTAGTAGAGTTGGGAGATCCGTATTAAAAACATACTTACCCATATTATGAGCGGCCATTTTAAGCGTTTTGGTACTAACTGCAGTGATTAGATTAGAATTACTATTATTATTGTATTCTTCCAAGTGTGACGCTTGGAAATAATTTACCCAAGTGCCTGGTTGCATATAAAAATAATTATATCCAGATATAAATGGATTAAAATTAGCATAATTAAAATTTATATCTTTAATTATATTAGCCCCAGTTGTTCCACCAAATCGTTTTATAAACTCCGAAGAATTACCTTTTTGAATTTCAGTATCGATCAGCTTTGGTATAAATTTTGATGGGCTATTATCATCTAAATGATTAAGCATGTCCGTTTCGGTACTAAATGAGAGTGATTGTAATGGTGTTGTTGACATAATTAACCTTTAGTTTTAAATCGCATCATATTTAACATTTTTACAAAGTGCAGCTTTAATTCTAAATAGAAGCATTGTTATTACTAATCGTCTAATTTTTTGTTGCTGATTATATACTTGGGTTGTAAATACTTCACTGAATATCTTTTTACATATTGCTTCAACTAGATTTTTGAATTGTGTAATTTTTAAATCAGTTTGGTTACCAGTTATTTTAGCAGCATAAGCTGATATATTCATATTACAAATACCAGTTTCATCATGTATATGAAATGCACTCAATACTGCTTCAAAGATAGGTTTTAGAATCTCTTCTTCATCTTGAGTATTATCTTTTAAAAAGTTTTCCACTTTATCTAAATAATGTTGTGGAAGTAGAATATTTTTTAGAATCAATCTACTATTCTCAGCATCTATTTCATACTTTTTAAGGAATAGGGCTCTATTAACTTTATCTGCTAGTTTTTCAATATCCGTACCATGATCAACTTGCTCATACATATCATCCGTACTAGATACCATTTTAACATCTTTATTTCCGGCATTATAAGCGGAATAATAATGTTTCTGTACTCCCATAAATATTTGGTCAATTCTTGCCCAAGCTTGTACTAGGATCTTAATTAAACCATCAGTTGGGTGAAATGGGTCATTACGAATACGCATAGCGTATGTTTCATCCAAGCTTGGTGCAAGATATTCAACTACTAATTGAAATGGTGTCCGGTACTTTTTAAAGTTATGGCTACCACGCATTACATTATTTAAAATATAAGAAGCAACTTCATCTATACAACCATTTGGGAAATATGTAATTCTGCGACCATTGTACATTTTGGCATATAATAATGTTAAAGAGTATAATCTCATAAGATGGTCATCTCTCTTTAAACCAACATAGTACAAAAGTAGTAATGTCTGGTAATAAGAGTCCTGGTGCATAGCATTCCCTTGGAAGAAGTTTGCTTTTTTATAAAATGCATCGGCCACCTGTTTATCTGATAAATTAAGGATCTTTAGAATTACGTTAGTAAGATTATGTGGGGTTGCAAAAAGATTACAGAAGTTAGTATGATTTAGGGCATCTTGTGAAAATTTTGAAATAACCTGTTTCAATAAACTTTTAACTTTATTGTATTCATCTGGATTATTTTTAAAAAAATCATTAGCGTAATCAAAAATAGAAGTTTCGTTCTTATTCGAAACTGGTTGATTAATAATAACAGTTGGTGTTGTTGATGTTGTGGACGATTTGGGTGCGGAGGTACTCTCCGCAGGTATTTCTGTTTTTTTCATACGAACCCTTTCTTTATTTTAAAATAATGGTCTAATGATACCCATTGCTCCAGCAAAGTTTCTATAATTGAAACGTGTACTTTCTTCGGTATAAGATTGTTCTACCGGAACACTAATGTATTCTTCTGGTTCAGCCATCGCTTGATCATTGTATAAATCAAAAGTTGTTTGGTCCACATTAGTTGCATCTTTACTCAAAGCCGCATCAGCTACTGCTTTCATAGCCTCTGCAATATTAACTATACCTTTATCATCTGGTTGATTATCAACCGCCGGCAAATTAGCAGGAGTATATGGTTTGCCGATCTCAACCTCTGGAGCAATTGATTGATTTGGTACATTAGTACTAGTATTGTTATTATCAACGAATGTAAGAGTATCATCGCTATCATCAGTATATGTATCGGCAGTATTAGCAGCATCATTATCACCATCCTCGCTATCTACATCATTAATAGCATCAACATCTAATATATCATCGGTTAATTCATCATCTTCACTAGTTGGATCTTTATCATCAAATTTCCCACTTTCATCCGGATTAACATCTTCTGCATCATCCAATAAACCAAAACCATCTTCATCCGTTTTAAGTACAGGCTGAAATTCAGTAACTGTTTGAGATGGTTCAACTGTTACTACGGTAATCTTACCATAACCGATTGGTCCAACACTATCTGTATCACCAAGTGCGTCAGTATCAATATTATTTAAGGTAGTTGCTTTAATACCATCTGATCCTTGACTTGGATCTGTCATGAAGTTAATACCAATTGATTCATTATAAAGTTCTGGACTAATGGCAACTGTTAACTTTTTAATATTTTCATTAAGGCTTTGATACAATGTTCTAGCATTCTCTTCAAACATAGTAAAATATTCCGGACTTTGAGACTCAATGAAGTAGTTAATCTCTTTTCTAGAATATTCTGGTAAAAGGATATCACGTAGTGCATCAAACATAACTGATTCAAATAGTGCATATTTACTAAAGCTATCGATATCAATATCTGTAACTCCAGCATTAATAACATTTTCTAAAAGTAGTTTAGTTTCATGTTCATATTTAGAAAACAATTTATTCTCTAAAAGTGGCTGACTATAGTTTTTAGTTAAATTAGTAATAAAATGTTTTTTATAAATCTCTATTTTAGTTGATTCAGCTATTGCTTTATCATAATTGAGTGCTGGTGATATCAATCTTGGCTGGATATCAGCTTCCATATGTAGTTTATTAAAAAGTACAATACTTTCAACTATAGTATCTTTGAATTCTTTTAAACGCTTTGGTGATCCAGCAAAATACTTATTACCAAGGTCTAGTAAAAAGTTACCATCATTAACCATTTTATTTTCAACTAAAAGTTCACGATAGGTAGGAGACCCAACTTTTGATTTTCTATTCTGAAATTTTTTAATTTCTGCTGACTCTAGTAAAGCTTTTTTGGCTTTACCAGTGCGTTTCATAATCTCGTTTTGAAAAGCGAGCGTACTAAAATTATTTTTTAACATGATTATTCCTTATCTATTATATGGGTTTCTTGAAGTTATATTACTTGCGTTATTGGTATATTTATTGTTAAAAACATTTTGATTACCTTGGCCACCAAATCGATTAAACGAATTACGATCTTGTGCACCTGGTATACCTGGTATACTTTGTGCGCCTTGTAAAGCACTGGCTTCTTTTGCTATAGCATCAATGTTTTTATCTACTACGCTTTGAGTTGGGTATTGAGAACCATAAGTACCAGTACCATAATTACTAGCACCAGTAATACCAAGACTTGGTTTTTGATTACCAGTTATTGTATCAAATTCATCTTCGTGTTTACCAGGTGTAAATTTTGGACGTATAGATAAATTTTCAATTCCCATCGTTTTAGAAGAATTGTAAGCATTATCTAGTTCATCTTTCTTACCTGCAAGATCTGAACGCAATTGGTCTAAGCGGTTATTTAAAGTGTATTTTTGCTTATCATCAGAAGACATCGTTATTTGCTTAGTTATACGAGTAATTTCGTCATTAATACTATTAATCCGCTGTTTTATAGTTGCTGGGTCTGCTTTAGGTTTCATCTGACCAAAAGCTGGATTATCCCAAACGTCTTTATTCCAGTTAACTGAGCAACGGTCTTTTAATTCAGTCACTGTAACTTTTTCAAATAGTGGAATACCGGTTAAACTTAAAAAGTCTGGCATCTGTAAGGTTACAGCATCTTTATTAGATACAATGAATACAACATTTTCATCTAGACCAATTCTTTTAAGAATATATTTGATCTGGTTGTTTTCATCTAATAGCTTAGTACTTGGTGGCGTATTAATTAGGCCACTAATGTAACGCTGTCTATCGTAGAAGTAAACTATATTATAGAGATCTAGTAAAAGCTTATCAGTAAGAATAAAGGACTTGAACTTTTTAGCTGAAGATTCATTAGATAGTTTTTTTAGAATTGGATTCTTTTCATTTTGTGCTTGCTTTAACATTGCGAGACTAACATCTTTTTTACTAAGTAATAAGTTACTAATGCGTTTATAAATACAATCTGTAAAAAACTTGCGTAATGATTCCGTGAATCTAATTGGGGTATATGAATCTATACTTTTTTCTAAATCTGCTATTGCCGCAGCTATAGCCGTTTCGTAATTAGCTCCAGAATTTGTAAAAGTACTCATTAGTGCAGATAACGGGCCACTATTAGCACTGTTAACATTTAAATTAACTTCACTTTGTATAGAATTAATTAAAGCATTTTTAATTTGGTCACGAATACCATTAGTAACACTATTACTTATTGCATCTAGATTTTGCTGTAAAGAATCTAGAATTGATGGTAAAGCTTTTTCATCCTGATTTGAATACACATTTGACAATATTTCTTCATTCATAAATTTAATTATAGTATTACTATAAAGATCAGTTAAATCGGTTTGTATTGTACGAAGGTTGAATTCTAAATCAATCTGTTTAATAGATTTTTCGTTGTCTGCATTTAGACTACCAAAAATAGTTTTTAGTTGTATCTGTTTCCATAACTGGGAAATGGTCGCATTAATGTTTGCTTTGTCTGCTGGTGCAGCATTTTGTAAGGCAACATTATACTTTGCAATTTCTGCTTGTAGATCTTTTATACTAAGAGTACTAAGATCATCACCTTTATTATACTTAGATTTTAACTTAGTATTAAACTTAGCACTAAATTGGATAAAGGCTTTATTTAATTCGGAATTAATCTCGTTACGAAGCCTAGTCATGAAACATGGCATTGCTTCATTATCAATTAATTGAATAATATCATCTTGATTTAAAGTAGTATCCGCAGCAGTACCTTCTGGATCCATAGAGAGATTCTTAATCGTTAAAGTCTCGGAATTAGATACATCGGTATAAAGTTTATTATTTGCATTAAACTCATACAATGCATTAACTAGGCTTAATACACTATTATATTGCTCAGTCTTCTGCATCATGTACTGTCTAAAGATTGGATCAGCATAAGCTCCAGTCTCAGCTACCGAGTTAGGTACATATCCAGTATGTTTAGGATCAACATCTGGATTCCCAGTGCTGGTATCGTCGAAGAAATTTTGAATTTTATCAAATGATATACTATATAATAAAGAACTTACGCTCTTAGTATGTGGATAATTATCATCGAACAACTTTAATGTGGTTCCAGTTTTTGCGCCAAAGGCATTGCTTATGTAATTCTTAGTTGATTGTAATAGACCAATGTTATTACCTTTAGTCTGCTTCTTAACCATAGAAACCGATACCAAAAGCATAAACATTAATGATATTGGATTAGTACCCTTTTGTTGAGAAAATTCTATTACTTTAGTTAATTCTGAACGAAAGGTATTGGAATCAGTATCTCCTGTTCGAAGGTCACATAGTCTAATATTGGGAGCAATAATAACTTTAATAAAAAGAATAATTAATATAATATTATCAGAATAGTTAATTTCGTTGATTGCACTTTTATTTAAAAGATCGTTAGTCAATAACAAGAAATCATACGATGTTGGAATACCATTAGCATTAACGTCTTCTATATAAATTGGAAAATTTATATTATGTTGATAAAATGGATCGTTAATAAGATTAGCATTCAAATTTTTTAAAGCAATAAATGCTCTTTGTAATCGCAACTGATTAGTATTTAGATTTGGTGCAACTTTTTCTAAATCAACCAAATTCTTATTCTTATTGTTGTTATTGTTATTGTTATTGTTGTTATTATTCTTATTCTTATTCTTATTCTTATTGTAAGCCTCTTCTAATAACTCTCGTTGCCATAAGATACTATTTTCATATAACTCATTCTTAAAATATTTACGAATAAGAGTTGGAGTAATAAAAATCTGTTCCGATTTGGATATAGTACCAAGGGTTGTACTAATAGCTATCTTATCCGCGAACGACTTTATAAGGTAGGAATCTAAACAATACCGTTCACGGATGCTAATATCCACAAGTGGGAAACTACCAAAGCTAATTTTTTTCAAGGGCTCTCCTTTGACATATTTTTGTATAAACGCATTCATTGCAATAATTGTGGTTGTAGTATGGTTTTATTGTGGAATGACCACTACGTATATTACTTGGTGCAGTTTTTATAATTTTAAACGTTCTAATATTATCTAACCGAAGTTTATCACTGTACTCTAGAATCAAGTTATCTGTAACTAAATCACTTCCACCAATAATATCAGTATTAAAACCGGGCCAAAGAGTATCAGCCACAATAAAAGATTTAGTTTCTATATAAATAGGCACTAGTTCAATCGGTAATACTTTAAACGCGTTCTTAATGCTAGCTAAATACTTACGATACTCTTTTTCTTTAATTCTTAACATAGCTTCTATACCATTTAATATATCTACTCTATTAGGACTAATTTCAAATTTTATATATTCTGAACAGTTTCTGGAATAGACATATTGATCAATAACCGGTAGAGTACTTGGTATTGATGGTTCTTGGTATATTGGATCTGGCTCCAGTAGTTCTGGTGTAGGCTCAATTTTTACAACCTCTACATCCTTTACAACCTCTACCTGATCCATAACTTTAGTTCTTGGTTTGAAGGCATCAAGATTTTTTATATCCATATAAGTCTCTTTTTGTACGGAATTAACTATTTGTTTTTGTTGGTTGTTATTTCTATATTACTGCCCACAGGAAACGAATCAGACCAAGCTATAAAAGGCTTGGTCTGATTCGTGGTTTTCAAAAGGATTATAGAGCGGTACGAGAAACTTTAGCTTGTACCGGATTATTCATATGCTGTACGTACAACTGTCTAGCCATATTACCATATCTTTGGAATATAGCTAATCTTGAACTCATTAGTAACTTTTTAGCAAGTTTTGCTTTACGAAAATTAATATCATTATTCTTTGCTGCAATCTGCATAGCAAGTACTGCAATTGCAGCATCCATTTTGGCAACAGCTGAACGCTTCACCATAGTTTGTTGTGGCATCATGTTGTTATATCCTTTTTAATTTTTTTAAGTAATTTTATAGTGATAAACGAGATGGTTTATCACCACCAACTGTATCACCATTAATAGTATTGCCTCGTTCGCTTGATTGGCTAGTACCATCTTCATCTCTTGGATTATCTTGTACAGTAGTCTCGTTACTATTTTGGTTATTTTTAATTGGGCGGTAACGGTTATTGAAGACACTTACTGATTTAGCTGGGATACCATTGTATTCTTTTTTATCGAATAATTCTAGACCATTAGCGTTATGTTTTAAGTATGCCGCAATCTCCGAATCAATTTGCTTAAACTTCTGCTCCATAAACTGCCCAGATTCTTTATCTACTTGGAATGCACCATTATCGAAATTTTTAATCATTTCATTAATTATGATTCTTAGTTTAATTAAATCTAGTAGGTTCTCTTTAATGATTGAAGCATGATCGTTTCGTACATCAATAAAGTTAAGTAGTTGCTCTGGCTTACCAGAATAACCCTGATTCATTGTTTTGAGAATTTGATCATAGTTTTTTACATCTTTGAGATTAGTAATCATTGTAAATTTATAAACATCAGACAGTGATGCAATTACACATTTACGATAACGAAGTAGTTTATCATATACTATACCATTTGAATTTGAACGATTACCGTTATTAATAAAAATAGAGTTAAGAATGTTTCTATAAATATTACCAGGTATTGCCCTAGTTATAAAGTTTTCTTGGTCAAACAGCTCTTTGTTAGCATCAACACATTTGCTAACAATAACGTTTAACGACTGTGCCCCATCACCATTATTGAAGGTATGTCTACTACCTAAACTAGTAAACAGTTTCATTAAATCTTTATTCATATTAATGTTATCGAATGATTCTAAAGATTGTTGGCTAGCGTTTAAACCTGGCCCAAAGTTGCTAATAATTGTTTTGGTCCCAAGTAGTGATCTGGTTAAAAAAGTTACGAATCCCATAATATGATTATCTATTGCCATACTCCATTTAGTAGGCATGAATAGCTCTAACGCAATACTGGTACTCATACCAATACCAGCCGCTAGTAATGGTGTACCACCAAGGGCTACAGTACCTGCCGCGGCCGCTGCACCATAAGCTAAACCAGCTTCAAACAGTTCCTGGTATCTAGCATCAGTACTGAGTACTTGTAACGATTCATTAAATAGTTCTTCTGTCATATCCGATCTAGCCATTTCTGGAAACTGTATTAAAGTATTCTCTAGTAAGTAATCATGACTAAACGAAACTTGCCCATCCCTAGCCATAAGACCAGCTTTTACGGCATAATAAATATTACCAAATTCTTCGAATAAATACCCTTTTATAATATTCATTTTATTATAAGTACTATTCTCATGAATAGTCATATCATAATATTTACTATCTATAAATTTTAGATACATTTCGTTTTCGGAAATATAATCCATATTTTCAAATATTGTATCAGCTTTAGTTCTGAAATGGTTTAACTGATGAGTAAATACTTTATTGAATAGCTTTTGGCTTTCAGATATAAATTTACTAGAATCCCGTTCGCTTTTTTTCAACATCTTTTTATTTCCTTATTTAATTTTATCTGAGCAAAGCCATCAATACCCGGAGATACGTAATTGATTTTTAGCTTCCTCTAATGGATTAACGGTTTTATTTGGCCCAGCCGAAATTGCCCCACTAGCGTTAGTATCTATAATCGCACCATCTTGTGTAAACTGGTGAATAGTACGCATAAGAGAATCAAAGCCTTCATCAGCTTCAACTTTAGCTTTGTATAAGTTTTTGATTTTAGAGAAATTAGATAGTTTATGATTTTCAATATCTATTTTCATTTTAAGGTATCGCTGTATTAAATCTTCATATTTCATAACAGCTTCCTGCCACATAGTAAGACTTTCAAATTGCTTCATTAAAATGTTTTGGTATGTACCCACTAATTTATAATTCTCAGCTGGTGTCTTTTCCATTAAGGCATTAGTAGTAAAAATCATCTTATTTAAGATATCTTCTTTTAATAATAAGGAATTCAATTTATTACTAGCATTTGTTAATTTAGTCTGTACTTCTTTACCAATTTTATCAAAATTAGTACCCATCTCTTTATAATTAAAAGATATTTTTTCTAAGTCTTCTGCTGTCTGGACACTGTTTCCAGTAAGGTCTTCTACCCCGACCTGCCCGTTTGGTATATTGCTACCAATAGTAATTGCCTTATCGCTTTTCTTAGCCATTTAAATATTCCTTGTGGTTTTATTGTTTATGATTCGTTGGACCATTGGTCCATTGCTAATTTTATTAGCTATTTGTTTTTCCACGACAGGAAAGGTAACTAGAAGCTAATGCTTCTAGTTGTATTAACGAGTTCTATTTCCTAAGGTTGCACCAGAGATTCCACCAGCGAGTCCACCACCGATTGCACCCAGTGTTCCTAAACCAGCGGCACCATCATACAATTGCTGCCCAAAACCCGAAGTGCCATCATCGTCTCCAATTGTGCCACCCACAGTACGAATTATTGAATCGGGGACTGAAGCTAAAGCTCCACCAGCTGCACCAAGAGCCGCCCCACCGGCTACACCAAGAGCCGCCCCAGCTGGATTAAAATTGGCTTCTTGCAATACACTATAAACCTGTTGTATACTTTCATTAATTAAAGCAACCCCGCGGTTAACTTCTGCTGGTGTAGTAGCTTCAAGCATAAGTTGGTTAATATGGCCGAGACGAATGTTTTCTAATATTAAATCTATCTGATTCATGTTATTCCTTTTTATTTATTAGCTATTTGTTTTTCCGCGACAGGAAAGGTAACTAGAAGCTAATGCTTCTAGTTACCAATCTTGGCCAAAATTACCAAAACGTTCAGCTCTCACATCAGGTGGGCGTCTAGTCATTCTAGCACCCGTAGCAAAAGCTCTTTTTTTAATTGCATTATTCATTAATGTATTACCGGCTTTATTCGCATAGCCGGCAGCTGCCCCACCAGCACCAAGAGCAGCACCACCTAATGCACCCAATCCAGTTGAGTATCCTTCATCAGAATCATCTCCCAAAGCATAACCAAGACCGGCACCGAGAGCTGCTCCTCCAAGACCTGCTGCTCCAATTGTTGGAGCAGCATTTCGAACTGCACCCATTTGAGCCTGTAGAATTCTATCACCTTCGAACAATACACCATACACTGTTTGCATACTTTCATTAATTAAAGCAACCCCGCGGTTAACTTCATCTGGTGTAGTAGCTTCAAGCATAAGTTGGTTAATATGGCCGAGGCGAATGTTTTCTAATATTAAATCAATTTGATTCATATGATTCCTTTTATTTATTTATTTATTTTTTGGTAATGACGCGTGGATTGATTAACCTATCTTCATAATTTTCATTATTGGTGATTAATTCTGGATTTGTTAAATTTGCTTAATCCAGCGGCGGTACCAAGTGTACCACCAATAACTGCACCAGTATATGCTGTTGGATGCATAAGAACATTACCAACTGTTTTAGCAGCCTCCAATGTTCCAGATAACCCATGATTAACATAAACATCGTTTAAACCACTAGAAAAGTTACTATGATCAATAATATCATTTCTTAATATTGGATTGGTATCGAACGAATCATCAATACCTTCCCCAGCGAAATAACCTAACCCGGCTCCAACTCCAGCCCCTACTAATGGAACTAGACCAGAACCAACTCGTTTAATTCCATTATATATCATTCCTTCTTGCAATACACCATACACTGTTTGCATACTTTCGTTGATTAATGCAACCCCACGGTTAACTTCATCTGGTGTAGTAGCTTCAAGCATAAGTTGGTTAATATGGCCGAGGCGAATGTTTTCTAATATTAAATCAATTTGATTCATATGATTCCTTGTTTATTTATTTAGCTTTTATTAATGTTGGGGGATATTGAGATGGTTTGGACGGGCCCGGTGTGGTACAGTACCATCTGGATTAAGTCCGGCCTTAACATTATTCGCTCGAGTTTTAGTAGCATCTTGAATTCGACGTTTAGTTAGCTCATTACTATTTCCAGCCAGGGCTCCACTCCCAAGGCCAGCACCAGCAGCTCCACCTAAACCAGCACCAATCACTACATCGTCAACATTATCTCCTAGTGCTCCACCAAGAGCACTACCTAACAATATACCGGCACTACCCCCAAGACCAGCACCAACTCTAGCATTAATTTTCGTGTCCTGGAGACCATTTCGGCGAAGACTGGTATTGGTATCACCAACATAACCCGTAGTATCGTGATAAACTTCTCTATCATCATAATAGGCTTCTTGCAATACACCATACACTGTTTGCATACTTTCGTTGATTAATGCAACCCCACGGTTAACTTCATCTGGTGTAGTAGCTTCAAGCATAAGTTGGTTAATATGGCCGAGGCGAATGTTTTCTAA